GGGGACCCTTCGAAATTAGGGTAGAAATAGGCTAAAAAATAACTAAGAATTTCAGAGCCCGGCCCCGACCCCGAGCGCTCATCTACATTTGGTGCCAATTTCGACATCACCCCATAGATGTGGGGCAAATCTTGGGCTCTAGACACCTGGGATTCTGCGGGGCGCGTTAACCATGTTTGTTTACGTTAATGCACCCTCGGCCGGTAACCCTAATTCGTAGCCTTAAAATCCCCCGACTTTACCTGGAGTATGGCCCAGGCACTACCCGGTCAGACCGCTCCGGTATGGCCGCGAGATCGGCGCGTCGACAGCCTCAGCGGCCTGTCTGCGCCCTGACAGCCGCCGGCGCCTGCCGACAAACCTACGGACCTCAGCCACCAAACCTACGGAGTCCGGCGATCGAGGTCCGCAGGTTGGGGGACCCTTAGAAATTGACCGGGGGACCCTTCAAAATTCACCCACCAGGGACCCTGGAAATTTCACCGGGGGACCCTTCGAAATTCTGCCTCCGGGGACCCTAGGAAATTCTGGAGCCAGGGACCCTGGAAAATTCACCCAGAATTTGGCCGGATCACCGGCCTATTTAAGCCCAACCCTCAGATCGGCATAAATATCGGCGATTTTACCCCATTTTCGGCCCAAAAACCCTTAAAAATCAGCTTTTTAGTCCCATTTCAGCATCGGCAACGCCCGCTCCGCGCCCTGACTGACCGCAGTCATCCTTCAGCGCAAATGTGACTCACCAACCTGTCGTCACAATTCCTCCCACGTTTTCAACACGTTACAGAGTCACGTCTCAAATCCGGCCACGCCCAGCCCGATCCGGTCATCCGGCCAAACCTTAATCCGGCCATATCCGGACATCGCCTCGTCCCAGAAACTTCAATGAAATCAATAAACCCTCCACACCAAACGTGACTATCCGGACATATCCGGCCACGCAAACGTGACTCTCGACATATTGCTGCACCGCAGCATAGCCCCAGCCCGTACAACCCATTTCGGTTGTATTTCCGCTTTACAACCAATAACGGTTGTATCTGCCCAGGCACATCCCCTCATCCCTGTCAACCCCACCTACCTGCGACCACCTCGCAGTCCTGATTTGGCAGAAACGAGACTGTGTCGCCGGCGCCGCGCCCCTGCGTTATCGTGCCGCGCTTGCCAGAGCGCCAGGATCGTGCCCTACTGTCGATCGGGAGCCGGCCTCCCTGGCTCAAGTGCTTCGGCGTAGCGGGAAGATCGAACCCAGCCCCGTGACTCGCTGCAATGCCGCCTTGAGCGACCTCGATCGTCTCTCCCAAGCGATATCGAGGTCAGGCCGGCTCCTATCCCACCTCCAGGTCACCCAAAACAGGGCTAGTGGCGCGGATTCACCCGTTTTTGGGCTAGTCTGGGCTCAAAACAGCCTAAATCGGGCGAAAAACTCGACAAAACGCCATTTTATTCGCAAAACTTGACGCGATTCCATTAATTTGACGCGACGTCATTCCATTTCGCCAACTTGACACGACGCCATTTCATTTCGCCGACTCGACATGACGCCATTTCATTCTCTTGACGCGACGCCATCCCGTTCTGCCCGGCGCTCGACCACCGCCCAGGTCGGTTAAGGTAAACGTCAGGCCCGTTAACCATGATCGTTAGGGTTAACGCCCAGGTAGGGTTACGAATTAAGGTAAACGCGGAGTTAGGGTTAACGTTCGTTAAGGTTAACACCACGTCGCTCGGCTAACAGTAGTAGTGTTAACGTGCAACGCACTGTTAGGGTTACGAATTAAGGTTAACGCGCCCGGCGGTCATACCGGGTAATACTTAACGGGCGTTAGGGTTAACGCCCTAAGAGCGCGCAGCCTCGCCGTTGCGCCCCTACGGTTCGAAGAGCCCGGCCCTGCCGGGTCCTGCCCGGCTACCTCTACACCCTAGCGGCTATTTCTTAACAAAACGTAAACGCCCGACACTTTCGCGCCGGGCGTCTCGTTATGCGTCGTCCGCTTGCGCGGCGGCGCCGTAGTCGTGTTGATCCCATAGGACGCCCAGCGTTTGGTCAGGGCTGAAATGGGGGCAAACCGTTTCGATTGTGTCGTAAGTCTCCCGGAAGGCGAGCGCGTCGTCATCCTGGAGCCAAACCGACGTTTTGGCGGCCTTGTTGCGCAGCGTGTACGCCGCGCCGTTGCCGTAGCTGTCAAGGGCGAAGCGTTCGCCCTCCGATATGCGAATCGGGCCTGAGTACATGGTCAGCACCCCGTCGGGTCGGCCTTGGCGTAGCGCCAGCGCTCGCCGTCATGCCAAAGCCCGGTTGAGTGAACCGTTCCGTACTCGCGAATCTCGCGACGGGCGGTTTCGGGGTCGATTCGGTCGTATCGCCACCCCTTGCCGGCCGAGTCTTCGGAGGCTTGCGCCTCGCGTAGCTCTTTGGCCGTCATTTCGAAGATGTGGCGGGAGTAGCCGACGATTTCACCGGCCTCTTTCATGGGAATTCGGCGCATGACGTACATGTCGCGTTCTCCGAAGGCGCCGGGCGTTTCCGCCCGGCGCTAGGTTACCAGAGCGCCCAGAGAATGAGCGCGGCGAGTAGCAGGGGCGTAAGCTTGATCAAGCTACAGCCCCAAGGCATGGGGGACGCCCCAAACGGCCGCCGCGTTGCGCGGGCGGGCGTCAAGGGCCAATCGCCACCGGTAGAGGTATTCTCGCGCCGCCGCTTGTTCGGGCGTCCGGCCGTGTCCGATACGCTCCGCCATGCGGGTTGCGACGTCGGAGCCGGGAACCTTGCGCACCGGGTCGGAGCACATGTCCGCGAAGAGCGCGCACGCCTCTTTGATTGCCGGCGCGTTGTCCGCGAAGGACTGGCGCAAGAAATCGACGAGAGGGACGCGTTTAGGCGTTTCGTTCATAGGGCCTCACGATGTCAAAGAGCGCGGCGGGGTTGTCCGCCGACCCCTGCAATCTCGCACCTATTTCTTAACAAGACGTTAACGGCCGAATCTTTTTTGCGTTTACGTTTTGTTAAGGAATGGGCGTTAGGTTGCTCTCGACGGCGCAACCCGCGCCCCTGGAGCAAGGCCATGTTTTCGAACCTCCCGCCGCACCTCTTCGTTTCGTCCGCTGGCGGCGACCTCTTCGACACCCGCGACCCGGATTGGAATTTCAAGCCGCCGCTTCGCCGCGCCTATTCGACGGCCGCCGACCCTATCGAGACGCTTTCTCAGGTCAAGGCGGCCTTGCGGGCGGGTCCTTACGCTTGGCCGGGCGGGTATCCCCTGTATTTCGTCACCCGCGACGGCGCCGCCCTGAGTTTCGACGCCGTGCGCTCGCAATTCGCCAGCGTGGCGGATGACTTCATGTCGGACTCCTCGACGGGCTGGCGCGTCTGCCGTGTTGAAATCAACTATGAGGATTCCGACCTGCGATGCGACCACACGGGGAAAGCTATCCCCGCCGCGCACGGTGACGACGAAGACGAACCGGCTTAACCTTTTGTTAAGAAATAGCCGGTAGGGTGAAACCTGCCGGCGCATCCCGCGCCCTGGAGCCTGCTTATGTCGCACGTCTATGACATCGAATATACCGACACGTTCGCCGGGGAGGCGAATTACTCATGGGTTCGCCGGGCGACCGTGACCATGCCAGAGCTAACCCATTACGGGTATGACGGCGGTTCGAACTACTCCAAGGCGAACAAGGTTTTTAACCGCGAACTCATGAAGCGCGCCAAGGCCGCCATGGGCCTGACGGGCGTCAAGGGCGTCTCGACCACGCACGGGGACACCCTGGAGTTTCGCCCCTACGGCTCCGCGACGGTCCTTTTCGCCAACTATCGCGAAATAGACTGACCACGACGCCCGGCGCCTGGACGGCCGCCGGGCGTTCGCTTGCCCAGCCCGTTAACCATGTTTTTGAAAAGCGCCCAGCCTCGCCGTAGCGCCCCTACGGTTCGAAGAGCCCGGCCCCGCCGGTCCCGCCGGCTACAGGTCCAATCTAGCGCTCATTCCTTAACAAACCGTAAACGCGAGAATCTTTTTCGTGTTTACCTTTTGTTAAGAAATAGGGTCTAGTGTTCTCGTGTCGGGCGGATCGGCCGCCCTGGAGAACCTGAATGCAAAACATGCCCAAGCATGACCGCGAAGTCATCTGCGCCATCGTTACGCACGCCCTGGCGCTCGGCTATGAAGTCGCCTGCGCTGATACCGAACTCGACTGGACGACTGACCCGGCCGCGATCTTCGCCGACCTCGGCGAGTGCGACGAAGAGCGAATCAGCTTCCGCAAGCCCGGCGACCCGACGCGCAAGCATTGGGTTTATCTGGTCTACGGGAACGGGGAAGGCGAAACCGTCTGCGACTACCGCGCCGACGCTGAAACCCGCGAAATCCTCGCCGTCGCCGACGCCCTGGCCAGCGTGCAAGACATGGAAGCGCTCGCGCTCCAGCACCGCAAGCCCTTCACGGAAGACGTGGGCGGCGACCTGCAACTGTCCATCGCCTGGACCGGGACTGGTTTCATGTACGGGCTCGCCCGTGGCCCGGACGCGCCTTCGCTGGACCTTCGGCGCCTGCAAGCGGTGTCTTGGCTCGCCACGCGCCCCGCCGACGACTACCGGAGCGCCGCCACCGTTGACCAAGTCGTCGCGGTCATGGCGGAAGTCGACAAGGTCCCGCACCTGATCGAACGCGCCGCCTAAATCGAACGCCCCGGAATCTTTTTCCGGGGCGTTTACCTCTTGTTAAGAAATAGCCGTTAGGTTGCTCTTGTGGCGGGACGGTCCCGCCCTGGAGAAGACCCGATGAACGAAGCCCAAACCAACGCCGCCGCCGCGATCAAGACCACGGGTGAAACGATCCTGGCGAAGATCGAAGCGGCCCGCGCGGAAGTCGCGGCGAACCCGCACCTCGCCGGCCAATTCTACCTTGTCGCCGACACGGGCGGCGGTCTGGTCGTGAACTCGGACGGCGCGCACGGCTACCGCCTGAGCGGCATGTTTAGCCCCCTGACTCTGGCCTTCGACGCCACCGCCAAGGAAGAGGCCTATAAATTCGCCGGTCACTGGAATCGCCGCATAACGCCGGCTCAACGGGCCTCGCGCTGCACCGTCACCGTGACGACCCGTGAGGAGGCCTGGAGCGCCCTCGAAAAGTCCTGGCGCGAAACCTTCGCCATGATCGAAGCCGCCAAGAAAGACTAAGGCGAGCGCCCCGGCCGAAAAGCCGGGGCGTTTACCTCTTGTTAAGAAATACCCTCTACAGTCCAACTTGTCGGCGCATCCCGCGCCCTGGAGCAAGTCCCATGCGTAAGCCTCGCCTGTATTTCGAATATTACGGCGTCACCGTCTGGCGCAACACGTCGCCCGGCTTCGCCCTGCGCTGGAGTGGCGGCGGGTACGCGGCCGACACCCAAGAGGGAATCCGCCGCCTGATCCGTGAGGGTCGATGAGCAACGCCGCCCGCGCCGAAAAATGGATCGGCCGCGTTGAGCAAGGAGTCGGCCGCGCCCTCGAAAGAGCGGCGCGGTCCCGGCCCTTCGCTATCGAGGCGGAGGCCGCCCCGTTCCTGGCGACCTTCAAGCGTCAGGCCGCCGGACATGCCGCGCGCGCCCAGACCCTGGCCAGCCAAGGCGACCGCGTCGGCGCCTTGGTCGAGGCGGGACACGCGCAACGGTGCGCCGCGAACCACGCGAGAATTTTGGAGGCCGTCGACTCCGTCTTAACCTCTTGTTAAGAAATAGGGGCTAGGTTGCTCTTGTGGCGGGACGGTCCCGCCCTGGAGAACCTGAGATGAGCACCCTTCCCGTTCGGACCCTGGCGCAAATCGGTCACCTGACTTGGGTGGCCACGCGCAAAGGCGCCGGCTTCGATGCGGCGTTCGCCGATAGTGACGACGCTATCCGCCACGCCATGAACACGGGCGGCAACGTCGGCCACACCCTCCTAGGCTGGATTGACATGTTCAGCCCTTCGGCGACGTTCGAAGAGAACCAACGGCAGGTCGCGGCCTTCCTCGAACGCGGCGACGAATTCGACCGCGTCATGGGCCAAGGCTAAGCCAAGCGCCCCGGCAGAAAAGCCGGGGCGTTTACCTTTTGTTAAGAAATACCCTCTAAGGTGATCACGTACCCGGCAGGACCGGGCGGGCCGGGCTCTTCGAACCGTAGGGGCACAACGGCGGGGCTGCGCGTTTTTCAGCGCCTCGAAAAAGTTCACCGCGTTAACGTCTTGTTAAGAAATAGCGCCTAGGGTGGCTGTGTGGCGGGACGGTCCCGCCGGAGAAAACGACATGACCACGCAAGCCGCCCTCGCCGCCCGCCTGGACCGCGCCGCCCGGATCATCCGGGGCGAAGTCGCCGCCTCCAAGCGGAAAGAACGCAAGGCCCGCCGCGCGTTTTCCCGCGCCCTCGCCGGCATGGACATTCCGACCTATGTCGCTTGGCTGAACGATCCGGCCGACTCCTTCGCCCTTACCGACGACGTCGCCCATTGGGCGCAAATCGGAATCACGAACGCCGCGCAACTCGGCGACTACCTGAACGGGTGCGTTCGTCGGGAAATGGAAAAGGACGCTCGCAACGGTTATTGCGATGACGCCTTTGACGACTACGCCGAACGCGGCGGCTACGGCGGCGGCGATGACGGGGAGGGCTACACCTTCGACCGCGACCGCGCCGAAGGGATCGCCGCCGACAAGGCCAAGCGCGACGCCATGCACGAAGACATGCCGTTTTAACGGTTTGTTAAGAAATAGCGTCTAGAACGAAACCACGGGCGGCGGATCGGCCGCCGCCCGGACCTTCGGAGCCCCGAAAATGTTCCTCTGGATTTGGACCGTCGCCACCGACGAACTGACCCCCGCCTATAAGAACCCGCCGGCCGTCGCGCCGGAAGGTTGCCTTTTCCTCATGGCGGCAAACCAACGCCAAGCGGAACGCGCCCGCGACCTCGCCAAGGCCGCCGGCTAAACCCCTCAATCTGGAGCGCAAGCCCATGACGCAACGCTACCGCCTCGCCGATCAAATCAAGGTCGCGAACGAGGTTTCGAATCTACTCTATTCGGCCTCCGACGTCGTCGCCGTCGCTGCGCAGTACGAAACGACGCCCGCCGGTCAAGCCAAGCTCGCCAAGCTGCGAAGCGACCTCATCGGCATGAGCGCCGGCGCCCTGACGCACAAGCCGCCGGCCGCCGTGCTCGAAACCCTCGTTTGGGTTGTCGAGTTGGCGCAAGATCGCGCTACCGGCGCGGACTTCAACACGCCGCAAGAGGCCCTGGACGAACACGACGCCTTAGCCTTCGTTTGCGACTGGCTGAAGGCTCAAGGTCAGGACGTGTCGCCGATCATCGGCGCGCAACCGTCTTCCGAAGCGCTCGCTAAGTTGGTAGCGGCTCGCGACGCCGCACAAGCTGAACTCGACGCGCTGGAGGTTCCGGCCCTGCCTGAAGCGGTTGACGTCGTCGCCGACGTTCTCCGCTACAAGGACGCCCAAGGCGACGCGGACGACGTCCTTTCCGCCCTGGCGCGCGCCGGCTTCAAGGTCGTTCGGGAAGGGGAGGCCTAGCCTATGGCGCAAACCTTCCCCCACGTGCTGGCGTCGCAGCACTTCCCCGGCCGGGGCGCTACGGCGCCCGGATCGGTCGTCCTTCGCGACCTAGGCCCGACCGCGCCGCATCGCTACGTCACCCACTTCCGCAACGAAGAGGACCCGGCGAAGCCGTATCACGTCATGGGCCACTATTTCGCCGAAGACGAGGAAGCGGACGCACAAGCCGATTTCCGTAAACGCTGCGCTCGCGGCTACTGATCAACCCTCAGGACAAGGAGTCCAGACCATGACCGACAAGACCCCCGCCAAGCCGAAGAAAGCGCCCGCCAAGGCCAAGGCCGCCCCGGCTCCGAAGGAAGCCGCCGCCGCGCCCAAGACGCCCCGCAAGGCCAAGGCCGCCCCGGCTCCGGCCGCTCCGCGTCCGAAGGTGCGCGGCCTGAAAGCCGCCCTTTTCGGGGGCGCGTTCAACCGCCTGTAAAACTTCCCGGCGTTTACCTCTTGTTAAGAAATAGGAGGTAGAACATAAACACGGGCGGCGGATCGGCCGCCGCCCGAACTCCCTGGAGGCCCCATGGCCCGTAAGCTGACTCTCTCGCTGCTCGCGAACCCCGATTTGAGCATGGCGAACGTCACGACCACGTCGCAGCGTATCGAGGACTGGACCGACACCCTTTATCCCGAAGACGGGAGCGAAGGCGCTGAAATCGTCCTGCCGCCGGTCACGTTCGGCGCCGTGTATGAGCGCGCCGAAGACCTGCTGACCAAGTCGCAGCAACGCACCGCCGAACGGTCCCCGAATCGCGAAGTCTCGCCCGACCTCGCCGAACGTTTCGAGGGAGCGACGGCCACGACGAATGGCGGGCGTCGTTTGACCCCATGATGAACTATGTTTGGCCGGTCGCGCTTCCCTACCGCGCCGAAGCCTCGCAAGTCGCCGCGCTGCTGCAAGAATTCTGCCCGGTCATGACTCTGGTCAACTTCGGCGACGACTCGCCGTTCTGCTCCGAGTCCCACGCCTTCGCGCTCTCGGGCGGCGGAATGAACCTCGCCGACCAAATCGCGACGGCCTATCTCTGCGCCGGCGTCGTTCCGCCCTCGTCTCTGCTGGAATCGCTCCCCGGCGTGATCAGCGATTATCAACGCGACAAGGTCGCCCCGGTCCTGCGCAAGGCCTATCGGAAAGCCGCCGATTACCACGCGTACCGGGCTAAGGCGATCCGCCGGGAAGCCGGCCGCGTCTTCACCAAGTCCTAAGCCTGGAGGCCCGGCGCACCCCGCCGGGCCTTTAGCGTGTCTGGCGCGTTAACCATGTTCTAGAATTGCGGGCAGGTTCGCCGTAGCGCCCCTACGGTTCGAAGAGCCCGGCCCCGCCGGTCCCGCCGGCTACAGGACTCACCCTAGACCCTATTCCTTAACAAACCGTAAACGTGAAAAAGAATCTCGCGTTAACCTCTTGTTAAGAAATACCCCCTATGGTCCTCTCGACGGCGCACCCCGCGCCCTGGAGTCTGACATGACCCTTCCGACCCTTTACCTTCGCCGCGAACCGACGTCGCAAGGCGTCCCGAACGTCGATGACTCGCCGGAGCGTTTCGACATCGTGGCCTATCGCGACAAGGCGATGACTGACGCCGCCGGCCGCTGGCCTTGGTTCTATCAGTCCAAGCCCCGCAAGGGCGCGAAAACCGTCATGCTCAATTGCATGCGTCACCGCGCCGCGTGGCGCCCCGATCATCACGGCGAAACCCCGTTCATGCTGGAAACGCGCCGCGCCATGACGGCCGCGACGATGCAAATGGACGCCCTGATTTCCCGCCTGCACGCCGAAGGCCGTAAGCTGGCGCTCGCCGGGACCGTGGCCTATTCCAAGGCGCACCCGCGCCGAACGGTGACGTTCGTTAGCGCCATGGGCTCCAATTGCCTGCACGTCACGCCGGGCGGGACGTCCTATCGCGGCGAATACCAACTGACCACGGGCGACCATGGCGACTACCCGCCGCCGGCCTGGATGGAAGAGCTAGACCGCCTTTGCGACGACTACCGACTCGGGACGTTCCCGGATAACCTCAAGGTCGTGTGCAAGGGTGGAAAGATCATCGAGCAAGTTTCCAACTGGTAACCTTTTGTTAAGAAATAGCCGGTAGGTTCATCCCTGCCGGCGCATCCCGCGCCCCTGGAGTCGAACATGCCCCGCACCGTCACTAAGGAAGTTTTCCAGTACGACGAACTGACGCCGAAGGCCCAAGAAAAGGCCCGCGACTGGTTCCGCGACATGCTGGACCGCACCGCCGATAACGAATTCGCCGAACCCGTCATGGAAGAGGCCGAACGCGTCGCCGGCATGCTCGGAATCACCTTCAAGCCGACGCGCGGCGGTGATCCGGTATCGTGGTCGGGCTTCTACAGCCAAGGCGACGGCGCCAGCTTCGAGGGCCGTTACGCGGCCCCGGAAAAGCCGGCTTTCGAGACGATCAAGGCCGAATTCCCTACGGAATTGAAGTTGCAAGCCATAGCGGCCGAACTGGACGCCTTCCAAGATCGCCACGGCCGCCGACTGGTCGCGGACATCACCCGCAACGGCCGGAGCAACTACGTTCACGCCTATACCGTCGATATCGACGTTTGCGAGCAAGACGAGGCCGCCGACGACGGACTCGTTAACGTTTCGCCGACGACCGAAAAGGCCATCGCCGACGAACTGCGCAATTTCATGGGCTGGATTTGGGATCAACTCCGCGAAGCCTATGAAGGCGACCGCGAGGACGAAACCGTCGCCGACAATATCCGCGCCAACGAATACGAATTTGAGGCGGACGGAACCCGGACCCGCGACTAACGCAACCCGGCCGGCGCTTCGGCGCCGGCCTAGCCTGGAAAGGCCCCGCAATGAACATGGCTCGCAAAGAACACGCCGGAAGCTACCAAATCGGGATTTGGGGCGTTGAGCGCATCCGACGCGGCGTCTGGGAAGCCCGCGCCAACGGGCCGGGTACGCTTGGCGACGGCTCGCCGCATACGTATCCGACGCTCGACGCGGCGCACCTCGCCTTGACCGGCGAGCCCCGGCGAGAAATTCGCGGCTCTTAACCTGTTGTTAAGAAATAGCCGCTAACCTCTAATCATCGAACAACGGGAGACACCCCCATGATGACCAACCCTCACGCCCTGGCGATCCTCGCCGCCGCAAACAAGATTCTTCCCCTGACGCACCTGCACCCGTGCGACCAACGCGCGCCGGCCGTCGATATCATCGGCGACCTGTTCAAGATCGCCGACGACATCGACGCCGCCGCCCCGGCTTCGGCCGTGACCCTGCCGGCCGGTAACGAGACGCTGGCGAAGCTGGGCGCCGCCGTCGCCCTGGCGCGCCTGGAACTCGAAAGCGCCTATCAGCGGACCGAAAGCATTAGCGAGCGCCACCGCCTCGCGCCGCTCATCGCCACCATGTCGGACGCCCTCAAGGCGTACCGCGCCGACCCGGCGACGCCCAAGGCTCCGGCCGCGCCCCTGCCGCACGCCTTCGCCACCATTCCGGACGGTTCGGCCCTGCAACGCGCCACCGCCGCCGGTATCGCGATCTTTCAGGCCGAAGGCTCGACGTTCTACACGCCCGGCCCGTCCGCCAACTTCACCCGCGACGACTGGCGCGGCCCGTACTACGGCGCGGCCGAAGCCGCCCGCGCCGCCCTGGCCGAACGCAACGGGAAGGCGGCCTAAGCCATGCTGAATCCGATCCTTCGCGAACGGCGCGAGCCGGTCGATATCGTCCTAGACGCCCTCAAGGGCCGTATGGGCGAAGCCGACGCTTCGGAGGCCTGCGACTCCGTGTTCCTGGCCCTGCAAAACGAGGGTTACGCCGTCGCCCCCTTCACGATTGAAGGCCGCCGCCTCACGCAAACGGATACGGGCGTCAAGCTGGGCGACGCGCTCCGGACGCTCTTCGAAGCGGTCCCGAACTACGCCGTTCGGTCGCAACGTCTCGCCGACGCCGTGAGCGTCGCTAGCGGGTACGTCTATCAACCCCGGTATCGCTTCCTCGCCGACGACGGCACGGGCGCGGCGATCCTGACCAACTGCGACGACGGCCGGAGCGTTTATTTCCAGCCCGGCCCGGACGCCGACGAGGCCCGCGCCGAATTCGAGCGTTCGCAGTACACCGACGAGACGGCCGAAGGCTTCGGCGTCGCCGGCCTCTGGCGCGCCAAGGCCGCCGCCTATTTCAATGACGATCCGGAAGGGCTCTAGCCGATGAGCTACGACACGAAGACTCTCGCCGCGCAAACGATCATCGACGCGCACACCGCCGGCCGTGGCCTGGAGGAAGGCCAAAGTCGGGCAACCGACCTCTACCACGTTCTCGACTCGCTGCTGACGTGGAGCGACTTCCACGGCGTGGACTTTGACGCCACGCTTTCGGAGCTACGCGCCGACCTCGCCGAAGAGCCGCCTTGCGCCGGCAATGTCGGCCGGGTCGTCATCACGCTGGAAACCGGCGAAGGCGCCCGCGAGGAATTCGTGTCGCGTCACTACACGATTGCCGAAGCCGTCGCCGCCCTGGATGGCCCCGGTATCGACGCCAAGGCCCGGCATGAGGGCCGTTACACAATCGCCGCGCCGCACGGGCTGGGCTCGGACCTTGAAGCCGTCCCCCTGGCGCGCAAGCTGGGCTATCAGGGCAAGGATTGCCCCGCCGCCGCCTTCGCCTTCCTCTCTACCCGGATTCCCTGATCATGGCCAAGCGCAAGCCCTACACCCCGAACCCGTTCGCCCGCTACAGCGTCGGCGGCCTCTCCGCCGAAGCCAAGGCCGCCCGCCGGCCTTCCCTGGCCTGCCTTCGCGCCATCGTCCGGGAAGCCGCCGCGCTAAAGGCCGAAGCCGTGGCGCGCCTCGCTGATCAACGGTGGATGCGCGGCGCCTCGCTCATGGCGCAAAGCTGGACCCGTGACAACGCGGCGATGAGCGTTCACGCCCTAGCCCGGAAGAACCTCGAATATCTCCGGATGCGAGCGCACCTCACGGTTTCGCCAGAGCGGGCCGGCTCCTACGCGCCCGCCGGCTGGCCTATCGACCGCCCGGCCCTGGAAAAGTGGCAAGCCCTCAACCCGCCGCCCCCGGCCCGTGACTATGACTCGCTCATCGGCCGCGCCGCCCGCGCCTCCGGCTGGGCTTAAGGAAAGGATTCCCATGTCGGACCTGATCAAGCTCAACCCCGAACCCGCCAACATGACCGCCGTCAAGCTGGGCGCCGTCATCCTGTATTTCAGCTATCAGACCCTTGTCGGGTTCCGTTGCCCGCATCTGGGCACGGTGTCCAATCCGGACGGCAAGGGCTACGGCCGAACGACCGCCGGCCACATGACGAAATTCGGCCTCGCCAGCGCTCGGACCACGGCGACGGAATCGGATTTCCAGACGCTCGCGCTTCGGGCCGTTCAAGGCCACGTCCGCGACATCGGCGAATTGCTGATCTAGTCGCGCCCGTTCAAGAGTCACGTTTCAGGCCTAACCTGACTCCAACAGAGTCACATTTTCCCGAAACCGTGACTCCGCCTCGATTTCCCGTCACGTTCTGGTCTAAACGTGACTCGTCCTAGTTCCTCAGTAAAAACAAGGAGTTATCTTGCGCTTCATCGAACACATGCTTGAAGGTTCCGGCGTCCTTTTCGCAATCGTCATCCTTTTCCTGCTGCATTAACCTCTTGTTAAGAAATAGCGGGTAGAGGTAGAGGGGTCAGGCGCACACCGCGCCGGCCCCTCTTTCTGTTGGAGCGCAGACCAATGCCCGACTACAAGACGAACGACCCCAAGGGCTACATGGGCGACCCCCGCCGGGGCGCCGCCATGGGCCGTCCGACCTACGCGCCGGACGCCGCCGGCTGGACCGTGGAAGGCCTGAAGACGGCCGCCGCCCTCGAAGAGGACCGCGCCCGGATCGCCGAAGAGCAACGCGAGAACCGCCCCGGCGACGGCTATAAGCGCCAGTGCTGGGAAGCCGCCGCCGCGTCGTTCCGCAAGGAAGCCGAACGCCTCCGCTCGCTCATCCCGGCCGCCCGCGCCATGCTCGCCGCCTCGCCGAAGATCACCCTTCAACGCGTCCGCCTGGACTCGGGCGGCTACGACCGCAACGGGACCTATTTCGGGCATGACCTCCCCCTGTATTGGGCGGCGGACGAATCCGGCGACTATGACGCGACGTTCCGCGCCGCCGACCGCAACGCGGCGAAGGCCATCGTTCGCGAGACGTACCCCGCCGCCCGCTTCTACAACTAGCCGGCGTTAAGGGGTTGTTAAGAAATAGCCGGTAGGGTCACACCTACCGGCGCACCCCGCGCCCTGGAGAAAATCGGATGACCTCGCAACTCTGCATCGCCGACGAAAACGCCGCCCTGGATTTCCTGGCGCGCGCCGTCCCCGCCCTCTGTGACGCCGGCATTATGCCGCCGACGCTGGATATTCTGGATTCGCTCGCCGCCAACCCGAACGCGTACGGTCTTAGCCGCGTCCCGGCCCTGGCGCCGCTCGCCGCCGAATGGGCCGGACCGTATCAGACGCAAGCGAATGACGGCGAAGGTCCGACCACGGTCCGGGCGCTGATCGTCGCCGCGCTGGGCGCCGATGAGTCCGGCAACTTCGATATCGGGTTCCGCACCTACGCCGTGAACGACTCGGAACACTGGAATCTTGCCGGGACTCCTCTGGAGGGCGTGCCGGCCTATAGCCTGTATCTGATCCGCGAAGGCGAGCAAACTTACATGTGCTCGCTCACGCCATCGAGCTACGCCTATGGGATTCAGAACGTGTTCCTCTATCCCGATCAAGACGGCTTGCCGGCTGTCAATGAATACGGGCAAACGGCGGTTGAAGCGTATATGGACGCCGAAAACCCCGAATATGAGGGCGTCGAAGATACCTATTTCGGGTATATGGGCGACCGCGCCGCATTCGACCGCCGCGAAGCCGAAGAGGGCGACGTTTCAGAGCGCCTTAGCTTCGATAAGTCGGTTTTCCGTGTGGACCTCTCCACGCTGGACGGGTTCGCCGCGTCGCCGGCCAATCCCCGCGAAACGACCGCGTTCGCCGACTTCGAAACCCTCGCCGCCGCCTTCTACAAGGCCGCGTGCGACTCGGCTTGGGAGGACGCGAAGGAATACGTTAGCGGCAACGCTACCGAACCGCGCATTTTAACGGGTTGTTAAGAAATAGCCTGTAGGTTCTCCCCATGGGCGGCGGATCGGCCGCCGCCCGACCGGAGCGCCAGACATGGCTATCTCGACCGCCGCCCTTAACGCTCACGTCGCCGAAGTGGCGGAATGTGAGTCCGACCTGAACGAAGCCTTTGAGGCTTTCGACCGGGGCGAAGCGCCCGACCGTGGCGACTGCGATTATGCGTTTCTGAAGCTGGAAACGGCGGAAATGCACCTCGCGCAATTCCTGGCGCCGGTCTTGGCGTCGCCGATCTTTGTTCACGCCTAGGAGGGCCTGACATGTCCAAGCGTCCTGACTTCACCGGCCGGCTTCCCGTCCGCGACGACGTGCAAACGGTGACGTGTCACCGCCCGCCGACGCGCTCGGAAATCAACTTCGGCCACGGCGCGACGCATTACCGGGATTTCCCGGTTGCGGCCGTGTGCTGGGCGGGAACCCGGTTCAAGAAAACGTGGTTCGTCGCTGACGACGGGCTTCGCTACTACACGTCTTAACCTCTTGTTAAGAAATAGGCCCTATGGTCTATTTCGAGGGCGGCGGATCGGCCGCCGCCCGAACCGGAGTAGACGCGATGTCCGCCCGCTTTCAAACCGCCGCCGCCGCCCGTCAATTCATGCTCGGCGGTAACGCCGTGGTCACGCTGCAAAGCGAAAAGACCGGCGCGCGCTTCACCTACAAAATCAAGGCCGCCCCTGACGGTGCGGTGTCGTTCGTTAAGCTCCTGACGGGTCAGGACAACGAATCGGATTACGCCTATATCGGGTTGATCCGGGGCGCTCAATTCGCCCGGACGGCTAAGGCTCGCGTCACCGCCGACGCCCCTAGCGTCAAGGCCCTGGAATGGGCCTGGAAGGCGCTAAGCGCGGATCGCTTGCCCGATACCCTGGCGATCTTCCATGAGGGCCGTTGCGGGCGCTGCAATCGCCTCCTGACGGTCCCCGAGTCCATCGAGTCGGGCTTCGGCCCGGAATGCGCCGGCCGCGTCCTGCGCCAAGCCGCCTAACCTCAACGGGCGGGCCTCGCGCCCGCCCAAGCCCTGGAGTCCTGCCGTGGCCTATTATCCGCCCGTCAAAGGTCAAGTTCACCGTTTCCGCGACTCGGTCGCCCTGTACGTCGGGACCGGCGAGACGGTTTACGTTTCCGCCGCCGACGCTCGCAAGATCGCCCGCGCCCTGAACAAGGCCGCCAAGTCCTGCACCTCGGAGCCGTTCGCCCAAAGCTCCGGCCTGACGTTCTCGTTTTCGTTCGCGGACGGTCGGGAAAAAGACCTTCCGCGTTAACTTGTTGTTAAGAAATGCCGTCTAGGGTGACGGCATGGGGCGGTGGATCGGCCGTCGCCCTAGCCTGGAGCGAAAGCCCATGACCAAGACCAAGCGCCCCGCCGGCTACTACTCGAAAGCCGCCCGCGAAGCCCGCGCCCTGGCTCGCCAGCGCCGCGCCGCCGCCCGCCTCAACTGGTCGGACGAAAAGCGCCACAAGATGGCGACCAAGTCCGCCAAGTTCTTCGCCAAACACGCGGCCCGCGCCGCCCTGGCGGGGAACGAGAAAGAAACCCGCCGCCTATCGGTTCACATGACCCGATTCGACAACGTGCGCCGCATGGTCGGCGCCGTGTTGGCGGTCCGCGCCGCTCGCTTCCGCATCGAGGCCGCCGCGTAAGGCGGCCTCACAACCCCTAGAAAGGACACCTCTTGAAACACGCCTCCGAAGCGCTCGCCGTCGTCGCCGTGTGCGGACTCCTGGCCTTTTGGCTCTGGAATGACTCGCATCCGGTCATGGTCGCCGTGGGCCTGGACTGTCAGGGCGAAACCGTCCGCGTCTACGGCGCCGACGACGCCCCGGAAGCCTCCAAGGTCTGCCGGACCGTGGAAATCCACAAGGTCCCCTAGAAAGTTCGGCCTCTTAACCTCTTGTTAAGAAATGGCCTCTAGGGTGACTACATGGGCGGCGGATCGGCCGCCGCCCGAACCGGGAAAATCAAGATGACCCGTCAAGCTAAGCCCTTCGCTCACCTGAAGCCCAAGACCGGCGAAACCAAGGCGCAAGCCTTGATCCGACTCGGTGATTTCTCGCGCTTCGGCATTATGGCCCAACTGCTGATCATGGAAGCTCTCGGCCGCAAGTTCGGCGCTATCGAGTACGGCCCCCGTGATACGAACATGGGCAAGCTCAAGCAATTCCTGAAGGCCGCCCCGAACGACACCGTTGCGGCCGTGGAAGAGTACGCCGGCGCCGTCGCCGCTATGGGCCTGGAAAAGGTCCGCGAACAATTCAAGGGCGGCGCGGGCGCGCTGATCCACCCCGACTCCTGGCATGGCGTGGCGGTGGAAATCAAAACCGCCCTCGACGCCGCCAAGGCCTAACCCTTCCCCTGTAGAGCGTACCGGGGCGGCGGATCGGCCGCCGCCCAAACCCCTAGGACTGGAGTCCTTCACATGTCCCGTTCGTTCCGTCACTCCGCCGCCTTCGAAGATACCCGCGCCGAATTCGCCGCCCGGAAGAACGCCCGCGAAAGCCGCCGCCGCGAATTCGAATCCATGGGATTCGATAACGCCGACGCCCTGGCCGTGCGCCGCTTCCATCGCCCCTACAAGGGCCGGAATCGGTCGGTCCTGGACATCGAAGCCTAGGCCCGGAAACGGCCCTTCTAGAGCCCCTACAGAAGGCCCGCCCTAATCGGCGGGCCTTTACTGTTTGGTAAGACCTTCCCCGCTAGAGTGTGTGCATGGACAAGCCCGCTCTCTTCGAAGTCACCACGCGCCACGCCGACGGATCGGCTACCCGTGGGATCGTCCCCGCCGCTCTGGTCAAGACGGCCTATGCGCAAGCGCTGCGCAAGGCCTGGAAGGCTAAGGCGGGCGACCTCGTGACCGTGCTCCCCTACGGGGTGGCCCTGCCGAATACCCCTGCCCAAAGCGAAAGGCTTTTCTCGCTTTAACCTTTTGTTAAGAAATGGCCTGTAGGGTACACCCATAGGCAACCCCTGGAGCTACCCCGATGACCCTGCATCACACCCTCATGGAAGCCCTGGACACGGCCCAGATGAACGGCGCTACGGTCGACCCCCTGCATGCGGACATCCGCCGCGCCCTGCGCCTTGCCCAGATGGCGGGCGCTACGCTGGACACCCCGGAAGAGGTGGCCGCCGCTGTGCTGCGCATGAAGGTTGCGCAGTCGATGAACCGCCGTCGCAAGGCCTAGGAAGAAAGGCGTTCGCGTTTACCTCTTGTTAAGAAATAGGGGGTAATGTCTCTACATGGGCGGCGGACATCCCCGCCGCCCGAACCTCGGAGCCCCTGCCATGTTCCCCCGTAACGTCGCCATCGCCGAAGCTGCTCAGTTCTCGCAAGTGTCCATGGCGGACTATCGCGAGCATGTCGCCGAAGAGCGTCACGCCATGCGCGCGAAGCTGGCGAAGCGAGCCAAGCTCAAGGCGGACATCAAGGCGGGCGCGTTCGCCTTCGCCCTGGCCTTCGTGGCTGCTGGCGTGGTTCTCGCTCTGGGCGTGTTCTAGGGGGAGGGGTCGCCCTCGGCGCGAGTCGAGGGTACCTAAAAGAATCCATCTCGACCCCTTGACAAAATCGACGGGCCGGGGGAGGGTCTTGTTTCAAAATGGGACGGCCAGGGACCCAAGGCCACCCTCCCTCGTTAACCATTTTTCCGGGGCGCCTAGTGTAGTGACCGCGTTTTGATGTCGGGGTCAATGGCGTCAGAGATTTCGAAAAATTTATCAGAGGGATAGGGGACCCAGGCCAGCGGCTTTTGGATTCGAAAACACGAATCTGGCTGACCGAAATTTTATTTCTGTAAAATAGGGGTCAATAAGCTCAAACGAAAAAGCCCGGCGGTGATCGGCACCGCCGGGCTTTCGTGAACGGGAGTTAGAGTTCCGCTCAGCCTAAACAAGACCATCAACCACAGACGGGGTCCGGCGTCAAGGTCCGCGATAGATCGCGGTCTTTTCGGGATCAACGCGATAACCCGGCATCGGGCCGATCTTGCGCTTCCCATCCATGCGGATACCGCCAAAACGGTCACCTCGCGTGCTGTCGTACGGCGCCGGCGTCTCCGCCGCACCCACACCCACCTCGTACCAGCCCTGATCGGCCGTCTCGACCAGCAGGGTTGCGTGGGCCAGCCCGATACCGGGGCTCCACATCATCAGGATCATGCGATCGCCACCCTGCCCGGCCTTGTGGAGCCGCTCGGCCAGGGTGAGCGCGTAATCCTCGCAATCGCCGCACAGGGTGTCGTTGTCCCAGAAGTCCGCGTTGCCGGTGCGCAGCTTGTCATCGCGATACTCGAACTGCTTGCGCATCTCCAGGTCGATCGAGATCACATCGGCCGATGCGAGCGCCTTGCCCGGCCCGCCTGCACAGATCAACGCCTTCGGCGCGCGTCGACAGAAGAACGCCAACTCGTAAACGTTGATCGCTGCAACCCGAGAGGGCGAAATGGTCGAATTGACCGCGCCGCCGCGTACCGCGCCGATTAAAGGGATTTCCGGGCACTGCGACGCAGCGGGCGAGCAGGACAGCAGAGCGAGGCAGGCGAGGAGCCCGGCGAGAATACGCATGACAGGAAATCCGGCAGGAGAATGCCAGGAATCCTGTCACCATCAAACGTGACTCGCAAGTAATGAAAAACCCCGCCGAGACGCGGACGCCATCCCAGCGGGGTTCCTCGACGACCGTGCTCGGAAAGAGGCACGATCAGTATCTTCCTAGACAGCGTCCGGCGAAACGTCAAGCGGGATAAGGAAAAGCCCGCCAGCGCGGCTTGGGGGGAGCGCTGACGGGCTAGGCGGTCCAGCATGGTGGGGCCGATGCCGGAGACCTCTATAGAGCAGGCACGGAATGGGGTGTCAACCTGCGACATGACGCCGCGCATAGAAAAAGCCCGGCGCTCTGGGTTTGCGCGCCGGGCTTCAACACTTGCTGCACAGGGAAGGCCCCTAGGTCTTAGGCCACCCTGAAGTCCTCTGGTGAAATCAAGAGCTAAGCGCGCATGACAGCCTCCTGTGAACGAGTATCTGGGAAATCCCTCAGGCTTCCTGTGTGAAGTCTTCACGCTAGAGATGCTGTTTCAGAGTGTCAAGCAGGAAAGCACACATGGGTCAAAAATCTTGACATTTTTCAACCTCAGCGGCACTATACGCGCCACAAATCGGCAAGCTGCGGGGCCGAGATCACTCAATAAGCTGGGGAACTAAAACAGTGATTTCGCTGGGAAATTTCGGCAACACGTCCAAGCTGGCCGTCACCTCTGACGCTGCAACCTTCGAGGGTGTACAACCCTGGTCTTTTTTCGTCGTTCACTCTAATCGCGCCGTTCACCTGAAGCGCGTTGACGTCGAGACGGGCGACGACGCTGACACGACCGACTTCCATTTGATGGCGGACGAATATGCCCGCGTCGAAATCCCGCCGGGCGGCTTCCTCTCCTTCGTGCTCGCGACGGCCGAGACCGACGGTGACATCTACATCACGCCGGCGACCTAATCATGCCGACGCTCTCCTATTTCACCCACCGCATGGTGGTGCAGTGGCTGCGCGGCATTCCGACCACGCCGCCCACGGGCCTTTTCGTTGGCGCGCTCACCCAGGCTCCTAACGCGGACGGGTCCGGCGTCATTGAGCCTTCGGGTAACGGCTACGCCCGTCGCCCAATCACGCTGACCGAGGCAGTCGTATCGGCCGGCGTCACCACGACGCAGAACGTCGCCGACACCATCTTCCCGACGGCCCAAGGTAATGCGTGGCCTCAAGTCACGTACCTGGGCGTCTTTAACCAAACTGGCGACTTGCTCGCTTACGGTCCGCTGGCGGCGCCTCGCGCTGTAGGTGTGGGCGACTCTCTCGCATTCGGGGCAGGCACGATTCAACTTCGCCTGAAGTAGCGTCATGCCGGAACTCATCCAGGCACGCTGCGGGATGATCGCGCACACGTCGGTGGTGAATACCGCCGCGTCACTGCTCTGGTCGGCCTCTGCCACTCTCACTGTCGAAAACGACGCAGACACTACGACCCGCAGCCGGTACGCCAAGCCGGCTGCGGCTGTTTTGCAATCCGAACCCTATCCTGGCTACCTGGGGTTTCCACGAGAGTCGGCCCAACCCGTTCTCCTGGGCGGAGCGCTCACCGACCCCTCGGAGCCGTTGGTCTGGAATTTGGCCTCCGCTCCAGAAGAGGGCTGCTGCGATCTTATCCCCGGCATCCAAAGCGATATCCTGTCGCTCCAGGAAGCGGTCGCAAATCTACAGGACCCCGACGTGTCCTACCTCGCTGATCCCGGCAATTTCGTGCCGGCCTTCATGAACAATCTCTAGGGGATCGCCCAGATGGCTACTCTCGCTTCTCGTATTACCGATCTGGCTCAGGCGATCGCCGCCCAGGTCAAGGCTCAAAAGCTCCTGATCAACAACAACGCGGCCGACCTGTCCGCGCTGACCACCACCGCCAAGGGCAACCTTGTCGCGGCCCTGAATGAACTGCGCACGCTGGTGCTGTCGGTTCAGACGACCGCCAACAACGCGGCCGTCATTAATGACGCCGGCACGACCAACCACGATGCGTGGTCGGCGCAGAAGATCGCGCTGGAAATTCAGGCCGCCAAGGACTCGCTGGTCAACGGCGCGGCGACCGCGCTGGACACCCTGGCCGAACTGGCTGCGGCGATCGGCAATGACGCCAACTTCGCCGCGACCGTGACGACCGCGCTGGGCAACCGGGTCCGCTACGACGCCGCCCAGACTCTGACGGCACCGCAGAAGGCGCAGGCCAAGGCGAACATCGACGCCTACGGAAACCTGGAAATTGGGAACCCCGATACGGACTTCGTCACGGTCTTCACGACCGGGCTGACCTAAAGGGGAGGCGGGAGGGTGTATCGCCAAACAAGCACACCCTCCGAGGCTTGTAGATAAACCGCGATTTCTCGCAGCCCTGGCTACGCAACGCCCGTCGGCGTCCCGTACGCAATACCTACGGCGGAAAATCCTCCCGGTCAACCACTTTTTAGCTTGACAGCGTGACTGGCACGTCCCGGACCAACGTGCCAGTTTTCTTGACACGCCCTGTTAACCATGTCATCCGTGGCGTCGATCAGGGCCGCGTGCCCTGGTTCCCTCCTTCGTCATAAGCCTTGGGCGGGGTCCGCGAGTAGAGTTTTGGACCCCGCCCACTTTTTCAAAAGAACATGGCTGGTCTTTCACCCAACTCCGCGAACATTCGACGCACGAAGCGTGGCGCTCAACAGTTCACGCATCTCGTGGTCCATCCGGAGTACGAGTATTATCGTCCGGATTGGGCGAAGATTCGCGACGCCATTGCCGGCGAACGCGAGATCAAGGCTCAGGGCGTCAAGTACCTGAAGGCCCCGAAGGGCTTCGACGACGAGGACTACGCGAACTACCTCGATCGCGCCGCCTTCTACAACATGACGTCGCAGACGCAGGCCGGCATGGTCGGTCAGATTTTCCGTCGTCCGCCCGTCATCCGTAATCTCCCCAACACCGGTGCGATCACTGGCCGCGATGCCGAAGGTGGCGTCCAGGTCGTGGCGCCGGCCTCGATCGGCAAGCTGCTTACCCAGCTTCAACGTTTCGCCAAGGACGGCACGTCCCACCAAGGCTTCGCCAAGACGGTCGCGCTGGAGCAAGTGGCGATGGGCCGCTTCGGCGCCCTGGTCGATGTGGCCCCGAGCAGTGACCCCACCGCGCCGGCGAAGTCGTACACGGTCGGTTACGCCGCCGAGAATATCGTCGACTGGACCGTCGAAGACGTCGACGGCTTCTACGTCCCTACCCGCATCTTGCTGCGCGAATTCGAGCGCGTTGATGAGCACGCCACGCCGTCGCAGCAAAATCCCTGGATCGGCCGTGAAGGCAGTGAGACTGCCCAGCGCACGAGCGGCGGACGCCGCGCCGGCCTAGCTGATCGTCAGGGCACGGCTCGTGCCGATGCACTGGCCCGCCCGTCGCGCTTCACCAGCAGCTACACCTTCCGCACCATCTATCGCGAACTGATCCTGGAACTCCAGAAGGACGGTAGCCGGGTCTACAAGCAGTTCGTCTACGTCGAGGACCCGCTGGGCCAAGCCCGCGACGTCTTCACGCCCATGGTGCGCGGGCGCACCCTGCCCTTCATTCCCTTCGTGTTCTTCGGCTCTATGTCGAACGCGGCCGACTGCGAAAAGCCGCCGCTGCTCGACATCGTCGAACTGAACCTGAAGCACTATCGCACCTACGCCGAACTGGAGCACGGTCGCTTCTTCACGGCACTCCCCACCTACTACGCCCCTGAACTCGACGACTCCGACGCCTCGGACTACCACATCGGTCCGGGTCGGGTCTGGGTCGTCGACAAGGAAAGCGGCATCCCCGGCATCATCGAGTTCAAGGGCGAGGGTCTGAAGACCCTGGAACGCGCCCTGAACGAGAAGGAACAGCAGATCGCCGCGATCGGCGGGCGCCTGATGCCCGGCATGTCCAAGTCGGTCTCCGAATCGGACAACCAGTCGGCGCTGCGCGAAGCCAACGAGCAGTCGCTGCTCCTGAACGTCATCATGGCGCTCGAAGACGGCATGACCTCGGTCGTCCGCTACTGGCTGATGTTCCGCGACATCCCGCTGACCGACACCGCGACGCTGCGCTACGAGATCGACGCGACCTTCCTGACGACGGCCCTGGACGCCCGCGCTCTGCGCGCGATTCAGCAACTCTACGAAGGCGGCCTGCTGCCGGTCGACGCCCTGTACGAGAACTTCGTCAAGAACGGCATCATCCCGTCGACCCAGACGCTGGAAGAATTCACGATCAAGATGAACGACCCGAAGTCGTTCGTTGGTCAGCCGGACGCGATCGCGATGCGCCGTGGCTACGTCAGCCGCCAGCAGGAACTGGATCAGCAACGCGCGGCCCGCGACGCCGACTTCCAGCAGCAGGAATTGGAGCAGGCCGAGCGCCACCTGGAGATCGACGAGGAGAAGCTGCGCATCTCCGCCAAGGTCGGTTCGACCAGCGTCGCCGCCAGCCGCAAGCTGGGCGATCCCGAGCAAGCCAAGCCGTCCAAGGCCGAGCAGGCTCAGATCAGCGCCCAGCAGAAGCAGGCCGCCGCTGCTGCCGCAAAGCCCGTCACGCCCACCCCCGGCACCGTCCAACGCGGCCGTCCGCCGCAAAACGGGAGCGGCTAATGGCCCTCACCCTCAACGACGCAGCGTCCATGTCGCCCGGCGGTAAGCCGGGCAGCAAGACCTGCAAGCCCATGCCCGGCGGCAAGCCGCCGACGAAGCGCTCCAAGCCTGGAAAGAAGAAGTGACCAACAAGACCGAAACCGCCGAGACGACTGAAGTCGTCCTCACGCCGCCCGAACTGCTCGCCCTGGAGTGGCTGAAGACGTTCCACAAGGATACCGGCGCCGAATGGTCGACCGAGGCGCAATGGCGCGCCTACGCCGATCGCCCGACCATCACGCCGGACGCCAACCGCGCGCGCGGCTTCCGCATCCCGCCGATGCTGGCGAAGGGCGTCATCGAGATGACCACCGCCAACATCCACATCGCCCGCTACGGCGTGCAGCCCGACCCGGTCGCGCTGTACCGTCCGGTCTAAGCTCCAGTACCCAGCGTATCGCCATGTCACGTCGTTACTCCGATCTCGATGACCTGATCCAAGACCTGGATTCGAACGGGTCACTATCCGACGACCCGTTCGGCATCGCCGGCTTTGACGACGATGATCTCGCCCTGCTCGGCCACACGTCTCCCGACGAACCGCGCCGTGCTCCCGCCAAGAAGCCCGCTGCTCCCAAGCGCGGGCGCCCGAAGAAGGCCTGACCCCGATGTCCTTCAGTACCGAAGAGAACGACCGAGCTTTTGTCCGAGGCGGCGCCGGAGGTGTCGCGTACTCGGGCGGCGGTTCCGCTTACGCCCAAGGCGGAGCCGGGGGCACTGCCTATGTGGGTGGTGGCCCGTCGATCGACGCCCAACTCGCTCAGCAACGCATCGACAATCTGCGCGCCATCGCGCTGCGTCAGGCCGTCGACGCCCAGGCCAGTAAGTTCGAGCGCGATGGCGAATCGCTCGATGCCGACCTCATCATCCGATCCGCCCGACAGTTCTACGCCTTCCTGTCCGGCGATACCCCGACCTCTGAAGGCTAAAGGAGCTTCCCGTGGAAGAGTTCTTCAATAACGCTGTGACCCAGGTCAAGACCGTCGTCAACCAGACCAAGACGGCCGCGATCATCATCTTCGTCGCCGGCCTGCTGACCGGCTGCGTCTTCGGCTAAGCCCATGACGCGTTTTCATGCCGCTCTGGCTAGCTTCCTGTTGACTGTCTCCGCCGGCGCTCTGTTCGCGACGGCGTGGGCCACGAAGCAGGAAGTGTATGCCGTCGCCGGCGGCGTCGCGCTGACGGTGTCGATGGGGCTCGACCTCATCTTCCTGCGGCCGAAGAAGGCCTAAGCATGAATCGCACCGACCAGCGCCGTCGAGATTTCGGAGCCGGGGCCATCTTCATGGCCGCGATCGAGTTCATCTGCGACGTGGTCGGTGCGATTTTCGAATCCTGCTGGGGAGACTGATGGACCTTGAGTACCGGGGCCGCCGGCCCGAAGACGCGTTCATGTCGTGGGTCTGGCATCATCCTCGTGTGGCGTTGGCTGTGGCCTTCGGCATCATGAGCGGTATCCCGGCGCTCGTTGGGCTCCTGATTGGGCTCACGCTATGACCGGCTTTCCCTTTCCCCTGCCAACCCTCCTCGTGAGGGTCAACATGTATGAGACCGACTTCGCCGAAGTGCTGGAGGGCACCCTGGTCGAGACGGTCGAAGCGTTCGACACGGAAGCACTCCGCGAGTCTTACGAGGCGGTGATGATCGCCTGGACCCATTACGCCGCGCACGACGACAGCGTGATGAAGGAGGACACCCGGCGCCGCCTTGTCGACTGGATCAACCTGACTGTCTGTCCGCGCATCAAGCGGGGGCGACTGCCCATTTGGCTGTGACGAATGCCCGATTTTACCAACGACACCTACGTCTCGACGCCCAACGCAGATGAATTCCGCGAGGCGACCGCGACGCTCGTGGTGACCGACACGCCGTCCGACGCCTGGACGGCGGCCCACTCCATCATCGACAGCTTCGCGCCGGACGTGACGACGACCACGCTCGAAGATGTGCCTGCCGTGCTGCGAGCAGAAGAGGCGGTCATCCCGCTGTCGCGAGGACATACTATCCTCATGGAGTCCACCTATGATCTCATGAAGGCCCGTGACGCGCTGCGCGTGGCCTTGGACGAATCTTCGGCCCGTATCAAGGTGCTCGAAGAGCAGCACAACGACCTCGTAGACAAGAATGCCCGTTACAGTCATTCGCTACGCGCCACCTCGAAGGAGTTGAGCGAAGCGAAGGCTACGCTGGCGGAGCGGGACGCGGCCTACAATGCCGCAGTATTCGATGCCCGCGATGCCCGTTTCACCTTGGGTGCGCTGCGCCGTACGCTCACTCCCAAGGAAGTCGAGCAGTTCGAAGAAGGTCTGCGCCATCTCTACGTTGCGGAATCCAACGAGCGTGACATCGAAGACGCCGAGAGCAACAACGCGGTCCTGCAAGCCGAGATGGCCAAGCAGCGTGCCGAGTTCACCGCCCGGTATAAGGTGACCACCCAGCAGATCGACGCGCTCCTGACCACGATCGCCAATGCGGGCGTTTCGACGCCGTCTCTAATCACCGACGTTCACGCCCAGATCGGCATCATGCTGGAGGCCGGTAAGATCGAGGCCGACTTCCACCGCAACCGTAACGCGGTGGAGCGTAACAAGCAGACGATTTTCCGCTCCAAGCAGATCGCCGCCGAACATGCCCTCTCCGGCCGCGCCTTGATCTGCGCCGCCTTTGCTCGCTCGCCCGAGCTTCCCGCCGTGCCGAAGATGACGGTCGATGAGAAGCTGGCTCTCGCCAATCTCCAATCCATGGCCGACTAATATGACCGACGTCCCCACCAAGCGCCCCATCACCGTCACCGTGTCGAGCGCCGAGCCCGGCGCCGGCAAGACCACGCTGATCGCCCTGATCGGGCACGCGCTCCACAACACCGGCCACAGCGTGAAGGTGCCGCCGCAGAGCGCCGGCCCATTCCATGCCCACGCTCTCCAAGAACTGTTCGACGTGACGTTCTACGAGCAGGAAGCTCCCGTCATCACCAGCGCGCAATTCGAAACGGAACTCAGTCGGCGCGTGGAGGACATGCGCAAGACGTATGAAGCCAAGCTCGCCGAATTCCGCGCTGCCAATATCGAACTGCTCAAGCGTCAGCATGAGCAGAACCATGCCTTCGAAGCCGGCATCGTCAAGCGCACCGAAGAGATGCGACTGGCGTACGAGCAACGCTTCGAGGCGATGTCGGCCGAGATGCATGAACTGCGCCGCGCCACCTCGGCCGCGAACATCGATTCCCAGCAAGCGCGCAACGCCCTGGCCGAAGCGGCGATCATCATCACCGGGCTGCACCAAGACCTGCGCACCAAGAAGGAGGCCTGAACCATGACCACCCCGGTCCCTACCGAATCCTTCGAGTCCGTCAAGGCGCTCATCAAGGATGTCACGAAGGAACTCGAAGAAGCCAACGCGCTTCTGCTGAAGAAGGCCAAGGCGATCGGCAAGGCCTCGATCGGCATCGAGACTGCCAAGAGCGAAGCCGCTCAACTGATCCATGCGGCCGAAGAAGCGGAGGTCGAAGCGCGGCAACAATTCCGCGCTCAGAAGGCTTATGCCGAGAAGATCGCGGCGCGCGTCGAGACTCTGCACGGCCTGATCAAGGGCAACCTGATCGACTCGCATCCCAGCAAGGTCGAAGCGATGCTATGGCGTCAAGAACGCGGTGCCGGCATCAACCTGGGCCTGGATGGCTCGCGTGATTCGATCCAGGTCTTCCGCGAAGAGCGCTACATCGGCGAGGTCGTCCGCATCCGTCCTGATCGGCACAGCACGACCTACACCTTCGCGCCCTATCGCTGCATCGAAATGAAGGCGATCGGCCCGTTCGACACCGTGGCGGAAGCGCTGGACGCTGCCGTCAGCGTCACGCCCTATGAGCCTGATATGCACGACAATGCGGCCCTGGGCTCGGACGTCGGCTACGGCGCCGAAGGCGACAGCGTGCCCTTCGGCACCATCACCGAGGTGGCCGCGCGCCTGAACGCGCTGGACGCCGCGCGCACTCCGGAGGCCTAGATTACGTGGGGCGGCCGGCGCTGAATCGCTGTACGCATTGTGAGCAGCCGCTGATCACGGGTAGTAATCGATCAGCGGCGCAAGAACGGCATCAAAGTAATTTGTGCATTTCTTGCGCCAACACGGCTCAGAAGCAGTGGCGAGCACGGCAGCCTCCTGAATGGCGATTGCTACGAGGAGCACAACGGCGTGCTAGGGAGAAGGGCATTCCCTTCAACTTGACGCTAGAAGATTTGGAAATTCCGGAGGTTTGTCCAGCATTGGGTATTTCTCTGACCCCAGGCCAAGAGGCAAGTAGCGATACCTCGCCAAGTCTTGATCGTCTGAAGCCAGAATTGGGCTACGTACGCGGCAATGTTGCGATTATTTCGCATAAGGCCAATCGCATGAAGAACAACGCTACGCTGCCGGAGCTAGAAGCTCTTCTGGCTTGGTGGCGTGAGCAGTAGGAGCTAAGACCTTGTGTATTGTCAGCGCCGTCATGGACTACGGCGATCAACTCTGGCCGAAGCAGCACCCCTGGATGACTCCGATCGTCCCGGACATTCCGCCTATCGAAGTCGCGCCGTCGAAGCCGATCACCCTGAAGGACTTCGCCAAGAAGGAGCAGGGTCGCCTGCCGACGGCTGAGGAAATCAAGGCGTTCAAGAAGCTGGTCGAGGCCGCTGAACGCTTCGACCAGATCGCCAACCAGCCGCACTGCGAGGACCCGGAGAAGATCAAGCTGCTCCAGCGCCTCGAAGAGCGCCTCGCTCGTATCGAAGGTGCGGTCGGTGTCGTCGATGAGCCCGCGCCGGCCGAAGTCAGTGCCGACACGCTCGCTTTCGCACGCGCGCTGTACGGCTACTTCACCAGCAGCGTGTCCGAGTACGTCGATCGCGATCACCTACAAACGCGCCTGGAGCAGAAGTATCCGACCGCCGACGTGGGTGAAGCCATCCGCCGCGCCGAAGCGGCGAAGGCCCTGCTGCATGGAGAAGCTCAATGACCTCGCGCGATATGATCAGCTACGCCTATCAGCCTGCGATGATCAAGCCGTATCTACTGGACGCCGTCTTCCGCCGAGTCCAATCGGGCGAGTCCTTTTCGCCTCTGGACCTGAGCAAGGCCTACCGTGACGCCGATACGGCCGCGATGCGCGAAGCCATTAAGGCGACGTGGGGCGAAGAAGCTACGCTCAAGGCGTACGAGAACGGCGCCTCACTCGCCGACATCAGCCGCATCATGCTGGCCCTGCGCCAATCGGGTGCGATCGTGCAGGACTTCACGGCCGCCAAGGGCCGCGTGCTCTGGAAGTTGGATATCTATCACGCGAATGTCCTGACGATCCAAAATCGTCTCGCACACGCGCGCGTGATGCTGGAAGCCACGCCGGCTGACGCGAAGATTCCGGCGCAGGACTTCAACGCCCTGGAGCCGCACGTCATCGCCCATGCCGAGAAGTACGGCGTGATGGAGCCCTTCTCCTACGACACCGCGCGCACGCCGCAGGAGTCCTATTTCCGCGAGATCAACGCGACCCTGGCTCAGGTCGACGCGCCGCGCCGCCCGCGCGGGTTCTTCGGCCGCATCGCTTCCACGGTGAAGGACTACGTCGGCGAGACGATCGAGACGCTTACCTTCCGGCTGACCGGCAAGGCCGACCTGCCTGTCACCGAGATCATGAAGGCGTCGCCTGAAGACAAGCTGCGTTGGGCCAATCTGCATGCGCCGGGCGAGGACGTGCCGATCGAGAACCGCAAGAACTACTATCGCCCCAACCTGCGCCCGTCGATCATCCTACGCATCCCGGTCGGCTGATGCGCCGGCCCACCCGAAGTGAGCAGGAGTGCGATGCATTCCGCGACCTGCTCACAAAGGGCTTCTACGTCGTCAACGCCGACGGCGAGGTCAACGCACCGGGCGAACTTGAAGCCGCCCTGGCCGCGACCAAGCTCTGGCGAGCCGAACTGTGGAAGGCCTTCCGCTCGCTGGATGATCAACTCAATCCGGTCAGGAAATTCGAAAGAACTGGTCAGCCATGAAGGTTCTAACGGTATTCGTCGCCACGTACAACGAGCGAGCCCTTGAGAAGTTCAGGGCAGCCGGCGTACGTCCGCAGGGTAAGACCCTGGCGTTCTTTGAGGAGAGCGAGAAGACCGCGTCGATGTTCTTCCGCCTCTACACGCGTAACCTTTACGCGATCGAACTTAGCAAGAGCGAGTTCAGCCTGTACTCGCCCAACCCTACGCCGCCGTCTTCGCTGGGCTTCCTGGGCGACTTGGATGAGACCCAGAACCTCACCCTCAACATCGGCCGCGCCGACGGGAGCATCTGATGAACACGAACGGTCTCCAGCGCTTCACCCTGAGCCAGATGCTCAACCGTTCGCACGTGCTGGACAAGGCGCGGCTCGACCCGGTGCTGATCCAGGGCCACTACACCGACTTCGTCCTGATGTCGAAGGAGGAGTACGCGACCCTCGTCAAGAAGCCGTCGGTTCACGTGATCCCGGCGCTCGCCGGTAGCAAGTAGGAGGAGTCATGTTTGCCGAAGACCACGACGACGTTCACGTCTCCGAGCACGCCGACTTCCGGGTCCGCAAGCGGATGGGCATCCCGCGCAAGGCCGTAGACCGCATGGTCACCAAGGCCCTCGCCGACGGCGCCAGTCACTCCGCCTTCAGCGGCTCGATGAAGCGCTACCTGGACCACGTCTACCTGAAGGAAGGCCGGGCCAACAACATGAAGGTCCACGCCGGCTACCTCTTCCTGTTCGCCGGCTCGACCCTGATCACCTGCTGGCCGCTGCCGCCCAAGTACCGAAATACGAAGCCCCGCGCATGACGACGATCGCTTATCGAGATGGCATCCTGGCTGCTGACAGTCTGGTGACGAATGGCGGCGCCCGCGCCTCGCTGACCGCACGGAAGATTCGCCGCATCGGCAAGGCGCTGGTCGCCGGCTGTGGCTACATCGGCGAACTGGAAGCGTTCGTCGATTGGGTCGCCGGCGGCATGAAGGAGAAGGACCCGCTGCGCGGCGGCGAGACCTCCTGCATGCTGATCGTCAAGGGCCAGCCGCCCGTGATGTTCGGCTCGACCGGCCCCTGGCCCTTCACGTCCGATTACATGGCGATGGGCTCGGGCGAGGACTTCGCCTTCGGCGCCATGCACGCAGGCGCGACCGCCGAGCAGGCCGTCGCCGCCGCGATCGCTCACGACGTCTATTCCGGCGGCCCGATCATCACCCTGAAGCTGCGAGATTCCTAATGACCGTTCCGTGGGACCCCCGCGCCAAGCCGAAGGGCGTTGGCGATGAGCGAGAGTACGTCTCGTCGCGCGACTACATCTCCAAGTTCGAGCGCATGGACAAGAACCCTGAACCCGAGGGTACACCTGAGCGCGAGGATCAGATCGTCCGCATGGCCAAGCGGCTGCTGCCGGGCGCCCTGCGTAAGGCGTCGCGCGACCAAATCCTGACGCAGCACCGTCTGTTCATGTCGGGGGTCATGTGAAGGTCCAATTTCTGACCGAGCAGGAACACCGGCTACGCCTGCGCGCGGCCCATCCTCGCTGGAAGACCCAGACCAAGACGCACGATCCCGAGAACGGCATCGAAGGCAACTGCACGCAGGCGGCATTCGCCTCGCTGCTGGGCTTGGAACTCGACGAGGTTCCGGACTTCAACACCCTGCACCAGGGAGACGAGAACGCCGGCGCCTTCTGGCATCACCTTCACACGTGGTGCCGTGAGCAGGGCTGGCATCTCCAGATGCGCCCGGCCAATCAAGTGCCGAATGTCCTTTACCTCGCGGACGGCCCGTCACCGCGCGGTGTCGGTCATTTCGTCATCATGAAGGAAGGTGAAATCTACCACGATCCGCATCCTTCCCGCGCCGGCATCCTGGAGGTCAAGCACACCTGGATGCTGCTGCCGGTCGACCCGGCCGAAATGAAGAAGGTCACCCGATGAACGAAGACCTGCTGTTCTACAGCCTGTACGGCGCGACGATCGTTTTCATCGCGGTTCTACGGTTCGAGGCCTGGAAGTGGTGGAACCGCCCTAGGCGTGGTGCCCGCCTGACCGAAGATCAAGTCGATTCAGTCTTGGCGCGCTAGCGAGCGGGAAGATCGAGTCAATCGCGCATTGACCAATCTTCCCGCCGCCGTCGGAGCCCGAAGGCTCCGAGATCGATGGGGTCAGGCTTCTCACCATTCCTGACCCTTCGCGTGTGCGCGAGGCTGCGCTGGGCACCATCGACAATGCCCACCCGTCATTCTTTCTACGTCGGGCGACCCCGACGGAGGCTTGTGCGAGTCCTCAATCCGCCCGTGTCCCGTGGGCTGACGTCGCATTTCATCTTCTAACGCCCCGGCTTGCGAGAGGGCGGGTGAAGTAGACGACGTGATCACCCCGTGCCCCGTTAGAAACGGGGGCGGAAGTGCGACGTCCACGGACCGTCTATAGCCAAGCCCGCAGACGCCTGTCAACTCCTGGGTTCAAAATTTAATGACCACGCGGCGCCAGGATTATTGACACCCGGCGCCAGCATGGTTAACAGTTCCGTCGTTCCAGGCGCCAGCCATATTGGCGCCGCCCCGACGGAGCGAAGGCGTGACCGCCAACATCGACGATTATATCGAACAGCAGGAAGCGGCGATCGAGGCGCAGTTCGCCGGCCGCGACTTGCAGTTCGAGCACAACCGCGTCTGGATGACTTCCGGACAACTGGAGCGCGCCGCGCACCGCCTGACCATGAAGACCCGCGTTGGCGGCGCCACCCGCGACGAGAAGGCGCGCGGCATCTCCGATTACGGCACGGACGCCGCATGCGTCGCCGATGCGTACCTGAAGATCACGCGCGATGACCGCGACGCGATGAACCTGATCCGCCGCGCGGCGGGCAATATTGATGCACTCGAAAAGCGTCTGGAAGATCAGCTTGGACAGCTTGAAACCCGCCCGCGCGTCGACCTGACCAAGCTGAAGATGCTGCCGACGATCCAACTCGCGTCCGGCCGCTACTTCGACTTCGTCAACCCGGACAGCACGCCGCTGGAGATCGACGATCTCGCCGCCGGCCTGTCGCGCATCTGCCGCTATACCGGTCAACTCGCGATCGACGAGGACGAGGTCTACACCGTCGCCCAGCACAGCGTCCTGGCGAGCGAGAACTGCGGCCCTGACTGCGACCCGTACGAAGCCCTGCTTCACGATCGGGCCGAGAGCGTGATGAACGACATGGCCTCGCCGCTGAAGCAGCTTCTCCCCGACTACAAGGAGATCGAGGATCGCGTCGAGACGTCGACCGGCCAATACTACGGCGTCGAGCATCCGATGTCCGCCGGCTGCAAGGCGATCGACATCCGCATGCTCGCCACCGAGAAGCGCGATCTGATGCCGCACGTCGAGGGCGACACGGCCTGGGCCGGCATCGAGAACATCGAGCCGTTGCCGTTCAAGATCACGCCGTGGTCGCCGTCGGAAGCGCGTCATCGTTTCCTGCACCGCTTCTACTGGCTGACTGAGGGTCGCCTGCCCAAGCCTGAAGACCGCTACGCTCGCCCGCACGAGAACGCGCCGAAGGACTATATCGAGGCACTGGAAAAGGCGTGGGGCTTCTATCCTTTCCGTGCGCCGCATGAGCGTCGTGGTTCTTTCACCATCACGCCTGATCGCTGGCCCTGGCAGAGCTATCAGGGCCTACCGACTTTGCCTCCGGATTACGGACTGAAGGAACAGGTCCGCCCGATCGGCGACACTCAGGATGTCGGCTCTGTCCTTCGTCCGGATGCTGCCGCATGACCGCGCCCTACACCAGTGGCCGTCTGAGCATGAGCTTCACGGCGGAAGACGGCCGCGTCATCAATTTGAGTGACGTCCATTTGGAAACGACTGGCTACGTCTCGCAAACCCAGCGCCCGGCATTCGGCGACGTCGCCAAGACGATCGACATGACCTTCACGGCTCACATGGTCGTCGATCCGGCCTGGAAGCGCGAATTCCTCTGGGCGTCTCACAACCTGATCGCCCACCCCATCTCCGAGATCACGCATTGGCTGGCCTACATCCCCGGCCTCCGTTTCCTGCGTGCTCTCGGCCTGAAGCTTCACGACATCACGGTTCCGCGCCACGCGCCCGGCACCGGCCGAGGATAAGAAATGCTGAGTGCCAAGGAAGCCATGACGCTGATGCCGAGCAGCGATCCCAATCCCTATCTGGATGCGATCGAGCAGCGCATTCGTGAAGCCGCCGCCGCCGGCCACGGCAAGGTGATGATCCACAGCGTGCTGCCGGTGGCCCTGGCGGGTGCGTGGTGCTGCGGTCGTCCCGGCCCGCTCGCCAAGAAGATCGAAGATGCGCTGAAGAAGGTCGGCTACCAGCTTGCCTACGACAGCGGCGGTCATCACGGCCCTGGCTTCGTCGGCATCATGTGGGCCGCCGAAGAGGAGAAGTAGGATGGCCTACGGCTACTGCCCTAACTGTGGCGGCATGGTGGTCAGCCGCACGCGTGGCGGCCCGAACGCCAAGGACACGTGCATCAACGGGCACGTCAATCCTTCACGCATGTCGCTGGCGTCGCCACCGAAGGCGAGTGCCGAAACGCTGTCGCCGGCGCAGTGGACGCAAGGTCTGCAAGCCCTGGTTCCGGACATGTTCCTCGGCCCGCTCGCCATCGCCGTCTCCTCGCAACACGAGGCCGACGCTCTGCGCGACATGCTGAACGGCGCCAAGGGTCCGAACGACCAGGGTATCATGGTGATCCCGTTCGGCGGCTCGGTCCTCTCGTTCTCGCCCGGCGGCACCGCGCTGCTGCGCGGCTACGTCTCCATCCCGCCGAACGGCGGCCCGATCACTCGCCAAGCCTTCGAGGCCTGGATCGAGAAGGCGATCGCGCCGTACCTCGCGCCCAACGCTTCCCGGCTGGTCCTGTGATCGCGCTTCACCAAAAGTACAACGGGCGGCTCGTCTATCTCCAGCCGGACCAGATCAAGGCCGTGGAGCATCGGGCCAGCGGGGATACGGCCGTAATTGTCGAAGGCATCGACGACACTTCGCCGTGGATCGTGGTCGAGACGCCCGAGGAGATCGCGAAGCTGCTGGCTGGCTGGAAGTGGCGTCCGCACTTCCTCAACGAAACGATCCGTGACGGCGCGGTGATCACCGCTCTTCGTCTCGACCTTAAGACCAAGGGGCTGGTCCCGACCTACGCCCATCTGCACCTGGAGCAAGTCCATTGATCCGCCTGACCTCGCCTCATGAGAAGACGTCGGTCCTGATCGCCCCGGATCGTATCGCCGTGGCTTACGCGGACAAGACGGCTGATGGCGTAGCCGTTTCTTCCCTCGAAATCGCGGGCTGCGACGGCACCGTACGCGCCTACGAAACGCTCAAGCAAATCGCCGATCTCAAGGTGGCCTGGGAAGAGCGCTACGAGAAGCTCGAAGCCGCCCACGACGGCGTCGTGTCCTACGTCTTCATCAACTCCGCCGGCGTCGTGGACGTGGCGTTTATGGAAGGGCATGGCGCATGATCCGCCTCACCATCACCGACGGCCGCTTCATCTACCTCGCGCCCGAACACATCACTCAGGTCGGCTCGTACGGCGACAAGACCTACGTCACGACTGTCGAACATCCCGACGGTCCGACCGGCATCGTCGAGGACCCCTTCGACATCGCTCGCCTGAAGGCCGCCTGGGAACTGCGCTATCACGCGCCCGAGATCGCCGGCGATCTGCCCGTGGCGGTCTACATGGACCGCAGCGATCCGGAGAACCCGTCGATCCAGTTCCTGTGTTGCGCCATCACGCGCAAGCTCCGCGATCAGCGCGCCGGCACTCGTCCCCAAAACGGAACGATGGCGCCCGTCAACTTCGCTGGGCTCTTCGACGAAATCTTCGGCGCTGCGTTCCCGAACGATCCGGACAAGCGCTGATGCCTGACCTGGAAGAGCATCTGCGGATTCTTCGACGCGCGTTCGCGAACTACCACGAACGCAACACCATCTGCCGCGCGGAGGGCTGTGACGGGGGCTACGTGGTGCTCGATCAGGAAGACATCGACTGGTTCACCCAAGAGCCGCGACGCACGCCGTGCCCGAAATGCAAGGGCTCGGGTTTCGTACCGCGCCAGATGGAGTTGCCGCTGTGATCCAGGAACCTCGTCCGCTGCTGGGGATGGTGCTCGCCGCCACTTTTCTCTCGCTGTTCGCCATCCTCACCTACCCGCTGCGCCTCATGAACGTGCTGCCCAGCGAGACCGCTTGGGGCGCCCGCGCCTCCGATATCTTCGACGAAGAAGGCCTCTGATGCCCAATAAGCCCGACATCTGCCTCTACCATCATCCGTGCTCGGATGGCATGACCGCCGCCTGGGCGATCTGGACGCGCTGGCCTGACATCGAATTCCTCGGCGTCAACTACAACCAGCCGGTACCGGACCTCGCTGGCAAGCATGTCCTTCTGGTCGACTTCAGCTACAAGCACGACGTCCTGGTGCAGATCGCGGCGGTCGCCGCCTCGGTCACGATCCTGGATCACCACAAGTCGGCCCGCGAAGACCTCCAGCCGCTGCTGGATTCCGGCGTGGTCCAGGGCGAGTTTGATATGACCCGCTCCGGCGCCAAGATGGCGTGGGATTACGTCTGGCCGGCGGATGTCGAGAATCCGTTCGATCGCGAGCACTTCCAGTACCGCAACTACGTGGTCGAGGACGGCGAGTATCGTCGCGGCGTCGGCTATGTGCCGTATCTCGTCAAGTACGTGCAGGATCGCGACCTCTGGACCTGGGACCTGCCGGACTCCAAGGAGATCAGCGCCTACATCCAGACCAAGCCGCTGACCCTCCAGGCCTGGGACAAGCTCGCACACGAACTCGAAGACAGCACGATCTACGACCGCGCGGTTGAGATCGGCGCGATCCTGCTGCGCAAGCAGGAATCCGAGATCGCCGGCGCCCTGAAGTCGACGAAGCGCCGCATGCGGATCGCCGACTACGACGTCCCGGTCGCCAACGTGCCCTACATCTGGGCGTCCGAGGCCGGCAACATCCTGTGCAAGGGCGAGCCCTTCGCCGCGACCTACATCGACACGGCGGACGGCCGCTCGTTCTCGCTGCGTTCGGACAAGGAAGACCCGAACGCCGTCGATGTCAGCGAGATCGCGGCCTACTATGGCGGCGGCGGCCATGCGAACGCTTCGGGCTTCCGCGCGCCGATTGGCTGGGAGGGTCGCTCGTGAGTCGCGCACTCTATTACGTCACCTACGAGGCGAGGGACGATCTGATTTTCCTCCTCGGGACCGAGGATGAAAACGAAGCCGAAGCGTGGCGAGAGTGGATCGTCTCTAGCGAGGATACCGAGGTGATCGCAGATGTTCGGAGCACCCGCATCGATCCGGATATCGGAGACAGTTTCTACGACGCCTTCGCCCTCATCTGCGACGATGACGACGAACTCTACCTGTTCGGTTCGATGGAGTCCGCACGCACCTTCGTCGACAAGGAAGGGCTGAACGGCGCCCTCTTCCAGGGCATTAAGTTCGGCGTCCGCACTTTCATGGCGCGACCACTATGAGCTACTACGGCAACTCCGGCCGCAATGTCCTGAAGGGCCTCTTCGCCTTTGCCGTCTTCGGCATGTTCGTCGGCCTCTCGCTCGTCGGCGTCCTGGCCGGCATCGTCGTCTCGACGCCGTGGGCACTCTGGTATCACGATCCAAAGGTCGTGATCTGGCCCGCCACGATCGGCATGGTCCTGATCTGGATGTGGGCGGCATGGGTCCTGTTCACGCCGCGTATCCCCAATCCCTTTCGAAAGCGCTGAAGGAGATCAGCATGACTCTGCAATTTCTGACCCCTGAGATCATCGATCAACTCGACGATGAGCAACTGCGTGCGATCGCCAACGGCACCCTGGAAGTCGAACTTCTGGAGTACAAGGGCGAAGGCCTGAACACCCTGCGTGCGCGTCGCGATGAACTGCGCGCCGCCGGCGAAAACACCGTGCGCCTGGACGCCGAGATCGCATGGGGCGAGCGTAATACGCAGCCGGTTCTGTTCTTCACGCAGAAGATGGCCGCGTGAAGATCGCCTACGAACTCCGCCAGCAGCATGACGAGATGGGCAACGCCGCCCATCTCCTCTCGCCGGGCGATGCCGAGCGCATCAACCAGGGCGGCTATCGTCGCGTCGCAGGTGGCTGCACCTGCGACTGCGGCAAACTCTATTACGACCACCCGCCCGTCCTGGGCGCGCTGTGGCTGACCCGCCTCTGTGGTGGCGAGATCGTGAAGCTGTGATGGAACTTTCGTATCTCTATTCTGTGACGCTCCATAAGTTTCGGGCTCATGGGCTCGATGCCTTGGGCATGGTGCAAGAACGCGAGCGCTCCGCTGCGGATCGCGAAGCTCTGCACCTCGTCGAGCGACTAAGTGCCTTGCACATCCCGTGTCACTTCGCCGATGGGGGTGACGCAGAGGATGATTTCTATGTCGTCCGCTATTCATCACGGGGCTCAGGGTTGCAGTGGCATGCCTCCATCCAGCTTCGCGGCGATCAGTTGTTGCTGTTACTGATGGGCATGCGCATGGAGTCGCATCCTGCGCTGGTTCGTCAAGCGAAGCTCACCGACGAGAAGTTTCGAGACCTCACCATTGCCTAAGCAGATCACCTGCGGAGCCTGTGGCGGCAGCGGCCTCGAAGAACTCTTCGGCGAGATGCCCGTCGCGTTCGGAACTTGCACCAACTGCGCCGGCACCGGCAAGACGGAGTCACGTTACGTGGAACCCTTGACCTACGAAACCTACATCACCACCGCCAAGTCCCGCGCCGGCGCGGCCAAGCAGCCCGGCGGTCTGATTTTCCCCAAGGACATGCCGCCGGTCCACAAGCTGGCCGACAACGGCATCGACGTCATCATCGACGAGGCCGCGACCCGCGCCCTCTATTGGGGCGAGGACACCAAGACGATCGCGGACTGCCAATTGAAGTTCCCCAACGTCGGGAACTTCCGAGGCATCCCTGATCAGGACGCCGATTTCTCGACAGGCTTCGACGACAAGGGTAAGGTGTCCTCCCCTGAAGAAGATCAGGACACCCGCATCTAGGCAAAGACCTGGAGCGATATGACGAAGGACTCACCAGTGGAGTCCTATGAGCCCTTCCCGTCGAAAGGCGCTGCGCGAAGCAGTCGAGCACTGCGGCGTCTCGAAGATCGAGGTCGAAGCTTGCCAGCGCGAGTACGTGCTGGCGCACGACGCCTATAACGCTCTCGTCACCGAGAATCCGCCGAAGAAGCGCTCAGGTACGACCATCGAGAACATGCGTCGACACGCCCTCGCGGCGTACGAAGCACTGCTCGATGCGATGCGGGTCCACTCCGACAATTTGGCCCATATCGCGGCCCTGCGAGGGACTTCGTACTGATGTTCGTCATGAAGCGCAACGACGCCGCGCCCGCCCTGGAGCGCTGGACGATCGAGAACTCCACGGAGTTCCGTCGCGGCCTGCTGCAACTCCCCAGCGAAGATTACCTAAACCCGTCGGCGATCGACATGATCCGCGTGGTTCGGGACAAGCCCGACCGTAGCACCGGCGAAGTCCTGACCAAGGTCCACATCGAGTGCAAGGGCTCCTGGTTCTCGACGATCTTCGATGAGGTCGACGAGGCGCGCGGTTTCGCCCGCACGGTATGCAATTTCCGAGACGAGTACCACCGCTGATGCGCTACTTCCTGGACACCGAATTCAACGGCTTCGGCGGCTGTATCCTCAGCCTCGCCCTGGTCGCGCAGAACGGCGCATCGCTCTATCTCGTCTGGCCGACGAACGACATGCCCGAGGACCCCGATCCGTGGGTCCTCCAGAACGTCATCCCGCTCATGGACAAGGTGCCAGACAACGTCCGTACGATCGAAGTCCGTTACGGGACCGACGACGCCGCGCGCCACATCGCCGAGTTCCTGCGTGGTGACCCGGCGCCTGAGATCGTCACCGACTGGCCCGACGACATCCGCTACTTCTGCCAAGAGGTCATCACCGGCCCCGGCCAGATGATCGCGATCCCGCGCCTCGCCTTCCAGATGCTCCGCGTCGACGCGTACCCGACCACGCTCGCTGGCGCCGTCCAGCATAACGCGTGGTGGGATGCCTGGGCGCTCCACACGCTGTTGACCCCCATTGGCGCGCGCTAAGCGCCGGTCCGCCCCGAGGACCACCGCCAACACCATCTCTCGCCGCCGGCCGCGACGCCGAAAGGCCTCGTCGTCCAAGAAGACCCCTGTGTCCTACAACCACCGCACCCATCCGGCGAAGATTCATCGACCGGCTCCCGGACACTGCCGTTGGTGCCATCAGCCGATCTATCGGGTGGACGGCACGATCAACCGCCGGCGCTCTTGGTGCAGTAAGACCTGCGTGGGTCATTACTTGCTGCGCACGGATTCCAAGATGATGCGACAGCACATCTTCTTCCGGGACCAAGGTGTTTGTGCGAAGTGCGGTAAGGAGCATAAGTACAACAACGCTGATTGGGAAGCCGATCACGCACAGCCCTTGTTCCTTGCATTTGGCGATCCTTCATTCTGGGAACCAGAGAACGTTCAACTTCTCTGCACTTCACCTTGTCATAAGGAGAAGTCTGCTGAAGATCGACGCAAGTACGGGTTTGTTCTCAAGATGGCCAAGGGGCCTAAGTCTGCGCAAAACCGGCTCGGTTAGCACAGCCTTACTGGCAAGTAAACTACCAAACTGCCAGAATTCTTGACATTAACCATGGATTTTGCTAGAACCTGCGACATCCCGACTAGGTAGCCGGCTCTCCCCAGGGCTTGTTGCCGCACCATCCATTCTCGCGACGCGACGGGTCGTCACGCCTAGTCCCAGGGTCTGGGACAACAGAGAGACAAGTTTCTATGCCGATTTTCCAGTTCGATACGCTCGAACAGATTCCTGAGGCGCTCCGCAGCTACGCGAAGTCCGAGGGCGAGAAGGTTCAGATCAATCTCGTTCCCGAAGACAAGCTGGCTGAGTTCCGCCAGAACAACACCGACCTTCTGAAGGAGCGCGACGCTCTGAAGAAGGAAGTCGAGCTGTACAAGCCGGTCGTGGGCGATGACCCGAACGCGCTGGCAGCGGAACTGGTGGAACTGCGAGCGACGGCCCAGCGCGTCAAGGACGGCACGCTGACCGACAGCAAGGCCATCGAGCAAGAGGTCGTGCGCCGTACCGAGGACATGAAGAAGTCCCTGGAAGAACAGATTCGAACGGCCCAGAAGGAAGGCGCCAACTGGCGCGCCAAGGCCACCGACATCGAAGCTGTTCACAAGCGCACCCTGGTCAATTCGGCGATCAAGGACGCCCTGATCGACCCGGAACTCGGCGTGCAGCCGTACGCCTATCCGGACATCCTGGCCCGCGCGACCAACGTCTGGCGCGCCCAGGACAACGGTCAAGTCCTGGCCTTCCAGGGCGACCTGCAACTGTACGGTTCGGACGGCGGCTCGCCGCTGACTCCGAAGGAATGGATCGTGAAGCTTCGCGACGAGGCCCCGCACTACTTCAAGGGCACTCAGGGCGGCGGCGCCGGCGGCGACAGCACGCAGCGCGGTCAGTTCGGCAAGACCCAGCAGGAACTGCGCAGCATGCGCGGCGCCGACAAGCTGGCTCTGGCCAACGGAGCTAAGCCGGCCTCGCTGTAGGCCGGATGGGGGCAGCCCCTCTCGCCTGAGGGGTGCTGGGCCGGGCGGGCCTAACTTAAGCGCCTGGGTTTCTTGGGACGGTTCCCGCCAAAAACCGTCCTACCAGTTTCGCCCGAATGGGCATCGCGTCGAGGAAGCGCCACGGGCGCTGATCCGCATCAAGAATTGGAGTCACGTTTCCTCCGAAACGAGACTCTCAAGAAATTCCCTCGGGTGTCGTCGGACGATCCGAGGGGGAGCCCGAGGCGGGGGCCGCCTCCTCAAACCTGTCCGGCATGAAACCAATAAAGGGAAAGCTCTAATGGCTGCCTTGACTCTGCTCGAAGCCTCTGATCTGGCGATGGGCAACGATGAGGTGAAGCGTTCGGCAATCATCGAACTCTTCGCCTACCCGGACCTGCTGAAGGTGCTGCCGTTCATGGACGTGCCCGGCGGTTCGTACACCTACACGCAAGAAGGCGCCCTGCCCGGCGTGGCCTTCCGTGGCTTCAACGAAGCCTACACCAACGGCGTCGGCGTCGTGAACTCGCAAGTCGAAGTTCTGAAGATCGTCGGTGGCGACCTGGACGTCGACAAGGCCCTCATCAAGACCCACGGCGCGGACATCCGCACCCGTCAGGAAAAGATGAAGGTCAAGGCTCTGTCGCTGTTCCTGGCCGGCAAGATCATCAACGGTGACTCCGAGCAGGACCCGCGCGAATTCGACGGTCTGCGCAAGCGCATCGTCGGCTCGCAGCGCATCCCGGCCGGCGGCACCAACGGCGGTGATCCGCTGTCGCTGCAAATCCTGGACGAAGCGATCGACGCCGTCGAAGGTGCGACCCACCTCGTCATGTCGAAGCGCATGCGCAACCTGCTGTCGGCCGCCAGCCGTCAGACCTCGGTCGCGGGCTTCATCACCTGGGACAAGACCGAGTTCGGCGAGCGCATCGCCTACTACAATGACCTGCCCATCCTGGTCACCGACTACGACGACAAGAACGTCCAAGTCATCGACTTCAACGAAGCCTGCCCCGGCGGCGGTACCACCGGTACCTCGATCTACGTCCTGAACATCGGCGACAGCGGCGTGATCGGCCTCCAGAACGGCGTCATGGAAGTTGACGACCTCGGTCAGGTCAACGACAAGCCGGTGTACCGCACCCGCATCGAATGGCTGATCAGCCTCGCCGTCATGAGCGGTCGTGCTGCGGCCCGCGTGTGGGGCATCAAGAAGGCTCCGGTCGTCGCCTAAGGCGATGGCCTAAGGGCTGGCCCTTCGGGGCCAGCCTGCGCCTCCTCCCCACCTCACACCACCTCCTCTAAGGGCATCTGAAGATGAACTCCAAGATCAAGCACATGTACGATGCGCTGCTGGCGCTTCGTTCGCTCACCGACCGCGCTACGCCGGTCACGGCCGATGGCGCCGGTGGCGGCTACGTCGACCTGCACCACCTGCTGCCCGAAGGCACCCCCGGCGAGCCGGGCGCCCTGGGCGATGTCGCTGGCCTGTTCGGTCAGCGTCCGTTCGACGTCGTGATCCAAGTCGACGCGATCGACACCACGTCGGGTTCGGAAACCTACACCCTGAAGCTCCAGACGGTCGACGCGAACAAGGCCAACCCGGTCGACGTTCCGTTCGGCGGCGCGGTCATCACGTCGGCCCTGGTCGGCGAACCGCTGGTCGTCAAGATCGACCCGGCCGTCCTGAAGCTGGCCGACGCGGATGCCGCGTACCTGCGCATCTTCGCCGACGTCGGCGGCGCCACGCCGTCGATCTCCTACTACGCGTTCGCTGCGCCGAACAGCCGCGCCTAAGTAGGCAGGTCGGGCTCAGGCTCAACCGAGGCCCGGATCGAAAGGTCCGGGCCTTTTCTTTTACGTATGAGGGTTCGGGTTTATGGCTACCCTGGCAGCACGTATCGGGCTCTTGGCGCAGGCGATCCGCGACAAGATCAACCTGATCATGCCGCGCCTCCTGCCTTCCGGCGCGATCGCCGGGCAGGTGCTGATGAAGAACTCCAGCACCAATTACGATGTCGTGTGGGGCAACCGCACCGTCACCTTTTCGGGCACGACCGACTCCAACGGCCTCGCTACCCTCACCTTCTCACCGGCCTTCTCGGCGGTCCCCTTCGTGACCGGCGAGTGCTATCAGGCATCAACCGCCAATCCTCTACGCTATACCGCAGTGCAGGCACTGGATGTGACCGTCTCGGGCTGCAAGATTCGCACGATGCGCCACGCCAGCACCGGCGTTTTGCTGCTCAACACCACCGTGCCGGGCATGGAAGTGTTTCCCTCCGCTCCTTACATGGTCCGCGTGACGGGCCTCTAGTCGACCTTCGCAACCCTCCAGTTCAGAGCGTACATCATGGCCGTGAAGACCACCAAGGTAGACCTGAGTCGCAAGATGCGCGCGATGCCCCTGGTGGGCCTGAAGATTTACGGTAGCGGTGCCGGCGAGGCGCCTCCGATCTTCACGACGTTCACGCTGGACAACAATACCGTCCTGGAGAACTCGCCCGAGGACACGCTGATCGGCAACTTCACGATCGTGCCGGACACCTCGGTCCTTTCGCTGTTCAACGACGCTGACGGTCGCCTCAAGATCGACGGCACGTCGCTCCTGGTCGGCCCGACGCCGATCTCGTACGAGCAGACGCCGGTGCTGGACTCGATCGTCCGCGCGACCTACGGGCCGAACTACCTGGACAAGCCGTTCCCGATCATCGTCGTCGACGTCGACGAGATCACCAACATCACGATCACCAACAACACGATCCTGGAGAACTCGGTCCAGGGCACGGTGGTGGGTACGCTGGCGACGGTCCCTGGCGGCGGGGCGCTGACGCTGATCGACAACGCCGGCGGCCGGTTCCAACTTGCCGGCAACGTCATCCAGGCGGGAGCCGTCTCGACTGACTATGAGACCGCGACGTCGCACGATATCGTGGTGCGTGGAACCATCGGCGGCGAGACGCTGGATAAGACCATCACGATCACCGTCGTGAACGTCAACGAGGGCGGCGGCGACATCGTCCTGACCGGCAACACGATCGCCGAGAATTCGGCCCAGGGTACGGTTGTGGGTACGGTCAGCACGGTTCCTACCGCCAACTCGATCGCCCTGACCGACAATGCCGGAGGCCGTTTCCAACTCGTGAGCGGTGTCATCCAGGCCGGCGCGACCGCGACCAATTACGAGACCGCGACCAGCCACCAAATCACCATCCAGGCGACCTACGGCTCGGACACGGTGAGCGAGAACTTCACGATCAACGTCACCAACGTGGTCGAACTGACCGACTTCACCTTGACCGGCACGTCGGTGAACGAGAACACCGCCCAGGGCGGCGCGGTCGGCACGCTGGCCTCCACGCCCTCGGGCGCGACCTTCTCCTTCGTCTCGCCGAACAATGACGCCGGCGGCCGGTTCCAGATCGCCACCAACGCGCTCCAGGCCGGCGCAACCGCGACCAATTACGAGACCGCGCCCAGCCATCTGATCACGATCCGCGCCACGCGCGGCGGCGAGACGATGGACAAGAACTTCACGATCACCGTCAACGACATCGACGAGATCAGCGACATCGCCCTGTCTGGCAATTCGGTCACCGAGAATACCGGCTCGGGCGTGACCATCGGCGCTCTGACGTCTACGCCGGCCGGCGCGACCTTCTCGATCGTTAGCCAGACGCCAGCAGGCACCTACCTCGCGATCTCCGGCACTAACCTCGTGACTGGCGCGACGCCGACCAACTACGAGGCCAACACCAGCCACAGCGTCACCATCCGGGGCACTCGCCTGGGTGAGACCTTCGACAAGACGTTCACGATCAACGTGACCGATGTCGACGAGATCAGCGACATCACGCTCAGCAACAACTCGATCTACGAGAATTCTGGATCGGGAACGCAGGTCGGCACGCTGTCGTCGACGCCGGCGGGCGCGACCTTCTCGCTGGTCAGCCAGAACCCCGCAGGGTCGTACTTCAACGTGGTGAGCGGAGCGATCGTCGCGGGCAGCACGTCAACTGACTACGAAACCCGTACCAGCCACCAAGTCACCGTGCGAGGGACTCGTCTGAGCGAGACCTTCGACAAGACGTTCACGATCAACATCCTGGATGTGGATGAATCGCCGCCGGCGCCTGATCTGGACAGCTTCGGTCTGTCGGGTAGCTCGATTGCCGAGAACTCGGGCGCGGGTACTTACGTGGGTACCTTCTCGTCGAGCCCCTCGGGAGCCAGCTATGTCCTGAACAGTAACGCTGGAGGCCGTTTTGCGATGTCGGGTAATGACCTTGTCGCAGGCTCCACGCCGACCGATTACGAGACCGCGACCAGCCACTCGATTTCAGTCACCGCGACGCGTGGAAATACGTCGATTCCTCAGGGCTTCACGATCAATGTGACCGACGTTAATGAAGGTGGCGGCGGAAGCCAGACGCTGTCTCCCGGAGTGAGCAATGGCAGCTTGACGGTATTCGCGTCCAATCCTGGTGAGCAGGCCGTTTCGGGCTACGTCACTGTTTCGATCAGCCAAGGTACCGGGCCTTGGTCGTTTGCGTGGGAGCAGGTCAGCGGTTACAGTGGAATGTCAGTGGCCTATGGAACCGTGAACGGGAAGCCTAACGATTCTGGCTACTTCTATTTGGCCTCGAATGATCGGCCGTCAGACCGAACCACCATCTGGCGGTGTAAGGTTACCGACTCCATCGGGAACTACGGTTACACCAACAACGTCACGATCCGCCTCGTGCAGTCTAGTCCCACCTAAAAAGGTGAGCCGCCCAGGTGACCTGGGCGGCTCTTTAGCTTAGGTCAATGGGACGACGCCTGCCGTCTTGCTCAGGATCAGCCAATCCGCTCCTAGGAATTGGAGTGCTACCGCCGGAGTACGGTCGAGTGCCAGAGGTTGGAACTCAGCCTGAAGTCCGGAGACGTTGAGCCCGTCTCCACGGAAGAAGGTCGGACCAGACGCTGCCTCGTAAAGGCCGGTGACGCGAGTGATCTGCCCCGCCGGCACGTTGTTGCTGTACTTGAAACGAATCAGAACGATATCGCCGACTTCTTTAGCCGGCGCAAGTACACCGTGGAAATGACCAGCCTCACCGGTCGTCGAAATTTCGATGACCTTCTCCCCGTTAGGATTGAGGATGAGACCCTCATATAGGGGCAGGTCTGCCTGGGTGAGTTGAACGAAATGGCGGGACATTAATCACTCCTAACCGGCCCAGCGCCGGCGAAGCTTGCTACCCGATCTCGGTTTTCAGATCAATCGGCCTAGTCGTCGTATTCCGTCTTGTCCGCCATCGCTTCGACCAGCGGGATCAGCTTGCCCCGATGTTGGGTGTGCCAGACATAGGAGCCGTCTGCTGTCTTCAGGAGGACGTACAGATAGCTTTCACCGAAGGCGCGACGCACCGCATCCACATCAGCCAGTGATCGCGGCTCGACCCCGGTTTCACCCCGATCGCGTCCGTACGCGCGGGTCCAGCCCTTCGTGGGATTGTTGAAGTCGTGCTTCTCGCCGATCTCAGCTTCGATGACGCTGAGATCGCCCAGGGCAGCCAGTTTGCGCGCCTTCTCGATATCCGAGTAGTGGTCCAGCAACGTCTGGCCGTTGCCCTCGTAGTAGCCGTCCCAATGGACGTAGATGAAGAGGAAGGAGCCGTCTTCCTGCTGGACGGCGACGTTGCTGCGAGTGGCCATGAGGGAACCCCGGTTAACTATGCCTTCAGCCATAATCGGTTTGTCCCCCGATGCAAGCGAAATGTCTGCCCTGCTTGCGCCAGAGTGCCAGGAATCTTGACACTTCGGGTTAACCATGCCACAAGAAACGGGCTTGCGGCGCATGGTTGCCGCCTTTTCTGAATTTCCTCCGCCGCAGGAACCACATGAGCGAATCCGTCATCATCTACGGGCCGAAGGGTCCCGAACGCCACACGCCGGCCAATGCCCGTGACCTCGTCTACACCGGCCTCTATAGCTGGGCCGAATTCTTCAAGACTACGCCGACTGCCATCGCGCCGTTCGCGCGTCTTGATGTCCCCTCGGGCAGCCTGTCCCAGGACGTGCTGGACAAGGCGATCGTCAAGGAAGAAGGCGGCGCCTCGGGAGCGGCGTCGAGCGCTGCTGCTGCTCTGGCGGCTCAGCAAGCCCAGATGCAGGCTGCCCTGATTCAGCAGCAAGCCCTGGCCCAGGCCGCTGCCCAGGCTCAAGCGGCTGCTGCCGCCGCGCCGGCCGTGGAAATCCCGGACTTCAGCCAACCTGTCGCCGTGGACGCCTCGGACCTGGACGATGAGGGCGAAGCTGATGCTGAAGAAGTCGTCGGCGACGAGCCGATCGCCACGCCGACCCCGCGTGGTCGTGGCCGTCCGCGCAAGAACGCCTAAGTCGGCGTCGACCCTGTATCAACCTCAGGGTCGCTAAACATGAGGCAGGGCCAATCCCTGTAGGTCTGCGCTAGCGCCGTATTCCGAGGCCGCACCTGTAAGAGGGTTGTATCGGAAGGTCTCGGAGCGGGAGATATTGAAAGGCCCCGAACTCGCGTTCGGGGCCTTCTGATTCTCAGTCCCAGCGGCTGAACATGCCGGGACGGAAGGCACGATGGTTGATCCGCTTCTCGCGGTGGAGGGTGGCGAAGATGCGCCCTCGCCCTCGGTACCGGCGCTTCCACTTGTAGCGGTGGACGAAGCGCTTGGACCCCGGACCCACGCCAAGATGAGCTGTCCCGGTGCGAATGCCCCAGAGCGGCGACTTATTCACGGTGCTTCGATAGATGTGAATTTGGCGATCGGTCTGGAAGAGCAGATCGCCGTTCATGCCTCGGTAAAGGCGCGATTTAGCGGGAAATCGACGCATGCGTAAGCCTTGCGAACTGCCAGGAATCTTGACATCTGAGCCAATCCGTGACAGAAGTCAAGGGCTAATTTTAGCCCCTCTTGGCGGAATTTTCGGTGCCCAACCTCTCCTATTTTTCGCACGACAACATGATCGCGCAGTTTGGTCCGAACCAGACTTTCGCGGTGCTCGTTGACGCGCCGAACCCGGACGGCACCGGGCTGGTTGAGCCCAGCGACGCCTGGGGCTACGCACGTCAAGCGATCGACTTTGAAGCCACGCGATCGACCTCGGAGTCGGGCGTGACCGTGCTGCGCAACACGAACAACGTGGTCTTCGGCCCGGCGGTCACCGCCGACTGGCCGATGGTCCAGTGGTTCGCCGTCTTCGACGAAAACGACAACATGATCTACTACGGTCGTTTGCGAACTGCACGTACGACTAAGCTGGGCGAAGTCACGGCGTTCCCGATCGAAGACATCGAAATTCGCCTTCGGTAACCGCTGATGGCGAAGCGAGTCAGCATCACGCTCGACGTGGCGACGGATGTAGATTCGCGTCACGGCCTGGGCATGACCGCAGGTCTTCCGCCGGAGATCGAAGGCGGCACCATGGGTATCATGGATGCTGTCGTCGGCGCGGCTGTCGATGGCGGTGGGATCGTCGTCGTCCCTGGGACGATCGAAGACCTCACGGATGTCGAGATCAATCCGTCCACTCTGGCGGAAGGCGATGTTCTGGTCTGGCGCGAAGCGCGCTGGGTCAACGAGCCTCAGTCGGGCGGCGGTGGTGGAGGCGGTAACGGCTTCCAGATCGTGCTCGGCCCGGTCGAAACGGAAGGCGATGGGTCCTGGCTGCCGGGCGCGGTCCCCCTGGCGGACGACATGGCGGTCAGCGAAGGCATCGACCGCATCAACGAAGTCCTGGGCAAGCTGGTCCCCGCGCAGCCTCCCGAGTTCCCGAACGGCGTCCTGTCGCTGTCGAATACCGGGGGTTCCTCGCCGCGACTGGCGACCGGGGTCACCGATAATACGGGCGACGCACCCTACGCGCCGGGTGGCAGCGTTACGCGTGTCCCGGCGGCAGGTGTCTCTAGTTTCGCCTTCAACGATGTGGGTCCGGGCGACAGCGGTACGGTGTCGGTCTGGGTCAACGATGTCGAAGTCTCCAGCCGCATCCTAACGGGGTCGGGCGACAACGGCATCTACAACGGTCTCCAGATCGCCGACCAGAAGGACTACCCGACTTCGCAGCCGGGCTTCTGGAAGTCGATTGACGTTTCGCTCAACGGCGTCCCGGCGGATGTCGGCGTGAATAAGGTTCAGGTCGTCCATTCGGCCGCAGGCCAGACCGCCGAGGTCTACTTCGTGCGCGACGGCATGACCGCTTCGCCGGCAGTTTCTGGCGGAAGCGTGGCTGAAGCTGCTCAGGGTACGCTCGCCTATTCGTCGGGTGTGCCGCACTACGGTTCGGGCGCGTCGCTCACGGTGGGCGGATCGTTCACGAACCTCTCGGGCGAGACCTACTACGGCGGCTCGGACATCTTCACGGCGTCGGGCGAGAACGGCGTCATCAGCGGCCAGTCGTACGACTATAGCACGCTGGGGATCACGGTCCCGCCCGTGCGTCAGAAGACCAGCGCGACCGCGATCACTCCGGTGACCGTGAGCGTGAACGGAAACGTTCATGCGGTGGGTCGCGTCCAGGGCGCCGCGCGTAACGTGAACGGCACGGGCTCGGCGGTCCTGGCCTCGACGATGATCCTGGTCAAGCGCGGCGCGGCGCCTGCTGGCAAGGTGGACGAGATGTCGGTGCCCGTGACGGGCATGGGCAGCATCCCCAACGGCGACAATGCCGTGTCGGTGACGCTGGGAGATGGCGACACGCCGGCGGGAACTGCTACGGTCTGGGACCCGACGGCGACTCTGCCGACCTATTCTGCCTCTGTCGTGGCGGGCGTGCTCAAGCATGACCAGATCGACTACACCACCGGCTACCTGCCGCAGGGACCCAACTATTCGGTGGGTCGCTCGGGGCCGCAGTACCGCACTTGGTCGTTCAAGCGCGCCTCGCGCTCGACGTTCCGTATCGCGGTCACCGGCTCCTATGCAGGCTGCTGGATCAAGCTGCCGGGCGTCTCGGACTCACAGCCGAACGCCCCGAACGGTTGGTGGAATGCCTTCGCCGCCTATGACGGTGCAGGTATCCCCGGCGAAGCTGGCGACCCCGCCGCCGGCTGCGCGCTCGGCTCCGTGATGAACGGTGGCTCGGGCACGTTCACGATCACCTTCGGCACGCAGTCCTCGACCAACGCGACCGGTAATGAAGTCCTCATTCGCTTCCGGCTGAACGCCGGTCAACAAATCACCGCGCTGGCGTACAGCAACTAGGTCCAACGATGCCCATCACCACTGACGAAAAGGTCGACTTCCTGTTCAAGCAGGCTGGCTTCGGTGTCGCCAAGACCGAAACGGCCGCGAACAAGACTGGTTCGAACGAAACCATCCCGTTCCCGCAGGTGGTCTATCCGGATTCGGTCTGGAAGGAATCGAACCTGATTCCGCCGTCGGCGCCTGTGTCGTCAGGCGGCGTGATCGAGGCCTGGACCGGCGCGAACCGCATCCGTGCGACCACGGACCCGACCTCGACTCCCAATCTGGCGTGGCTGGCGACGGAAATCTTTGGCACGCCGGGCTCGCGTCTGTCTGGCTTCGTGCCGCCGACCTTCGGTTCCAGCTACGCCGCCAAGGTCTATATCGGCGACCCGAATGTGGGTCCGGCCGCCCGTATCTTCCCGGATACCACGAACGAAGAGTGGGTGTTCAACTACACCTCGGGCGTGCTCATGTTCATGGGCAGCAGCATTCCGGCCGCGAAGACCGCCACGATCGGCTCGGGTACGGTCACGGTTGCCGCCAACGGCATCTACCTCGAACTCTACCAGTACGTCGGCGCGGTCGGCGTGGGCGATGAAGGCGTCGCCAACGGTTATGAACTGCCCCTGGGTGGCACCAGCGCCTGGACCGGCGCCGTGCCGCTCGACGACAACACGAGCATCTCCGAGGCCATCGACTTGATCAACAACAAGCTGGGCGACGTGGCCTCGGACACGCCGGCCGACGGCTTCCACCTCGTCCTGGGCGACGTCACTGTCGACGGAGACGGTTCGTGGGCGCCGGGCGCCGTACCATTCACCAACAACATGCCGGTCTCCGAAGGCATGGACCGCTTGAACGAAGTGCTTGCCAAGCTGATCCCGACGGCTCCGTCGGACTTCCCGGCTGGGACGACGTTGACGATTTCGAACACCGCCGGTAACTCGCCGCGTCTGGCGACCGGCGTCACCGACAATTCGGGTGGTGGCTCGGGCTACACGGACGGCGGCGCGGTCACCCGCGTCACCGCTGCCGGCATCAACAGCAACACCTTCAACGACGTGGGTCCTGGCGATACCGGAACCGTCGCGGCCTTCCTGAATGGCGTGGCCACGGCTACGCACGCCCTCTCGGGTACGGGCGACAACGGCGCCTACTCGGGCCTCGTGATCGCGGACCAGAAGGACTTTCCCGTCTCGACGCCGGGCTTCTGGAAGTCGATCGACGTCTCGCTCAACGGTTTCGCCGCGCCGACCGGGATCAACAAGGCCCGCATCTCGCACGGCGGCGCGGGCCAGACCAACGACGTCTACTTCGTGCGCGACGCCTTGACGGCGGTGCCTGCCATCACCTCTCCCACGGTCACCCAGGCCGGTGCGGGCACCCTGGCCTATTCCTCGGGCGTACCACACTTCGGTACGGGCGCCACGCTGACGGTCAACCTGTCGTACTCCAACCTGTCGGGCGAGACCTATTACGGCGGCGCCGATCCCGTGACCATCACGGGTACGAACGGCATCATCGGCTCGCAGGCGTTTGACTATCCCGCGCTCGGCATCACCACGCCGATCCCGCGCCAAACGACCACCGCGACGGCGATCACCCCGATCACCGTCAACGTGAACCCGACGAACACCCATAACGTCGGCGTCATCCAGGGCGTCGCCAAGAACGTCAACGGCTCCAGCACGACTACCACCCTGTCGACCACGAACGTGCTGGTCAAGGCGGGTTCGGCCGGTTCGCGCATCGACGAGATGAGCATTCCGGTCTCGGGCCTGGGCTCGTCGCCGAACACCAACAACGCCGTCTCGGTGGTCCTGGGTGGCGGGGATACGCCGGCCGGCGCGCCGGCCGCGTGGACGACGTCGACGCAGGTCCAGACCTACGATGCAACGGTGGTCGCGGGTGTGCTCAAGCACGACCAGATCGACTACACCGCCTACATGCCGCCCGGCCCGAACTATTCGGCGGGCCGGACGGGTTCGCAATACCGCACCTTCTCTTTCAACCGCGCGGCGCGATCGACTTTCAAGATCACGATCGCAGGTTCTTATGCTGGTTGCTGGATCAAGCTGCCGGGAGTCTCGGATACGCAGCCCAACGCCCCGAACGGCTGGTGGAATGCCTTCCAGGCCTACGACGGCGCCGGCGTCCCCGGTGAAGCCGGCGACACCGCCAACGGTTGCGCCCTGGGCGCGGTCATGACTGGCGGCTCGGGCACCTTCACGATCACGTTCGGCACGGAATCGTCGACGAACGCGACCGGCAACCAAATCCTGGTCCGCCTCAAGCTGAACGCGGGCCAGCAAGTTACGGCACTCTCCTTCTCGAACTAAGATGGCAATCTCGATCAACGAAATCGTCGACGCCCTCCAGAAGAAGATTCTGAGCGGCAAGACCAAGACCGGCAAGTCGACCGACAAGTTCCCCTCGAACGAGTCGATCTCCTCGCCGCTCGTGGTCTTTCCGGACAACATCTGGAAGGACGCCGGCAGCGTCCCGGCCTCGCCGCCGGCATCGACGACTTCGCTAGTCACGGTCTACGCGGGAGCCTCGCGCATCCGCATGACGGCCGACCCGACTTCGGCGCCGAATGAAACGTGGCTGGCGACGTCGACCTACAATACCCCGGCCTCGCGGCTGACGGACTTCTTGGACACGAACTTCGGCACTGGCTACGCCGTTCGCGTCTTCATCGGCGACCCCAACGGGGGACCCGCCGCGCGTATTTTCCCCGACACTTCCGGGGAAGAATGGACCTTCGATTACGTGGCGGGCGTGCTGAACTTCCCGACCGCCGTACCGGGATCGAAGACTGCAACTGTAGGCTCCGGGACCGTCTCTGTGGCGGGCAACGGAATCTACATCGAAGTCTACCGCTACACCGGCGAAAAGGGCGTGGGTGGCGGTGGCGTTCAACCTGGGGACCTGGGGACCATGGCCACTCAGGACTCCGATGCGGTCGACATCACCGGGGGTGACATCGCCAACGTAACCTTCACCAACGTCACCATCGACGGTGGCACTTTCTAAAGGGCAAAGCCGATGGCTTCTATCGTCTACAACTCCATGCTCGACGATCTCGTCAAGGGCAACATCAACTTCGGGTCGGACGCGTTCAAGGTCATGCTGGTCACCTCCAGCTACACCGCGAACAAGGACACCCACATGAAGCGGTCGGACACCACGGCCGGCGAAGTCACGGGCACCGGCTACACCGCCGGCGGCCAGACCACGACCGTGACCTGCACCAAGGACACCGCGTTCGACCGTGAAGACCTCACGTTCTCGACCGTGACCTGGACGTCCGCAACGATCACCGCCAACGCGGCGATCATCTACAAGTCGCGCAACGGCGCGGCCTCGGCTGACGAACTCGTGGCCTACGTCGACTTCGGTCAGAACGTCTCGTCCACGAACGCAAACTTCGCGGTCAGCTTCTCCAGCCCGCTGCGCTTCCAGAACTAATCGAGGAGTCACGTTTCCTTGTGAAACGTGACTCTTTCGTTTACTATGCCGGCTTTCCCGTAACGCTGATTAAAGCGCCCCTGACTCGTGTCTGATCTCCTCCTGAACACGCCTGTCTCCGTCGGTTACACCGGCGCGGCCGAGACGTATATCGTCAAGGCGGCAGGCATTGTGCAGGTTCACATGTGGGGCGGCGCCGGCGCGGGCGGCTACTACTCGGGCGGCTCGGGCAACGCCAATCGTTATGGTGGGTCAGGAGGCTACGCCACGGTCCGCTTTATGGCGGAAGAGGATGACATCCTCACGCTCGAAGTTGGTCAGGGCGGGCAGGTTGCTACGGGTTCTGGCTCGACCGCGACGAACGGCGGCAACGGCGGTTGGCCTGATGGTGGATACGGCGGTAAGTCTTCCGCGAATCCGGGCATCGGGTTTGGCGGCGGCGGCGGTTCGTCGCGCCTTTACAAGAACGGCGAACTGGTCGCGGTTGCCGGCGCCGGCGGCGGCGCCACGGGGTTCTACTACGGCGGTAACGGTGGCGGTGTTAATGGTCTCTCGACGCTCGAAGCGTCCGCAGGGGCCGGCGGCACGCAGACGGCAGGTGGCGCGACTGGTACTGGCGTTGCCGCCATGGCTGGCGGCTATTTCTCGGGCGGCAAGGGCAGTGCGGCACAAGGCACGGCCGCCGGCACGGCGGGTTCCGGTGCCGGAGGAGGTTACTACGGCGGCGGCTCTAACAGCGTAGCAACTAACGGCGCGCACGGATCGGGGGGCGGCGGCTCCGGCTATATCAATGCCACCGCTCTAGTCTACCACGGTTACCTGCGAAATGGCCCGCTCAATACGGGCCAGCCCTTCGATGTGCCTGGCATTCGTGCTGCGGGCGTCGCCGAAGGCGGTAACGGCCCGACGGCTGCTAGTAGCTGGGGATCGATCACGCCCGGCGGCAACGGTCAGATTTACATGACCTTGACGGACCCGGTCGATTTGGCTGGAGCCTTCCCGCTCACGGGCACGACGACCTACAGCTATACGGGTTCGCGTCAAGCCCTCATCGTCGACCAGCTTTCCTCGGTTGATTTCGAGATGTGGGGCGGCGGTGGCGGCGGTGGCTTTTATTCTCCGTCGGGCGGCGTTGCCGGCACCAAGGGAGGTGCTGGAGGCTACACCAAGTTCACGCGCATTCTCTATCCGGGCGACTTCGTAGAGATTGAAGTCGCTCAAGGCGGCCAAAATCCGTCGGGCGTGAGCCAGACTGGTGGCGCGGGCGGCTGGCCGAATGGTGGTGATGGTGGGCGCTGTACCAATGGCACGCCGAACTTCGGCGGCGGCGGCGGCTCGTCCAACATCTATATCAACGGGCGCTTGGTGGCTGTTGCCTCGGGCGGCGGCGGCGGAACGGGTTTCTACCACGGGGGCAACGGTGGCGGACGTTATGGCCTGACCGACGCTGGTGCTGCTGCATCGGGATCGGGCGGCACCTGGGGCGGCGTCGCCGCAGGTCTAAATCGCGGCTATTACCTGATGGGCGGCCATGGTTCGCCCATCGAGTCTACCACGATCGCGAATGCTTCGTCGGGTGCAGGCGGAGGTGGTGGGTACTACGGCGGCGGCGGCGCACGCGGCGGCGCGAACACGCACGGCGCAGGCGGCGGCGGCTGCGGCTACATCAATGGCGACAACACCTACAACCGCGACATGCAAGCTGGCGTGGCGCAGTCGGGTAATCCGTATAACACCGCTAATCGTCCGGCCGGTGTGGGTGTTGGTGGCAATAACGGTAGCTCGAACGCGACGTCTACGCCCGGCGGCGACGGCGCAGTCGTGGTCACGGTTTCGGCCATCACGCCCGATCCTCTTCCGGAAGACAAGACCGCGCTGAGCTTCACGGGCGCGCCGGTCCACTACATCGCCAGCAACTACGGCGCGATGCTCGTCAAGGCCTGGGCAGGCGGCGGCGCGGGCAGTGTGCGTGCGTCGGGTACGCCCCCTCGCGGCGGCGGCGGCGGCTTTGCGCGCATTGACACGGTCAAGATCAAGCCCGGCGACATCATCACGTTTGTCGTGGCCGAGGGCGGCAAGTGCATGCCCGGCGGCACCCTGGGCGGGCGCGGCGGCTTCCCGAACGGTGAAGGCGGTAATGCGGCCGACGCGACGGGCGGCAGCGGCGGTGGCGGTGGCTCGTCGCACGTCTACATTAACGGCAAGCTCATCCTGGTCGCGGGCGGCGGCGGCGGCGGCTCGATTTCGTTCACCGGTGTCTCCGGCGGCCAGCCCTCGTACCCCGGCAGTGGCAACAACTTCGAAACGCACGGCTCCAGCCTCAATCAAGGCGGCTGGGCGCCTCAGCGTGGCGCCGAGGGCAACAACCGCCCAACCTACATGCTAGGCGGCATGGGTCAGATCGACGGCAATCCAACGATCGACACGCCCAACAATCTGTGCGGCGGCGGCGGTGGCGGCGGCTACTTTGGTGGCGCTGGCTCGGTTCCGTTGAACTCACGCTACTACGGCGGGAACGCCGGCACCACGTACATTCATCCCGACTACATCGGTGCGATGATCGTCGCGACCGCGACGGGCTCGAACACGTCTGATCCTGATTGGGTCACGGGCGTCAGCGTTAGCGGCGTGGGCTCCTCGACGTCGGGTGGCACGACCAATAACGGTGGTCACGGCCGTATCGTCTTCGATTTCGATATCCTGCCGACCCTGGATGAAAGCGCGATCACGGCCGTGCCCGTGCTAAGCACTGTCCAGACCTATGTCGCAGGTAACGACGGCGACCTCGTCCTAGATGCCTGGGGTGGAGGTGGCGGCGGCTCGGTCGTGCCGACGGGTGGAGGCGAGCGCGGCGGTGGCGGCGGCTATGCGACTGGCACCGTGACGGTCAAGAAGGGTCAAATCGTCAAGTTCTATAACGGACGAGGCGGCGGCGGCGGCAACTACACGAGCGGCGCATCGGGTGCGATGGTCGGCTCTGGCGGCCTGGGCGGCTGGCCCGATGGGGGGAACGGCGGTTTTGCGAACGTCTGCATCAGTGGTGCGGGCGGTGGTTCGTCTCGGATTTATGTTGACGACGTCCTGATGATGGTCGCGGGCGGCGGTGGCGGGGTCAGTTTTGGGTCGACTACGACCACGCCGGGCGGTGGCGGCGGCACTCTCGGGGGTAATTCCGACACGGGAGGCGGTCTGAACAACGGCGGCTCGCAGTCCCTCGGTGGGCGCAACTCGAACCGTACGACGGACACGGTAACGTCTGGGAATCTCTTCAAGGGCGGTCACGGTTATATTTCGGGCGGCGCGATCAACACGCATAGCATTTCGTCCGGCGGCGGCGGCGGCGGCGGCTTCTTTGGTGGTGCCGGTTCAGGTGGCCCTAATAATTCGGCCTATCTTGGCGGTGCAGGTGGCTCGGGCTTCATCGCCGACGGCTACGGCGTCACGCCTGACGATCCGTATCGCATGCAGGTCGGTCTCCAGGTAAGCTTCGACACGGGCTCGTTCATTGATGATGGACGGACGGGTGAACCGACTCTGCTAGACACTGCGCCCACTCTGACCGCCACCGGTGTGAAGTACGGCACGGCCTGCGGGAACTTCCCCGGCACGGGCCACGTGACCTACAACGTCCCTGCGATCGGCACGCAGGACTTCACCCTTGAGGGTTGGTTCAATCCGACTTCGCTGGCGACCGGGGTCATGATGATCCTGGGGAACAACAGCATCGGCGGGCTGTCGCTGCACTACTATCCCTCGGCTACGGTCCTGGGCCTGCGTTACAACAACACCGCCGGCGATGGCTCGGCCGACTACAAGTACACCGACACCACGCGTGCCGCCGGCGTTTGGGCGCACTATGCGATCTGCCGCGATGTCAATGGTACGCGCGTCTATAAGGATGGACAACTCGTCACGAATGTGACTGGCGTCGCCATCACGAACATGACGGCGACGACTCTTACGCTCGCCAACTACAACGCGGGCACGGGCGCATCCACGCGCTTCAACGGTAAGATCGATGAAGTCCGCCTTACGGTGGGCGTGGCGCGCTATAAGCAGAATTTCAAGCCTGCTCAGTTCCTTAACAAGTATTCGCAAATCCCCACGCTAGCGTCCCTGACCCAGGGCACGAATGGCGTCACCGGTCAACCTGCGGGCACCGGCGTCACGGGTTATCAGTCCGGCCGAGGCGTGGGTGGTCAGGCGAAGCAAGCACTGTCCTCCGGTAACAACGGCGGCGACGGTCAGATCAATTACTTCATGCAGACGTCCACGGTCGCGGCGTCTGGACCTATCGGCACGATTACTGTGTCGCCTATCACGGACGTCGTGGCGGGCGCGACTTATGACTTGCCGATCCCTGGTCAGAAGATTATCGAAAGCTACAACGGCGCGCGCACGAATTACCTTGCAAACGCACCGGGTGTGACGCGTCTGCTCGTCGAAATGTGGGGCGCGGGTGGCGGTGGCTGCTCGGCTAACAATAGTCTGACGACGAACGGCGGCGGGGGCGCCGGCTACACCTCGTACGAATTCGATCTCAATCAAGGTGATCGCATCACCGTTCAGACGCCGTCCGGCGGCGGTGGCGCGGTTGACGCCAACGGCTCTAACCCAGGCGGCGCCGGTGGCTATCCCAACGGCGGTAAGGGTTACCGGCCTGCGACGACCACCTTCAACGGCGGTGGCGGCGGCTCGGCGCAACTTTGGGTGCGAGGCGCACTGGCCGCTGTTGCGGGCGGCGGTGGCGGCGGCTCTTACGGCAGCGTATCGTCGGATTATCGGGGCGGCGCGGGTGGCGGTGCCTCAGGCGAAAATGCGTTCAATGATGCGAATGGCGGCGGCACGCAGACTACGGGCGGTTTCGGTTCTGGTAACGGTCTGTCGGGCAGCTTCCTGCAAGGCGGCCGTGGCGGCACGACTGAAGGTGTCGCTGGCAACGGGTCCGGCGGCGGCGGCGGTTATTATGGTGGCGGCGGCGGCGGACCGGGCTTTGGCGGGAGCGGTGGCGGCGCCGGCTCGGGCTACGTCAATACGACCATTGTTGGCTTCCGGGTCGGCTCGACCACCAGCGGTTCGGGCAACCAACCTGCCGGCAAGTCTTCGCCCAACTATGTGTCGCCAATCGGTGTCGGCTCGAATGGTAAGGGGGGTTCGCAGCTTCACGGCGGCAACGGCCGCATCGTCATCACGAACATCACGCCCACGCCGGCCGCCACGTCTGGTGATCTAGGCCCGGACATCACGGTCACGCCGATCACGACGCTAGGCTTCCAGATCGGTTTGCCGGTCTCAAAGCCCATTGCTACGGTGACGGTGGAGCCTCCGGTCGGATACTACGGCTTCCCCGGCTTCCCGACGATGCAGCCGTTTGATCACCCGATCACGATGCTGCCGGTCGAGTCGAACCCGACCAGCAACGCGCTGGTCATCGTGCCGATTAACGACAGCGTATCGATCCCGCTGTCGCCGCCTCTGATCGCGCCTTTCTTTGTGCCCGGCGAAGGCACGGGCGATCTGGGACCGGACATCACCATCACCGCGCCCGACGGCTCGGTGCCGAACTCGGCTACGGGTGACCTGGGCACGGCTGTCACGCTGACGGCTCCTGAAGCGACCACCGAAGTCATCCCGCCGGTCGAGACCTCGGGCGACATCGGCACGATCACGATCGAGCCGTTGCTGGGTGAAGGCTCGATCAATTACAACGGCTACGCAGGCGGTGACATCGGCACGGTGACGCTCACGTCGCCGGAAGGTTCGGCTGATCCAGGCAGCCCGCACGTCATCGTCGACATGCCGCCTGCGATGCTCGTCACGCCGCCGGCCGCGCTGCTGTCGGTGCCTTCAACTGCGTCGGGCGATCTGGGTCCAGATATCGTTCTGACTGCGCCCGACGCGTTCACGGGCATCGAAGGCAACCCGCAGGCCGTCGCGTTTTCGCCTATTCAGGTGCTGACGCCGCTCGTCTCGGTTAACGCAAGCACCGGTGATGACGTCCAGGTGTTTACGGACCCTGGACTAATCTACGTGCGCCCTCCGCTCGCGGATGGCCTGGAGATCACCGAGGACAATTACATCGACGGCCTGCCGTCGCCGCTGGTTCTCACGTTCAGCGCGCCGGAAGGTTCTGCGCGCGGGGATGTGGAGGCTGGCGATTTCCTGCCCACGATCACCGTGTCGGCTCCGGAACCGTTTGTTGAAGTTGCGGCTGAAGTTGTCGGCTACACTGGCGACTTCATCATCCTGACCCTGCCGCCGCAGCCGGTCTATGATTCGGCAGCGAACCTCTCGGTGGCGATGCCGCCGGCCGTCGTGATCAATGGCGCGGACGGTGATCCGTCGTTCGACATCACGCTGCCGCTGCCCGGCCCGATTACGCTGTCTAATCCGGAGGGCGCCGCGCAAGGCGGTTACGGCGCGCAACTGCCGCCGCCGATCGTCATCACGCAGCCGGAGGTCGCGATCTTCGGCAACGCGTCCGGTTCGCCCGGTACGGTCCAGGTGATCCCGCCTGTCTCGTTCGTGGAGACGCCGGCGTTTGCTACGGGCGGCCTGCTGTCCATCACGCTTTCTCCTCCTGTGGGCAATGCGCTGGGCGGTGTGGCTGCGGGTGCTTCTGGCAGCCTGCCGACGATCTCGTTGGTCTCGCCGGAAGGCGGTAACGTCGCTGAAGCGGCGGTCAATGCCAACCTGCCCTCGATCTTCCTGAACGCGCCGGTTCCGTTGCCTCAGGCGAGCGTGAATATCGCGGGACCGAGTAACACGATCAACGTCTTGGCTCCGGCTGGTACGGCTCGCGTCTCGACGTCGACGTCGGGCGATGTGGGCGTCATCACCGTTGTGGCGCCTGAGGGCATCGGCTACCTCTACGAAGAGGGCTTTGCCTCGGGCGACGTGGGCACCATCACGGTCACGCCGCCGGCGTCTGCCGTGACGGCTGCTGCGGACAAGGACGCGGCCCTGCCGACCGTCATCGTTACGCCGCCTGACGCTCTGCCGATCGTTCCTGGCGCGCCAAGCGGTGACGTCGGCACCATCGTCGTGACTTCGCCGGAAGGTATGGGCTTCCCGGATACCGTCACCGGCACGGGCGATATCGGTACGGTCGTCGTCACGACGGTCGATGGCACGGGTATGGTCCCCGCTGCGGTCGCCGGTACGATGCCGGCGGCCTTCGTGGTCACGCCGCCCGAAATCTCTCGCGTCAACGTGTCGGGCAACATCGGTCAGATCACGCTTACGGCGCCGACCGCGTCGCTGACGGGTGAAGTCAATCTGTCGCGTCCGATCAATGTGACGATCAGCCTGACGGCTCCTGACGGGCTGGGTTATCCTGTGATCCCCGGTGACGCCGAAGGCGATCTGGGTCCGGCTATCTACGTCACCGCCAGCGATGGTTCGGCGCACGGCGACTACAACATGATCGTTCCGCTGTCGACGATCCCGGTGAGCGCGCCGGAATCGACCGCGACGGGCGATGCTGAAGCTGTGCAGCAGGGCGAACTGCCGATCGTGGTCAGCCCGCCTGCGGGTGAATACTACCGGGAGGCTTCGGTCATCCTGGGCCTGTCGACAATCTACATCTTTGCGCCGAACGCTACGGTCGACGCCGACGACAAGACGGCTGCCGTCACGCCGGAACTGCCGGTCATCTACGTTGAAGGCGTGGATGGCTTTGCCGAGGTGCCTGTCGTGGACGGCACGGCTCGCATTCAGTTCCGTCGCTCGATGACGCCTGGAGCCGTCCCGGCTTCGCTGGAGACGCGCGAGATCGCCTTTAACGAGGTGGACGGGATCATGTACTCGCGTGACGGTTCGGGCAGCCTGCGTCCGACGCCGTGGGGCACGCTGCGCCGTGAGAGCATCCCGGCGACGATTGGCGCGGCCGGACAGACCTATCGCGCGGACGGTGCCTGGGCTGCGCCGCAGCCGGTCTACGACCTGTTCGTCCAGGGCGTCCCCGCCTCTGGCGTCCGTGTTGCGCTGGGCGAGACTTTCGTGGGCAAGTCGACGCGGACGCCGGAATCTGGCCTGCCGTATTACAGTCCGTTCTTCGTACCGCGCACCGTCGACATCGCGAGCCTGTCGGTCGATATCCAGGCGGCTGACATGGGCGTCGCCCAGGTCGCGATCTGGACCATGGATACGGATCGCGTCTTGGGTCAAGCCTTGGTCTCGGCCTTTGTCCCGACCACCGCCTCGGGCGTGCAGACGGCGGCGTCGACCTCGGTCGTGTTGCAGCCGGGTTGGTACGCCGCCTCGCTGATCTACATCGGTCTGGGCGCACCGGTCTTCAACGTCATGGAAGGTCCAGCACAGATCGCTACCGACTTCACCACGCAACAGGGAACGCCGGCCTTCGTGTTGGCGAACCTCCAATGACCGATGTAACCACGCCCAACACCATCTTCGCCAAGGCTCTGAAGATCAATGGCGGCACGGGCGCGCCCGCGTCCCTGGACGAAGGCGAACTCTACATCGACGAGCAGGGCCGCAAGCTGTACGTCCAGACGGATGCAGGTTTGAATGCGACGCCTCTGGATGTGATGGGTTTCCCGTCGACGATCGGCGTGGACCCCAGCTACGTGCTGGTCAAGGCGGATGCTGGTTCGGAATGGCGTGAACTGAGCGCCGGCGGCGGCGGGTTCGTGCCTGATGACGAGCCCTGGCATATCCCAGGGCTTGCGCCGGCTTCGGTAGGAAGCCTCAGCTTCCCGGCCGCGTCCGGGCAGAAGAGCCTCATGCGCCTGGGTAAGGCGGGCCTGCTCGTAGGCACGCGCGTGCGCGCCACCTTCGGGACGGGGTCGCTTGCGATGTCGATCTACGAGTACGACGGCGCCTTGGGTACGCAGGCCTACACGCACACGTACGCGATCGCGGGCGCGGGCGTCTACACGTTCGCTCCCAACTTCCCGTTCGACGCCGGCGAGTACGCGATCGTCTTCACCTGCCTGTCTTCGGTCATCGTGGAGGCGGTGGAGGGCTATACGGTCTGGAGCGACGCGCTTCAATCGCACCCGGTCTCGCTTCAGGTGAACTATGTCGATTCAGAATAAGCACTCGGACACCGAGAACTCGCTTCCCAATCTGGTGCTGGGCGAGATTGCAGTGAACACCGCCGATGATGTGCTCTGGGTGCGCGCCGGCGGCCGGCGCACGCCTATCCATCTTCCGTCGGTTCAGCGCGCCATGCCTTATGACGGCCAGTCGGGCGCCCCGCTGGTCTCGACGGGCGGCGCATCCACCTGGGACCCCGGTCTGGCGCCGGTCGCGGTTGTCGACAACGCGATCAAGGTGGACATTCCGCCTGACGACGGCTTCATGAGCGTGCCGGGCGTGCAGATCATCGGGATCGGGAACGACCGTACGTTGCCGGTGAACTCGATCCAGATCGAGCACTTTCAGGTGCGCTCCGATCAGATCACCCTGACGTCCCTAGCTTGTGTGATCCGCTCGGCTGGCGCCGGCGCGATCCGCATGGGCCTCTTCGACGAAAACGACAACCGTCTGCTGAACCAGCTTTTCAGCACGCCGGCGCAGGGCGTCAATTCGTTCAACTTCAATCTGGTTCTGCCGCGCGGCCATTATCGCGCGCAGATGTGGAATGCCACCGCCACCGACTTTGGGGTGGCAACCGGTATCCAGACCGATCAGGGGTGGCGCGTGGTTGGCTCGGATTTGCAGTTCGTGCGCGGCTACGAAGGCTCGGTCAATCAGAGTAGCGGTCTTGTTCCCATTGCGGGAACGCCGCGACTGTCGCTCACGCCGGGCGTCGACAAGACGCTCCTGATGCGCTGGCACCTCTAAACGAAAAACGCCGCCCCATGCGTGATCCTAGGGGCGGCGTTTCTTCCGATTTGGGCTCCCTGTACGGCCGAGAACCTCGCCTGAGTTAATTCACCGTTGGCGCGTCCTTTCCTTCGTCTATTGTGTTGATGTCGCCGGTTGGTCGACACCCAGAGACCTAGAGGGCGCGGCGCCGTCTGTCAACTCTCGGCGCGCCGGTTTTCTTGACACTGTAGGTTGCTTCGGCTACCCTTCACGATCATGTCTACTGAACGAGTCTATTCGCCGGAAAACGAGCCGTTCGACGTTACGCCGAACCGCGCCGCTTTTCTGTGCCTGGAACGTGGGTGGACCAAGACTCCCTTCGAGCGCGTCGCTGTGCCTGAAGTGACCCCCGCGCCGGTGTTCGACGCGGATGCAGAATCTGAAATTGAAACCATCGCCTCGCCGGTTCCCGCACGAGGGCGAGGTCGTCGGCGCCGGGCTGTAGAAGCCGTGCCGGCAGACGTGATCGCTGATCACGACGAAAGCTGGCGTAGCTAGTTCTACCGCGTCCGGCGCGCTCTCTCACATCACAACCTGATCGTGTCGACGGTACCCTTTTGCCGTCTGTAGCTCAAGTATTCGTACTTTTGGGTACGCCTCTCTATTGCTCATTGCTTAGTAATAAGCCTTTGAAAATAAATAGAAAAAGATATTGACCCCTCACTTCACTATGTGTATAAGGTCTTCATCGAAAGTGAATACGGGAATTCCAGAGCGGTCAAATGGGCTGGTCTCCAAAACCAGCGGCGCAAGCCTTCGGGGGTTCGAATCCCTCTTCCCGTGCCACTTCGAATACGCGTCTATAGTATATTGGTCTGATTACCCTTCGTTGCCAACGAAGAGAGGCGGGTTCGATTCCCGCTAGACGCTCCAATTCGCGTCCGTAGCTCAATGGTAGAGCAATGGGCTTCCACCCCGTGGTCGTGGGTTCGATCCCCACCGGACGCTCCAGCTTTTCTTGCAAGCTGCCAGAAATCCTGACATCATCCTGTCGTGAACCGGGAAGCCCCTCTGTTCCTCTCTCCGCCCTGGCCGTGCGGATGAAGTACATGCGCTCCCGCCTCTGCTCCCCGCGCCTGTCTTCGGACGGGAAGGCCATATGCCCACAAGGGCGCGCAGGAGTCGTGAGAAGAGGGCGTTGGCGCCGGGCCAGCAGGAGAAGGCGTTAGGAGCGTCACCCGGTATCATCACCTTTGGAGCGAGCATGGCGCGCCTTTTCGTTTCTCCTGAAGTCGCGAACAACTTCGTCGTCCACGAGTATGATGAAGTCGCGCGCCGTTCGCCTGAAGTGAACGCTGCCATCTTGGCCGATTATGAGGCGGGCAAGGTAGTCTGCTTGAAGGGATGGAAGCTCGCGTACGATTCCGCGTTCTTTGCGTCTGTAGCGCTGGAGAATAACCGTCCTGCCAAGAAGCTGAAGAGTTGGGTCGACCAGGAGGGCACTATTGAGGGTAAGCCTCTTCGTAAGGCGTTGATCCAATCAGGAGCCCCGGAGCATCAGGCCGACCGTTTTGTCGCGCAGGCTGAGTCGCTCGCGCTGCAAATTGCGCCCGTAATCGACACGATCTTTGCGGGCATGCAGTTTCGCGAACGCCGCTTTACTTGGCGCATGCTGGAGACTCTGCACGAAGACCTTCATGTTGATTCCTACGGTGAAGACAAGGATGATCACCTTGTCCGGGCCTTCATCAACCTCGATATCGTACCGCGCCTTTGGCATACCAGCTTCAGTGTTGAAGCTCTCTTCGATCGCTACGGCGATCGCCTCACCGATGCCGAGATCGCTGAGGGTAGTCCGAATAGCCTCATTCGCCTTCTGAGTGAGCGCGTTTTCGGCGGAATGGCGAACGCCGGCTTCGATCGAGAGCCGCGTCACGCGGCATTCTTTGACCCCGGAGATATCTGGCTGGTCGATAGCCGCAAGGTTTCCCATCAAATTATGTTCGGCCGCCGTGCGCTGACGGTGGACTATGTGGCCGAAGCTAACTCCATGGCTCGTCCCGCGCTCTATTACCAGAACGCGGTGCGGGATTACTGCAAGAGGCGAACGAACGCCTCGACTTAGGAGAACGACATGCGTCCTTACTCCCCGCCCACCGATATCGGCCGCACGATCGCCGGCCACGAAGTCCATCACCTCACTGCCGATCATCCTCGCAATCACGCGCGCCGCGCCGCCAAGCGGCTGCGTCACGCGGCCCGCCAGTACGATCGCCAACTTATTTGCCAGGAAGTCGCCAACTTTCTTGACACCGATCGAGCGGCCTGATACAAGCGCATCATTATGACGTACCTGATGTCCCTTTACGAACGAGAGGCCCGCTCGGGCCGAGATACGACCGCCGCTTAACAGCGGCCCTCGTGTCAAGGCCCTGTGCTTATGGGGCCTTCGTCTAAACTGGACTAAGGATAGCCGGCTTTCACCCGGCAGATGCGGGTTCGAACCCCGTAGGCCCTTCCAAGCCATCCTCACTCAGGTGCGTTCGTATATCGGCTAATACACCGGACTGTCGATCCGGGAAGACGGGTTCGACTCCCGTACGCACCGCCAAGGATTCCTGATGCCCACTGGTTGATCTCCCTCCTGATGAACGAATTCCAGGAAGGAGGACCCAAATGGTCTCTCTACTAGAGCCTGCCTGCCCTCCTGGTTCGTTCAGGAGGAGCCACCATGGCCCACAATATCCAGCGCTCCAAGCGCATGTTGACGCTGTCGAACGCGGCGTTGCTTCAGATCATCGCGGGCAAGACGCTCGCGTCGGCCGCCGCCCGCTTTGAGTTGAAGCGTCGCGGCTACGAAGCCGTCCTCACCAAGAAGGGAGGATGGCACTTGGCCCCCATCACTCCCCACAACGAGCCGGTGCCTTAGCGCCGGCTCTTGAGATCACCAGTTGTAGCGGACGAAGACGCCAGAGCCGCTCTTGTGCAGAATTTGCCAACTACGTCCCGTCCAACGAAGTTGGACGTATGAGTTGGTTAGGTTCTGGTATTGACCGACATCGCTTAGAGCGAAAATGGGCGTCACCCACAGATGCAGCCCAAAGCCGCTACCCACGGAATCGTCATACGGGTCCACGAAAAGAGGCGTTTCGAGCATCGGGAACGACAGCGTAGCCAACGCGATCGTGGGACTCTGCGGGAAGTCCACATTGCTATCGGGAAAAGGGTTGGCGAGACGACTGGTATGGATGGTCAATTCGTCGCCAACCTTCTCACCTGGGGCCAATAGGCCGTAGCGGAAGGTTTCTTCGCTCGTAGAGGGAATTTCCGCAGGGCGCGGCACAAGGTTCAGTACCGTTTCGCCGTTAGGGTTGAGAATTTCAGCCAGATGGCGTTCCGTAGCGACCACTTGCTTAAACAGCATGACGACTCCCATAATCAGTGAAGCCTTCTGCTTATAAGGCGTAGATCAACTGATCAACCCAATTTCCGTCAGGTTCCCGACACCCGACCCTGATGGAGATCGCGTCCCCGACGACGCGGCGCGCCTGGATGCCCCCGCCCAGGCGCAAGCGCGGTGCCCGACCACCGCGCCCCTTATTCCGGAAACTGGTAGACGCGGTCCTTCCAGAAGGGCATCCCCTTCACCTCGACCATGCCCAGGCTCTCGACGAACTTGGAAGCTTCGTTGACCTCGGCGCCGTGCATCAGCGCTTCGTTGCCACGCTGTTCCATCAGGATCACCGGCCGGCAGTGCAGGATTGTGTCCTTCGCGCCGAACACGACCGGGCCTTCGAAGCCCTCGGTGTCGATCTTGATGAAGTCGACATCGCCGTAACCGTACGAGTCGATCGTGCGGACTTCGATGGGATCGGTTACGAACGAATCGTCCCACTTGGGAGCTTCGCCATCCAGGAGCGCGTGCGAGAGTTGCCCGTGGGAGGGCTTGTATTCGAAACGCAGGGCTCCCGGCTCGCGCCCGATTGCGATTAGGTGGGCGACCAAGTCCGGGTCCTTGTGCGTGTTCAGCACGAGCGCGCCGTGGATTTCCGGAACCGCTTCGAACGCCTCCACTCGTTCGAAGGTGCGCTTCAGCAGCGTTGCCGTGATCCCGACGTTGGCGCCGACGTCCAGCGCGCGCCGGCGGCGCTTGCAGATCGCGGAAGCTGCCTTCACCTTCTTCACATCCATGTTGGGCAGCCCGTCGAGGACATCGATCGCCTGGAACCGAGCAGCATCCACGAGAGGGACGTAGAAACCGTGAGCTTTGGCATAAGCGCTGGAATGGGACAACGGAGACTCCTTGAAGATGTGCGACCCTTGGTAGCTTCAGCACGGACAGCCGTCAACGCATCGTGATTTCTTCACAAACGTTTTCACTGGCTAAGCTTGACTCTGTGGTTAACCCGACATAACGTCGTTCGTAATGCGGCTGCGCCTCGGCGCGGGCTAAAGGCAGTTCTGGGGGAAGACGGCCCTCGACGTCTTCGGGCGTCTTGCTAGTCGTCTGGACAAACGGGCTGGTGAGGGGGCGACCGCACTCGACCTCTCCGGTGAGTGACCACCCACAAGCCGCAGGCTGAATTTTTCTCTGACAGTATTCTTGACACCCGTCTCGAACTGTGAGAGAAGCAAGACCTCAACACGGCCGAGCCCACTGCGCAAAGCGTACGGCCTCGGTTCTCTTTTTCGCCTTGGATCAGAAGATGACCTTCTTGACGCATAAGCCGAGCACTTTGAAGCCCGCCACCGGCGCGGCCTCGCTCGCCCATGCGTCCCTTCTGACGCCGGCGACGAGCAAGCCGTCGCTATCACGGTCGCTCTAGGACTCCAGTAGTCCTCACAGAAGCGGCCGGATCACCGCCGCTTCTGCTCCCTACGCTTACTCCCCAAAGCACGGCAGACGCGGCCCCTCCAACTCGGGGATCGTTAACCATTATCTGCGTATAGCTCAGTCTGGTGGAGTGCCCGTTTCGGTAACGGGAGGCCGTGGGTTCAAATCCTACTACGCAGACCAACTTCAGTCAGAGTCTGGCCGAGCGGCTAGGCACCGGTTTTGGGAGCCGGACGAGGCAGGTTCAACTCCTGCGGCTCTGACCATCAGTGTGTGGCGCAGTTTGGTAGCGCGCTTGCTCGGGATGCAAGAGGTCGCAGGTTCAAATCCTGCTACACTGACCAGTTTAAGCTGTCGCGTGTGGATTCACGCCGGCCCCTTGGTATGGGGAAGTAGAAGGTTCAATTCCTTCCGGCAGCACCAAGTTCGCCGATGCTTCAGGGAAGAAGTGTCTTTCGTAGTGACGCCAGGAGGGTTCGAGTCCTTCCATCGGCACCAGTTTAATTCTTGATCCGAGGAGATCAGATGTAGACAAAATGGATCGTGAGCTTAATTCCGGGTGGCCGGGACCGTCCTCTTAAGTCGAGAGCAAGTGGTTCGACTCCACCACGATCCTCCAAAACATGGGTGAGTTCTCCGAGCGGTCGAAGGGGAGTGACTCTTAATCACTTGGACGAAAGTCCCACCGTGGGTTCGAATCCCACCTCACCCTCCAAGTTTTATCCCTGCGTGGCGAAGTATGGTAGACGCGCCAGTTTCAGATACTGGTGTCCGAAAGGGCGGGTAGGTTCGACTCCTATCGCAGGGACCAAATTCCAGATGCCCATCTGGTCGGAATGGTAGACGCAGCGCACTCAAAATGCGTGGGCCGAAAGGCCGTCCCGGTTCAAGTCCGGGGGTGGGCACCAAAGTTAATCGCAGCGTGGCGAAGTCAGGTAGACGCGCCATCTTGAGAGGGTGGTGTCCGAAAGGGCGGGTAGGTTCGAATCCTATCGCTGCGACCAAGTTCTGATCTGGTGTAGTCGAGTGGTTAAGACGCTGCATTGTGGATGCGGAGGCTCTGGTTCAATCCCAGGCACCAGTACCAATACGGGGATGTAGCTCAGGGGTAGAGCGGCTGTTTTGCAAGCAGCGGGTCGGGGGTTCGAATCCCTCCATCTCCACCAACTACGGGGCCAGCGCTGGGCGCAGCCATCCTTTGCAAGGAAGGCGGGCGGGGTTCGATTCCCCGTGACTCCACCACGGATGGTGAATTGATCAGGCGATCAGGGCGGTTTCGAAAACCGAGCGGACCTTCACGGGTCTGGGGTTCAAGTCCTCCGCCATCCGCCAACATGGAGAGCGAACCGGACAGCCGCGCCGGGACCGATTGGAAATCGCGTCGGACCTTCACGGGTCTGGGGATGGTGTCCTCCGCTCTCCGCCAACATGGATGTATGGCTGAGAGGCTGAAAGCGCCCGTCTTGAAAACGGGTCGACCGAGAGGTCGCGGGAGTTCGAATCTCTCTGCATCCACCAACACATGAGGGTCACGACCTCTCTCGCCTGTCGTGAGAAATTCCGGGAAGGATCGTCCTGGAGCCCGTGGAATTGGAGAGCGAACCGGACAGCCGCGCCGGCGCCGATTGCTAATCGAGTGGAGCCTTCACGGGCCTGGGGATGGTGCCCTCCGCTCTCCGCCAAGTTCAACCGCGAGCAAGGGAGCCGCACAATGACGACGATGACGCAATGCCGACTGGAACGCAATGGCGCGGTCCAAGTCGCCTGGATCGAGTCGAAGTTCGCCAAGCCGACGAAGGTCGTCAAGATCAAGGTCGACGGCGAGTGGGAAGACGGATGGGTGGTCGCTAAGACTGGCACGACCCTACCGGCCAAGACGGTCCAGGACCGCGAGCGGGACTTCAAGTCACACCGCCGCGCCACCGACGTGTAAAGGGGAACGCCCCGGTCTCGCGACCGGGGCGTTCTTTGTTTAGGCCGTCACGCCGTCAGTGGCAGCCACGACCAGCCATTGCGTGCCGGTCCAACGCAGGATCACCATCGTCGGCGGGGTCGGGATGTGAGCCCCGACAACGCCCAGCGGATTGAACGGCAGGAAGGTCAGTTCCTGGTACTGCTGAGCGTTCCACTGGAATGGCTTGGCCGGCGAGGTCTCCGCCAGATTGAGCGTTTCCGAAAGCGCGCGCAGCTTGAAGGTGGTGCGATTTGCGGTGTTCGTGCTCGACTCGAACTGAGACGGCAGCGGTAGCAGACGGACGACAATCTCGTCACCGGGCGACTCACCCGGTGCGAGCCAGCCGTACAGCGTGACGTCGCTGTTATGCTCCAGGCGGATATCCACCTGACGCTCATCATTGCGATTGATCACCGGAGCCACGACGTAATTATTCGCGGACTGCGGAATCGAGATCAAGGTAGCAGACATATGGTAGTTCCTTTGGTTTGATGGACCGGACAACGTCGTCCGGCTCAGCTTGTTTATAGAACGTAACCGGAACATGCAAGCGGTAAATGGACAGAAATTCTGGCGACGTTAAACTGTGCGCCATGTCCTATCCGATCGCTCCGACCTCATTCGAGTCCAACCATTTCGATCCGGCGTGGGTCGATTTGGATTTCTTCTATTCTCAGAGTGGGATTGGTAGCTTTCCCAAGCATGTATGTAAGCGGACCTTCCAGGCTTCGCTGCCCTACATCCAGAGCGCTCGACACGCGATCGACATTGGTTGTCGCGACGGCGAATACAGTCGCTACTTGCAGACGAGCTTCGCGCACGTCTTCGGCTTCGATCCGCGCCGGCGCGAGTACCTTCCGTTCAACGTCGATCTCAAGCGCATGACGCATTTCCTCTGCGCTCTGGGCGATGAGCCCGGTACGATCAAGATGTCGGGCGGTACCCACAAGCAGTTCGGTCCTAAGCAGCATGTCGCGCCGTGCTTCACGCTCGACAGCTTCGGCCTTCAGGATATCGACTACATTAAGATCGACGTCGAAGGATTCGAGAAGAAGGTACTGATTGGCGGTTGGGCAACGATTGACCGTTGCCGGCCGGTGATCGTCATCGAGCAGAACGATGTCACGCTGCCGGGGGCAGCGCGCTACGAAGCGCGAGACTGGCTGGAGCAGCGAGGCTATAGCGTAGCTGCGATCAGCAAGGATGACCTGATCATGGTTCCGCAGTGAACAAGGAGACCCATATGACCGACGCCCAAATCAAGTACATGACCGACCGCTTCCTTGGCTGGAAGCTGCCGGCCAATTTCCAACCCGACGCCGGAATCAGCTTCCAGCCCGAGTACAACGTCGAGTTCATGGCGAGCCAGGGCAAGCCGCCCATGCGCCACGAGCCGGTCGGCACGAATCTGTTCAGCGCTGAGCAGGCCCAGGCGATGATCCGCCACATGCTCGAAGGCTTGCCCAGCGATTAACTGTGTTGACAGGGCTGGCGCCGCGTGCCAGTAATCCTGTCAGCCAATAGACCCCTGACGGCGTTCGAGCGTTGCGAAGCTCCCGGCAAGCACCGGGCTCCCACAGCATCGTCCCGCCCTCCTGGGATGCGGCTTCGAGCAGGTTCGTCAGGCCCATCTCACAAAAAGGTGCCTGACGGGGTTGGTGGATTGCCCGATGCGTACGCGCATCTGAAAACCACCACGAGTTCGCCGGTTCGCCGGCCTTATACGGATGAAGCTCTAGGGTGTCTCGGCGAAGCGCTTCGTCGGGCCTAGGATGGGGAGCGCTTCCCATCGTGGAGTGCCGGGTAGTTAACCCGGAGGCGGGGGTTCGAGTCCCTCCATCCGTTCCAATCAAGGTGGGCCAGCGGAGAATTTCATCCGTTCGCTGGATCAAGAAAAGGGACGCCGGGGTCTTGCCGGCTACCGAGGGCGCGGCACCTGAACCGCCTGCCCCACCGCCTCTCGGAGCCTACATGCGCATCCTGGTCTTGAGCGACCTGCACCTCGAATTCGGCAACATGGATCGCAACTGGCAGCCGCCCGAGTGCGACGCGGTGATCCTGGCCGGCGACATCGCGACCGGTGTCTTCGGCGTCATGTGGGCACAGACGCTCCCGGCGCCGGTCTTTTACGTGCCGGGCAACCACGAGTTCTACGGCAAGCGCCGCTACCTCCACCACATGGAGAAGCTGCACGCGAAGGCGGAAGACTCCAATGTCGCCGTCATGCAGAACCGCATTATCCAGGGCGAGATCGCCGGCGAGAAGGTCCGCATCCTCGGCGCCACGATGTGGACCGACTTTGGCCTGCATGGGACCGAGCATTTGTCCCAGGTCGCGGCGCAGCGCGAGATGAACGACTACAAGCAGATCAGGCTGGATCACAGCAAGATGCTGACGGCCGACCACACGCGCAGCCTCCACCTGGAATCCCGCTACTGGCTCAGCGAGCAGCTTCGACAGCCGTTCGACGGCAAGACGATCGTCATCACCCACCACGCCCCTTCCGAGCAGTCGATTCCGCAGCGCTATCGCGGCGATCCTCTGTCGCCGGCCTACGCCGCGCGTCTGGAGAACCTGATCTGCAACTACGAGCCTACGCTGTGGGTGCATGGGCATATCCACGACAGCCTGGACTACCGCATCTGCGAGACGCGTATCGTCTGCAACCCTCGCGGCTACAAGGGCCACGAACTCAACAAGAACTTCAACCCGCATCTGGTGGTGGAGATTTAAGCATGCCCCGCAAATGGCGCGTATTCGGTGGAGAGGTCTGGCACTTGCATGCGCCCGCACCGGAGCAGCTACCGACGAACAATCAGTTCGCGAGCATCTTCCGAGATTGCGATAAGGTTGAATTCGCGGGCGATTACGACACCGAGAAGGAAGCGCGGGATGTCTGGAAGGCTCGGGCGCAGCAGACCGTCGACAACGCCTTGATGCGCTTCTTCATCGTCCCTTACGATTACGAAGAGATGTCACCGAAGGAGTGGTGGGCTAAACGCGTCGAGTTCCTATCGCAGAATATGGACGTACCTGCTATCGGCCGCTCGCGTCCGGAGATTATGCGCTAATGGCTTACCGCCAGATCATCCCCATCGACGACAAGCTGCTGACCAAGCCGTCAGCGCCGATCGAACTCATCAACGGCGAGGTTCCGCAGGATATCCTCGATCTCGCTGGCGACATGCTGGAGACCTGCCGCGCTATCAACGGCGCCGGCCTCGCGGCGGTCCAGGTGGGCGAGCCGGTTCGCATGTTCGTGATGGACCTCGTCCAGATCAACGGCCCGACCATGGTCTTCATCAATCCGGAGATCATCGTGCGTTCGGGCGAGACGATCGAGATGCTGGAGGGGTGCCTGTCGATGCCGGGCATCGGCTTCACGCTGGAGCGCGCCGCGACTGTCACTGTCCGGTACACTGCGATCGACGGCGAAGAGAAGACCTATGACGCCGGCGGATACGCGGCGATCTGCTGCCAGCACGAAATCGACCATCTCGACGGCATTAGGCATATTGACCACTTGTCGAAGCTGAAGCGTTCGCGCTACATGTCCAAGTTCAAGAGCATGCTTCAAGCACGCTCTGGTTAATTAACCCCTTAGCCTGGAGTCCACATGTCCCACTTCGCCCTCGTGGTCGTCACGACCACCAACTCGGAAGAACAACTCAAAGCGGTGCTCCAGCCGTTCCACGAGTTCGAGTGTACCGGCACCAGCGACCAATATGTCGTCGAGGTCGACGACACGGAGGAGAAGCGCGCGTCCTACGAGACTGCGAAAGGCCGCCGTTACCGTTCGCCGGACGGCGCCCTGCACGATCCCTACGACAACATCTACTTCCGCGATCTCACTGCCGATGAACTCAAGCAGGCCGGCACTGAGAAATTCGCCCGTATCCCAGGCCTCTTCATCCACGATCAGGACTGGAATGACGGGCGCGGATATCGCTCGAAGGTCCACTTCGTGCCGGCGGGCTGGGAGGACGTCGAAGTTCCCGTCAAGGAGTTCTCCTCGCTCCGTGACTACATCGCCGGCCAAACCGACCGCAAGGTCATCGTTCAAGGCGGGCTTCCGGACTACAACGATACCCACAAGTACGGCTACACGATCGTCGACGCCAAGGGCGAGGTCGTGAAGACGGTGCGTCGCACCAACCCAAATGCCAAGTGGGATTGGTGGGAGATCGGCGGCCGGTATCGTGGGCGTCTCCTGTCCAAGGGCGGCTTCGGTCACCAAGGTCGGCCGGGCACCTTCAATAACGACACCTACCATCAAGGGGGCAGCGACGGCTTGCCGAAGGGCGAGATCGACTTCGAGCGCATGCGCAAGCTGAACGTCGAAAAGCATCTGGGCTGGGTCGAGGAAGCGTACGCCAAGATGGGTGACATGCCTCGCGTCGAGGTCAAGGCGCTCTGCATCGAGTACGCCGGCCTGTTCAACGAGGTGATGCGCCCGAAGTTCGCCGCGATCGACGCCGGCACGTGGAAGGACGGTAACGTCTGGGAGAAGGCGAATGCGGAGAGCCCACGCTTCGAGGAACTCGGCAACATCCTCAACCCCTTCTACGACTACTTCAACGGCGCCGGCTTCGATCGCGACATCGGCGATCCCTGGGCCTGGGCGGAGTCCGTCGCGCCCCTGACCGCCTATGCCTTCCTGGGCACGGACGGCGTCTGGCGCGGCTCGGGCGAGATGGGTTGGTTCGGCATTTCGACCGGGGTGAAGGACTCGGGTGAGTGGAATCGCGAGTTCGCCAAGGCGCTCGCCGCCGTGCCGGACCACCACACGATCTGGGTCGTCGACTGCCACATCTAAAAAAGTTTGCCAGAATAGTTGACACCTCTGGCTCAATGTGAGACACACAATCCCATGATGACCTATCGCAACAACGTGCAGCAAATTCGAGTTCGCCAGTTTAACTGGACGGGCCGTTCGCACGTGTGTGATGGAATGGTGGGCGGATAGCCCACTCCACATCAAACAGATCGAGCGAAGGCCCGCCAGGAACCCCTGGCGGGCCTTTTCTTTTTTCCACCTTCCGATCCGAGGAGATCGTCATGAACAACGGCGGGTAACCGCCTTCTGGGTAGGCACCGGGCACGAGTGAGCCCAACCGACTGTAAATCGGCCGCGAAAGCTGTGAGGGTGCGAATTCCCTCCCTGCCCTCCATCCCTACGTAGCTGAGACAGAGTAGCGCCAGAGTGAAATCCTGGAGACGGAGGTGCGAGCACTCTCGTGGGGGCCATTTTCAGTGGCAGGTTAGTTCAGAGGTAGAACGCCGCTATGACATGGCGGATGTCGGGGGTTCAATTCCCTCACCTGCTACCATCCTAGTGTAGCTCAGTTGGTAGAGCAGCGGATCGATAATCCGCCGGTCGCCGGTTCAAGTCCGGCCGCTAGGTCCAGTTTCTGATGGGGCATAGCTCAGGGGTTAGAGCGCGCGCTTGATAAGCGTGAGGCCGTTGGTTCGAGACCAACTGTCCCTACCAACAAAGGCCGGCGCGGAGATGCGCGCCGCCTAACGCGAACGGGCCAGATGGGAAGGCTGGGGTGTCACATACCTCGATTGACTGTGTTCGATTCACAGGTTCGCGACCATGTTTATTGGGGGATCGTCTAATGGTAGGACGGTAGAGTCTGGTTCTACAGATATAGGTTCGAGTCCTATTCCCCCATCCAAGTTGTTCTCGGGTGGTCTAATGGTAGGACATCTGGTTTTGGTCCAGAGGGTTGGGGTTCGATTCCTTGGCCGAGAGCCAACTTATTTATTCTCATGTGGCGGAACTGGTAAACGCACCGGACTGTTAATCCGGCGTCTCGCAAGAGACTTGGGGGTTCGAAGCCCTCCGTGAGAGCCAATTTGTCGCAGCCCCGGCTGCGGCGTTATGCCCTGGTAACCCGGCGCGCACTACGAATGCGCGAGCCGTAGCTGGAGTTGAAAAGGCTGGTTCGAATCCAGCCCAGGGCGCCACCTTTAGCGATGTAGCTCAGTGGATTTAGAGCGTTCCCCTACGAAGGGAAGGGTCGGGGGTTCGAGTCCCTCCATCGCTGCCAACCTTAGCGTACAGGCCGAGCAGGATTATCGTCAGGCGCCGCCCTCCGAAGGCGGAGAGGCTCGGTTCGAGTCCGAGGTACGCTGCCAGACATTGAGAGTTGACAGGCATTTTTAGGCAGCCTATATCCTCTCAAGTGAATTCCAAGCCCGCACCGGGATCGCTCTGGCGATTAGGCGGGCCTGGGCCTCCTGATCGTCAAGCAGAGCCCCCGCGTGGTCCCGGTCCGCGCGGGGGCTTTGTGATTCAGGCGTATCCTGAGTCAAGGTATTTATAGTTGACAGACAAGTGCCAGGAATCTTGACTCTCCAGGTCGATTCTACTACCGTGCGCTGCATCAACAACGCGTAGCTACCGTCGGGGACGAAGGCTGTGTCGGACAACGACAAGGGCCAAACGGTGATCCCCGAGGCCCAAGCTGAAAACCAGGGACAGCAGCGCTTTTACGCCCTGCTCAACGAACTTCGGACGGCACTGCGTCGTCCGTCGACGGAGGCTCATACACCCAACCTGGATGTCGAGACCGACCATGGCTAACCAACCGAATGGAGCAGCGCAGGCCGATCGCGTGCGGGAGATCGAGATGCGTCTTTGGGAAGAGGTGGGCACCCAACTCAAGGGTGTCACGGAAGCTATGAAGGAACTCGCGCTCGAAATGCGCGACGTTCGTGAACGCCTCATTCGTATCGAGGCCCAGGACCAGCCCAAGAAGCTGGCAAGCCTGGAAGAAGACCTGCGCGAGACGCAGGACGAGATCGCGCGCGTCGAGAAGGACGCGGCGGACGATCTGGCCCGCGCGACGGCGGTGCATCACCAGGAAATTGGCCTGATCAAGTCCCAGGCCACGGCCGACATCGCCCGCGTCGAGAAGACCGCGTCGGACGACAAGCTTGCGCTCGAAAAGCGCCTCACTCGCATGGAAATGATCATCGCACCGCTGACCTGCGCGGGCGGCGCCCTGCTGGCGACGATCATCACGATCCTGGTTCAGAAGTTCACGGGGAGCTAAACTACCTGCGGTCGTTTGCCGCATCAGCTTCACAATAGGAAGTAGCTTGTGGCCCCGTCCGGGCAAGGGTAGCTTAAACGCTATACCAACGCGCCCTCGGAGGGGACCACATGATTAGCGCCGCTGCCGTCCTGGAATTTCAGGACGACCAAGAACAAGAAACGGCGCACACCGCCGACGACTACCAAACGAATTTGATCCGTTTGAGTTCCGAGTTCTTCTCGCTCATTCAGGACGATGTGACGGACGAGGGTAAGCGCCGCCTGGGTGATCTCCACCGAGCGATCGGGGTCGATCTCCAAAAATTCCGCAAGGCTTCCACTGTGGAGGGTCTTGCGGCCATTTAGTTCCTTACGCCGCAAGGGAGCGACGTTTGTCCGAAGCTTTTGAGTCTCACTCGTTCGACGATTCCACGTTCGAGCGTCCTCCCACCAAGTCTAAGGCGCAGGCGCGCGCTGAACGCCGCGCCGATCGAGCGTCAAAGCAGGCGGAGCATCGCGCTCCGCCGCTGGTTCCCAAGACCGAGAACCAGCGCGAGTACATCGAAATTCTCCGCGATGCCAATAGCTGCATCGCGCTCGGCCCCGCCGGCACCGGCAAGACCTACATCGCCGCCCGCATCGCGGCGCAGCGCAAGATGGCGGGGCACGTCGACAAGATCATCATCACCCGCGTGAACGTCTCAAAGCGAGAGCACGCCCTGGGCTTCCTGCCGGGCAACATCGACGCCAAGATGAAGCCCTGGATGACTCCGGTTGTCGAAGGCCTGCGCGCCGAGGTGTCGGCCAAGGTCATGGACACCTGGAAGGCCGCCGGCGAGTTCGAGATCGTGCCGTTCGAGTTCATGCGTGGTCGTACCTTCGACAACGCCTTCGTCATCCTCGACGAAGCCCAGAACGCGTCGTTTGACGATCTGGAACTGTTCGTGACCCGTACGGGCCAGGGCTCGCAGGTCGTGATCTGCGGCGACCCCGGCCAGATCGACATCCCGAACTCGGGCTTGGAGATCATCGCCGACATCGCCGAGGAAGACGGCATCGTCGATCTGATCGAGTTCACCGAGGAGGACGTCGTTCGCTCGGCCGAGGCCAAGGCCTGGGTCAAGGGCATCGCGAAGTACAAGCGCGCTAAGGCTGCTGCCGCCGGCGACGCACGGAATCTTGACGGTGTCAACCGTTTCATCCATTCTGGGAATTAAGGAGTCACGTTTCGGAGGAAACGTGACTCATTTATAGGGTAGAACGGTCGATGGCGTTTCAATTTGTGGTCGAGACGGGTGAGGGTGATCCCGACGCCAACTCCTACTGCACGGTGGAGTTCGCCGACGACTATTCGGAGATGAACATCCAGCGTTCCTCGGAGTGGCTAGCTCTGGAGGAAGAGGACAAGCAGCGCATCCTGGCGCGCGCGTCCAAGACGCTGGATGTCCGCTTCAAGTGGAACGGCACGCGCGTCGATGGAGACTCAGGTCTGAAGTGGCCGCGTGCCGGCATCTACGATGAGGATGGCTTCATCATCGCTGATGACGTCATCCCCGCCATCCTTCAGGAAGCGACCGCCGAGTTCGCCCTGTATCTCATGTCGGATGACTGGACCGCGCCGCGTGACGAGGATCAGTTCAAGGAACTGAAGGTCGACGTGATCGACATCAAGTTCGACACCACCTATCGCCGCTCCTACATCCCACCGACGATCGTGGCGATGCTGGACGGCCTGGGCTCCTCCAACTCGGGCGGGCGCCCGGCTTTCAAGAAGATCGTCCGGTCGTAATCCATGGGTCTGAAGAACACGCTCCGTAAGGGGGTCAAGAAGGCGTTCGAAGCGCTGGACGATATCCCCAAGAAGGTCACGTACCAAAGCGTGTCCGGCCCGCCGGTGCGCGACCTGGATGCGGGCGCCTTCACGCGAGCGTCGTCCAACTACACGTTGCCGATGGTCGTGTTCACCAGCTTCACCACGCGTGAGCGGGACAAGGACCCGGCGATCGAGACAAATGATGTCAAGGTGCTCTTCCCCAGCATGGACCTGCCGGTGAATGCCAAGACGCAGGACACCATCATCGACGATGAAGGCGTGCTCTGGGAAGTGATCGACAAGAAGACGGACCCCGCTTCGGTCGTGACCATTCTCCAGATGCGAGCGGCCTAACGTGGCGTACAAGCGCAGCGGGAGCAAGCTCGCTGTCCAAGTCGACAATCCCTTCTCCCATGCCTTCGAGCGTTTCTTCGAGCAGGCCCAGGATAGCTTTGAGCGCCGCGAGAACGCGCTGCTGATCAAGCTGAATGAGAAGATTCTGGAGAACACGCCGGTCTGGGAAGGCGACACGATCCTCAATTGGCGGTGGTCGACTCGCGCGCCGGACCTGAGCCACGAGGAGCCGCGCGGGACCGGTATCGATCCTGGCCCGACAAATACGATGCCGATCGGGTCCGAGCCGCGCCGTAAGGCCAATGAGTCGCGTCCTCGTCGTTCGCTGGCCGGCGCCCTGCGCGCCAAGAAGCCGGTCGACATCTATCTGACCAATACGTCGGACAGCGCGGTCGCCCTGGAATATGGGCTGCTGCCGACGCCGCAGCGGTCTCGTGTCGATAGTTCGAAGGGGATCGTCCGTCTGGCGATCGCTGAAGCTATGGCTGGTGTCCTGTGATCTGGTTCGCCGCTTTCCACATCTTGCCCTGGCTGCCGTTCTGGTGGCTTTCTGAGGAGACCTGACCGTGTCGATCTTTAACGCCCTCCGACGTGTCCTGGACACGAAGGCGCTGGCGGCGGCCACGGAAGCAGGGCTCGCCGGCAAGATTCAGTTGATGAACGAAGAGACCGTGAAGGACAAGCGCACGGTTCACGCCGAGTTCTGGTTCCGAACGGGCGGCTCCAAGCAGTGCGAGCTTGGCCCGAACACGTCGCTCGAAATGACCGTGGGTATCTTCCAGTTCACCGTTTATTCGCCCGAGAACGTGGGCAGTGGCAGCGGCACTGCGGCGGCCGATATCCTGCGCGCGCGGTTCAATCGTAAGCAGTGGATGGTTGATCCTTACGGCTACATCAGCACCCAGGTCGCCAACCTCAAGACCCCGATGAGTGGTCCGGTAAACGGCCAGTTCGTGACGATCGTCGACGGTACCTTCTACTACTACCACCGTGACCCCGACGCAGGCGATTTCCGCGAATAACGCTTGACGACAGCTTGACTGGCTGCTATCTGCCAGGATTCTTGACACTCTCAGGCTTTTCGAGTAGGGTCCACCACATCGGCGCGCAGACCGGGGCGGTCGCCAGCCAACCCCCTGTTTTGCAACTTTTGGTGGGCAGAAATGGTCCAAATCTTCGCCGACTCCAACCGCGCGGGTCTTCGCTACATCAAGGAAGACCCGAACGCCTGGGGCACCACGCCGGTCGATGGTGTGTCGCGCGCGCTGCGCTACACTGGCTCGACCATCAACGCCAACAAGGAAACGGCGGTCTCGGAAGAAATCCGTGAAGACCGTATGACGGCCGACTACATCGAGACGGGCGCGCGCTCGGCCGGTGACTTCAACGTCGAATTCTCGGCCGGCTCGCACGACGACTTCCTGGAATCCTTCGTGTTCGGCGCGTGGACGCGCCCGATGACCTTTGACTCCGTCAAGGGCACCAGCCTGGAATGGGCGAACACCACGACCCTGTACATCAAGGGCCAGGACGTCACCGACTACTTCTTCCCCGGTCGCCGCGTGAAGACGCTGGGCTTCCTGGAGACCGCCAACAACAACTACTGGCAGATCAGCACCGTCACCTGGAACGCCGGCGCGAACCGCACCGAGATCGTCGTGACCGATGCGACTGCCGTCGCCGAGTTGGGCTCCTTCTACACCTCGCTGATCGACGCCAACGACGTCATCGTTCTGAAGAACACCGCGATCCGCGCTGGCACCGCCGGCGAAGCTGCGTTCGACTCGAACGGCTCGAACGCTTTTGCGGCGGCGATCGCGGCGGGCCAACTGAGCCCCGGTCAGAAGATTTTCGTCGACGGCCTGGGCATCGAAACCGGCACCGTCACGTTCTCGGACCAGCCGGCCGTGGGTTCGAAGGTCACCGTCTCGGACGGCGACAAGACCCTGGTCTTCCAATTCGGCGGCACCGTGCCTCCGGGCACCGAAGCTGTCGACCTGGGTTCGGGCGCTGATGCGACCGCTGAAAACTTCGCTGCGGCTCTGAACGGCTTCAACCGCGACGGTTCGCTCCTCGTTTCGGCCACCGCTGCTGCGGGCGTCGTGACGCTGAAGAACCTGCGCCGCACCAACGGCTCGATCCTGGAAACGACCGACACGGCCAACGTGATCACGGTCGCTCAGTTCTCGGGTGGTTCGGCTTCGCTGCACGGCGTGTTCAAGATTGAATCGGTCTCGGACGACAAGATCACCGTCTCGCCGGCGCCGGCGACCTTCGCCAATGGCGCGGGTCTGGCCGTGACGATCAAGGGCTCGATGCTGCGCAACCCGTCGGAAACCGCCGACATCATCCCGCAGTCGTTCACGATCGAAACCGGCTTCGGCGACGTCAGCCAATACTGGATCACCGACGGTCTGCGCGTCGGCACGTTCACCTACAACATCGCCTCGAACGCGATCCTCACCGGCTCGTTCGGCTTCAACGGCCGCCAGACCAAGCGTCAGGGCGTGACCAAGCTGGGCGCGGCGCCGTACACGGTCCTGGACTCGACGGCCACGCCGGTCGCGAACGCTACGACCAACGTCGGCGCGATCAAGATCAACGGCGAAGAACTGTCGACCGCGATCCAGTCGATCACGATCTCGGGCAACAACAACCTGCGTGACCAGAACGCCGTCAGCTACAAGTTCCCCGCCGGTATCGGCGCGGGCCGCCTGGAAGTGACCGGCAACCTCGTAGCCTACTTCGCCGACGGCAGCCTGTGGGACAAGTTCATCGAGCACGACACCGTTTCGGTGGAATTCTCGATCGAGGACGTCTTGAGCAACCACTACGAGTTCACGGTCCCCGCCGTCAACTTCACCACGGACACGGTCAACCCGCCGGGCGGCAACCAGGACGTGATGGAGAACATGGAATACGGCGCCAAGCGCGACCCGATCACGAAGTGCGAACTCCAGATCGACCGCTTCTCGGCGATCTCCGCCGTCACCGCCTAATCGGAGAGTCACGTTTCCCCCGAAACGTGACTACTCCTCCTTCTTTTCCCCGACAGACGCCAGTTTAGCCCTCGGGCTTACGGAGTCTCAGCGCTGAGCAGGGCGTCCCGGAGTCGGGGCCGGGACGCCCACCCTTCCCCTGACAAGGTATCCCGAAAATGAGCGAAGCTCTCGACCTGTTTGATCTGTTCTCGTCCAACAAGGAATCCGAAGAAGCCGGCCGCTGGGTCGAACTCGGTTCCGGCACCAGCTTCAAGATTCGTGCGTTCGGCGCCAAGGCCGTCTCCGACCTGCGCGACAACCTGACGAAGCCCTACGCGCAACTGCTGCGCGTCGGCTCGAAGATTCCGGACGACAAGAACGAAGAGATCGGCCTGAAGGTTCTGGCCGGCGCCGTCATCGCCGACTGGAAGAACGTCAAGAACGCCGCCGGCGAAGTCGTTCCCTACACCGCCGACGAAGCCTACGCCATCCTGAAGGCCCTGCCGAAGCTCGCCAGCTTCATCGTGCAGTACAGCCTGGAAGGCCAGAACTACCGCGACGAGGCCAAGGAAGACGGCCTGGGAAACTGATCAGCGCGCTCGATCAGGCCCTAGAAAACCCTCCCGATGCGAATTGGGAGTTTAAGAACACGGCACGTGTGGCGAAGGGGCTCCCGCCCCTTCCGCCACCACCGCCCCCGATCGAGGTCTTCCAAGACCTTCAGTGGGCATATGCCGGTTTCTGGCGCCTGTCGAACGCGCGCCCCATCGGCATGGCCGGACCTCTCCGAATCCCCTTCTCCGAAATCGCCGGCTACTGCCAACTGCACGGCTACGATATCGGGAAGCGACTAGACTTCCTCTACTACGTCGAACGGCTCGATGACAAGTTCATGGAGTACGTGAAGAAGAAGCAAGACGAGGAAGAGCAAAAGAAGGCTCAAAATAATGGCACGCCGCGATCGAATCCTTCGCGGCGCTGAGGGATAGATGGACACCCAACCGCTCAAGCTTAAGGTAGACTCAGGGCAAGCGCAGGCCGACTTGGCGGCGCTGGCCCGTTCGCTTGACATGGCGGGTGTCGCGGCCCTCAAGACCGCGAAGAATTTCGAGACCGGCATGGCCGGCGTGTCCAAGGCCATCAACGGCTCCTTGGGCTCTATGGAGAAGTTCGCGAAGGTCGCGGGCCTCCTCTCCAAGATTAAGATGGATGGTTCGGGCGTCTCGGCGATCGGTGAATTCGCTAAGGCTCTGAACCAAGTCGCGCGCGTCCGCGAGATCGAACAGTCGAAGCTGAACAGCTACCGCAAGTTCATCGAAGTCGGCGCCCAGGTCTCGAAGCTGCGCTTCGATGGCCAAGCCACCAACAGCATCCTTAAGTTCTCTCAGGCCCTGGACGCGGTGTCCAAGGCCCGCGCGATCACGCCTGCCAAGATGCAGTCGTGGGTCAAGTTCATCGAGATCACCGCGCGCGCCAGTCAACTGCGCCTGTCGGGCTCGGCGACCAATAGCATCAAGCAGTTTGCCGAGGCCCTGGAATCGGTCTCGAAGGTGCGCGCCATCACGCCGGCGCGCGTGCAGTCGATCAAGAGCCTGTTCGAGGTTCTGGGCTCGGCGAAGGGCCTGGGCAACGCCGGCAAGCTGGCGGGCGACTTGGACAAGATTGCGGCGGCAGCGGCGCGTGCGTCGACCGCGCTGAGTTCGATGCCGTCTAAGGTCCGCGCCGTTTCGCCGGGCTTCCAGGCAGCGACCAAGAACGCAGAATCGCTCCACAAGGAAATCGCCAAGACGCCGGGGCACGCCAGCCGTGCGAGCAAGGGTCTCGGCGGACTGATCGGCCGCCTGGGTGACTTGGGCGAGCGCTTCAAGCTTTCCTATCAGGCTGGTACGGCGTTCAGTGCCTTCTTCTCGGCCTTCACCTTCGGCCAGTTCCTCAAGAGCACCTACGAAACCAACATCGCCCTGGCTAAGCTCCAGAAGGCTCTGCTGTTCTCGACCGGTACCTTCAAGGGCGCCCACGAGGCGATGGACCGCTTCGTCGGCACGTCGCTGGAACTCGGCCTGAACATCGAGAAGACGGCAGAAGCTTACGGCCGCTTCACGCTGTCGGCTAAGGCTTCGGGTATCGGTATCACTGACTCCGAAAAGATTTTCAAGTCCGTTGCAGGTACTCTTCAAGTAGTTGGCGCTAATTCTGAGCAGACTGAACTTGCGTTCTATGGTCTGACGCAGATGATCCAAAAGGGCAAGGTCAGCGCCGAAGAATTTAATCGCCAGATCGGCGAGCAAATTCCTGGTAATGCTGTTATCGGTGCGCGCGCGCTGAGTAAGCTTGAAGGCCGCGTGGTCTCTGTTGCTGAATTCTTCAAGCGCATGTCTCTTGGTCAGATTATGTCGACCAAGTTCGTGCCGGCATATGCCGAGGCGCTGCAAGAAGAGTTCGGTGATCTCTTGAAGGTTGCTCAACGTCGTCCTGACGTCGCGCTGAACAAGCTGACCTCGGCCTTCACGATCTTCAAGAAGAGTGTGGGTGAAGCGGGCTTCATGGCCTCGCTGGGCCGTGAGTTCGGGCGCCTCACCGACAAGATCATCGTCACCAAGGACGGCCAGACGTCGCTGACGCCGGCCGCGCAGCGTCTCGCCGATACCCTGGGCAAGAACCTCGCCAGCATGGTGCGCCTGCTCGGTAAGGGCCTGGAGTTCCTGGTCGAGAATCTCGATAGCGTCGTCGCCGCGATCAAGGGTCTCGCTGCCCTGAAGATCGGCGCGACCTTCATGGACTGGACCAAGAAGGCCAACGGTTTTGCCGGCAGTCTGATCCCGGTCAAGAACAACGTCGCCGAAGTCGCCAAGACCGAAGCGGCTATCGCCGGCGCTGGAGCGAATGCCGCGACGGCTGCTGCCGCCACCCAGGGCTCGACCATGGGCGGTCCGGCGCTGTATGCCTCGAAGGGCTCCAAGACCCAGACCTACGACAACCTGCGCAAGCAGGGCTACTCGCACGAGGATGCGACCTTCTACGGCTCGCTGCCCACCCGAGACAACGAGAAGTTCACGGCGCAGAGCGGCACGCTCATGGGCAATCCTGGGCAGCGCACGCAGCGCCAGTTTGGCCGCCGTGTCCAGACCTACAACAACACCACCAACGGTCTGAGCGGAAACGCCGTAGCCTTCGGCATGCGCAACAACGCGGCAGCTACCGCTGCGGCTCAAACGGCGTCTAAGGGCGCCGGTGCGATGGCGGCTGCCGCTAAGGGCGCTTCCATGGCGTTCGCAGGCCTGCGAGGCGTACTGAACCTGCTGCCCGGCGTCGCGGTTGCGGCCGGCATTGCCCTGGCGATCTTCAGCGACAAGATCACCGGTGTGAAGACTGCCGCTGGCAACGATGTCCAAGTTGGCGATATCGCGAGCGGAGCGCTCGGCGCCGCCGGCAAGGACATCGGCAAGTGGTTCAACGATGCTGCAATCGGTATCGGCGCGCTGTTTGGCGTCTCCAAGGAAAAGGCTGGCGGTAAGTCGCTGGGCGAGTGGCTCGGTTGGATCGCTGCGGGCCTGATCACCCTGGGTAAGGTTCTGTTCTCTCTCGCCGACTCTCTGGGCAAGGTCATCGGCACGACGCTGGCGAGCATCATTGGCGACGTGGTTACTTTCGCTCGCGTCACGGGTCGCGTCTTCAAGGGCGACTTCGCGGGTGCCAAGCAGATCGGCGCAGACTGGCAGAAGCAGAAGGAAACGAACGCGAAGAACACCGCTGACGATATCGTGGCGGGTACGCGCAACGCCTTCAACATGCGCGGCGTGTACGACGACATCATGGCTCGCGCCAAGACGGCAGCGGACGGTCGTAATCAAGAGCAGGCTACCGACGCCGCTGTTCAGCGCGAAAACGCCGACATTGAGCGCCAGATGGCTGCGCGTCAGCAGGCCTTCAAGGACCAGGAAGCCGCCGCTGAACTGGAAGCTCTGCGCAATCGTGCGAACCTTGGCAGCCTGAGCGCGCCTTCGTGGGACAGCGTCTTCCAGAAGTTCGCCGACGCTGGCAAGACCACGGCAGAAGCCGCTAAGACGTCTGCGGATGCGGCGTCGACGACTGCTGCTGCCGCGACCGTGGCCGCCAGCGGTGTGACCACGGCAGCCAAGGGTACGGCCCCTACGCCGAAGAACCAGAACGTCGCTGGAGCCATCACGGATGCCGCGCGCGTCACGGGCGTAAATGAAGAAGTTCTGAAGGCGATCGCTTATCGTGAATCGCGCTTCAATCCTACGGCTGCTGCGCAGACGTCGTCGGCGCGTGGCCTCTTCCAATTCACTTATGCGACGGCGCGCGACTACGGCCTGACGAAGGCGAAGTCGGTCGATGAGTACAAGCGTAATCCTGGCGATGCGTTCGACGCTCAGGCTTCCTCCTTGGCGGCAGGACGACTGGCGAACGCGAATGCGGAAGCGATCAAGAAGGCCACCGGCCGCGACGCGACGGGCGGCGAAATCTACGCAGCCCACTTCATGGGCTCGGGTGGCGTCACGAAGCTGATCAACGCGGTGGGCAAGAGCCCCAACGCAAGCTTCGAGAAGCTCTTCCCGGCCGAAGCCAAGGCGAACGGCTTCACCCAGGGCAAGACCGTCAAGCAAGTTTACGACAACCTGACGGCAACGGTGGGAGGGACCGCCGGCACGGGCGCGGCGATCAACCCGCGCGCGGCGCTGGACGGCATCACTGAGGTCGAAGGCGAGTCCCTGACCGCCAAGTATGAAAATCTCAGCAAGCAGCTTGCCGCGATCACGTCTCAGGTTGATCCGGCTGCGGACGCTATCGGCGGCATGCAGGAAATCCTGGTGCGTCTGTCGAAGCTGGGTGACGCGAACGCCAAGCTGGTCGAGCAGGGCGTGTCGAGCCAGTTCACGCCGGAAGTCCAGGCGTCGTTGCAGCGCCTGAAGGATAAGCTGAACCGCGACATCCAGGACGCCGTCAATCCGTTCACGAAGGACGAGCGCACCGCTAAGCAGGCGAATGAAATCACGCAACTGCGCCTGAAGGGCATGCAGGACGAAGCGGAGTTCAAGGAGAAGCTGAACGGCCTCTACGAGCAAGGCTACGATATCTCCAAGCTCGACACGCAAGAGAACCGCAATCGCATGAAGGCGACCCGTCAGCAGACGGACGCCCTGGCCGCGCAACTCGAAGTCGTCAACGCCTTGAATGACGCTCAGCAGAAGCGCGTTGAACGCACCGGCTCAGCCGCCGATATCGCCTTCGCGCGTGGCGTGAAGCTGCGCGACGGCCAATCGCTCAACGATGCGATCAGCCAGATGTCGCCGGAAGAACTGGCAGCGCGCCGCAAGGCCGCGAACATCGCCGTGCAGACGCAGCGCGACGATGCGCTGTACAACGCCCAGGGCCAAATCCAGGAAATGGTGGCGACTGCGGGTCTGAAGGGTCGCGGCAAGTCGCTGCGCGATGACTACAAGACCTTCCTGGAAGATATCAGCGGCCTGACTGACACTTCGCTGTCGCGTCTGGAGCAACGTGCTGGTCCGGAACTGACGACCCTCGCCAAGAAGGCCGCCGAGATCAAGGACACCCTTGAGAACCCGCCGGGCTTCCAACGTTGGGCCGACGGTCTGGAGCCGTTGAAGGAGCGCCTGGAGGACATCAAGGCCGGCTTCGCTGAAGACCTGTCGAGTGCGATCACCGACGCTCTGTCGGGCGACGACGTCGACTGGCGCGAACTGGTCCACAACACGTCCAAGCAGATGCTGAAGGCGCAGGTTGACAGCCAGCTTGCCGGTCTCTTCAACATCTTCTCGGGCGGCCCGCAGGCCCAGGCTCAGCAAGTCGCGAGCGGCTTCCCTGGTATGCAGGGCATGCCGGGTATGCAGCAACAGCAGCAGCCGAACATCTTCCAGCGGCTGTTCGGAACGCGCCCGGCTAATGGCGGCACCAACACGGGCGTTGGCGCTGGCGTGGGCAGTGCCCAAGGTAACGCCGGTCCGAGCACGGGCGGTGGCTTCTTCGGCGGCCTGTTCCGTGGTCTCTTCGGTGGCGGCACCCCGCCGGCTTCTAGCCTTGCTCAGGCCCCTGGCCAGAACACGGGCTTCAGCAGCGGCATGCCCAGCATCTACGACTTCAACGGTTCGCCGAGCGTGGCGCAGGCCGGTTGGGCAAACGGCACGGACCTGCAAGTTGCAGGCCCGACCGTGGACACGTCGTCGGGCCTGGGTCAGGCTCTGTCGTTCTTCGGTCTCTCGAATGCCGGCATCAAGTCTGAAACGGCGATGAGCGGAGCGTCGGCGTTCGGCGGCAACACGGCCGTGACGACCGGTATCGGCGCGATCAATGGACCGACGGGCGCGGCCGACGCGATGAACTCGGCCAACATCTCGGTGTCGAACGCCCAGGTGTCGGCCCAGAACATGACGGTTCAGGCTCAAACGGTCAACCTGAGCGGCAACGTCGCAGGTGGTGGCGGCGCCGGGGGAGCGCCCGGCGTTGGTCCGGCAGGTGCTGCGTCGGCGACGGGCGGCCTGGGCGGTGGTGCAGGCGCGGGCGGTGGTGGAGCTAATCCGTTCAGCAGCATCTTTGGTGGTGGCGGTAGCGCCGGTATCACGGCGCCTGCCGTCAACCCGGTGTCGGTGAACGACGCCATGCTGACGCCGTACACGGTCGATCAGACGGGCGGCCCTGGCTTCGTGCCGGCGGGCATGGGTATGCCTGATCTGAGTGGCATGACCCCGTTCGGACAGGGCGGCGGAATCACGGGCTGGTTCAGCAACACGTTCGGTAACATGGGTCAAATGGGTCAGCAGGTCGGGCAGCAGGTCATGGCCCTGGCTCCGTTCCTGCTGGCGAACCTGACCCGCCGCAAGGACAAGAACAAGGAACCGAAGAAGAACATTAACGGCGTGATCGGCGAAGCACGTCCGGTTGAAGTTTCGGGTACCCAGGTATCGGCGCACGGCAACATCGCGGCCGACCTGATCAACATGGGCCTGAACGCCGCGACCGGCAACTTCGGCGCCGGCGGCGGCTGGAGCATCGGCCAGACGTTCGGCAATATGGGTTCTTCGCTGGGCAGCAGCTTCAGCAACATGGGTGCCGGTTTCTCGCGCATGTTCGGCGGTGGTTTCTCGGAAGGCGGCTATACCGACAAGCCGGTCCACAAGATGGCTCTGGGCGGGTTCTCGTTCGCGAACGCTCCGCATTACTCGGAAGGCACGCCGAACACCTCGGGCGGCATGCCGGCGATCCTGCATCCGAACGAAGCAGTCATCCCGCTGTCGCGTGGCCGCTCGATCCCGATCGAAATGCCAGAAGATCACGCCGGCCCCGGCGTGACGAACAACATCACGTCGCGCATCACGGTCGTGGCACCCAATCCGGACGGGTTCCGTAAGTCGTCTGGCGCGATTACCCGTCAGCAGAACCGCGATCTGAAGCGCGCGGCCCTGCGTAACCTGAGCAGCCGGTAACAGCCAACTAGGCTGTCACCGGCGTGCCAGGAATCTTGACGCTCCTGGCGTTTCGTGACACTCAGATAGTCCCCGTTAACCACGTCGGTGAAAGCCGGCGCGCCCCTTCACGCACAACGAGTTAACCCCCAGCATGCCCGCTTTCCACGAGGTTCTGTTCCCTACGGACATCTCCTATGGCAGCCAGGGCGGTCCGAAGTTCAAGACGACCGTCTTCATGGCAGACTCCGGCTACGAGCAGCGCAATATCGACTGGCGATCGACGCGCGCCGAGTACGACGTCAGCCACGGCATCAAGCGCCTGGACCAAATGCACGAACTGACGGCGTTCTTCTACGCCCGCATGGGCCGGGCTTACGGTTTCCGGTTCAAGGACTTCAACGACTATCACCTCCAGGCTGAGACGATCGCGATCGGGGATGGGGTGAAGAAGGCGTTCCAGATCGTCAAGACCTACACCAGCTTCCAGTCTGAATCGGGTGAGACCTACAGCCACACTCGCAATATCACCAAGATCGCCTGGGGCACGCTGACCCAAGTCATGGTTGGTCTCGCGGCCCAGACGCCGGACGTCGACTATTCGGTCGACGAGAACACTGGCATCATCACGTTCGTCGATGCGCCGCCTGAAGGCGCCACGATCAAGATCGGCTACTGCGAATTCCACGTGCCGGTCCGTTTCGACACCGACCACCTCGATTCGGTCCATGATTTCTGGAACACGCAGTCCTGGTCCTCGATCCCGCTGGTCGAAGTGCGTGATTGGGGGAACCTGTTCTAATGAAGAACCTGACCCCGGCACTCCAGCAGCACCTCCAAAGCGGCGTGACGACAATCTGCACCTGCATGGAGATCATCCGCCGCGACCAGAAGTCCTACCACTTCACGGATAACGACCAGATCGTCCGTGTCGCCAATGTCGACTACGTGCCGTACGCCTCGTTCGCACGCACGTCGATCTCCACGTCGCTCGATCTCGAAGTCGACGGCATGGAGATCAAGGGCATCCTGAACTCGAACTACATCTCCCGCGATGATGTCGCCGGCGGCGTGTTCGACTTCGCCGAGGTGCGTGTCTTCGTTGTCAACTATATGGACCCGGATGGCGGGCAGGCCGTGCTTCGTGTCGGCTGGCTCGGCGAAGTGACCATGAACGAGGACGGCACGTTCAACGCCGAGCTTCGCGGCCTCAGCCAAGTCTACGCCTATCGCATTGGCGAAGCGTACGCACCCGAGTGCCGCGCCGACCTGGGTGATCGTCGCTGCAAGCTCGCCTTGGCGCCGCCGCGCTGGCTACCCAACTACGCCTACAAGCGCGGAGACACGGTGCTTGGCGCGATCAACCCCGCGAACGCCTACGTCAACCTGTCGCTGGTCAATCCGTCGTTCGATGACGAGGCGGCGGTCACCCTGACCCGCGACGTCGAAGGCTGGACGACCTACGGCGACTCCAAGGGCCGGTGGACGATCCGTCAGGACCCCTGGTACAACACCAAGGCTCAGGATAGCTACGCCATCTACAACACCGACAATGGCGACCGAGATACGTCGGACCTGGGGCTCTACCAGGACGTCAACATCGTCGAGCAAGGCGTCGACGCCTACGAGATTGATACGGGCCTCTGCCGGCTCTACGCGACGTTCAAGACGGCGTGCGTCAACGGGCGCGAGGCCGGCACGCGCGTGCGCATCTACTGCTACGACGAGAACCACAACCCGATCGGCCCTACGACGCTCTATGACACGGGCCTTCAGAAGACCGCTGAAGATCGCTGGTTCACCCAAATCTGCGACAATGTCCTGATCCCGCCGGGCACCCGCATCCTTCGTTTCGATCTCTTCGCTCACAAGCGCTCGCGCTATGAAGAAGGCGCCGGCTTCGACACGGTTACGGCCGCGATCAACACGCCGGAAGGCGACTTCGCGGGTTCTGATCAATTCGGCGACGTGGCCTTCATGGCGATGAACTCGGGCCACACCGGCGATACCGAGCCGGCCTGGAGCAACCTGATCGGCAGCGAAGTCGTCGACAACGAGATCACCTGGAAGGCGATCAAGCTGTGGCGCGTCACGACCTATGTCGACGGTGTGGTTTCCCCGAACAAGCTGCGGCCGACCTACGTGTTTGACGCGGATGGCTATTACGATGGCGGTCTGATCCGCTGGGAGACCGGAAAGAACGCCGGCCGCGCCCAGGAGATCAAGTTCTGGAAGGATGGCGTCCTGACGCTGTTCCAGCGCCCTTATCACGTGCCCCAAGAAGGTGACCGCTTCGTCCTCCACCCTGGCTGCGACAAGCGCCGCGCGACCTGTAAGACGAAGTTCGGGAACATCCTGAATTTCCGAGGCGAGCCCGACGTGCCGGGCCAGGACTCCTACTACAGCGGACCGGATGCTCCGACCTCGTAATGCTGCGCTCTGAAATCGTCTTCGAAGCTCGTCGCTATCTCGAACGCCCCACGCGCTGGACGCACATGGGGCGCACGATCACGGGCGTCGATTGCATCGGTCTGGTCTGCGGCGTCGCCGATCAGTTCCAAATCCAGTACGACGACATCAGCGGCTATTCGCGTAATCCGGACGGCCGGTTCGTCGATCACGTCAAGAAGTTCATGGTTCTGCGTGAGCCGCAGACTGTGGTGCCCGGCTGCGCGGTCATCTTCCGCGACAACTATCAGCCCTGCCATATCGGGATCATCTCCGAAAAGTACGGCCGGCACTACCTCATCCATTCTTCCTTGGCGAAGCGGTGCGTCGTCGAGGAGGAGTACGACCAATTCTGGCAGAAGCGTTTCCGCTGCTCTCTCGATTTCCCTGGCGTGGAGGACTAAATGGCCGATCCCGTTTCCTTCATCGTCGCGCGGGTCGCGCAGGTCGGCGTCAGCTATCTCTTCCCCTCGGAAGGCCCTCGTCTCAAGGACTTGAAGGTCACCGCGTCGACCTATGGCGCCGCGATCCCCTGGGTCTTCGGCCTGACTCGCGTGCCCGGAAACATGATCTGGGCTAAGCCGATCCGGGAAAAGAAGAAGAAGAAGATGGCCGGCAAGGGCGGCTTCTACAACCAGTACACCTATTACGGCACGTTCGCGATGGGTCTCTGCATGGGACCGGTCAAGTCGATCCTGCGCATCTGGGCCGACGGCAAGCTGATCTACGACTTGACCAACGGGTTCGACCGCAAGGACCAGGACGACATGACGATCAAGCAGACGCTCCAGTCTGCGATCAACAATCCCCAGGCCGTTTCGCCTAAGTACCGCATCCGCATGTACATGGGTGATGAAGAGCAACTGCCCGACTCCGCCATGGAGCAGTACCTGGGTGCCGGTAATGCGCCGGCGTTCCGAGGTATGTGCTACCTCATGTTCGATGACGTCCCTCTGGCCGACTTCGGGAACCGTTTCCCGCAGATCACCGCCGAGGTGTTCGTGGGGTCGACCGAGAACAACGCCCAGGTCGTTCCGCTGACCCTGTTTGACGGCACCACGCCGATCGACACTGACTACGCGCCGGGCGAGGCCATCTTCGATTGGGAGCGCAGCTTCGCCTATCTGCGCTACGACGACACGATGGCGCAGATCAATCTGCGCACTTCCAAGCAGAATCAGCTTTTCACCAACGAGAATTTCCGCTTCCCGGATGGCGGCGGACTCGACAAGCTGCTCTGCGCCGGTCGCGACAGTTCACTCTACGTCAACTTCGATTCGGCTACCGGTGGATCGGGCCGGTTCGCGCGCCTGGACCCCTACTCGCTCCAATGCCTGGGTGTTAAGGATTATCCGTCCGAGGTCGTGGCCGCGACGACGGCCTACGATAACCAGTCGATCGAGCACGTCCTGACCGTCTCGGCCGACGGTACGACGAAGTGCCTGAAGAAGGCAGACCTCAGCGAAGAGTGGTCGCTGACCTTGCCGGGCAGTATCTTCAAGGTGTGTGCGCGGGATGCGGACGCGACGGGTAAGCCGACCTTTTTCGTCTTCCATGGCGACGGCGGCACTAACCTCTATCTGGCGCGTGTCCGCGACGGCGCCTACGAGGACGTCTGGGCCGGCTGGGCACCAGATACGACCACGCCCAGCGCGATCCTGTGGGACAGCGCCGTCCCTGGCGTGATCATGTTCTGGCACGATGGCGCTGCGCCCAATTCTAGCATCGCGAAGTGGTCGGAGGACTCCAACTCGGAGGTCTGGCACCACAGCATCGTCGGTTACCCAGACGTCTATGACGGCCAGTCGCGGCTACTCAATCAGGTACTCGCGTGGCAAGTCGACGGGCGCCTGTTCGTGATCGATACGAACACGGGCTACTATCGAGACGATATCGTCGATCCAAGCACCGGCGAGATCAACGACGACGTTGGTGAGGTCAACTGGCAGGACTACCTGGATCGCTACCCAGACGTCAACGCTGCCTATTACGCGGGCGGCTATGAGGTCGCGTCCTCACCGACCGAGTTCGCGCAGTGGCACTATCAGCATTACGGCGAAGACGAAGGCCGCACGCTAACCTACATCGGTGACAATCAGGGCCAGGGCTTCGCGCTTCCGCCTGAGTACGCTGGCATCTCCAGTAAGCTGCAAGGCTACGATGGGTTGCGTGCGGCATTGATCTGCCTGGATGGCATCGAAGGGTCTGCCGGCATCACGACGACGGGCGTGGGCGTGAGTGTCGGCACCGTCATCCAGCGCATGCTGACGGAAGGTGGCTTGACGCCGGCGCAGATGGTGCTCGACCCGCTTTACAAGATCGGTCTGCGCGGATTCGGCTGGGCCTCCGGCACGGACATCAAGTCGATCGTCGAGGAGTTGAAGCGCCTCTACCTTTTTGACCTTGTCGAAAGCGAGGGCATGATTGTCGCGATCATGCGCGGCAATCCCGATAATGGCCTGGGCGAGCCCGACATCACGATCCCTCAGAACGTCCTCGGCTCTTCGAGTCCCGACGCGATGGACTTCTGGCAGGAGACGCGCGCTCAAGAAGCTGACTTGCCTTTCAACGTCACCTTGGCCTACATGAATTGGGAGCAGGACTACGAGACGGGCACGGCCCGCTCGCAGCGGATCAGCAACCCATTCCCGACGATGTTTTCGCGCCAGCAACTGGCGTTGGAGATGAACGTCGTCATGACCCCGACCGAAGCCAAGGTCCAGGTCAACAAGATTCTCTACGCTCAGTGGTACGAGCGTACGCAGCACGTGTCGCGTCTGCCTTGGGCCTACCTCGCCGTCGATCCGGCTGACATCATTCAGGTTCACATGAATGATGGGCGCTCTTACATCGACCGGCTGCATCGAACCGAGCTAGGCGCTGACTTCTCGATCGCGACCGAGAGCTATAGCCAGGATAGCGGCGCCTACGCCGAGTGGGAAGACTTCGTCAATGGCGATGGCGGTGCGGGTACCGGTACGTCGATCGTAGACGACGCGCCGCAGGTCTCGCTGCCCTTTATCCTGAACACGCCGCTACTGCGCGACCAGGATGATACGGGCGGGTCCTTCTCGACCTATTACGTCGGCCTGGGCAACGGCTCGCCGGGCGTGTGGAAGGGTGCTTCCCTCTACCGCTCGACCAACAACCTCGACTACGACCTGATCGACTCCGGCGCCAGCGATGTCGAATGGGGTACCGTGATCGGTAAGTTGCCGCCACCGCCGGCCAGCGCTTTCGCGGTGGACTGGAAGACCAAGCTGACCATCTTGCCGGCGGTTAGCTGGTTCGACGTCGACTCGATCACCGATGACGACCTGTGGCTGGGCGCCAACGCGTGCATGGTCGGCAACGAAGTGATCCAGTTCCGCGATGTCGTGGAGAATGAGGATGGAACTTGGACGCTGTCCACGCTGCTGCGCGGCCGGCGGGGGACCGAGTACGCCTGCGACAACCACGTCGCCGGGGAACGCTTCCTTTTCCTCGATTCCAACACGATCGCCGAGCAAGGCGACTTGATCAACTCGCGCGGTCAGGCTCGCTTCTTCAAGGGCGTTGGTAATGGCAAGTCGCTGCAAGATGCGACCACGATCCAGATCGCTTACGAACCGCGCGACCTCATGCCCTATGCGCCCAAGGACATCCGTCGGGAGTTCGGTACGGCCGGCATCGAAGTCACGTGGTCGCGTCGTCCTCGCTTCGGCGGAAACATGATGGACGGCACGGGTGAAGTACCCCTGGTCGAGAAGTCGGAACGCTACGAGGCCTATGTGCTTTCGGGGCCGTTCGAGGGAGACCTGTCGCGCGGTGCGGCCCCGACCAACTACCTCCACAAGTACGAAGTGACCGAGCCGCGCTTCACGTACAACCTCCTGTCGCAGGGCCTGGATGGGTTCAATCCCGCAACGGACACCTTGTACGTCGTGATTTACCAGTTGTCGGATTCCGTGGGACGAGGCTTCCCCGGTTACCGTGCCATTCCTCCGTACACCGAGTTCTAGTATGGCTGATCCTATTTCGTTTGCCGTCGGGACGGTCGCCACCATGGGGGTGAGCTACCTGTTTCCGTCTGAAGGCCCGCGCATCAAGGACATGAAGATCAGTGCGTCGACGTACGGCGCACAGATTCCGAATGTCTTTGGAGTCACGCGCGTGCCCGGCAACATGATCTGGTCGAACAAGATTCGTGAGACCAAGCGCAAGAAGATGGTTGGGAAGGGCGGTTTCTACAACCAATATAAGTATTACTGCACGTTCGCGATGGGTTTCTGCTACGGCCCGATCACGATGCTTCGTAAGCTCTGGGCGGACGGTAAGCTCATCTATGATGCTAGCGGACAGTCTGAGCTTGAGACCAAGCATAACTATAAGCTGAACGTTTATACGGGTAGCGAGGAGCAATACCCGGACCCGATCATGGAAGCGATCGTCGGAGAAGGGAACACGCCAGCATATCGCGGCCTGTGCTATGTCGTGTTCGACGACATGCCTCTCGACGACTTCGGCAATCGCATTCCGCAGTTGACTGCTGAAGTCTTCAATGGCGAAGGCGTCATTGTCGCTGACGGCCCGGATGTTGTTTATCAGAATCCAGAGCCTGAAGAGAATACGGGAGATAATCGTCCTCCCGTGCTGATGGGCTATCAAATTAATCAAATCGCTGTAGATAGTTTTGGGGGCTATTTTTACGTTCTAGATAAGTCATCTGTCTATCCGGTAATTCGTCAAGTCCGTATTTCGGATGGACAGGAGTGCGGGCGTTTCAGCTTCATGACGCCTCGGACCGATTCCTGCTATGAGTTCAGCTACGACTCTCAGACTATTGATCAGATCGTAGGGGTAGCTCCGGGCGGCGAACTACTGTGCTCGATCAGTCTCAATAATAATGTCGCCTATGCCATGATCGATTTGATCACCGGTAATCTGGCAGTGCATGGTACGACCGATCCTTTTGGAGGACGCAATTGCGGCTTCGGAACGGGGACGCCGCCTGGGAACGGTTCGAACTATCACGCAGTATCCGTGAACAGTGCTGGCCAAGCTCAGTTGGGCATTAGCGGGCTGTTCGGCGACGTTTCTATTTACGACTGTACTTCACTTCTCGCGTTCGAAGGTAACCCGCAGAATACTCCTACGGGTCATTCGGGCTTTGGATCGTTTCCTATTGTCGGCGCAATCGGGAGCACGTGCCATTTTTATTTGCCGTCTGTAGCGTCCGAGAACAGTAATTTCATTACGATCAATCGAGCGACGCGCGTCGCCGATCAAGTGGGCTTCTGGTCTGCGGGCTATATTATGCCTTATCAGCCTCAAGACCCTGATTACGGTTACGGTCATATTATTGTGCGCAACGCCGTCTACGATGCCACGGATGGGGGAGTGCTCGTAATGTTTACCGTTCGCAAGGCGAACGGTCTCGAAGCCTATATGTTTGGGAAGTGGTCAGGGGTCACGTATCAACAGCTTTGGGTCAAGGAAGTCCCGATCGAGGCGCCGGGGGTGTATCCGCGCGTGGGCGTCGCACACCAGGGTCAATATGCTTTCGTGCAGCCCCTCAACTCCCATGTACCGTATCCTACGGTCTGGATCATCGACACGATGACGGGCGAATGGAAGGCGATGTCTGTCTCGGAGCAGCCGTCTTTCGTGACCTATACCGATGAAACGGAAAGCGAAGTGATCGTTGATCAGTCGGCCTACACGGGCTACCCGATCAAGGATACGCAGTTCATCGGCTACGATATGCAGTATTACGATCCGATCCGACAAGCGGTGATCACGCTTGGGCCGGACGGCGTTGATAAGATCGTCAAGATCGGTCCCGAGATCGGATCGACGACCCTGGGCGCGATTGTCCGCAGCGTGCTCAAGCGGGGAGGCCTGTCCGAGCAACACATGGACATGTCCCGCCTGGAGTCGACTCATGTCTGGGGCTATGGCTGGGCCGCTGCGACCGACATCAAGTCGATCCTGGAAGAGCTTGAACGCGTCTACCTCTTTGATATCGTCGAGAGCGAAGGCAAGCTGGTCGGCGTCATGCGTTCGGCAGGGTCCGACGAAGACTTCCCCGGCTCGACGGTCGTGACGATCAAGCAGGGCGCCCTGGGGTCCACGAGTCCCGAAGTCGCTGACTTCTGGCAAGAGACTCGCATCCAGGAAGCGGACCTGCCGGCGAAGATCAACTTCACCTACATGAACCTGGACGCGGACTATCAGCCCGCCACCGCTTACTCCAAGCGGATCAGTGATCCGGCGCCGACTATGTTTTCGGCGCAGCAGGTAGCAATCGAGATCAACATCGTCATGAAGCCTTCCGAGGCTAAGACCCAGGCTAATCGCGCGCTCTACGCTCAGTGGGCTGAACGTACGATGCACAAGACGATTCTGCCCTGGGCCTATTTGCGTCTGGACCCGGCCGACATCATTTCCGTCGAGATGGATGACGGACGTTCTTATCGCGAGCGCCTGCATCACACCGAAATCGGCGCGGACTTCTCAATTCAATCCGAGACGTACGGCCAGGACAGCGGTGCCTACGACATTGTCCGCGAGGGTGATGGTGGCGGTGTGCCGTCTCAGCCTATCAAGGCGCCCGGCACGATCACCGGCTTCATCATCAACACGCCGCTACTGCGGGACCAGGATGATACGGGTGGTTCGTCCAGCCGCTATTACTCGGCGCTCGGCAACGCGAGTGGCGATGGTTGGCGCGGCGGAGAACTGTGGCGTGCGGAATCGCTTCCCAACTTCGATCAGATTGACACGCCGATCAATGAGGCTGAGTGGGGATATGTTTCGGGTACGCTGCCCCCGCCGCGACACGGCCATTTTGCCCTGGATTGGGAAAACAAGATCACGATCTGGCCCGGCGTGAAGTGGTTCGAACTCGATTCGATCACGGATGACGAACTGTGGGCTGGCGGCAACGCGGCTCTCGTGGGCGACGAAGTGATCCAGTTCCGCGACGTTCGCGAGAACGATGATGGGTCCTGGACCGTCTGGAACTTGCTGCGCGGCCGGCGCGGGACGGAGTATGCGACCCACACGCATAAGCAAAGTGAAAAGTTCCTGTACCTGTTGAACGAGAATTCGATCGCTCCCGAGGGGGAAATGATCGACACGCGCGGACAGAAGCGCTACTATAAGGCCGTCGCTTATGGTCGGACGATCGCGGAGACGCCGCTGATCACCGTCGACTACGAGCCGCGCGATCTGATGCCGTATGCCCCTAAGGACATTCGGCGCGAATTCTCCTCCGACGGCCGCATCGAAGTTTCCTGGGCGCGCCGCACGCGCATGGGCGGCAACATGCAGGATTACGTGGGCGAGGTCCCTGTTAACGAGGCTGCCGAGAAGTACGAGGTCTATTTCTACAAGACCCCCTTCATCGGCGATCTGTCTCGCGGCGGCCAAGTTCAGCCGGACTATTTCCACTCGGCGGTAGTCACGGAGCCCCACTACAGCTTCCTGCCTAATCCGGCCCAATTTGCCAGTAATCTTGACACTTTGACGGTCGTGGTTTACCAAATTTCTGCGACGGTCGGTCGTGGATTCCCAGGCACTCGCGATATCGAACCCTGGCAGGACTTCTAGTCCGCCGGCCCTTCCACCGTCTCTTAAGAGTCACGTTTCGGTCCAAAAATGACTGACTACACCTCCATCCTCCATATGCCGATGGTGGCCCCCAACCAGAACCAGAAGGAGGCCACGATCAACACCGCCTTGGCGATCGTCGAGGCCGCGTGCAACGACACGCTGGTGTTGGCCCTGACCGGCAACCGTGCGCTGAACGCTGAGGAGTTCACGCGTTACTTCTTCTTCAAGTTCACCGGCAATTCCGTCACGCGGAATGTCTCGGTTCCCAACACCCCTCGCTTCTTCACGGTCTCGAACGCCGGCACGGCGTCCATCAACCTGGACGTCATTGGCGGCAGCGACACGCCGGTCGTGATCGAGGCGGACAAGCGCGTCCTGGTTTACAGCGACGGTACCCAGATCGTGGCGGTCTCGTCGGGCGTATCGGCCCTCGGTAACCTCTCGGATGTGACCGGCGCCGGCGATGCAAGCGCGGGACAGGTGCTGAGCTTCGACTCGGGCTCTGGGACCTGGACGCCGACCGACAACATCGCCGACCGCGAGTTCTTCACCAACGGCAAGCCGACGGCCTCACAGCGCGTCTATGCCCACACCTTCGTGCGCAACTGCCGCCTCTTCAGCGACTTCACCGGGTCGCAGGGCCGTGCGGGCACCGCCGCCACCGCGAACGCAGTCTTCAATGTCTACAAGGGCGCCACCTTGGTCGGCACCATGACCGTCGCGGCCGGCTCCACGGTGTTCACCTTCTCGACCGACACGGGGGGCGGCTCGACCACTGTAACCTACGCGCCCGGCGACACGCTAACGATCCGGGCTCCGTCCTCGCAGGACGCCAACCTCGCCGATATCTCCGTCACCCTCAAGGGCGTCTACTTCTAAAATGACCGACTACACGCCGGACCTCCACCTTCCTCTGGTCGCGCCGAACCAGAACCAGAAGGAAGCCACGATCAACACTGCGCTGGCCATTCTGGAGTCGGCGGCGAATGATTCGGTCACGATCTCGCTGATCTCGGGCAATCTGACGCTCAACGACGATCAGTACACGAAGTATTTCCATCACCAGTTCGTCGACCACCTGTCCTCGCGCATCGTTTCGCTGCCGGCGACGCGACGCTGGTTTGCTGTTGAGAACCTCGGCAGCGGCCCGATTACCTTCAAGGTAACGGGCTCGACTGGCCTGTCCGCAGAACTGCCTTCCGGCAAGATCGGCCTCGTGGTTTCTGATGGCGTCGATGTGCGTTTTGTGGTCCCCGATCCCACTGGCGGCCTGGGTCTGCTGCGCGATCTCTCTGACGTTGACGGCATCCCTACGGATGGGCAACTGCTGCGCTGGTATGCGGCTGATAGCCTGTGGAAGCCTTGGACCCTGACTTTGCCCTTCAAGGGCTTGAGCGACGTCCCGAGCACGTACGTCGGGCAGGGCGGCAAGCTGCTGGCAGTGCGTAACGATGGCAACGGCATCGAGTTTGTTTCCTCGGCCGCCAACATCAACTCGTTCGTCGACCTGGACGACACGCCCAATAGCTACAGCGGGTCCGCCAATTTCACCGTCAAGGTCAACTCCGCCGGCACGGGCCTGACCTTCGCGCTGCCGCGCCTGACCGAAGCTGCCGATTTCCCCTCGAACTACACGGGAGCCGCCAACAAGCTGCTGCGCGTCAACTCGACCGCTAACGGAGTCACGTTTGACGTCCTGAAGGTCGTCGACCTGAGCGACGGCCCTGGCGCGCCGACCGCGCCTAACGCCCTGCGCTATATCCGCGTCAACGCCGCTGGCGATGGCTGGGAGTACGCGACGGGCACCGGCGGCCCTGACCACTTCACGCAACTCGAAGACACGCCCGACAGCTACACGGGCAAGGCTAAGCAATTCCCCCGAGTCAACGATGCCGAAGACGGCCTGATCTTCTCGACCGTCAAGTTCATCGATCTCGCCGACGGTCCGGGAGACTTCACGGGCTCCGCGAAGAAGTTTCTGCGCATCAACAACGCGGCGAACGCGATCATCTACGATGCGCCTAAGGTTGAAGACCTCGCGGATGGTCCCGGCGCGCCGGCGGTTGCACATGCCAAGAAGGTGCTGCGCGTCAACACGGCAGGTAACGCGGTTGAGTACATTACGCTCAAGATCACCGATCTGGGCGGCTTCCCTTCATCGTTCACCGGCCAGGGCGGCAAGTACCTGATCGTCAAGGGCGATGAATCTGGCATCCAGTTCACCACGGCCTCGTACACCACGAGCTTCCTCAATCTGACCGACGTGCCGGCTGAGTCTTATGCTGGGCTCGCGGGCCGTGCCTTCGTGGTCGACCCCACGGCTACGGGCCTCATCCCTGGGCCGATCATTCCGACTCGCTTGGGTCAACTGGCTGACGTCGAGGACGGTACCGGTACGCCGCAGCAGGGCGACTTCCTGCGCTGGATTGACGGTGTCTGGCAAGCCGATCCGTTCCCGGTCTCGGGCGGAGGGGGCGGCGCGACCGAATTGGCGGAACTGACGGACGTCGAGATCGCCGCCTCGGACCCGCCGCAGGATGGGCAGGTGCTGGGCTTCAGCGCCGCCACCGGAAAGTGGACGCCGACGACCGTTCAGACGACGGTCGTCTCGGACTTGGACGATTTGACTGACGTCACGCTCACGTCGCCGGTCAACGGCCAGATCATCGTCTACCGTGACGGTGAGTGGGTCAACGAAGACCCTGCCAGCCAGGGCGTGCCGTCGAACGGTTCGCATATCTACTGGCGCCTCCTGCTGCACGCGACCGACGGCTCGACCGTCCAATACGGCATCCAGGAAATCCAGTTCAAGCAGTCCAAGTTCGGGCCGGATTTGGCAAACGGTGGCACGGCCTCGGCGAGCACGGACGAATTCGGTACCGTGAGCGGCGCGTTCGACAACGTCATCAGCGGCGCGTGGTTCTCGACCTCGGCCGCAGACGGTCAATGGATCAAGTACCAGTTCCCGACGCCGGCCGAAGTCCGCTACATGACGATCCAAGGATCGCAGTCGCAGCCTAACACGTCGCCGTCGGCCTTCTCGGTTCAGTGGTCGGACAACAACGCCGACTGGACGACGGCTTGGGAAGTGACCGGACAGACCGGTTGGGCGCCGGGCCAGACGCGTGAGTTCCACGCGCCGATCGACCTCTACTTCACCGATCTGGCCGACGCGCCGCAATCGTACATCGGGCAGGCCGCCAAGCTGCTGCGCGTCAAGGGCGACAGTACCGGCCTGGAGTTCTTCTCGCTGTTCGTGCCGACGACCCTCGGTCAACTGTCCGACGTCGAAGATGGTACGGGTACGCCGCTGGATGGCTACGTCCTGACCTATAAGGACGGCGTATGGCAGGCTGAGCCGCCGGCGGGCGGGCCGGGCGGAGGCGGTGGCGCGAGCACTTTCCTGGACCTGACCGATACGCCTAACGTTTATGCCGGCGAGGGCGGCAACGCCGTGCGGGTCAAGATGACCGAGGACGGCCTGGAATTCTATGCGCCCGGCACGGGAGGAGGTGGAGGCGGCGGCTGGCGTGGCGGCTGGGCGGCGGGAGCCGAGCAGGTCTTCATCACCTTTGAAGATGGGACTCTCAATCCAGCCTTCACCTATGATGCGGCAGGTTTCACGGTGGTTAGCCAGCCGGATTCTGTTGTGGGTACTAACTTCGCGTTGAAGTTCCGCCCGATCGGAGATGGTGCGACCTGCTATTGCGAACTTCCAATCGAAGACGTGGTCAATGCAGGTGATTTGACGGTACGCTATAAGGTTTCCTCGGAAAGTCCGGATTTCTTCCGCATCCGCCAGGACGGTGTGCAAGTTCATCAGGACAGCGGTAACACCGGGGTCTACGAGACGTTTACGCTGGCAACGACGGGTGATCACACCCTGCGCTTCTCCTACAGCAAGGACGGCTCGCTAGCGATCGGCGCTGATACTGTCTACATCTCGCAAATCAGCTACTATAAGACCTTGACCAATCCTTATGTTTATGGGGATACGGTCTCGTACCAGGGTGCGTATTGGTTCTGCCGCCAAGCCGGAACCAGTGAGGCGCCGGGCGCGGGTGACGACTGGATCAAGCTCCCGGAATATCTCGCCAATCTTAAGGATGTCGACCTCTCGACCCCGCCTTCGAATGGACAGGCGCTCGTTTTCGACGGGGTCTCGAACAAGTTCAAGCCGGGCACCGTTTCCGGAGGAGGAGGCGGTTCGGGTAACACCTATAACATCGGCTTGGCGCCTCGCACGCGCGTTCATCGCGTGGCTGTTCAATCGATCGCGACTGCGACCTGGACGGCAGTTCAATGGGACGCCGAAGCGGAAGATGCGGTCAACGCATTCTCCAGCGGCACGAACACTCGGATTACTGTGCCGGCCGGTGTAACCAAGGCACGTGCGACGGGCTACGTGAATTGGGGCACCAACCTGAGTGGAGCCAGCATCGTCGGCGCTGCGTTGCGCCGCAATGGTGTCGAGACCGGGAGCACGGGAGGAAGCCGGATTGTTGCCTCGCGCAGTGGTCAGTACGAGTCGCACCTCAACTTCACGTCGGAATGGTTCCCGGTTACGGCTGGGGATTACTACGAGCTGTTCGTCCTTCAACAATCAGGGGTCAACGCCAATCTCAACGGCCCGGTCACCAACTTTGGCGAGAACACCTATCTCCAATTTGAATGGGATGACGGGACGCCGACTTCGGCTATCGAAGCGGGCGACCTCCATGCTGCGCACCAGGGATGGCGGGTAATCGTCACTGACAGCCAAACGGGGACGTTTGCCTCGCTCTCGGAACTGAAGTTCTACGATCGATCAGGTGTGCAGATCGCCACGACGGGCGGTAAGGTCTTTGACACCAACTCGCACGGTACCTATCCGGCCTCGCAGGCTTTCGATGGGAACACTTCTACGTTGTGGTCGTCGCTCCAGCAAACTTCGACTGATGTGCTGGGAGGGCCGGGCTATATCTTTGCCTCGGCCGTTGACGTTGGATCAATCAAGATCACTTCGACTGATACGAGCTTTAATACCACCAATTCGCCCAAGAATTTCGCTGTCCAATACACCGATGACGATGGGGCAACTTGGCTGACTTACGCTTATTTCAGCGGGCAGACTAGCTGGGGTGACCGAGAAGAACGCACTTTCGTCCTCCCGCTGATCGGTACGGCTCGGGTGGGGGGCGCGCGTAAGATTAGCGAACTCCAAGACGTCGCGATCGGTACGCCCAAGCACGGCGATCTGCTGACCTACGATGGTTTTTCACAGGTCTGGAAGCAGAAGACGCGTTGGGGGTATTCGCCGCCGAAGGCTGCCGATTTCCCGACCCTTTTGGGATCGGTTTCCCTCACCCTGACCGATGATGATGATGTCGGACTGATGGTTGATTGCGGCCAAAGCACCTTCGGTGACATCCAGCGCATCGCCGTAAAGCCCCTACCCGCAGGCCTCGCCGATTTTACGGTGACTGCCAAGATCGTCGATCACCTGCTGCCGTACAACTACAACGGTGTCGGGCTCATCATGCGAGAATCCTCGTCTGGTAAGATCGTGATGTTCGGTATTGAGAACAACACTAACGGCAGCACGACTCAATCGATTCGGAAGCTGCGATATAGCCGCCTGCCCGGCTTGACGGGGTTTACCAGCAACGTCTATTCGGATTTTACGCCTTCTGGGGCTCAGTGGTTCCGCCTCAAGAGCACCTCAGGCCTATTGACGGCTTGGGTTTCCGTCGACGGAAAGATGTGGCGGCAAATCTATCTGGAATCGAATGGCGGGTCCTTCAATTCTGGACCTGACCAGATTGGCATTGGCTGCTCGCTCAATGCCAACTACGCACTAAACCCTATGTTCTCGATCCCCTATTGGGATCAGAGCTTCTAATGAGCCGCTTCTGGAAGGCCCAGAAGTGGCACCCCAACAAGACCTGCTTCATCGTCGGTGGAGGCCCAAGCCTTAAGGGCATGGACCTCTCCGGCCTTGACGGACGACTCGTAATCACCGCGAACAACGCCTACCAGTTGGTGAAGGAGCCTGACACGATCTTCTTCGCCGATACGCGTTGGTGGCGCTGGCATCGTGAGCGCATCGGCGAGTTCCGAGGACGGATCGTGACTGCGGCGTCGTCGCGCGACTTTGGTGATGGCCGCGTCTGTCGTATGGGTCGTGACTACAGCTTTACCAAGGACGAGGGACCTGCACTCGCTCGGGACCCCTCGATGCTGTGTGGTGCCGACAGTGGCTATATGGCGATCAACCTCGCCTACCACTATGGCGTCAGCCGCATCGTGCTCCTGGGCTTCGACATGGGTTTTATGGGCGGCGAGGCCCACTGGCATCCGGACCATCCGATCGCCACGCCAGAGTCACATTACGTGGATCGATTCGGGCCAACCTATCCCGCCTTGATCGCGGCCTTGAAGAAGGAAAACGTCGAGGTGCTGCGCAGCACGCCTTCGCGGCTGGACTTCATTCCGGAAGTCGCCTTGGCCGATGCCCTCGAACTGCCGGATCGATTCCACGGCCGTCTCTAGGGCGCCAGTATTCTTGACACGTTAACCCTATTCGCCTTAAGACCTAGGGATGCCCAAGGCTTACGTCCATCTCCTGGAAGCGGTCCACTACCGCCGCGATGCGTTCGTCAACGGCTTCGCGCGTCTGGGCTATATCGTTGAGCGCGGCACGCCGGCAGTCCCGTTGGCGCCCGATGATGTCGTGGTGATCTGGAATAAGACGGCGCGTTCTGCCCAGGCTCTTCGGATGGCACGCAAGAACGGTGCGGCCGTCCTCGTGGCCGAGAACGGTTACTTCGGGAAGGACGCTAACGGGCACCAGCCCTACGCCCTAGCGCTCGACGGGCATAACGGATCAGGGCGTTGGTATGCGCCAGATTCTTCGCGTCTCGATCGCTTGAATGTACCGTTCGAGCCCTTGCGTGCTCCTGGGATGGGCAAGGTTCTGATTGCCGATCAACGCGGCATCGGTAGCCAAAAGATGCGCTCGCCGCCCAAGTTCGGCGTGCAGATGTTGGAGCGCCTGACGCACCATCAGCCGTTCCGCCAGATCGAGCTTCGAGCGCATCCCGGACGCCATGCTGCCGGGGTGTCGCTGGAGCGTGACCTGGAGGATTGCGACGCGCTTGTGGTCTGGTCTTCGAATTGCGCAACTCTCGCGCTTCAGAAGGGCATTCCCGTCCACTACTGCGCACCCGCGATCGCCTCGGCCGGCGCCGCTAAGCCATTCATGCCGAGCTTGCGCGCCTCCTTCACGGAGACAGAGCGCCGTGAGGCCTTTTCCAATATGGCCTGGGCGCAGTGGTTCCTAGACGAGATCGCCAGCGGCGAGGCGATGCGCACACTGCTTGACGTATATGCGGGCAAGCTTCCCTCCGTTTCACCGGGCATTGACCTCGCATGATCCGACCGCCTCATAACCCTCTATTCCAGCCGCCGGTCTGCATCATCCAGCGTGGTAAGCCCAAGTCTCAGATGCTCGCGGAAGCGATCGTCAAGGGCGCCCGTGGCGGCAAGATCATGGTCGCGCCGCATGTGAGCGATTTGCCGGCTGGACATGTCCCGGTCGTGATCGGGGCGCACCCCACGACCATCGAGACGCTGCGAGCGCTCCACTACAACGGGCACCCCTACGTCTACGTGGATAACGGCTACTTCCATCCGTACAAGAGCGGCGGCTATTTCCGCGCCACCTGCAATGCGCTCCAATGGGTCGATCGCTGGCCCTACGATCGCGCCGAGGCGCGAAACCGCTGGGAAAGTCACAAGCTGAAGGTCGCGCCCTGGCGGGAAGAAGGCGACCATGTGCTGATCGCCCTTCAGACTCCGACTTGGTATCAGATGATGGGCGTCGATCAGGACGCCTGGGTGCGCGATGTCCTGGAGCGTCTGACGCCGTGGACGAAGCGTAAGATCATCGTCCGCCAGAAGCCGCTCAAGGGCATCCAGGTCCCTCCTCTGGAGGAAGAACTGAAGAACGCCTGGGCGGTGGTCGCCTATTCCTCGAACGTCATGCTCGACGCATCCCTTCAGGGCATCGCTGTCTTCCCGCAGCGGTCGTGCGCCGCGCAAGCCCTGGGCACCGGACAGCTATCGCGTATCGAGGAGCCTCGCCGGGTGTTCGACCGCGAAGGCGTCTATGAAGAACTCGCAGCAGCGCAGTGGACCGTCCCCGAGATGGAATCCGGGAAGATGTGGAACGACCTGCGCTGCCAGTACCAGCCTGAATTTGGACGTCTTGCATGACCCTTCACGTCTTCGTCGGCTACGACATTCGCGAGCACGCCGCCTGGATGGTGTGCCGCGACAGTCTGCTCAATCCGATCGCCTACGAAGGCGACGCGCCGCTGGATGTCCAGGTCCATCCTGTCTCCCACCGTGAACTGCGCCGCGCCGGCGTCTTCGATCGTCCCTGGCGAATCGACGAGAAGGGTCAGACCTGGGACGAGCGAGACGGCCGCCCGTTCTCGACCGAGTTCAGTCACTCGCGTTTTCTGGTCCCGTCTCTGGCGCAAGCGATGGGTTTGACCGGGCAAGTCGTCTTCGTCGACTGCGATTTCATGTTCATGCACTCGGTGGTCGACATGGTCGATGCGCTCGATCCGACCAAGCTGGTGTCAGTGGTCAAGCATGACTTCGAGCGGATCGCGGCCGGCACGAAGATGGATGGCATGTCCCAGAGCCGCTACTATCGCAAGCTCTGGTCGAGCCTGATGGTGTTCAACCTCGATCACGAGGATGCACACCTCTTCCATCCGCACTACGCCAACACCTGGGACGGGTCCAGCCTGCACGGCTTCCAGCCTCTGACGGATGCTGAGATCGGCGACATCCCCAGCGAGTGGAACCACATCCCCGGCCATTCCTCGGCGAACGAAGTCCCGTCTGCGATCCACTGGTCTTTCGGCGGTCCCTGGATGCCGGCCTACGAAAAGGCAGCATGGGCGCCGCTGTGGCGCGCTCGCTACGTCCAGGTGATGCAGGATGCCTTGACCGACGATATCTCCACCACTTTCCCGATCCTGTGACCATGCTGATCAGTACCCAATATCAGGCGCTCAATGCGCAACTCCACGCGGACATCGCGACCTACGGCGCCGGCGGCTGGCAGTGGATCGGTCCTGCCCTGAAGTTCGCTGAGCATCTGGGCGTCCGCACCATCCTCGACTATGGCTGTGGCAAGGCGAGCTTCGGCGAATGGACGCCGGGCGATTATGTCGTGCTCCCCTATGATCCGGTGACCTATCCCGGTGAGCGTCCGGCTTGCGGCATGGTCGTCTGTCTCGACGTCATGGAACACATCGAGCCGGATTGTCTGGATTCGGTCCTGCGCCACATCCGCTCGAAGGCTGAACGCGGCGCTTTCTTCGTGATCGCGATGCGGCCGGCTCAGAAGACGCTGGCCGATGGGCGCAACGCCCACCTGATCGTGGAGGACGCGAAGTTCTGGATCAACAAGCTCCACGAGCACTTCACGTCTACCGAAATCGTCAACATCGGCCGCCCCGATGAACTGGTCGTGCGTGCGAAGGTCTGAGTATGGGTTACGGCGACAAGTTGATGGCGATCGGCGACGCCTGGGCGATGCACCAGCGCGATCCGATGAAGCGGAAGGTGGCGATCGGTGATGGCCGCAACATCGATAAGACGGACCTCAATCTGACTTGGGGCCTGGAGCATTTTCTAGCGACTCAGGAAGAGGTCGACGCTGGGTATCCGATCAATTGGGTCATCAGCTACCCAGGCAATCGCCCCTACATCGACTACGGCGCCGTGCGCTCAGCGCTGGTCAACCAAGGCATTCGGCTCATCAAGCCGCGCAAGATGATCGGAAAGCTGGGGCGCTACATCTTCGATCTCTCGTATCGTCCGCGCCCGGCTCCGATCAAGCTAACGCCCGAGGAAGAAGCCATCGCCGCCGAATGGGCCGCCAAGGGTCCGTTCGTACTGATCGAAGGCTTCACCAAGGCACGCGCCTCGCCGAACAAGCAGTGGCCCGTGGATCGATTCCGCGAAGTCGCCCGCACGCTGAAGCGGGAAATCCCGGTCTATCAGATCGGTGCGGCCGGCACGATGCCGCTGCTGCCGAGCTTGCCGCAAATCCGCCCCGAGAGCTTCCGCCAGTCTCTGGCATACCTGAAGGCGGCTTCGCTCTACATCGGCCCCGAGGGCGGATTGCATCACGGCTCTCGTGCGATGAACACGCGTGCGGTGGTGATCTATGGCGGGTTCACGTCCCCTCTCATCACGGGGTACCCCGACCTGCACATCAATTTGACCGGGGACAACGAGGGCCGCGCCTGCGGTTCGAAGAACGAGTGCATGCACTGTACCAAGGCGCTCCAGAGCATCTCGGCTGGAGAAGTCCTGGCGCACGCTCGTCGGCAACTGGAGAAGGTCCATGCTGGACTCTAAGCCGGGCTATCACGTCGCTGAAATCCCCAAGGGCGTCCTGGGCGAACCGTCCAAGATCGCCGAAGAACACGCCGAGTTCCAGGACGCGGTCTCTCAGGGCATCAAGATCATGGCCCTGGTCGAACTGGCGGACCTCTACGGCGCCATCAAGAAGTACCTCGAAAAGCACCATCCCGGCGTCACCTTCGACGACCTGGACGCCATGAGCTTCGTCACCGAAAGGGCATTCATCAATGGCCGCCGCGCTTAATTGGCGGGATTTCCCCGTCGCCGACTGTGAGTTCAGTGTCAAAGCGCTGAACGCGATCTGGAACGATCACGGACCGAACGCCACCCTGGGCATGCTCGCCTCCAAGACCGATGAGGAACTGGTGCGCTCAGCCCACATCGGACGCAAAACGCTGAAGGAAATCCGATCCATGATCGACTACATCTCGCAGCAACACCCCGATCCGGCACCGCAACGTCCGATCTTCATCCCGCACGCGACTATCGACTGGTCGTTGCTGGCGCGCGCCGTGGACTTCTATCAGGCCCAGGGCTTCAAGTACGTCGAGATGCCCTGGGCGGTCAGCCGCGAGAGTGTCGCGATCACCTGTCCGAAGCCGGAGTTCACCGCTGAGGTCGACGGTCTGGGCAGCCTCGTGGGGTCGGCCGAGCAGTCGTTCCTGCACATGGACCTCGCCGGCAAGTTGGGTAAGGGGCGCTTCTGCGCCCTGACGCCGTGCTTCCGGCTGGGCGACTACGAGGACGATCTGCATCACCCCTACTTCATGAAGGTCGAACTCTACGCCAATAACGCCGAGGGCATTTCGGTGATGATGGGGGACGAGGAGGTGGCTCCGCCCGAAGCGCGTGCTATGATGTCGCTCCTCCACATGATGAGCATCGTCGGCCAGTTCAATCGTTCGGAGTTGACTGCCGAGGAACTCGCGAATGTCCATGGCGTCCAGACGGCCGAAGGCTACGACATCGAACTGAACGGTATCGAGATCGGCAGCTACGGCGTCCGCCAGCATGGCGACCACACCTGGGTCTACGGCACCGGTGTCGCCGAGCCGCGCTTCTCGCAAGCCCGCCGCGCCTAGCCGATTTCTTGACCGCTGTCAACAATGCTGGCAGGATGCCGTTAACCAAACTGGCATCTTGCTGAGCCTCTCTGACATGCAAATTTCCGCCGAGGGGCTGAAGATCATTCAGTCCGCCGAAAAGTTCGAGCCCAAGTTCTACTACGAGAACGCCCACATCGCCACGGTCGGCTGGGGGCACGCGCTCACGACGCCCGCCGGTCAACTGATCGACTACGATGTCTTCGGGCGTCCGAAGGCCGACCAACTGGCGCGCGAGGCCATGCAGCGGATGTTCGGTAAGCAGGAGATCACCGTCGCTGAAGCCGACGCGCTCCTGACGAAGGACTTGGCCCGCTTCGTTGCGGCCGTCAACGCCGTTGCGGACGACAAGACCTACCAGTGCGAGTTCGACGCCATGGTTTCCATGGCCTTCAACATCGGCACCGCCGGCTTCGCGAGTTCGGCCGTCGCCCGTCTACACAAGGCCGGGACCCGCAAGGTCGGTCAGGTCTCGATGAGCGCGCTGTCGGCCGCCGCGAAGAACAAGGCCTCGCCGACGGACATCAAGATCGCCTTCGTGCGCTGGTCCAACGTCAACGGAGCCTATTCGCTGGGCTTGTTCCGCCGCCGTCTCGCTGAGGTCATGGTCTACGGCGGCATGAAGGCTGCCGATGCCCTGAAGACCGCCTGGAGTTTCAAGGGCTAATGCAGATGCCGGCAATGCCCAACATGGCTCAGGCGCAAGGGTTCGCGCAGCGCTTCGCCAATTGGGCGGGCTCCACTGTAAAGACGCTTTGCGATCGTCCTGATCATCTTCAGCGCCTCGCCATCATCGGCGCTGGCATGGTGGTTCAGTTGACGATGTGGGCGGTCATCCTCATCGTCTGGCTCGGCTATGACCGCACGCCTGAACTCCAGTCGCAGTCGCTTAATTTCATGGGCTGGGCGCTGATGGGCTCCATGGCTCTGTGGGGCCTAGTTGTCGTCACGCTGCTGGGCACGATCAAGGGCCTCTCGATCGCGGGGCCGGGCGGCTTCGGCATCAATCTGCTGACCACGGCTGACGACCCTGATGTCGATCCCAACACGCCGCGCGGTCATGATCATGGCGGCTGGCGCGGAGGGGGCGGGGGGCCGCCGGCCGACGGCGGGAAGCAAATCCAGGTGACCGAATAGATGTTCTCGATCCTTCTCCACATGCTTATCTCGCCGGCGACCCTCTGGGGCGTCGGCGGCCTCGCGCTGATCGCGGTGGCGCTCTACTTCCTCGCTGGCCCGGTCTTCCTCTGGAAGCTCGCTTCGGACATCCGCACTTGGTTCGCGATCGCGGCCGTGCTGGCGGTCCTGGCTTTTGCTCACAATGAGAAGCAGAACAGCGACCTGAAGGCGCAGATCGCCCAGGCGGGGGAGCAGAAGACCGCTGATAAGGACGCCCAGAAGACTACCGAACTGCGCGTCAAGCAGAAGACGGCCCGCGCGTCCCAGACGCAGCGCTACCAAGCCGCCATCACCAACGCCACCCCCGGAACTGAAGTGGACACCCTTCTCGATGCAATCGCCGCTGACCAAGCCCCTGTCGTCCGTACTGCGCCGCCTGTCCAAGGCCCTGTTCCTGGCCCCGCTCCTGGTGGTGGTGACGGGCTGCGCAAGCACCCCGACGTCACTGTTGTCCCCTGACAGCCTCTACCCGGAGTCGATCACGTCCTGCGCCCCTGAGCCTGACGTGCCGGCGCGTCCGGCACCCAACGTCGCGCGCCCGGAGCCGGTGAAGGCGACCTACGTCAACGACCTGCGGGCTGCCGGCGCAGATTGCCGCGATACGGTCGGGGCCACGGCCCAGCGCAAGGCAGACTACAAGAAGCAGTACGACGCCGCCACGGCGCCGGCCTGGAAGAAGCTCTTCAAGTTCGGCAAGAAGGACTAGGACCATGAAGACTGAAGGTTATCGAGAAATCGACACCGGTTGGATCGGCGATGGCGGCTCGGCCGGTATCGGCGATGGAGGTACGGGCTGCATCGGTGACGGCGGCACCAAGATTTAGTCCCCGGTCTGAGTCGACTCCTCGACGGAAATCTTGACAGATCGCCGTTCGTTCATCATAATGCGCGTCTCTTGAAAAGCTCGCCTCTAATCGGGGCGGGCTTTCTTTTGCCTTAGATGGCATGGCCCCGTGGAAGCGGGCCAAAGCGGTAGGCGCGGCCTGGGAAACCTCGCACGCACCACACGCTGTCCCGGCTGGAAAGCCGGCTTATAGCAGGAGGGTCGCCCAGCGCCTCTCCACCCCTGGGACGTTACAGCTACGGCTCTGGCGTCGTCATTGTGAGGTGAGAACTCCTTCCTCACACACGCTGGGACGCCGGCGTAAAGTACGAGGGCAAAAGGGACGTCCATGTTGGCGTCCACCCGTCGGAAGAGATGCGGGAGATCGGTCGACTTGTCGGCCGACTGAAAACCGAGGACCCCGCCACAATGACAAAGGCCCGCCGGAGTGATCCGGCGGGCCTTCCTTTAATCGGCTTCCGGCGCCCGCTTAGTCGCGGACACCCTCCGGCAGAAGCGCCTCGCCGATGACGCCGGCCGCTTCGGCTTCATGGATGAAGCGCAGGACCGATTCCGAGAAGCCGTCGATGTGCGTCCACTTGCCGTAGCCCACGCCGTTCTTGTTCGAAGCGACGTTGATCACGTACGAGTGCTTTGCCTTCGGCGCCGGCATGCTGCCGCCGCCCAGCATGTGGTTGACGCTCGCGCCCGAGGCTTGCTCATCGGTGATGATGATCAGGCGATCGAACTCGAACTTCGCCTGGACAGTGGCGACGGCTTGAACGAGCGCCGTGCCACCGTAAGGCTGCGAGCGAGCGATCGCTTCGACGCCGGCCATGCCCTTGCGAGCCGGCACTTCCACCACCGAGTTCGAGAAGCTGATCACGCGCAGGTCTTCGGCCGGGATGACCGAAGCCAGGGCGCAGGCAGCATCACGACGCGTCAGATCGGACTTGGCCGACAGGCGGTCCCGCATCGAACCCGACACGTCCACCATGACCACGGTGCGGCCCGGCAGCTTCGGCATGTCGGCGATCGACGCGATCAGCGCTTCATCCAGGGCCGGTTCGAACGACGGTGCCGCACGAGCCGCCGCGATGTAGCGGAACGGCAGGACGCGGTGCGCGCCGCCCTTGCGGGCCTTAATCGCATCGATCACCAGCTTGCGGTCGACGCCGGCCTGTTCCATGTTGCGCAGGTTGCGCAGCAGGGCGAGGTAGCCGAGCTTCTTGTCTTCCAGCAGACGGGTGAACTCCGCCTTCTTGTCACCGCCGGCCGACAGCGCGACTTCCCAGGTGTCCGGCGACTCCAGCGTCTGTTCGACCAGACCCTTGTACAGGGTTTGACGTTCGTCGTTGGCGGCCTTCGGGTGGCTCAGGAACAGCACGTCACGCAGACGCACCTCCTTGGCGCGGTCGTACTTGGCGATCTGGTACGCGTCGAACTTCGCGAACGCCTTGGCGAGGCCCAGCTTCATTTGCTTGGACAGCGGAGCCTTGCGGGCGCCGTCGCGCGGCGGGTTGTACTTCCAGTACAGCGCCACCAGTTCCGACAGTTCGTCGGCGCGCTGGATCACGCGGGCGATCGTCTCGGAGACGAGGCCGTTGCCCGAGCCGCGCTTGGCCAGGGTGACGAGCAGCAGCAGCGGCACGTGACGCAGGTTGGCGACTTCACGGGCTTCGATGGCGATCTGAGCCAGGGTGTCGACCGGGACCTGCTCGGCCAGCTTGGCGATGCGGGTGCTGATCTCGACGCCGTCCTCGTAGGCCTCGTTCTCGAACAGGAGGCAGGACATCACCGACCGGCGCAGCGCCTGGACGGTCGTCATGCGGGCAGCGGTCGCGCCCTCGTGCGTCTTTTCGGTGAAGGTGTTCTTGGTCGAACGGTTGGTCGATGCCATGGTCGGGTCGGCTCCTCTACTGCGTCAAAGGTTGACCGCAAGGTTGAGGGGGAACAAGTCGTCCACGGGGTGCGTCTACCAATTCCGCCATCCCTTTCCGAAGATCGGGAGCAGGGCTCGAACCTGCATTTCGCTTTACCGAAGTATCCGTGTACTACGCCACCCTCAACCTTACGGCTGATGACTTGGAGAGGTTGAGGGGGAACTGGCGAGCACGGTTTCTTATTCCGGTGCGTTTGGCCACTCCGCCACATGATCCTGTTGGGGATCAAGGTGGGACTCGAACCCACGTGCCCTTTCGGACGCCGGTTCCACGAAGTATCCGCACTCTGCGCCACCCTCAACCTCTCGGTCGTTGGTGTCGAGGTAGAGGGGGAACAGTCGGCAACGCGTTTTTAGCGCTCTACCACTGAGCTACCTTGGGCTTTTGGCCCTCGGGTTGGACTCGAACCAACGACCTCTCGATTAACAGTCGAAGAACTCGTCGCCTACGCCACCCTCTACCTCAATCGGCGTGTAGGTTGACACATGGGGAACTGGCGCCGTCGGTTTAGGGGGATCGAACCCCGTGGCGCGGATTTGCGGCCGCACCATTTCAACCAGCGAAGTAGCCGAAAGCTACGCCACCATGTGTCAGCCTACACGCCGACACCCCGATCATTAGGCGGTGGGGGAACAAGCGATCCCACAACCTTAGGCGCTCTAACCGCTGAGCTACACGCCCATCATCAATTCAGGCCGGAGCCTGGACTGGTGGTGGACGCGGCTGGATTCGAACCAGCGACCTCCCGCTCCTAATGCGAAGTAAGTGACATCTACGCCACCCACCGCCTCGTGATCGGTGTCGAGTGCGTTTTGGAGGGCTCAGGGGAATGAACGAGAAGGCACTTTGGATGCCGGTTGTTCTACCGCTGAACTACACCCGAGTTGCCCCGGATGGTGGGATTCGAACCCACGACCCACTGGTTGGAGAAGAAATCCTCCTCTACGCCACCTGAGCCTTCCAAAACGCACTCGACCTGCCTTTGACGACAGACCAACCCGATCAGCGGTGGGGGAACGAGCGCCCCCAGGGAGACTAGACCTTTCAGTCCGGTCGCTTGGTTATGGTAAGCGAAGTACCCGAGGACTACGCCACCCACCGCAAATCTGGTCGTCCGGGAATTGTCGAGGTCGGAAATGGGCCGAAGCCCGCTCTATGCAAAAGAAGTAACCGATCTCTGTCGCCACGGACAGTGACCTTGTCACATAGGGCGATTCCGATGTCAACAATGCTGGCAAACTTTTTTCGAGAAATGTGTGCCTGACTGTCAGACATGAAAAAGCCCCGCAACGTCCGGACGTCACGGGGCTTCCCCAGGTAGGTGATGGCGACCTAGAGGTCGCTCACCTTCCCTACCACCTTGCCGAGGAAGTGCAACTCCTCCGGATCGACCTCGTCGAATTTCTTGCGATCGGCCGAGTAGACGCGGTAGGGGCCGTTGCGATGCGGGCGCGTGATCGACGCGACCGAGGCGATGCCGTTCTGGGCGTAGACGTACTCGGCGTGGGAGGAGCCGGGTTCGGAACCACGGCGCACGACCGCGACGTCGCCGGGCTTCAGGTTGGTGGAGAAGTCGTTGACTGTGTAGAGGGCTAGGGCTTGGGGCGAGACCTCGAATCTGGAGACGATCCAGTCTTCATCGAAGGTCCAGGGCTTGAGGGCGATCCAGACTTCGCCGTCGGCGATGTAGTCGACCTCTTCGATCATGCCGGGCATGTCGGTGGATTCTTCGCCGATCCCGAAGGCCAGCCACTGCGGGTCGCACTTGAGCACCGTGGCGAGCAGGACGATCTTGGACAGGTCGGGAACGACTTCGCCCGACTCGTACATGCAGTACGCCGAGCGGGAGAGCACTTTGTGCTCATGCTGCTTGTTGTTCCAGAAGATGATCTGGCGGGCGACGTCGAGTTGGCTCAGCCCAAGGGCGTCGCGCTTCTCCTTCAGTCGATCCTTCAGACCCTCGATCATTTCCAGAGGCGTCGGGGAAGAGCCACCGCGCGCCTTCGATTGAGTGGGGCGCTCGGTGGTGTTGACCGACTCCCTCATCATCGTAACCTGTTGCATGCCTTCATCCTTGTCGGAGCCCGTTGGGGGCGAATTGGTTATCCCCTGCCAGCACGGTTAACACGCCATGTCAGCAGTAGTTGCATGCCGAACGTAGTCTTCGTCTGGCAACAAATCAACTCCAGACGAGATATAGCGGCCATCATTTGTTAAGAACACATCCTATAGTACGTGCAGAAGCACAGGTTGCAGTAAAGAGCTTGGCAGTAGAAAACCCAAGCCAGGAAGGGAGTTGCCGTGAATCACGACAGCCGGACCGGCCTTTCGGCCAGCCCGGCTGTCATGGGGTAGTTTGTCCCAGGTGTGACGGCTAAGCCACACATAAATAGGTGAAAATAGTTTACGAAATTCCGGTCGACCCGAATCCGCCGGTGCCGCGCTCGGTCTGGTCAAGCTCCGCAACGACGTCGAAACGGATGCGGACATAGGGCGCGAAGACGGCCTGGGCAATCCGATCGCCACGATTGATGACGAACGGCAGCTTGCCGTGGTTGATCAGGATCACCTTGATCTCGCCGCGATAGTCGCTGTCGACGGTGCCGGGCGAATTCAGGACGGTGATCGACGACTTGGCAGCGAGGCCCGAGCGCGGTCGAACTTGCAGTTCCAGCCCGGTCGGCAGAGCGACCGTGACGCCGGTCGGGATGATACCGACGTCGCCCGGCGCGATCGTGAAGGGTTCATCCTCTGGGATCGCGGCGCGCAAGTCTAGGCCGGCGGACCCACGGGTCTCGTAGGCCGGCAGTGGTAGGCCCTGGGCGTGTTCCAGAGCCACGAATGCGACGGGAACGCTGTTGTGCTGATCCTGAACGTAGGCCAGGGCCGCCTCCCAGGTCAGCACCGTGTTGTCGTCCAGGTAGACGGCCTCTTGGTCGTCAGTCGAGACGTTCGTGCGCCGGCCGAGCGCCTCGAACAGCTTGGCGAGTTCGTAGGCGCGTTCAGCCCGATTGGCGCGGGTATAGGTGATGATGACGGTCGGGGTCGCCATGGGTTATTCCTTCAGGTAGGTGCGGAGATCGGAGGCGCCGCCGATGAATTCGACTTCTTCGTCGCCATTGAGGGTGAAGATCATGGGCGAGGACTGCCAGCCGGTGGCGCCCCACTTCGAATTGACTTCGGCGAACTTGGCTTGACGCTGTTCCGCTTCCGGCAATTCGATGGCTTCGAAGACTAGGCCCTTGGCCTTCAGCAAGGCCTTGGCGTCGTCGCAGTGCTGGCAGCCGGGCTTGGTGTAGACCCGGAACTCCGGCTCGATCTGCATGTCGATCGTGATCGAGCCCCCGTGGGACAGCGGCAGGACGAGTTCGATCGGATGCACGACCCCTTCCGGAACTGCGCAGAAGCCGTCTTCTTCGCAGCCGTCGGTCGCTTCGGCCGCGAGCAGCTTGGCGATCTTGCCGGCGCCGCCTTCGATCAGCAGAGGACCGCGCTTCAGGAAGTCGAAGGCGTTCGGCCAGCCGGGCGTCTCGCCCTTGCCGTACTCCGTCGAGCGCTGCTCAAAGAAGTTGGTGTGGGTCGGCGCGTTCATGATCCAGTCGAGCCAGTCGAACGGATTTTCCTTCACACCGTAGTTCGGCTTCAGGCCGAGTTGCAGCAGGCGGCGGTCCGCGATGTAGCGGATGTATTCCTTGGCCTCGGCGGCGGTGAAGCCTTCGACCTCGCCCAGGTTGGTGCATTGGTCGATGAAGGCGTCTTCCAGGGTGACCATGGCGCGACAGGCGTCGTAGACACGCTTCTTGGTCTCGTCGTTCCAGGCGCGCGGATGCTCCTTGATCAACTCGTGCAGGAGCTTGATCATCGATTCGACGTGCAGCGATTCGTCACGGATCGACCACTCGACGATCGTGGTCATGCCCTTCATCAGGCCACGACGCTGGAAGCTCATCAGCAGCGCGAAGCTAGAGAAGAGTTGCATGCCTTCACCGAAGGCGCTGAAGACGGCGATGTCCACCATCAGGTCGGCGATGCCCTTGCCGGACTCGCGCTCGAACATGTACTCATGCTTCTTGCGCATCGCCTCGTATTCCTGGAAGGCCTTGTATTCGACCTCCGGCAGGCCCAGGGTCTCGATCAGCGTCGAGTAGGCGTCGATGTGATTGGCCTCGGCCGCGATGAACGCGCCGATCATCATGCGCAGTTCAGGCAGCTTGAAGCGCGGGGCGTACTTGTCGAAGTAGCCGGAGGCGATGTCGATGTCGGCCTGGGTGAAGAATCGGAAGAGTTGGGTCAGCAGACCCTTCTCCTTCGGATTGAGCTTCATGTTCCAGTCGAGAATGTCCTTGTCCATGGGTGCCTCGTGGGGCTCCCAGGCAATGTCACGCATCAACTTGTAGGCCTTGTAAGCCCAGGGGTATTGGAAGGGCTTGTAGTAATCGCGGGTCGAGAAAAGGTCGGACATAAGCGGCGCTCGAAAATGGAGAGAAGGGCAAGTGGGGGAGGGCCGGAGCCCTACCCCTCGCAGGCGATGCAGGTGGAGTCGTCGAGCGGATTGGCCGACAGACCGTTGGAAGGCGGCGCTTCCACCTCGACCGACGCGGTCTTCGCCCGCTCGATCTTCTCGTTGGTGTTCTCTGCGCGCTTGGGCGTCGTCGAACGGTAGTAGTAGAGGCTCTTGATCGGCGCGCCTTCGGCGTCCGGGTCCCAGGCCAGATAGTGGACTTCCGACATGTAGCCGGCGTCCGCATCGTGCGGGAACGCGGTGTTCACCGACTGAGCTTGGTCGATGTCTTCCTGGCGGTCGCGCGCCAACTGGACAACCCAGCGCATGTCCAGTTCGGTGAAGGTCTTGAAGACCTCCATCAGGTTTTCCCAGACCTCGGCATCGATCTCGATACCTTCCACGCCCAGGTCGTCGAAGACGTAGTAGGGAGCCTTGCCGAGTTCCTTGACCAGGGTACCCAGGCCCTGCACCGAGCCTTCGTTGGCGATGATCGCCTTCCAGACGCCTTGCGTGTCCAGGCCGAGCTTGGCCAGTTCGCGGACCAGCCACGGGTTCTTCACAGGGAAGGAGCCCGACAGCGTCTTGTGCAGGTAGGCGTTCGCGCGCCACGGTTCGATCGACGGCGACGTGTTGCCGCAGAGGATCGACGACGACGCGTTCGGCGCGATCGCCATCTTGTGGGCGAAGCGCTCGCCCGTGCCGGCCATGTCCGGAGCTTCACCGCGCTCAGCGCCCAGCTTCAACGAAGCGGCATCCGCCAGGGAGCGGATGTGCTTGAAGATCGCACGGTTCACCTTGCGAGCCTTGTGCGACTCGAAACGGATCATGTGCTTCTGGAGATAGGCGTGGAAGCCCAGCAGGCCCAGGCCAACCGAACGCTCTTGCGTAGCCGAGTAGATCGCGTAGGCCAGCGCCTCAGGCGCCTGCTCGATGAACACCTGGAGGCAGTTGTCCAGCATGCGCATCAGGTCTTCGATGAAGTGCGGATCGTCGACCCATTCATCGTACTTCTCGGCGTTGACGCTCGACAGGCAGCAGACAGCGGTGCGCTTCTTGCCCTGGTCGTCGCGGCCGGTTGCCAGCGTGATCTCGGTGCAGTTGCCGGTCAGGGTGCCGTTGAAAACGGCGCGATGGCGCAGCGGCTCGGTGACGCAGTACGTGTCGGTCTTGAACGGGATCGGCACGACGTCGGCTACGACCGGGTGGGTCTTCTTGGTCGTGGCGCGGCCCGTATGCTTCAGAAGCATACCGCCCTGGTTCAGCCACCACACGTCACCTTCGTCCAGCATGAAGGCGTTGCCGGCGTCGGTGATGCGGATGCGCGGCGTCAAGAAGGCTTCGAGAGCATCCAGGCGCATCTGGTTGACCATCGCTGCGTCGTTCAGGGTCACGGTGAGGTACTTGCCCTCGGCGCCCAGGTCGACCCAGCTACCGCCGGCGTCCATGATGCCCGCGAACCAAGCCAGACGTGCGGTCTCCGTCCACCCCGTCGGCGCGCGGCCCGAGGGGATCGACTTCGGCTCGTAGCGGATCGTGAATCCGCCCGCGAGCGCATCAGCCGAGGCGTTGACCGAATGTTGCATCAGGCGCTTCGTCACGGCGTCACCGGGAATGTCCGGCGAGAACACCGTCAGGCGATTGGCATCTTCGAAGCCTGCGAACGTAGCGTAGCCCGCCGTGTAGGCGACATCGACGCTATAGTCGTGGCCGCCTTCGATAATCGGATGAGCCGCCGGCTCCAGGATCGTGCCGACCTTCAGAGCGCCGGCGCGGATTTCCGTGCCGTCCTTGGCGTAGAACTTGTGGTAGGGCGTGACGTCCAGGTGGCTGCCGTCTTCGAACCAGACACGGACCAGTTCTTGAGCCTTGCCGGTTTCCTCGACCGTGACCTTCGACCACGCGTCGCCGTTCCAGACCTCGACTTCCTGACCAACCAGGGCGCCGATCGGCTTGTGGCCCAGCTTGGTCAGCAGTTCGGTGTACGGTGCGACGCACAGGTTCGACTGGTTGACGCGCAGGCCCTTCTTCTTCTGAGGCTCCGGCAGGGCGCGGTTCGCCACGTCCACGAAGAACATGTACGGCTCGCCGGTCTGCTTGCGCGTCTCCATGATCTGCTTCCACATCTCGCGGGCAGAATGGGTCGCGACGACCTGCTTGGACTTCGGATCGACGAGATCGAACGGCGCATCGTCGCGCACCGCTTCCATGAACTTGTCGGTGATGCAGAGGGCGTTGTGCAAGTTGATGAACTTGCGGTTCGCGTCACCACCGGTCGGCTTGCGCCCGGTGATGAATTCCATCACTTCGGGGTGGTCGATATCCATGTAAGCGGCGTACGAGCCACGGCGGGTGCCGCCCTGGCTGACCGACAGAATGATGCGATCGACGGCCGCGATGAACGGAATGACGCCGGTGGACGACGAGCCTTGCGAGGTCTTCGTGCCGTTGGAGCGCAGCGGCCAATAGCCGCCGACGCCGCCGCCGACGCTGGACAGCCAGCCGGTTTCGGTCCAGTGATCGAAGATGCCTTCACGGCTGTCTTCGGCGGTCGAGAGGAAGCAGGAGATAGGCAGGCCGCGCGACGTGCCGCCGTTGCTGAGCAACGGAGTGGCAAACATGAACCAGCCCTTCGACACAGCGTCGTACAGACGCTGGGCATGCTCAGCGTCGTCTGCGAACGCGGCCGAAGCGCGAGCGAAGGCATGCTGCGGCGAGGTTTCGCCGTCGATCAGGTAGCGATCTCGAAAGGTCTGGAGCGTGAATTCGTCGAACAGGCTGTCGCGGGAGAGGTCGAAGGTAACGAGGTGCGGGTCGACGGCCATGTACGGTTCCGAAGAAAAAGGCCCTGCACAGCAAAAGTGCTGTGAAAACAGGGCCTTACGTTTGTGACGAAAGGCGTTAACGATACTTCTCCAGGGCTCTAAAGTCAAGATTCCTGGCAGTTCAGAAAGGTAAATTGATTCCTTGACTGGCTAAGTCTCAGAAGCCCTTTGGGAAACGTGACTCCTTAGGAGTCCTTGAACTTCAAACCGGCCGCCTTGAGCACCTTTTCGGTGTTCGCCGGCTTGCCGTCGAGCAGGAAACCCTGCTTGGTGATCTTCAGGCGCTGGCCCAGGATGATCTCGGCGGTGTCGATCAGCGGGGGCGGGTCGTCGAACGGAACCGTGGGGAAGTTGTCTTCGCGCGGAAGGCGAAACTGGAGCTTCGGATTGGGGGTCTTGTCTTCGGACATACGCGTACGCTCTACTGACTAGGTGCCGGACGCGCGGTCGTGATAGCCCGTCTCGATCGCCTCGGGAGCGATGATCTTGACCTTCTGGATGCGGTGCGGAGGGTAATGGACCAGGATGTTCGGCTGATTTTCCTGGACCGAGCGGTAGCCCGTAGCGATGATCGCCGAGACGTGCTCGCGGGCTGAGGACATGGAGTCTACGTCGTAGTTAAACGTGACTCCATCATCCAGGTAGATCACGATCCGATAGCTCGCCGGCGCCGGTTGGATGAAGGGCTGGCCAGCCGCGTCCCGCATTTCCCGCGCCAGAAGGGGCGGGAAACCGGTCGAGTTGAAGTCGCTCTCGAAGATGGGGCCGCCGTCGAGATACTCGGTCGACATGACCTTAAGCCTCCGGCGTGGGCTCTTGTGGCAGATCGACGTCGCCGATGCTGCCGTCCAGCGCCTTGTCGGCGGTGGCGAAAGCGTCTTCAACCGAGGCGCCTTCAGCGAGTTGCTTGTGGACGTTGCCGAGCGTCTGGGCGACGAGGCCGACGGCGTCCTGGAGCGCTTGCGGGCGCTGGCGAATGATGGTCGAGATGGCGAGCGCCATGATGTCGACGATCGACACCGGATGCGACGTGTTCGGGTAGAGTTCTTCCATCCGGGCGCCGTGAAGGCCCAGGCCGACCGTAAAGCCGCCGGTGCCGGGGATTTCGGTCAGGGTGATGACGGACTTGGCGGCGTCGCCCGGCTTGTAGGAGAGCTTGGAGGCCAGCGCCTTCTCGGCGGCGCGGCGTTGAACTCGGGACTTGGAGGCGGAGGTCATGAGGGTCCTTAAGCGGTGGTGAACTTGGCGATGCGATTGCAGGCATCGACTTCGTTGATGGGGCCGGCGTCCAGGAGTTCGTTCATGCGCTGCTCGATCGTCCCGTCGTGATCCAGCGACAGGATCGCCAGCCCGTAGAGAAGAGAAAGCGAGGCCGCGCGCCGAATGTTGGGCTTGGACGGGGTGGTGGTGATGATCTGGACGTCGCCCTCGGGCTCGTCGTACGCAGTCAGACTGAAACGGGCTTCAGCTTCCTCGTGGGCGGCCTGGATCACATCGAGAGCAGCGGCTTGGGACATCGGGGAACGAACTCATTGCCAGGAAAACTGACATCTTAGTAGCCAGGAATCCTGGCGCCGGTCAACGTAGTTAATGCGGTGAAGCTTAATTTTCCAGGGGTGTGAATACGTCGCAGTCGACGGAGGGGGCGCGACGCCATCCACCGTAGATCGGCTTGCCCCACATCTTGGCCCAGGCGATCTCACGGCGAGTGCTGAATCCGATGTAGTGCTGGAAGGCGCTAACCTCGCTTTCGTGCAGCGTGAGTCCGTCGCCGCCGACGATCAGGATCGCGTCGCTCTCCACGATCTTCCGGAAATGGACGAGATCGAGCATAATCTTGTCCTCCTCGGTCATGTCGTCTTCGTGGTGCCCGAAGCTGGCGACCGAGTAGACGATATGCCCGGCCTTCGAGAGGACACGGTTGGCGTGGGTGAAGGCGTCACGATACTTGGTCGAGCCGCAGAGGGTGATCTTCATGGGTTATTCCTTCCAGAGGCGGTCGACGAAGGCGCAAAGCGCGGTTTCGGCGCGGTCCTCGGCATCGATCAGGTCTTGAGGCTCGCACCACTGACCATCACCCGGCGGCCCGCCATTCGTCGCGTTCACGACGGTCTGGCGGTAGCGCTTCAATAGGCGGATGAAATCCGCCAGTTGAGCCGATTGGGCATCACTGGCCGTGCCCATCACAGTCGCTCGTTCGGGACGAACTTACGGAATTGGGCGAAGCCGCTGAAGTTGCCCTGGACGTAGTCCGGATCGCTCATCAGCAGCGGCCGAGCCTGATGTTCCAGCGGCGAAGCGTGCTTCGGATCGGCGCCGGCGAGGCGCAGATAGAGGTTCAGGTCGGTCTCGATCTCGGGGCGGGCTCCGTCGTGCTTCGAATACGAGACACGGCAGCAGCGGGCAGTCGAGATCGCCAGGAGCAAGGCGTTGCGAGCCGAGATCGCGTGATGGCCTTCCAGACCCTTGAGGCCCATCAGATCGTAGATCACCTTCGGGACCACCTCGCCCGGTAGAGCGCGTTGGCGAGCGATGTTGTCGGCGTCGACGACATCCTGCTGGGTGATGTAGGGCAGGTGCCATTCGCCGTGCTTGAGCACCTTCGGCGTCGCCGCCTCTCGGGCCTCCAGCATCATCTCGGCCAGGACACGGATTTCGTCTTGAGCCTCGCCGTGGATGCGCAGGCCGTCGAAATTCGACCAATCGGTCGACGAAATCAGGACGTCGATGTAGCCGAACCACTCCAGCGGGCGATTGACCCACTGCTTGTGGATGTTCAGGCCCTCCTTAGCCGACATCTGCCCGGTGCGCTTGATGCAGTACGCGGCCATGTCGCGCCAGATCGCCTCGGCCTTGAACTGTTCGTCCGCCGACAGGTACTCGCCCGGCTGCATGCCGGCCTTGTTCTTGCGGAACTGCGGAATGAAGATGTCCGCATCACGCACGGTCAGCGAAGCGTGGGGGATGGCGCGGCTGCTGCTGGCGTTGCGCGAGAAGACGCGGTGGGTCATCACCTCACCGTGGATCGGACGCCAGTAGCGCACCTGGAGCGTATCGATGCGGGCGCCGGTGTCCTCGCTGACCGAGGCGGCGATCGACTTGACCTTGAAGAATTCGCGGATGCGTTCGTCCGGCTCGTTGGTGAAGAGGCTCATGCGCGGCTTTCGTACTGGTTCTGGCCGCGACGCTTTTCGCGCAGATAGGCCGAAGTGAAGGGAAGGGCGCCGCCCGAGAGCAGCACGAGGAGGATGAGGATGGTCAGCATGGCGGGTCTTTCTAGGCGTCGTCGGCGAAGCACGACGCGGCGAGTTCCAGGTCGCGGATGCCGCGATCGTTGGTGATCGTCCAGTTGGCCTGAAGCTGATCGATCTCGACTTCCGACTGGTGCAGCGAGCGTTCGTCCAGCTTCAGCTTTGCGCGCTTGCGAGGGTCTTCGATGCGGATCAGCGTGCCGCCCAGGCTCGCGATCATCGCGGCCTCGTTGATGAAGCGGCAGTCCGAGCAGACGACGCCGGCCGGCGGATTGCCGTTCTCGTCGATGATGCAAATGCCGTTGTCGTCGACGCCGCGACCTTCCAGGATTTCACGCACCTTGTTGGCCCAGGCCTGGACCCAGGTCTCGTCGATGTAGGCGCGGAACATGTCGGTGCCGATCTGCTGGAGCAGCTCGCGCGGGCTCTTGTAGGGCCAGCGATCCAGCACCTTCTCCTTCAGGACAGGGTCCAGCATTTCGTCATACGTGACTCCGTAGACGGTATTGCAGACCTTGCGGAGCGGGTCGGCGAAGTTGACCTGCACGTAGCCGTGATCGCGGACTAGAGCGCGCGCAGCGGTGTCCTTGCCATGGCCACGCAGACCAGTGAAAGCGATGATCTTGCTCATGGTGTTTCCTCAGACCAGGACGGTGATGGTCTCGGCCGCGCGGGTCAGACCGGTGTAGAGATGCTTGTCAGCGTCATCGCGGAAGACGCTGGACTCGTCGATCAGCACGACATCGTCGAACTGCGAACCCTGGACGTTGTGGACGGTGAGTGCCCAGGCATAGTCCAGGTGGATCAGCTTCTGCTTGGCCTTGTAGGCAGAGCGCGAGTCGGCCGAGAACCCGTTCTTACGGGCCGAGTAGTGCTCCTCGAACAGGCCTTGGAAGACGGCCTTGTCGATGTAGCGGGCGCCGTCTTCGTCCTCGAACGACATCGTCGTGGAGACCTTGCCGGGCTCCAGATGGACTTGTTCGGTCAAGCAGGTGCCGAGCGTGCCGTTCACCAGCGAAGGGTGCTCCTTGCTGTTCTTGCGGACGATCAGCGGTTCGCCGGCGGTCGGGCCGGGCGGCAGGCCTTCGCGGTACATCCGCGTGATGCGGAAGCGGGTGCGGTTCGTACCCACCAGAATTTGCGGACCGTCAGTACCGGCCGCGATCGCCGGCTCGGGATCATAGTCCTCGCGGTTCATGACGCGCGCGCAGACCTTACCTTCGCCGTTGACGTGCTCACCCTTCGGCAAGTCCTTACCCTGGCGCGCCAGCGTGGCGAGACGGATGATCGGGTTGTCGGCGGCTTGGCGGTGGATTTCGGTCAGGAAGAAGTCGGGATCACCCGCCGTCAGTCCTGGCTTATCGCCGACGGGCGGAAGCTGGCCGGGATCGCCCATCGCGAGGATCGGCACGCCGAACGACATCAGGTCTTTTGCCATGTCGAAGCCGACCATCGACGCCTCGTCGACGACGATGCACTGCATGTCCTTGATCGGGCTGTCGATGTTCAACTGGAAATTGATCTTGTCCTCGTTGTAGAGGTTGTCCAGATCGCGCTCCAGCGAGCGGATTTCCGTAGTCAGCTTATCGATGTCGTGCGCCGAGCCTTCGCCCGTTTCGATCATCTTCTGGCGCTTGACCTGACGTTCGTAGAGTTCGGATTCCAGTTGGCTTACCGGCGCGGGCTTCGCGCGATAGATCGCCGAGTGGATGGTGGTGGCGTGCGGGTTGCCGTATTGCTGGGCAGCCAGCTTCTTGCGCATGATCTTCGCGGCCTTGCCGGTCGGGGCGCAGAAGGCGACGGAGTTGGGCTCGAAGCCCAGGTCCGTGAGAATGTGCGGCAGGATGGTCGACTTACCCGTACCGGCGAACCCACCGATGTAGGTCAGCGCCTCTGGATAGGCGCCCTTCAGGCGTGCGACCACAGTGCGAACCGCGTCGCCCTGGTGTTCAGTGAGCGTCGTCATCGGGTATCGGGGGATAAGAGTTGAAGATGCCCCGCCGACCGAAGTCGGCGGGGTTCGCTTCAGAGCCGCTTAGAAGCGGCGACCACGCGGCTCGCCACCGGCAGCGGGAGCCGGAGCACGGGCGGGAGCAGCCGCCGGAGCCGGACGCGGGGCCGGAGCACGAGCCGCCGGGGCAGGGGCCGGACGGGCAGCGGGAGCAGCCGCCGGAGCGGGACGCGAAGCCGGGGCACGGGCCGGAGCGGCGGCCGGGGCTTCACGACGACCACCACGCGGAGCCGGCGCCGGAGCGGGCTCGGGTTCCGGAGCGGCTTCTTCGACGTACTGGTCGTCGGCGCCCTGGTCGTCAGCGTACTGCTGGTCGTCCGCGTAGCCGGCGTCGCCCGGTTCGGCGTAGTCATCAGCGCCGGCGTCGCCCTGGTCGTAGTCTTCCGGAGCGCCTTCGGCCATGGCCTGGAGTTCCGATTCCGGCAGCCAGCCCAGAATCTTGAAGGACGGAGCGTACTTCTTGATCTTGCGGCCGTAGGGCTTGCCGTCGTCGTCGCGTTCCTGGGTCTCGAACGAGGTCGAGCCGAACTCGATCACGGGCAGGGCGCCGGGGTTGTTGCGGAAGTTGCGGCCGAAGTCCTTCAGGAACGCTTCGAGGGCGTTCATCTTGGACTTGTTGTTCGCCTGGAACAGCAGGTTCAGGAACTCGCCTTCGATCGTCTTGAACTCGATCGTCTTCTGCTCGACCCAGCCCTCGCCCTTGCGGTACGGACCGTGGTCGGTCAGGGCGTGCTTCGGCGGAGGCGTACCTTCCTCCAGCGACAGCATGATCTCTTCCTTGGGCTTGCCGTCGATCCAGCAAATCCAGCCGCGCTTCAGGCTGCGCGGGTTGACGGCGGCCTGGGTGCCGACGTCCAGCGGGATGTCTTCGGCACCGTAGCTGTAGTGGCCGTCGTTGCCGTTGAACTTCAGGAAGTTCACGCCATCGCTACCACCACGGTAGCCTTCGGCTTCAGCCGCCAGAGCGGCGTAGTAGTCATCCGCCGACAGCGCGACGGCGGTGTTGTTGTTGCGCAGAGCGACTTGGTTGGTCATCTGGTTTTCTACTTCTAAGTCTTTTCTGGTGGGATGCTGCCCGGTCGGGATGACCGGGCAGTTCTAGGACCTTCGTCTAAGTCCGAATCTAGGTGCTGTTACTGGTTCTGTTTCTAGTTCTAGTGTAGCCGTTACTCTTCGTCGGCGTTACGAGGCCCCTTTTCGGAGATGGACAGACGGCTGTGTCCTTCGCCGACCTTCGTGAAGTCTTCGACAGGGATGCCTGCTGCGCGCATCGCTTCCACGTCATAGGTCTTGCGACCCTTCACCCAGGAGATCGAGACCTTGGCGACGTCGGGTACCTCGACACGCCGAACCCCAACGTCGCTGAACCATTGCTTAAGCTTCTCTGAAGCCAGCTTGTGTTCAGCTTCCGCAGCCTTCTTCGCAGCGGACGCCGCCCGCTCATCGCGAATCAGGCCCTCGGCCTCTTCCATCAGCGCGAGCGAAGTGTTCTTCGCGTTCGCTTCGCCCTCCGTGGGGGTCGCGCGGCCGTTGGCCTTCGCGCACTCGTTGGTGAAGGGGCAGTAATCGCAGCCCCCGTCGACCTTGCCCTCGGAGAAGATTTCGCTGACGTTCTTGATCTCGTAGACCGAGCGAGCGCGCGCCTTGGCGGCCTCGTAGGTCTTCTGGTCGAACGGGACGACGAAGATTTCGATATCGTCGAAGAAGCTGGCATCGACGTAGACGATCACAGCGTAGTTCGGGCGATACTCCGTCGTCTCACGGGTGATACCCATTTGAACGATCGTTTGACCCCGGTGAATCGCCTTCTCCTCCTTCAAGTTCACGCGCGGGTCGATGGACTTGATTTCGAAGTTGAAGCAGGCGGTACCGCCCAGGGACGGGATGCCGTAGAGTTCCAGGGCGTCGTCGTCGGCGTCGACCACCAGACCGTCGGGCGTTGCCGTCAGGGGAGCGTCCGGCGCCTTGAGCGTCTTTTGGTCCTGGCCGCCCCAGATCAGGCGGGCATCGTTGTAGTAGGTCTCCAGGAACCACTTGATCGCGGGCTCGGCGAAGTGACCTTCGATCAGGTCGCCGCGTTGCAGGGCGCCCCACGACTCCTTATAGTCAGGGTTCTTGGGGTAGTTGTTCTTCGAGAACCACACCTTACGGAGGCAGCCGAAGGCTTCCGAGGCGCCGACCGTCTTGGAACGGTCGTGAGCCCAGACCTTCTGGTGGCTCTTCACGTAGGTGTCGTAGCCCTCGAAAAAGTCGATAGCGGCCATGAAAGGTGACTCCTAGGCGGGACGGAGATCGTCGTCGTCGTGGTCGAACAGCGACGCGAAGATGAGGAAGGCGAGCAGGAGCCCGGCGATCTGGAGACCCCAGGTCATTCGGGTGCCGGCGCGGAGGCCGCCTGCTGCTTGAGGTCGAACAGGTGGAAGAAGAGGTCGCGGCAGTCGATCACGTCGCCGATAGCTTGGTGGGCGTCGGTCGGTTCACGGCCGAGCAGATGCGGAATCGCCTCTTCCAGCTTAGGCCACGCGAATTCACCGCCACGCTTCCACTTGCTCGGGAACTTGCAGACCGGCGTCGCCGCCAGCATGGTGCAGAAGGTCTTCTTCTCGGCGAAGACGTTCAGGACCGGGTTGCCAGAGATCAGGCGTGCCGCGTTGTTGATGACGTTGATGTCGAACTCGATGTTGTGCGCGACGATCAGATCGGAGCCGATGAGCATGTCGCAGAAGATGTCCAGGGCCGGGTCTTCGAAGACGCCGAACTTCTGAGACATCTCGGTGGACGTGCCGTGGACCTTCACCGAGGCCTCCGGAATCTCCTCCTTGCGGTAGACGATCAGGTTGATGCTCTGGAGGACGCGGCGGGTTGCCGGGTCCACTTGCATCGCCGCGAGTTGGACGATGCGCGGCTGACCTTCGTGGCCGCAAGGCAGGTTCTTGTCCCAGAGGCCGGTGGTTTCGGTATCGAAGAAGAGGATCGCCATGACCTAGATGCCCCGCTTCGGAGGATCGGTGAGGTTCATGCGGTCACGCAGGTAGGCGACGGCCGAAAGGTCGGCCACGTCGATCTGGATGTTCGAGGTGACGCCGACGACCGGCTCTTCCGCATCCTTGGCTTCCGCGCGGAACGGCGCGAGCGCGTAGGCGAAGACTTCCGCCCAGGCACGAACCGTGGCGTAGATCGCGTAGTCGATCAGGATCGCGAGGCCGTAGAAGATCAGCCAAAAGAGGCCGAGAACGATGGCGCTCTTGCGCAGGAAGGCGACCGTGTCGGTGCTGAACCAGTGCAGCCAAACGTGACTGCCATGGGCGCCAAAGTAGGCCAAAATGACGACGATCGTGGTGATCGTCAGCATGTTGGCGTACCCGTCAGCCTCGCGCTTGAGGCTCGTGATGAAGGGGGTCGGGTCGGGGGTCATGTCGTTCTCGGAGGAGGCCCTTGTTAACCATACTGGCGCCGGGGTGTCAATAATCCTGGCCGCGAAATGTGACTCGTTTAGTGCGTATCAGCCCACCGCATGCCGAACTTCACGTCGACGTCGACAGGGCAGCGGAAACCGAACTGCATGCCGGCGTCGTACGCGGCCTGCTTGATGTTGCGCTCGCAGATTTCCATGATCTCCGGATCATCGCGGACGGCGACCTGGAGTTCGTCGTGAATCCACGCCAGGATGGCGAAGTGGCCGTCCCAGCCGTGGATCAAGCCATCTTCCACGCAGTAGTCGTAGAAGTTGACGCACCACTGCTTCGCGATCGTAGCGCCGGCGCCTTGCAGCAGCGTGTTGAGCGCGGCGTGCTGGGCTCGGACGAACAGCTTGCGGCCGTCGAGGGCATCCAGCATGCCAGACTTGGCCTCGCGCTGGATGTTCTTGACGACTTGCCCCAGAGCGGGAATGCGCGTCATCAGGCGGCGGCGCATTTCGGCCCCGACGCGCTTGGCTTCCTGTGGCTTCATCGCCAGCGCCGGGTCGATGACGGTGCCCAGCTTGAAGTCCTGAGCGCCGTAGATCAGGGCGTAGATGAAGGTCTTGGCGGTGTCACGGCTCTGGAGTTCCAGAGCGGCCGTGTGCAGGTCGTGGGGGTCGGAGTCTACGACCAGCTTGGCGTAGACGCCGTTGTCGAACTCCGCCATGAAGTGGCCGAGCGCGCGCAGTTCGATGCCCTTCTGGTCAGCACCCATGAGCTTCCAGCCCTCGGGCACGTAGAACAGATTACGGCAATCGAAGCCATGGTCGCCGATGCGACCCTTCAACATCTGCTTCTTGGTCTCGACCTTGCCCTCGGCGTCCAGCACGTATTCGCCGTGCTCGTCGCGCTTGGGCTTACCGAACAACTGCTTGCCATCCGGGCCGCAAAGCGGCGTCAGGTTCTCGTCGAAATACTCCTCGCCGTTCTCATCGACGCGCGTGATGCCGTAGATGATCTTGCCCATGCGGAAGCGGACTTCGACGTTGGCTTCCACCCACTGCGCCAGCTTCTTGAAGACGACGCGCGGGACCTGGGCGATGTTCGGATCGCTATGCGATGCGCGATTCGTGACTGTACCGCCCACGTTGAAACGCGGATGGATGCAGCCGTCGTTACGCTCCATCGCCTTGCCGATCCAGCCGTTCTTGCCGTCGACAAGCTGTCCGAGGCGCTTGTTGAGATAGAAGAGTTCGGCCAGTTCGTCGCAGATCGAGATGGTGTGGGCGAGGTCGCGCAGGACTTCGTCGTTAACGGCGGGGCGGCCGGTCTCGGTGAAGTCCTGCGGCTCCCACAGGTAGTTGAACTTCAGGCGGTCGATGATCTGTTCGCGGCTGCCGGGGTTGAAGGTGGTCAGTTCCACGGGGCAGTACGGACAGCCCTCGGTGCGGTCGCCGCCCTTGGACCAGTCCTTGAACTTGATCGACTTCTTCGGAACCGTGATGTCGGCCCAGGCTTCGCGCGAGTTGTCCTCGCCGTATTCGGTCTGCGGACGATAGGCGACCTTGGCCTTCAGGGGCTTTCCGTCGTCGCCGAGCACAGGCTGTCCGGCATCGTTCAAGACCGGCGTCGTGTATTCCTTGCCGATGACCTTCCGCTTGGACGGAATCCACCACTGGCCGAAGTGCTCTACGGCCTTGGCCTCCTTGACCTCGACTTCGGCGCGCAGTTCGGCTTCCAGGACGCGGGCGGCGTCGATGTCGAACGGGAAGCCGTTGTCGGTGACCTCGGCCATCAGCGCGTGAATGCGATGCTCCAGCGTGATCGCATCGTCCGAGTGCCGGCGCGGGTTGGCGACCATCAGGTGCCAGAGGGCCTCGTTGACGTTCAAGTCCTGAACGCAGTAGTCCTCCATCTCCTGGTTCCATTCGGACCAAACGAGACGGGTGACTTCGTCCTTGGCGAGGCCAGGGAACTTGGCCTTGATCTCCTCGGCCTTCGCCTTGGAGTAGTCGCCCTTATGAAGGCCCAGGCGCTGACCCCAGGCTTCCAGGCCGTGACGCCCGATCTGCCCGCCATCCAGTTCGCCGCGCTTCCAGCGGCGGAAGTCGCGCTCCTTCTCGTCGGCGAAGAACACACGGCTCAGCACCATCGTGTCGCGGATCAGAGCATTGACCTGGAACTCCGGATAGAAGAGTTCCAGCGCCGGGATATCGAACTCGACGATGTTGTGACCGACGAGCACCTCGGCCTCGTTCAGCATCTGGATGCCGCGCGGGATGGTGTTCGTGCGCTTGTTCTGGCGGAAGACGTAGGTCTGGCGCGTGTCCAGGTCGCGGATCGCGAGGATATGGACACGCGACTTCACGGGGTCGTCGCGGTTGGCGCGCAGGTAGTCGAGGAGGCCGGTCGTCTCGATATCAAAGAGGAACCGGCGGCCGGCTGGGATGAACATTAGGCGCGAGCCTCATGAAGGGCGCGGGCCACGCGTTCGCCGATGAAGCGCACGACGGGGACCGCCAGCGAATTGCCGATGGCGAAGAGACGTTGATCGCGGGTGGCACCGGGAATGTCGGTGTAGCCGGGCGGCATGCCCATCAGCACCTCGCACTCCTCGGGCGAGATCACGCGGATGTCGTAGCGATCGGCGCCGCGATCCTTGGCGAGGACGTAGGCCTTCGACGATCCGCCGCCGGTGGTGCGCAGGCAGTTCGACAGGGTGTCGCCCTGTTCAGCCTGTTCACCTTGGAAGCCCTTGATCAGTCGGCCACGGAAGGCGATACGATAGGCCGGGGCTTCAGCCCCTCCATCAGTTCCGGGGACAGATTCCGTCCAGCGCTCTTCGCGTTCGCCAGCAGCTTCGCCTTCCGATCGTTGCTCAAATAGGATGTCTCGGGGATCGATTCCGCCACGAGGGCACGCTGCAACGTAGAGGCGCGGGCGAGATTGGGCGCAACCGAAGTGTTGAGCGTCCAGGAGTCGCCATGCAATGGACCGCTTCGGCCCAAGCACGTAACCAGCGTTCGACCACCGAGACCCTGGCGGTCCTGGCGGGACGAGGGCGTCACCAAATTCTCCGCAGAGTTGAGCGAGGAATTGTCCGAAGGCGTTTTTGTCATCAGTGAGGAGGCCCTTGACGTTCTCGAAGATAAAGACCGGCGGGTCGATCTCATCGACGATACGCAGGCCGGCGAGGGTGAGGATGCCGCGCGAGCCGTCCAGGCCCTTCTTCTTGCCCGCTTCACTGAAGTCTTGGCAAGGGAAGGAAGCCCACAGCGCGTCAATCAGGCCACGATAGGGATAGCCGTCGATTTGCAGGATATCGCCCAGGTTCGGGACCGTGGGGTGACGCACCTTGAGGAAGCGCGAGGGGAACGCGGCGTTGTCGGCGACGAAGCGCGGTTCGTCCTCGAACCCGAGGCCCTTGAAGGCCAGGGAGGGGACTTCCACGCCCGAGCAGAGCGTACCGAGAGTGAGGAGAGGGAAGGTGGTCATCGGGGCCGGTATGGTTAACGGGTGCCAGGATTCCTGTCAAGTCGGTGACAGGCAGACCGTCACTGAATCTTGCCGGGCCAAACCTTGTCCGCGTAGTGCAGCAGCTTCTCGACGAACGATTGCTTGGCCGATCCGGAGACGAAGAAGGTCAGCCCCGTCGGCCAGCCGGAAGGCAGGCCCAGAAACTGGAGCGGCGCGTCCATCATCGTGAAGTGGTGGGCGACGAAGGGCGCGACCTCGTTCCACGCCAGAGCGTAGGTGTGCTCGCCGAACCGACGATGGTTGTTTTCGTCGTAGAAGCCCAGGCCCAGGCGAATCTTGTTCAGGTCCGCATCGAACGCCATCCAGACGAACCGGCCGTCGTTCAGGTTCGCGTCCTCTACTTCCCAATCCAGAGGATGAGGGAAGACCGCGAGCTTGACGTTGCGGAGCGCGGCGGCGAACTTCTTGCGGAAGCCCTCCTGGTCCAGGCGCGCAGCGTCCTGGGCGACGAGGTACTGGCCCACGTACAGCGGGATGTACTGATGCGTCAGCAACTGCTCGTGGAAGTTGACGTCCATGGTCGATGAGAACGGATGGATGCGCGGGCGCTTCTCATCCACCAGTTCGAAGCCGCCTCCGTTTTCGAGCCACTCGGCGAGCGGCTCAATATGGAACTCGTGGACGTTAGGTCCGGCGATGTGGGCGCGCTGGAGGCCGGTCTTCGTCTCGTTCCCAAAGCCAATCTGGATGTGATTGGCCTCAGTGAAGTGGAGCGCGTAGATGAAGGAGGTGGAGACGCGCGCCGATTGGATCAGCACGCGCTCGTAACCGTCGAGGGTATCGCTCACAGGCGCCACTTTCCGTTGTTCATGGTGATGATGGCGCGCTTCCCGTTCGCGTAGGTCACAATGTGACTCTGCGACCAGGACGACAGGCCCTTGTTGTAGCCCATGTCCAGGTTGGAAGACGTGCCGGCGGTGTAGATGCCGTCGCGGATTTCGCAGGAGTGCGTATGCCCCGTCGACGCCTTCGGCCCCATCTTGGTGAAGGCATGCGGAGAACCGCGAGCCCCGTTGGCGCCGAGGTGACCGTGCATGCCCTTCTCGATGCCTAGGACCATGAAGCTCTCGTCCTCGCGGAGGAACTTCACGCCGGCGCACTTGTACTCGTCGAATTGCTGCGTCAGCACGTGCTCGAAGATCGAGAAGTTCGGCTGCTTAGTGCGGATTGCGCGATAGGACGCTAGCGAGCACTCCAGGTAAAACTCGGCGTTGAGCGGGTCCGACTTGAAATCGGCGTCCTTCAGCCAGCGCTTCAGCGCGAGATCGTGGTTCGACTCGACGATGACCGTCTCGCAGAAATCACGCTTCGTGGAGTCGATAAAGTAGGCGACCTCACGCATCTCGCTTTCGACCGAGTCCACGCCGGCGACGAACAGCGCGTACATGTGGTGAGGGTCGCGAATGTTGTGGTGATTCCGCGATTGGAAGTCGGCCACGTCGTGGAAGAACTGGTACTTGGGGCGCAGCACGTCGATCAACGGCGTGTCCGTCAAACGTGACTCTCGGAGATCAAGCCAAACGCGCGTACCGTTGGCGCCCTTCTGCTTCGTAGGCTCGATGCCAAAGCAGGCCGACGAGACAACCGGATCGATCTGGGCCACGTGCAGGTCGCCCCAATTGATCGCTTCGATGCGATGATCGTGGGTGACCTCGGCGACGTTCTTGAACTGGAGGTAGTCGTCCGGGAACGACATGCGTTCGCCATCTTCCCAGAAACGATCCTTGGCAGACTGCTTCTCGTCAAGACGCGCGAAATACTCGTCCTCCGTCAGCGGTACCTTGGTCATCTCGACGCGGGTGTCCAGGTCGTAGAAAGACCCGTCGGTTTCGCCGAGTAGGTGACGGCAGAAGAACGTACCGTCGGCTGCGATCTCGACCAGCACCGCGCCCAGGGCGTGGTGAAACGAGGCTTCGATGCCGGCGCGCATGGGGATGTAGTTGGGCTTGGTGATCGCGCCCGTCGTCATGATGATCTTGGCCGGCGAGTGCTTCATCGTCGGGATCGAGCGCAGTTGCACCTTGGCGTGTGGGATGATGCCCCAGCGGTGGCGCGTGTAGGTCTCGAAGCCAGTCAGCGGCGTCTTCGCGGTGGGGCGCGTGTTCATTTCGCCGCAGAAGTCGATGCCGTCGCCGAGGCGAATGCGCTCTTGAACGCGGTACTGGTTGATCCAGGGGTGCCAGTACGGCACCTTCTTGGGATCGGTGTTGCCGAACAGCTTCTTGCTGTAGGTGAAGCCGGCGACGATCAGTTCGCACGGGCCTAGCGCCAGAAGGCTGTCACGATAGGCCTCCAGGGCGGCAAGGAACTCGTAATGGAGTTCGGTGCTCTCCTGCGCCGACGTCAGGATGAACCGAGCGACCGGAGCCTTAATCGAACGCACCGTGGTCGACGGCGCCGGGCGATGGGAGAAGCCGCCCTCGGCCGCCTTGGCGAGGCGGAGTTGAAGGGTGGAGCGAGGCACGCCATACTTGCGAGAGAAGGCGCGTTGCCCGCCGATCTTGTTGACCAGTTCGGCCAGCTTGTCGGGGGTGACCGAATCGAGGTCGAAGGTCGGGGACTTAGCCGGCATAGAACATCTCAGCCTTGGCGTGGGGGAGCGTCACGGCCTTCTGCCAGTCCCACACGTAGAACGCGTAGGAGAAGCGAGGGCTCGCGGACTTTTCGCCTTCCTTCTTCTCGACCCAGACCGGGCGGAAGCGCAGGGTAATCTTGGCGGCGAAGGCGGGGTGGTCGATCAGATCAGCGCGTCCCTTGGCGGCGTCCCACTCGTGGCGCATCAGGAAGGCGACGTAGCCGTGCTGCGCTTCCATCAGTTCGAGGGCCTTGCGGACCGCGCGATCGGTGTCCTTGCCGTAGGGCGGGTTGGAGATGATGCAGTCGGGCGTGAAGCCCAGCATCTCGGTGATCTCCGAGAACGGGCGCGGGCGGACTGGTGTGGGCTCGGAGCCCAACCAGACGCCGTCGTCGCCGGTGTTCTTGTCGATCAGGCGCTCCCAGGCGGCCAGGGCGCTGTCAAACGCCTCGCCGTCCGGGTAGATGCTGAAGAAATCGACCAGACCGTTCGCGTCGAACCCGTCGTAAGCGAAGATGTCGGTGGCGCCGGCGGCGCGGCAGAAGTTCTTGATGATGTTGTAGATGGCTCCGTTACCTGCGAACGGCTCCCAGAATTGCATCGCCTCCAGATCATCCTCCACGACCGAGACGAATGCGTTCGTCGCTCGGGCGGGGGTCGGGTAGAAATCAAGAGCCGCACGCTCGTAGTTCGTGCCGCCCAGCATGGAAGGGTCCTTACGACCCGTGTCGGTGATAGCCATGCCGGGATAACTGGCATGGTTAACCGAAAGCGTCAAGAATCCTGGCATTTCTCTCCAGGCTTGACCGTTAAGGCCCTTATGGATAAGGAATAATCAACCGAGGCGGGTCCACCACACCAACCGCGTGCCTCACGCTCTGCGCGCGAATTGACCGTAACTCGAAATCGCCGGCGCCTCAGGTGGAGGAGGTCAAGGCAATGGGCGAAGGACGGGCGCGGCGAGCGTATAATCGAGGCCGGCTAAAGCTCCTGGGAGTGTAGGTGTCCTGCCACCGTTCCCACGATGCACGGGATCGACAGGTCCGTGTGACGCGAACGCCGGCCGAGAACAGACGACAAGGCGTGACGCCCGGAGAGAGTGCCGGACTTCTTGACACGACGACCTAGATCGGAGACACCTTGGGTCGACTAGGGGACCTGGGGTGGTGCGAATTGGCTTCCACCTACAGTCATCTGGCAGCCTTTGGGACCCCAGGCTGTCGGGCTCAACGGTGATGAGATGCCAACGGCTGGCTGGAATGCCGAATTCACCTGACGCGAACGCCGGCCGAGACGATACGACCAGGGCGTGACGGGGGCCAGAGGCCTCGATCCTTTACTTGACCGGTGCCAAGAGTTCTGGCATCCAGACTGTGATTTCTCAGGGGCCTCGGTTTCTGAGGGACCTAATCAGGCGATCGTGACCGTCTCAATGGTGCTGTCCAGCGAGAAGATCGTGAGCCCGCGTATGAGATGTCATTTACGCGCGGGACACCCATGGTGGTAGGGAGCCGCTGAGTGGCCCACCTGACGCGAACGCCGGCCGAAAAGTACGATCAGGCGTGACGATGGGGAGAGAACCCATTCAACTTCCGCAGGCGGTCGAGGCCGTCGATTAGGAATTCAAATGCCTACTACCATCGAAACGGACAACGTCCGTCGCGTGGACTACACCGTTCGCGCCCACATCACCTACTCCGTCCATGAACATGTCAGCCACGGGTCTTCCGGCTCGGAGCGTGAAATCGTACGCAGTGTGCCTCTGGGCGAGGCGCGCAGCATGGCGGAAATGCACGCAAAGGCGTCGACCGGACAGGTTAAGTTGCGTACGGTCGATGTCCAGGAGGACTACTATGGGGCGGACAGCCTGCCTTTGGGGCTCCAGCATGTGTTTCGGGAACTGCTTGAGCATCCCAACGGTACGAAGTGGGTGCTCTCGCGAGTAAATCCCCACACTGGACCGATGCTACGCATTCAACGTTACACGCCTCAGGAAATCCCTCTGACGCCGGCGCGTAATCCTTGGGATGAACTCACGGTCGCCCAAATGCGTCAGACGCTCGTCGCCCTTCGTGCGCTGCCGTGGGAGGCTGCGAAGGCTCTGCGCCTTCAAGCCTATCAGGATCGCGACGTTCATTTTATCGAAGTGCTCAACCGCGCTGAGGTCGCCATGGACGTTATCGACCCGGCGCAGGTCAACGAATTGCGCCTGACGGACTAGTTTCTTGACAAGAGGCGGTGCTGCGCATATCCAGATCGGAGATGTCGCAGCACCGCTGCCGGCGACGTCCAGGGTGCTGTCCCTGGAATAACCGATCGGCTTGGAAGACAACTCCTTGGGGTAAGGACTGCTGAACCCCTGACGGCTGACAGGCTCCGGGAGTCAATGTCCTGTCTGACGCGAACGCCGGCCGAGATTAGGCGACGAGGCGTGACGGGGGCCAGAGGCCCTACACCTGCTACGGTGGACTGAATGGTAAGGCGCGGGACTGCAAATCCTGTCGGCGAAAGCCTCGTGGGTTCGATTCCCACCCGTAGCTCCAAAATTCCTGACATTTTTATGCCAGCCTGCTTGACAACTGAAAAGTCGTCCGGTACACACTCCTCATCGTCGTAATTCGGATGACGTGATTGGTGTCAAGACGCGGGTGCGATTCCCGCCGGCTCCACCAAAACCCCACCGGCCGACGCTTCGGCGTCACGACCTGCCCCAGCGACAGGTCGGTATCTGAACGGTACGGTGGGGTTCTGATGGGGCCGATCAGTTTCGATTGGCATTGAGAGTGAAGGACGCGACGTAGGGTGATCTCCTAGCCAAGGCTTCGGCTGAGGTAATTGGGTCAAACGCTGACAAATGTCAACGACAACGACGCTCCCGTGATGGAGCAACGTCTGGCGGCCTAAGGGCCTCCAGCGGCGCCCGGTGGGGGCGTGGCAACAGAACCCCACCACCCTGCTTCCGCAGCCGGAGGCGTTGGTACAGGGCGTTTCTGTCGGCAACCGTTTCGCCGCCTTTACGTCTCCGGCTACGAAAACAGGTTTGGGGAGTAGTCCTCCGAGGGATCGGAGAATAACGCTCTCCGGGGAGGCGCCTGGGACCATCCAGCCCAGACCGTCTCCCGAATTTTATGCCGGGGATAGGGTGGTCGCTCGCCCTAAACAGTTCGGGTAAGCTCCGGCTGCCCCGGCTCCAAGTTTGATGCGGGGTGGAGCAGTCCGGTAGCTCGTTTGGCTCATAACCAAAAGGTCGAGGGTTCAAATCCCTCCCCCGCATCCACAAGCTGAAGCTCCGATGGCGGCCCTAGGCCGCAGCTTTACCCGGTCCCACGTCGGACAAGGCCGGGGTCTAGGTGGTGAGATATGATCGACGCCGGCGGAGCGCCAAGCCACCTTCCGCCACCAACGCCGTGTGCGTGACAAGCCTGGAGAGAACGGGCACTCCAATCCGGGGTATGAGGCCGGATGTAGCGAACGCCAGCGAGATCGGCGTGACTGGTGGGGGAGAGGACCCACGCTGATTTTGCTGAACGCACGCTACGGCGTGCGTTTTGCTAATTCAGCTTCGTCGTGGGGGGTTCGACTCCCCAAGTTCGCGCCTCCTAGGGCGTTAGGGCTGCGAGGGACAGCGGCGGATAAACGGGAGTTGCCGGTTCGAGTCCGGCCTGGGAGGGCACTAGGAACCCTGCTGGTGGAGGTAATTGGAGAACCTCGTCCGACCTATTTTTGGTGTGGTGGCTCGACAGGTAAGGCGCCGGCCTCATAAGCCGGAGGGCGAAAGTCCTATGTAGGTTCAAATCCTACCCACACCTCCAACTATGCGACGCCCCAGCGTCCGGACGACTCCCTGGTCGGTAACCACTCCGCCACAGGGACTCCCAGCCGGGGATAGCATGCCGAGGACGGAAGGCGCATGCCGTGACTGCCGGGAGAGTACGGTATCGAGTGAAAGCCGTGAGGCAGACCCTAGTTGCTCGACGGGGGTCGTGAGGTGGAAGCCCTCACACCTTCCCTTAATTGAACAAAAGCTGCTTGCTGTCGGCACGGAATGCGACGCCGAGTTCGATCAGGATGCGCTTGATCGTGGCGTAGAAGTTCAGCACAGCACGGTGATCCGAGATCGAACCACCCGTTACCAATGTGCGGGTCTTCCCGGCATGCTGGACGCGAATCTTGCAGTGCTTGTTGCGCTCGACCTCGAACTCCACGTCGTGGTGCTTGAGGATGCGTTTCGCCATCTCTACGGTGTCGCGGCCAGCCATGTCAGGCTCCCATTGCTTGGTTGATATTGTCTTCCTTTTCCTTCGCTGCCTGTGCGATTCGCGCATCAAGCGAACCGTTGGCGACGAGGAAGTAGGACATGATCTTTTCGGCCGTCTGCCCGATGCGGCAGGCGCGGTCTTCGCACTGCTCGATCATGCTCGGGACCCAATCGCCTTCAGCGAAGGCGACGTCGGCCGCTCGCGTCAGCGTGAAGCCCACGCCGGCGGCGGCGATGTTTCCGATGAAGAGCCGGCAGGATTCGTCGGTCTGGAACCGATCGACCTGGGCCTGCCGCTTGTGCATGGGCGTGCCACCCCAGATGACCGCCGGGCACCAATTATCCATCCGCTCGGCGATCGCCTTGACGACGTCGGAGTGATAGGCGAACAGCAGTAGCTTCTCGCCGCCTTCCAGGAAGTCGGAGACCCAGGGCGTGACACAGGAGAGCTTGGCGATTCCGAGTTCGCGCCGCACGGCCGCCATCTCCTCGAACAGGATCGAGACCGCCGGCGGCTCCAGGCCGGCGACGGCAGCGGCGTAGTCGAGGTCCAGGGTGCGCCAGTTAGGGTGGTCTGGGTCCATGTCGGCCGAGAAGCCGATGCGGGCCGCGTTGTCGATGATCTGGGCGCCGTGGACGATTTCGTCGATGACCTCGCCCTGGCCGAGATGGACCTTCTCATAGAGCTTCAGCATCTGCGCCAGTTCGTCCTCACGGGCGACTAGGGCGCGGATTTCCGGACTGTCCATCGGCACGACGACGCGGCGCTTAGGCGGTAGTTCAGGTAGCACCTCGCGCTTCAGACGTCGGACCATGAAGCTGCTGCGCATCTTCTCGCCGAGTTCGACGAGGTTGGTCGCGCCATTAGTCACGAGCGCGCCGTTCTTGCCTCGCATCGGATCGTGGTAGGCGCCGCAGTATTTGTAGACGTAGTCGAGGTACTTGGTGCCCAGGCCGTTCGGGTCGAAGGCCTTGACGATCGGCCACAACTCCACAGGCCGAGACATCATCGGCGTACCGGATAGGAACACACGGCGATTGGCGTCGATCGCCGTATGCCAGACCGACTCCGTCGACAGGCCCTTTGCGGCCCGCTCCTTCTTCTGCTGCTTAGTGTAGGTCTTCTGACCTCCGAGCACGAACAAGGTTCGGCCGCTCTGATCAGTCTTCAGCGCGTGGCATTCGTCGCAGACGACATAGTCCCAGGTCCGACTCTTGATCTGGTTGGTGAAACGGTCCAGGATGTCGTAGTTGATGATGACGATGTCGGTATTAGGCCAATAGTCCTTCTGAACCTCAGCGACTCGATACTTTGGCTTACCCTGAACCTCGACCTTTTTGAACTTAGGCTGACCAGCCTTGGGGCCGGACTTGTAGACGCCGTCTTCGACCTTTTCGTAAGCTTTTGTGAAGCCGTCCTGAACGCGCTCCACGCGCGATGCCTCGGCGATCCCGAACGTCAGGTTCGGGACCATCCACTTGTCGATCTCACGCTTCCAGTTGACCTTCAGCGATGCCGGCACGATGAAGATCGCCGAGTTGATCGACGTGTCGGCGTTGAGTACGCCGATCGCCTGGATCGTCTTGCCAAGGCCCGGCTGATCCGCGATCAGCGTGTCCTTCCGCATCAGCGCGTACTCGATGCCGGCGCGCTGATAGGGGAGGTATTCGAGCCCAGGAGGCGACGGCGGAACGTAGTCCGTCGTCGCCTTCCACGACATCTCTTCGCTGATCTTGGCGACTTCGAGTGTGTGCTGGACGTGATCTAGTGCTCGCTCGCGCCAGTAGACGCCAGTGACCTTTTTAGCGATGTCCAGGCGGTCGGTAACCCAGGCGCGACGAAGCTTCGAGAACGTGAAGCCCGCCTCCTTCCAGAGGTGGCGTTCCTCGTACGTCCCCATCCCGTAAAAGAGGTTGTCGCGGAAGTCGATATGGGCCATGCGCTAGGCTTGGACCTTCGTACGGTTCTTCTCGCGAATGAGGTCGATCTTCTCCTCGGCACGAGCCAACTCGTCCAGGCCCAGCGTGAGCCCGTCATAGCCGTAAGCCTCGGCCGCCAGGAGAGTAGCGTTCAGGACGCCGGCGATCTCCTGGTACGGACGACCCTTCGGCCGCCCGTACGTGTGGTCGAGTTGCTCCAGCGCCTTGTCGCGAGGAATGCCGGCGGCCTGGGCAAGCTCGATCGCCTCCTCCAGGACGCGGATGGCGCGGTCCTTGCGACTGAGCAGGGTCTGGCGGCCCAGACAACGCTCCAGCCAGTGGGCCAAGTTCACCTGAAGGCGCGCCTTCACCTCGTTGCCCAGGTCTTCGCCCGAGCGCTCAACATAGTCGAACACGAAACGTGACTCCTACTGGAACTCGGTGCCGCCCTTGCGGGTCAGGTACGCTTCAGAAACGTGCTTCAGGATCGGGCGCAGGCGCTTTCCCGAGTCGAGCGTACGCTTGCGCTGATCGCCGGCGGCCGTGACCACCACACCTTCGCGGACGTTCGGGCCATGCTCTTGATCCATCTTGCGGCCGAGCGTAGTCGTGCCCGACGCCAGCTTGTCGATCACGGTGCGATCGAACGGCCCCTTGTAGAGGACTGGCACGCGGTCGACGCCCAGGATGGTGAAGAAGGTTTCCTTGTCGGCGTCGTCCAGATAGACCGTACCGAGGTTATCGGTGATCGCGACGTCGAATGCAGCGAACGCCTTGGTCGTGAGGCCGTAGTGCAGGTCTTGTACGCCGGCGCCGTAGACCTCGCCCAGCAGGTGGACACGGCAGCCGGGGAACCGGGCCTGGGCCACGGCCTGGAGCTTGTCGGCCAGGGGCGCGAGGGCCTTGACGTACAGAGTCTTCTCCAGGTTCTTCTCGACGTTGATAAACGTCAGGCCGTCGGCGCCCATACCCTTCGTCGAGATCGCGACGCGGCCGTCACCGAACAATTCGGGATCGGGCGCGGCGTCATCAACGTGGCTGATGCGAGCCAGAGTACCGTGCAGCTTCTCGGTGACGACGACTTCTTCGCCGTCCTCGAACAGGTCCGGGAACGCCTTGATGTTCTCGATGTCGTAGTCCAGACGTGACTCGAAGACGCCCTTCATCAGGCCGTCCATGCTGGTCGGCACTTCTGGGATGTACTTGGTGATGCCGAAGAACGACGCGACGTCTTCGTACAGCGCGACCTTCTTACGGCCGGCGGGGTAGACGCCTTGAGCGGCGTCCCCGTAGCCGATCACGGTGCGGCCGTTGACGTCACTGGTCTTCCAGACGAGGCCCTGGCTCAGCACACCACGCAGCGTGATAGCCTTAACGCGATTGCCGCGCGTGCCCGCCAGGATGCCGACACCCTTGTCCGCGTTCCAGTAGCCGCGCTCCTGGAGATGCTGGTCCGGAACGACCGCGCCCTCGGGCACATAGATGACGCTCTCGCCCTTGGCGTAGCGGTGGGAGCCGTCGGGGTTCTTGTTGGCGATCGCCTCGTAGCCACGAATACGCAGGATCGACAGGCGGTCGGCATTGGGGTGGTCGTAGACGTCGTCGACCAGCAGGATCGGGACTTCAAAAGTGCTCATAGGGTCCTCGGGGTTTTCCCGTGGACCCTATGGTTAACGGCTAGGCTGTGTCAAGAATTCTGGCGCCTCGACGTCAGTAGGGCTGGCGCTTCAGCGCCTGAGCGTCGTCCCAGAAGAGGTAGGTGATCAGGACGATCAGCGCGGGGACGATCCACCAACCCAGCAGGTTGGCGAGTGCGGCCACCAGAGCCCACGACAGAAAGCCGGCAATCACGCCACCGAAGCGGCTCCAGTTGAGCCGCACTTCGCCGGCGACTTGAGACATCGAACGCATCGTTTCCTCCATTATTGTTCTTCCTTCCGCAACGCCGTACGCAGGGCCGTGAGCCGGCGGCAGAACTCCGCCTGGGTCAGGACCGTGTCGCGTGGGTCGCGCTTACCGATAGAATGCGTTAGCACCGCATCGCCGGTGGCGAGCAGGGCCTTGCGGAAGCCCTCGTTGGTGGCCAGCGCCATATAGGCGCGATCCAGTAGGGCTTGATACTCGGGGCCGTGGCGATCGTACTCGACACCATTCCACCACAACTTTTGAGCGCGCTGCCAGTGCTTGGAGCGGCCGGCGCCGCGCTTCTTCGCCACGAGGCCGACGTTCTTGACGACCTCGCGCTGCATGTGGACCTTGTCGAACTTGAACGCCTGAAGCAGGCCTTCCATCGACGCGACCTGGAGGCCGTCGAACCAGAAGGGGTGCGGAGCGAAGTTCGAAAGCGCGGATGACGGGTAGCCGCGACCGGAGCCGATATCCATTAGTTACCGATCAACGTCTTGCGCACTTCCAGGTGAACCTGTCGGCACATTTCCATATGACTGTGCGAAGGGAATTGCACCGCCGTAGCGTTCGACCACGTCACCTTGTTTCCGTCGAGAGTACGGATCAGGTACTGGTTCCCCGTACAGCCCGGCGGACCTCCGTACTGGTCATAACGCTCGCGTAGCCCCCAGGGCTCTACTGCCAGAAGCTGCCCAACACCGGCCAGATATCGATCGCCAAATATGGCATCAGTGAACAAGACCATAGAGCCTATCTGGTACTGGTCCCTGAACATACGCTTTACTTGCCACCAGTTGCCCCAGCGATCGTAGTCCTGATCCAGCGATTCCGCGTAGAGCGCATAGCCTAACGCATGGAGATACCGCGCCTTCTCCGCCAGCGGCATGCGAGCCAAAGCCTGATCTGAGCGATCCAGTTTCAGAGTATGCACGGCGTCAGCGGCGAACGAGGTAGGCTTCATACCTACCTTTTTCAGCAGCATCTCCAGGTCCCGGATCGTCTTGACCCAATAGGCGGGTTTGCCTAGGGGTTTCAGCGTCTCTTCAGTCATCGAGTGATTTCCACCGCCGGCGGGCGCGGGAACGCACGCAGCATGTCGTAGAGTACCGTGGGATGGTAGAGTAGGTAGATGAGGCTGAAGATGCTCGCGATGCAGATCGCGTAAGCGACCCGCGTCGCCACGGCATCCGAGCCCGTATTGCCGCCAAAGGCCTTCCCCAGCAAAGACATGATGACGCTCGCCACGAACGAGAAGAACGCCAGGATACTGAGGACGACAAACACGGCGCCGTTCAGATTTGCAGCCCAGAACGGCATCAGAAGTCGAGCCCCAGGTCTTTACGCTGCTCAGGCGTCAGCGCCGCCATAGCCGCGCTCTTGGCTTCGGCTTTTTGCCGCCCACGCTGCGCGATCAGATCGATGTTAAGGTCCGAAGCCGGGAAGCCCTTCTCGGCGCCGTCGGCCAATAGGTAATACCGGCCGTCGACCTTGATCGCGTAGCGTTCGCGCACAGTCCCCATCCCGCCGAAGTAGCCCTTGCCGGTCGCGGCATGGTCAGCCTCGCCCGAGGAGGCGAAGTAGCCAACCACACCGCCGACGGCGCCCCGGTCATCGACGGTGGTGTAGGTGACGTACAGTCGGACGATCTTCCAATCCATCAGCCGACCCCCAGCGCGTCGAGCAGCAGTTGATTGGCCTCGCGCATGAAGGCCTCGTTCGGAGGCAGCCTGTCGAAGCCCTTATCCTTGACCCAGCCGATCGAAGATTCGATGTAGCTGTCCAGCGCCGGGATACGCGTGCCGTGACCGACTTCGCCCATCGTCGCCTTACGGGTCAAGAGCTTCGCGACCTCGTCGCGGGCGATGTTGGGGATGATGTCGTGCGACAGTAGCTGCGGCAGGGTCATCGGCGGAACTTCGCCGTAGCGTTGAATCCAGGTGATCGCGCAGGCGCCCCGGATGGCGTAGAGGTACTTCTTCAGATTGACGGTGGTGTAGCCCTTGATGGCGACGCCATCGCGCTCAGCCTGGGCGACTACCTCGGCCGACGGACGGTTGCTGATCTCGCCTTGATAGCATTGGCGCGTCAGTCCGAAGTAGTGACGGGCGCTGGCCTCGGGGCTGGAGTTGCGCTTGATCAGGTCGCGCAGCTTGTATGGCAGCGGACCGTGTTCACGGTAGATCAGCGGGCTGGAGAGCCACTCGGCAACCGTGGCATTGCCCTTGACGAGCAGGTCCAGGGCCTTGCGCAGGTCCCAGCCGTTCAGGTCCCAGACGCCTTCTATCGGGCGCTCGATCACGTCGCGGGGCGTCGACAGGCCCAGGTAGTGAGAGAGCGGGCGGACATAGAAGAAGCGAACGTCGTTGTCGCTGTCCGGCGACGGGAAGCCCCAGGCTCGCGAGCCGCTCTCCACCGCGAACACGATGGTGACGTTGTCTTCGGCCTCGACGCGGCCCAGGCGGTTGTTGGCCTCGCCGTAGACATCCAGCGGCAGAGTGGGGGCGGTGAACGACATAGGGCTCCTCTCGTCAATCTGGACGGCAGTTACCCGCAGTCCCTGCCGGCTGTCAACTCTCGTTGTCTAGGCTCTGCGGCATTATGGAGCGGCATCCGCCGGAAAGTTCCGACCCTCGGGCCAGACCGCAGGCACAGCGACCGGCGTTAGGTCGTATTCGCGTAGGATCGCTCCGGCGGCCTGGAGTGCGAGGCTCTTGTCGTCGGCAGACGCGCGTTCCCAGCGCTTCTGGCGCAGTTCGTCCAGGGTCCAATTCGTCCCAGGCGGCAGCGGCAAATAAGGGCCGAGCACCGCTCGCGCCACCTTCATCTTCAGGTCTTCGTTCACTTGCGGCGCTTCTTCGTCTTGACCGGTGCCTGAGTGACCGTTTTGTTCGTGAACGTCTGCTTGACGCATGGCTCACCGTTCTCGTCAGGTAGGACGATTATGAACTTGGTGTAGGTGCTGTGCTGGCCCGTCTTGAAGTCCTCGGCTTCCCGCATCGTCATCGACGGCATCGGCTGACCTTTGACGAGGTAACCGTCCAGGGCGCCGGGAGGGCGATCCCAAGACATCGGGATACCTTCCAGATAAGGACCCGTCGCCAGCGCCTTCAGCTTACCCGCGATTTCGTGAATCTTAGGGCTGTCGGGCGAGATCAGGTAGGCGTGCTGGACCGTCTCCTCGACGATCATGAGGACGCTGCCGTTGGGGTAGCTCATGCTGCCTTCTTCTCCGCGTGCTTGTCCCACAGGCTGCCGTGGTATCGGATATTCGACTCGTAGTGGAACACCATGCGACGAGCATCCTTGGCTGCCTTACGCCCGCGCACGGTATCCTTCTGTCGCTCAGCCTCGGCGGTGTACTGCGCGATCTTGGCTTCATCGTAGGCGCGCTCTGCCGCCTTCTGCCCACGGGTGACCGCCCGGAATTTCTGGTAAAACCAGACCGCGCCTGGGCCGTCATCGTACATCCAACTCGGGGCTCCGAAGATGTTGATGAACAGAGGCGCCTTCTCGTTCTTCCGTAGGATCACGCGTCCCCAGCCGCTGGGCGCGGTATGGGGGAAAGTATCCTTCTTGGGATCGAAATACTCGACCTCCCAGGTGTGGTTGTCGTCCAGCACGTTGATCTCGCGCTCGGGCCGGAACGGATGCCACAACTCGCGCACTAGCCGATAGACCGTCTGGGCCGGGTCCTCGCCCGGCACCAGATCATGCGTCGTGATGCCGTAATGATGGTCGCACTCGATCCCGAGCACTTCGGCCGCGTCCTCAGGTCCCAGGCCTCCGGCCGAGATCGGAATGCTGTAGGCGAGGTAGTCGACGCCGAAGCGCAGCGGGATATAAGAGTGCGCCATCGCAATCTCCTACAGCGTGCGAGACGGCAGGACGCGGCCAGGGCCACCCGGAGGACGACGATAGGTCGGAGGCTCAGCCGGCGCAGGCGTGGCTGTCGTCACCGTGGCCGGCGCAGCAGCAGCCTGCGGAATGATCTTCAGCGCCTTCGGCTTCGGCGCCATCAGGCTCTTGAACCACGCCAGGAAGCCGGCGTACCAGGGCGTGTACAGGCGCAGGCGGCCATGCGGGAAGCGCGAGGCTCCGGGCAGTTCGCCGAAGAAGTTGCCGCGCGAACCTCGCTTAGGCTGGATCGCGAAGTAGACGCAGCCGTTAGCGAACGTCCACTTTTCGACAGCGATGCCACGATAGCCCGACACATGGTCATAGACGTAGTCGCCGATATTGATCGTGACGGTGTCGTCTTCCTCCGGCAGCTTGTCGGAGTAGCCGACGCCGATCTGCTCCAGCAGGTGATAGTCGATGAAGTGGGCGTCCATCACCTTCTCGGCGTCGCCCTTGGCGGGACGCGGCTGGATGGCGTACTGGATGTTGCCGCTCATGAATTCGAGGCGCGCCGACGCGAAGCCCTTGAGCGCCGACATCGGATCGCGGATTTCGATCCCCAGCCGGGTCTTCTCCGTGACCGGGATGGGAGTGAACACCGGCTTCGCGGTGGTCTTGCGCTTCGCCGTCGAGCGGCGGGGCGTCGGCTTCTTCAACACGATATCGGTCATTGCTTCGGTTCCTTGTCGAACATGTCCGCCGTCCGGAGGAGCGCGGAAATCTTGTCCTGGAGGTAGTTCCAGGTCTCGGGCGATCGGGTGCGCAGTTCGGCGCGTTCAGTGCCGAGGCCGGCGGCCGGGATGATGACGATGCCGCCCTGCTTCACCTTATCGAACAGGGGCTTCATGTCCTGGTCGATGATGCGGTTCTGCGCGTCGACGGCCGCCGGGTCGTTCGCGAAGAACGCATCCTCGGACATCGACGGAAGGTACTTGGTGGCGACGCCGATCCCGTTGGGCTCGTTCCGCATCTCGGCCGCTTGTCCGCCGTCACCATGGCGAGCCACGTTGTCGCCAAAGACGTACAGGACGTCCGCGTTGCGCCGTAGATCGCGTCGAACGATGTGATGCTGGAACAGAACCGGCATTACTTGTCCTCGTCGGCCTTGGCGTTGAAGTGGGTGTGATAGGCGTCGCGGAGCGCACGGTCATAGGCCGTCACGAAAGGATGCTCCGGCCCACCTTCACCTTCGCCGGCCGTACGCTCGCAGTAGTTCACGAGGCTGTCGCGTTGCGTGTCTTCCGAGGTGTCAGTGTTGTCGTAGTCGGGGTAGTCGGCCTTGGCCCGGCTGATCCCGGTTTCCTTACCGACCGCGATCGCGCGCTCCAGCGTCCAGACGATGCTGTTGTAGCCCTCGCGGTAGCCGTCCTCGTATCCTTCCTGGTACCACTCGCGTTCGTGCAGTTCGATCGCGTCTTCCGGGAACTTGAAGTCGTTCTGCCAGTCCGCGTCGTAGCCCAGGTTGGCATCCTTGGCGCCGTCGGTCTTGCCGTCCTCCAGGCCACGGGCGCCCCACCATTCGGAATCGTGGGTTTCGCGTTCTTCGGCCAGAGCCTCTTCGACACGATCGACGATCTCGTCAGCAGGCTCCGCGACCGGACGATACCGATTGTCGACGATGTCCTTGAAGTGGTTCTTGGCGTCCTCTTCCGGAATCTCGCCGGCAACGAAGAGTTCGCAGCAGCGCAGCTTCTGGTCGTCGTGATCTGCCGGGATCGCAGTGACGTGCTCAGGATCAACGCGGATGATGAGCACGCGACCGCGCTGAGGGTACCAGAACTTCAGGTACTCGAACGAACAGACATGCAGTCCGCGCGAACAGGTCTTGTGACGGTTCGGATCGCAGTCCTCGCGCCGCATGTTTGGCGACGTGCCCGGCAGGTACTGAACCTTGCCGTGCTCGCCCGAGTTGTACGACCAGTATTCGTCGTCGACCTTCTTGAAGCCGTAGAGGTAACCGTCCTCATCGAGCGGCAGGTTCCCCTTCTCCATGAAACGGTAGAGGTCTTCGGCGACCGACGGGTCGGGGTTGCGCGACAGACGTTCGATGAAGTTGGCGAGCGACACGAAGCTCATGCCCTGCTCGATCAGCTTGCTGATACGCCCGGTGAGGCCGTAGTCGATCAGCTTGCCGTCCAGGCGTAGACGATCGGTCTCATCGACCGTGACGCGTCCGTGGCTGAGCTTGGCGACCCATTGGACTGCATCGGCGATTTCGCTGATCGCCTCGATGTCGTGGACCGGAGCGCGCAGCAGTTCCTCCAACTGCCGGCCACGTTCGGACGAGAGCAGGAAAGACCGCCAGCGCTGGTTCACCAGCACGCCCACGCGGGCGTTGGGTCGGCCTCGGCCGCTGATCATGTAGGGCAGCTTGTCGGTCATGGTCATTAGGCCTTGGACTTGGACTTGGGCGGGAAGACATTCTGGAGGTGGATCAGCAGGCCGACGTACTTGTGCGCCTGAGCCGGATCGTCCTTGCAGTAGTGGAGATTGGAGATTACGCCCGATGCCGGGTTGGAATGGAAATCCCAATCGGAAATGATGGCGAGCGCCTTCTTCAGGGAGGCGGCAGCCTTCGGGCAGTCAGGGGTGACGACGCGATCGTTATTGTCGACCACCAGGGCGTCCAGCACCTTCTTCTCGTCATCCTTGATCGCCGAAAGATCGATGCCGAGGTAGCCCTTGGCGTATTTGGCGATCTTGGAGTAGACGCCCGTGCCCTTTTCGAGGCGCGCGTAATCCTCCGGCACGAGAAGCTGGAGGAACTTCACGTACGCTTTCGCGGTGCTGGACTGGAAGATTTCGTGGGTATGGTACCAGAGGTCGAAGCCGCTACCCCGTTCCTTCAGGATCAGGTCGACGGCATCGCGTAGATGCGGGACGCTGTTGTCGTCCATCTGATGCTGAGCTTGCGGCGCCGCGATGTAGAGGGCGTCGATACCGAACGATTTCGCGAGCTTGAACAACGGCCCCGCTTGCCGGCGATGCTGTGCGCTGCTGATCCAGGCGTACTTGCCTTCGTCCGCCTTGATCTCGAAGACCGGCTTCTGCTCGCCGGCCGCCTTGGCGAAGGCAAGTCCACGGATGGGCGGCTTGGACTTGTCCGCGACGGGAGACACGCGACGCGGCATCGCATCACGCAGTTCATCAAAAGTGACAAACTGCCAGCGATCGCCGAAGCAGGCCGCCCAGAACTCCGCGCTCTCCACGAAATTCATGATCAGCGTGACGGTGGTAAGCGAATTGCGATCCATGAACGAACGTACGAACCGAGCGATTCGACGCTGTTCGCTGAAAGACAGGCTCGACGATTTCGGATCGCGCGAGGCATCCAAGAAGGCCGACCCATTGTCGAGGATCAGGTACTTTTCAGCCTGTCGACCATTGGGACCGGATTCCAGATTGAAGGATTGGGGGACGGTGAAATCCCAGCGGCCGTCCTTCTGTCGGAAGCAGTCGACGAAATAGCGGTCGCCGGTCGCGGACATCACCGTCGACTTCATGCCCGTGATGGGATGCTCGTAGTTGCCGGTCACGAACGACGGCGTCAACTCCTTGGCCTTCGCAAAGAACTTCGTGACCGACTTGATGTCCTTGATGGCCTCCCAGACAGCCGTCGCCACCTCTTCACGAAGGCGTTCGATGCGGTTGTTGAGGTAGCCAACGACTTCCTCGCTGTACTCGATCGATTCGCGCGAGGGCGTGACCTTCACGGTGCCGATCGGACAGTCGATAATGAAGCGGCTCTTGGAGTCGTATCTCACCGTCGGCAGCGTGATCTTGTCGCGGGCGATCGGGTAGATCACGCACCCCTGCCGAGCGTACCACCCCGGCACCAGGGCGCATTCGTCCACGACGAACCAGTCGTCGCCGGCGTACTTAGGCTTCGGATTCTCACCGAGCTTGACGTTGGTCTCGAAGGCGCCGTTGTGGGCCAGCGCCACTTCGCGGATCGCCTTTTCGAAGGCATCGAAGTCGCGCGCCTCGACGGCGAAAGAGACACGAACACCGCGCGGTTCGTCGCACGCCTCTTCGCTCATGAGATAGAGCGTGGGGATGTCGTCTTCCGCCAGACCATACCCGTAATGGCGGACGGTCTCACCGTCGTAGCAGGAGATCGTGTACTGATCGGTGTAGGCATAAGGCGCCTGGGCACCGTGCCCCCACATGCCGACCTCGTCGTTCGACTTGTCCTTGTCGGATTCGCCCAGGACGATGTAGACCTCCTCCATGACTTGGTCGGTCATGCCGACGCCATAGTCACGAACGGCGAACTCCGGTTGGAGCGCGGTCGGCGCCTGAACGTAGAAGGGCTTGGTGTTACCGGCGCGCAGGTGAGAGTCCCAGGCGTTCGAGGCGAGTTCGCGGACCGGCGCCTCGATCTTCTTCGAGTATTGCGCGTCGATGTGCATCTTGAAGGTCTTCGCCGACAATTTGATCGACGATTTGCGGGCCTTCATGATGCCGTGCGCTTGGAAGTCGTTCGGCTGGGTCTCGATGAGCATGGGCGGTTCGAACTCGAAGGGCTGGGTCTGATAGTTGCCGACTGGCATACGCCCCGCTCTGGCGGCTTGTCAACTCACGCCGTCATCACGCTGCCGGCTTTCTTGACGCTGACCCCATTCGATGTCAGGATTCCTGGCATGTTGGTGATGCGCAATATCACGGATGAGGCGACGGCCACCGTGACCAGCTTCTATGGATATGAGCCGATTCCGCTGCGTGGAGTGGAAGGCTGTCCGTGTCTGGAGCCCATCCCGACGAATGAACTGATGACCATCCACGACCGTAACAACCAAATTGTCTGGTATGCGAGGAAGAATTGTCCGATCCACGGAATCCTGATCACGGACCTACCCGAATCCCCTCCTACGGACACAAGTACGGACTCCTCCACGATCGCATCGTAGGCGACAAGGACCCGGACACTACCTTCCATAGCAAGATCAGCAACCACGCCAAGACCGAGTACATCTGTCAGGCGCTTCGGTTGGACCCCCGCGCGTTCAACCTCGATCTGCCGTTCCCGCTGGAGGACTGGAATTCGAGCAGCGACATGTCGCTGATCAACTCCGGCCTCTACTTTACCGACATGCGCCGCCAGTTTTTCGAGACGCTCGTCGCTGAACATGCCGAGCACCGCCATGGCGATGCCTGGGTGAAGCAGGGCGAAGCCGAATACTGGTGTGTCGAGTTCAATCGCACGCTTCATAAGCGTCTCAGCGGCATCGTGATTGGTGACTCTCGGGTGCTGAATTGAGCAAGTCCATCCCCATCTATGACGGCGCGATCGAAGCCAATCACGTAGGATCGTTCGTCAAGATGGGCGAGGCCTTCCAGGTGATCCGCCCCGGCTACGACGCCCAGGGTAATGCACGAGCAGCGTGGACGCAGTTCGTTCATGACGGCATCCCGGTTTTCGAGGAGAAGGTGAAGGGGCCGCTGTCGGCCGCGACGCGATCCTTCGATCGTCAGTGGGCGCAGTTCATTGGCGACGACCGTGATCTGATGCTTCGCGCGCTGGAGGCCTGCAAGAAGGAACATCGGGCAAAGTTCCGGGACGGACGCTCTGGCGTGGAGCCGGCGCCGACCGTCCATGACACTCGCACCGGCACGAGTTATGTCGCCTAGGCGACAAGTTGACGTAGAGAGTTGACAGCCGGCACAAGCTGAGCAATAACCATTCTCGTGAACCAGCAGCCGTCCCCTCCGAACCGATAGCTGCTGGACTGTAGGAAGCCGGGGATCATCACGATCCCCGGCTTTTTAGTTTTCTGGGCATCAGGAGTTGACAGACGTGACTCCTCGGAATATGTGACTCCTCGACGATAACGAAGGAGGCCCTGATGGCTCAACGTTCCACTTCTCGCAAGCGCGCCAAGGTTCTCGACCGCGCGCAGTTCGACGCCCTTCTGCCGATCGTGCGTGCGTCCAAAACGCCGCTGCGCGATGAAGTCGCTCTGCGCCTCTCGTTCAGCGCCGGGCTGCGCGCCTGCGAAATCGCCAACCTGCGCTGGTACAACAACCTGCTGGGGCCGACCGGAAAGCTGCTGGAGAACATCCACATCACCGGCGACGTCGCCAAACGCTCGATCGAGCGCGTGATCCCGATCGAGCCCGAACTGGCGAAGCTGCTGCGTCGTCTTCGTCGGCAGCGCCCGGAAGACGAATACGTCTTCTTCGCGGTCCACAACTACCAGACCCCGATGGTAAAGGACCCCAAGAACCCCAAGAAGAAGGTCATCAACCCGACCTTCACCCTGGGTAAGGTCCAGCCGACGGCGGTGATCCAGTTCTTCCGCCGCCTGTATCGTCACGCGGGCTATGTGGGCTGCTCCAGCCACAGCGGTCGGCGCACGTTCACCACGGTCAAGGCCCGTCAGGTGGGTAAGCACGGCTGCTCGATCGAGGACGTTCGTGACCTCGTGGGCCACAAGCGCCTGGACACCACGGCCTCCTATATCGAGCCGTCGGATAACCGCCGCGCGCTGATCTCGGCGGACTGGTAAGCTACGCCGGCGTCTCTGACAGGATGCCGGTTTAAGCTGCCAGTATTCTTGACATTCACGAATGGATGGACGAGTGTGACGCCTCGTCCATCACCCCCGTCCCAACGTCCCCGTATGACCGCTTTGCAAGATTTCCTCTCGGCGCTCTTCGCCGCGTGCCCTGAGTCTCCGGTACCGCTGACGGTGGGGGAGGACGTCTATGAAGCCTATTCCGCCGATGAAATCGCCGGTGTCGTCGGCGCGGCGGAAGAGGCCGGTGAAGCCCTCTATACCGCGCCCATTACGCAGGGCCTCGTCGCCTTCCTGCCGGCGGTGACCGAGAACGTCGCCGACCCCGATGAATGGCGTGACGCCACGATCCAACCTACAGCGGTGCTGTTCCGGGACGGGATCATGCTCTCGTTGTACGCGCTGGACGCGGCGGTCGACCTGGAAGCGACTCCTGAAGTTCAGAACCTGTTCGGTTGGATGGGCAGCGACCCCTCCGACCTTATCCCTATCCCCGATGCCAACGGCTGGTCCCTGGTCCACTGCGACCCCAACGTCTACCAGACGCTGGCGACCCTCCTGGACGCCTACGCTCCCGAAACGCCGGTCGCAGGCGCTGTGGGCGCCCCGGCGGAAGGTGCTCCTTGGGACGAAGATTTCGGCACGCTGAACGACGCGCACATCCTTGCGTATTACGATCCGTCGGACGCCTATTATGCGCAAGAGATGACGATCTCGATCGGCGGCAATCGCGAATCGAAGAAGTGGGTCCCGAAGACGATGCCGATCGCGTCGTTCGTGGAACTCCTGTCGATGCACCGCGAAGACCCCAAGAAGGACGGCTTGGCCTTCGTCCTGGCCGAGATCGTCGGTGACCAGCGTCGGAAGCAGGCCGTGAAGACCTGCTATGGCGTCGGCCTCGATATCGACGTTGGCGTCTCGGGCGCGCAGATCGACGCCGCCTTGAAGGAAATGGGCTGCCTCGCCGTCCGCTACACCACCCACAGCCACAACAAGACGTCGACGTTCCTGAACAAGGACCGCGTGACGAAGTGGGCTGCCAAGAACGGTCAAGAAGAACTCGACGAGGAGAGCATCAAGCGCTTCCTCCGTGAGGAAGAGGATTGGGTCCCGGAACTGATCGAAACGGTAGCCTACCTCGGCGATGATCACCGCCCGGAAGGCTTGATGATTCAGCTTGAGCATGATCCGATGCCCAAGCACCGCGTCGTCGTGCCGCTCGCGACCCCTTACGAGGTCGCCAAGATCGCCAAGACCCACGAAGAGGGCATGCGCAAGTGGAACGAGATTCCCAAGGCGCTGGCCCGTGCGCTGGGCGACCTGCCGCTCGATAAGGCTGCGCTGGACCCCTCGCGTCTGTTCTACTTCCCGCGCCATGCGCCCGGCCGCGCCCACGAGACGACGATCTTCGGCGGGCCGATGCTGGATTGGGCGACCCTGGACCTGGACGGGGCTCCGAAGGATGCCTTCGAAGCAGCGCTGGAAGCTGAGATCAGCGGGTCCAACAAGAGCGGTGGTGGTTCGCGCTCTACGACCAAGGAAGGTCGCGATCTCGGCCGCTGGTCGATCAAGCGCGCCCATGGTTTCCAGATCGTCGACGTAATCCGCGACTACGATCCGGACCGCATTCGCACCAATGGTGCGAACAAGATCGACATCGAGTGCCCCTTCGACGATCACCACTCCAACCCCGGTGATCCCGAAGACAAGGGCTGCTTCGCCGTCAACGCCGGCGACGGCCCCTCGGGCATCTTCACGATCAAGTGCCAGCACGACTCGTGTCATGAGCGTACGAACCTCGACTTCCTCGGCAAGATGCTGAAGGACGGGTGGTTCGAGGACAGCGTTCTGGAAAGCGACATGTACAACGCCATCCTCGACGAGGATGACAAGAACATTCCGGAGGCGGCGATCAAGATCGCGGCCCAGGACGATGCGCGCGACGAGTATCAGGTCAAGATCAGCGCCCTGTCGCCGGAGTCGAGCGAAAGCGACATCGAGGACGCTCTACGTGCCCTGATGGAGGCTGACCTTGGGCCGCTGGCGCAGCAACGCGCAGAGTCCGAGATCAAGCAGAACCTGAAGATCAACCAGTCGACCCTGACCCGCATGTTGAAGACGATGCGGCGCGTGGTCGAGCGCGATCGCAACCAGTCCGGCGACTACCGCGATCCGAAGGGCCGTCTGGTGTTCTCGTTCCAAGGCGACTTCAACTTCGACGAAGCCGTCGATATGTGCTTCAAGGCGCTCCGCAACACCAATACCAAGGATGCCGAGCCGACCTTCTCTTGCGTTCAGGACAAGCCGGTCCGACTCAAGCGCAACCCGAAGTCTGGCCGGATCGCCTTTGAAGAACTGCCCAATCAGGCTATGTGGTCGGAACTGAACACGCGCCTCACCTTCGTGAAGCGCGGCGACAACGGTGACGGAGCCCGTCAGGCGGTCCCGAAGGAAGTGGCGACCCACGTCTACGAGCAGGTCTACAACGAACTGCCGCAGTCGCCGGAAGTCATCTACACGCCGCTCTACACCAACGACGGCGCCTTGGTCCTGCATCCGGGCTACTACGCCGACCTGAACATTCTGATGGCGAACACTCGCTTCGAGATCGACGTCCCCGTCAATCCGTCGGCGGAAGACGCTCTGGCGGCCGTGGACTTCCTCAAGAACGAACTGCTGGTCGACTTCCCGTTCCTGGACTACGACACCCAGGGCAACGAACGCCGCGAGCCCTCAGAAGCCAACGCCCTGGCGATGCTGCTGACCCCGTTCATGCGCCGCATGATCAACGGCTGCACGCCGGTCTTCTTCGTTGCCAAGCCGACGCCGGGTACCGGCGGTACGCTGCTGGGCAAGGTGCCGATGCTCATCTTCGACGGCGCCGAAGGTGCGCCGATGGGCTATACGCAGAACGAAGAGGAAATGCGCAAGTCGCTGCTGGCCGCGATCATCGAGACTCGCTCACACCTCTTCTTCGACGACGTGCGCGAGTTCAACAACCGCGTCCTGCTGCAATCCATCACGGCTCAAGAGATCGGCGGCCGACTGCTGGGTTCGACCCGCAACGTCACCCGCCCGAACACCTTCAATTGGGTGGGCACGGGCAACAACCCGCTGATCGGCTCCGAAATGGAACGCCGCATCTGCTGGATTCGTCTGAACCGCAAGACCTCCAATATCCAGGAGATCACCTACACCCACGACGACTTGCCGGGCTGGATCGCGGACAACCGCGCGAAGATCATCCGTGCGATCCTGACCATGATCCAGTATTGGATCGACATCGGCCAACCGACCTTCACCGAACGCAAGCGCGTGTCGTTCGAAGATTGGTCGCGTAAGGTGGGCGGCGTCCTTCAGGCCTGCGCCGTGGAAGGCTTCCTCGACAACCGTCGCTCGGCGGGCGCGGACATGGACGAAACGGCGATCCGCACCTTCGTCAAGGAGTGGCTGAAGAAGTTCGGCTTCGAGAAGACCGCGCCGGCGAAGCTGTTCGAGTATGCGACGTCGATGGAACTGGACATCATCGAAGGCAACAACGACGACCAGAAGAAGCAACGCTTCCCGAAGCGCCTGCACACCCTGGACGGCCGCGTCTTCTCGATCGATAGCGTCGACTACATCGTCCTCACGAACTTCGACGACGACAACAACTTGGTCTACTCGCTCACTCCGCTGGAAACGGCGCAGGAAGCCGAAGCGGCCTAAAGAAAACCCCGGTGGAGCGATCCACCGGGGTTTTGCTTAGAGGAAGACGATCTCGGGAGGCTTGCCGCGCCGGCGGACGATCTTGATGAGCCCCGCCTTGATCTCGGCGGCAAATTGCTCTTCCAGGGTCTTCTGCTTACCACGCCGGTGCTTCGACTGGCCCCAGGGCGTCTTGCTCTTGTCGCCACGACGCTTGGGCTCAGAGGGTTGCTCAGGGACAGGCTCGTTGTAGAGGGGCGGAAGGGTCGAGGACCCCTCCATGCCATTGTAACTCGCCATGCCCATCAGGGTCGACCTGCCTTGCGGTAGCGACGTTCCGATGCCCACTCGTGGTGAGCGCACGCCAGGACGACCCACAAGCCCACGATCGCCGAGATGATCCCGATCACCCACGGAAACGCCAGCGGCGCCGCCAGGAGGATGAACGCGACCCACACGACGGGCCAGGACCAAACGAGCGCGCCGGCGAGCTTGAACACCATGATGAACACGGCGGTAATGAAAGCAAGCATACGCATTTCCAATTTGCCTCAAAAGGTATAGGCGCCAGGATTTACGGCGCCTCGGTATCCTGTGTCAACGCCATACCGCTAAAAGCGTTGACAGCCGACATCGTGAAGGCTACTTCCTGAAATGAGTATTGCAGGAGTTTCCATGGCTTACGAGGCGGAGGATCACGAGGACGATTCTGTTGCGCAACCCTCTCGTCGCGGCGTCCCTTTGGCGGATGCGGACTTGATCGCTGCACAGCCGGCTCGCCGTCGTCTCACCGGACCGACGCTGGCCGCTCTCGAATCCAATCGCGAATCCGTCCTGATCCGCAAGGAAGGGTCGCCCGCGATGCGCTTTTCTCTGAAGCACGCCGACGTCTATCAGGCGCTCTGGAAGCTGTGGGCCGAAAAGCGCGTCGAGGGGCTTGACGATCCTGGCGTGGCGCTGAGCGACCTGTACGCGCGCCTCGACGAGCTTGGCCACGCCTATCCTAAGACGACCGTGGCCGCCATGGTGCAAGGCTTCGTACGCAGCGGACTCGCCAGCGTCGTGAGCCAGTTCGCAGGCTTCGGAGCTACGCGTGCCCGGTACTATCCCTCGGCCGAAGGCATCCAGGCCTTCGCCCTGGCGGCTCATCTCGGCTACGGCGCCATGGTTCAGGTCGGGCGCTCGGCGTCCGCGTGGGCCAGTCGCAAGGAATCCGAACCCAGCAATCTGTTCCAACATGCCGCGCTGCTCGCGCGCGTCATGCCGTAACTCGGAGAGTGCATGAAATGGCAGAAAACTCGCAGGCCCAAACCAAAACCATCACAGCCCCAGGGCGAGCGCGAGAAGCGCGCGCTGGAAGTGCTGGCCAAGATGCCAGCGCCGGTAAGGAGGTTCTGACGAAGGAGAGCCTGCGCAAGATCGGTGAAGGGCTAAACGGCCGTCACTGGCAGACCGACATCGCCAGCCGCCTGGGCGATTCCAAGTCGCAGATGTCGCGGTATCTGAAGGGCGATCGCCAACTCAGCCCCCTGCTACCGCGCCACCTTCAGTTCATCCTGAACCAGCGCATCGAAGAGATCGCTGCCCTTCTGAACACTCCAGGGATGCCCTATGCGGGCACCCAGGAGGCCCAGGAGGTGGAGGAGACCATCCGTGCGGCGCTCGGTAAGATACCGGGGTCTCGACCGCCCCGTAAGCGCGCTGGAGCGACGATCGCGTAACGAAAAAGGCCCCGGATCGCTCCGGGGCCTTTCCTTTAGGATGTCGAATCGACCTAGACGCCGGTGGCGATCATCTGCTTCACGTCGTTGCCGTCGATCAGTGCGCGGCCATGCTTCTCGATCAGGTGCTTCATGATCGGGCCGATAGCCTTGGGCGAGATCGTCACGTCGGCGGCCACGGCAGCTTCCTGGATCGCGCGGCGCAGGTCGTCGCCCTTGACCATCTTCGGCACGAGGCCTTGCAGCAGAGCGACCTTGGCGGTCAGATCGAGCGCGATCGCCGAATCGGCCGGCAGCGGATCGGTACCGGTTTCCGGGTCGCCAGCCAGCACCTTCTCGTAGGCCTTGATCTCGGCGTAGATCGCCGTGAGCGCATCGTCATCCGACGGCTCACGCAGCTTCGTCTTGGCGGCCGACTGAGCGTTCGACAGCACCATTGACAGGAACGCCGCGTAGAGCCCCTTTTCCTTGCGCTGTGCGAGCGAGGCGTCTTGCAGGTTTTTCAGGGTGCCCATGATATCCTCTTCTAGGCAGCCGCCGGCAGACGCTGATAGCTCTTCCAGACGGCGAGATCGTAGTCGGACGGAGTTTGGCCGGCGGCGTCTGCCAGGGTCAGGAACTCCAATTCGAGGCGACGGTACTCACGGGCCGACCCCGGCGTGACGAGAGGCGCTTCCACGCCGTTCGCGCGCAGGTGCTTCAGCACGTGAGTGTCGATCGCCGCGAGACGCTGGTCGGGACGGCTGTGCATGAGGAACATGCGCGCCGTCTTCGGCCCGACACCGTGGATCGCCTCGAAGGCTTCCAGCGGATCGGAACGCAGGTCTAGCTTAAGGCTCTCGACAAAGCAACGGTGAAGTCGAGAATACTGGCCGAGCCGCGACGCCTGGAGACGCTCCATCAATTCACCATCGGTCCAGGATCGGGCCATGGCGTCGAAGGGGCGCTCGTAGGGCGGCAGGGACCGGATGAAGTTCTCCAGCAGCCGTGCTTGCGTCGCGGCGGTCTTACCCGCCACGACGGTGCAGAACAGCCAGAACTCTTCGAGTTCCGCGTCAGAGCGATCGAACTTGATGACGTCGGTGGGGTCGATCACAGGACGCGCTCTTCCCCATGCCACTTGGTGGCGACGCCCATACGAGGGACGCCGGTACCGCCCTGGGTCAGGCCGAAATACTTGATCGTGACGATCTTGTGGTCCGCATGCAGCAGATCACGCAGCCACTGATCCTTCTTGCCCTTGATGCCGGCCTCGAACTCGCGGCCGTCATCCATGACGCAAACGACCCGCTTGGCGAAGCCGGCGTAGTTGCCCTTGCCTTCTTCGATGCGCAGCACGGCGAACTCGGCGTCATCGAAGGTCTTGATCTTGATCACCGACCAGGAACGCTTGGCCTTCTCATACGGCAGGTGGAGGCGACCGATGCCGCCCTCATACCCGTCCTCGACGGCCTGGGCGGTCAGTTCCAGCAGATGTTCTTCGCTCTCGACCTTCGTGGTCTTGACGCACTCGATCGGGTGCGCCCACAGGCCCATGTCGGCGAACGTCGTGTAGAGTTGATAGCTCCGATAGCCGAAGCCCTCGTGCTCGCCGGCGCCAGGGAAGTCGTAGATGTGGTACTGAACCTTGGAGACGACCTCGGCGATGTGCTCGTCGGTGATGCCCTTCTGCTTCTTCAGCAGAGAGCCCAGCTTCTCGAACTCGTCCTTCAGGTCATGATTGTACAGTTCGCCGTGCAGCACCGCATCCGGGTAGCGCTCGAAGAACGGCGCCAGAGCCTGGATGATGTGCGGCGCCGTCAGGATCGGGAGGCCTTCGCGAGACTGGAGACCCTTGGCGGTCGCGATGCAGCAGTAGCCATCCAGCTTCGGCTGGAAGTAGACGCCGGTCTCCGTCGGGCCGAGCACAGCGCCGGCCTTGGCGAGGCGCGCCGTCCACTTTTCCCAGGTCGTGTCCTTCCAGCCCTCGGCGAGCATCGGGAGGTAGTTGCGCGGCGGACCGTTGGCTTCTTCCGGCGTCTCGTAGTAGTCGCGATCGAGCGCCTTCTTGTAGAGGGCGGCGACCTCCTTGACGGCCTGCTCCTCGGGCGTGGTTTGGGCCTTACCCTTCCCCTTCGAGACGCATTCGGTCCAGGCGTTCTCGACCAGCGAGCCGCCATCGAAGCCGGCGACGACGCGATGCTTGTGGCCCTGGCGTTCCATGTACCAGACGCGCATCTTGCCGCCGGCATCCTTCTTGTAGATCGAGCGCCCGCGTTCGATCGGCAGTTCTTCAGTCATGTCGTTCCCCTACTGCGGCCACCACTTGATGGTGTATTCACCATCGGCCTCGATCTCGATGTCGCCGACCGGCACGCCGGCCTTGTGACAGATGTCCATCATGTTGAGCGTCCCGTTCCCGCCGGGAAAACCCAGGCACTCATCCACTGCCGACTGCTCGTCGAACATGCGCTGGTTGCGATTGAACGGAGCCTTTTCGCGGTACCCGTCAAGGTCACCCCGGATAGGGACGCGGCGCTCGCGATGCCCACGGAAAACGGCCCACTGCCCGGCCCACTGATCGGTGTAAACCGCGTCGCCATGGACGATGGTGATCGGCTTGACCCAATCCTTGGAACGTTCATCAAGGATGCGCCACACGCGACCCTTGGTCAGGTTCCGGCCGACACGTCCGCCGGCGACGATAACGACCGTCATAGACCGCCTACCCCGTAGAAGTTGTGATCGTCGATGAACTCGTTGGAGACTACACGGTCCGGGTACACCCCGCCGCCATAGGTGCGCATGCGCGCCGTCGAGAAGCGCTGATGCTCCCGCTCAGCCAGGGCCTTACCCTCCAGCATCGCCTCACCGAGTTGAGCCAGAGTCGAGCCATTATCGGATTCGCGTTGCAACACCTTCTGAAGCTCTGCCAGCCGGTCAGGCAGGTTGGAACCCTTGGCGTCCAGCCACTCTTTGATTCGAGCGGCGGGCAACGTGTAGACCTCACCTTCGAAGGCCCAGGCCTCATCACGCTCATCCCACGTCCAATCGACATCGTTGACGGCCGCGAGGACACCCATCGGGTCGTAGGTGTTGTCGCCGCTGCGCAGGACACCTACGCCGCCCAGGTAGGCTCCGCTAGTGAGAGCGCCGGCCCACATGACCCAGGCGCTGTCACACGGCTTGATCAAGTTGTAGAGCGAGGACAGTTCGGTAGTGAAGGTCGACATCAGAAAGGCTTCCGAGGGAATTGAACTCGTGTTTGGTCGCGGGACGCCATGTCCGCCCACGCCGCCATATCCTTGTAAGTCTTGAACCGAATATGGAATTCGTAGCTGCTATGCGGTGCCGGCCACCTATATGGGTCCGCCAGCAGTCTCGCCTCGAACTCAACTCCGCGCAATGAGAAGGTCAGGATAACATTAGGTCCGTGTTGGACCGCTTCTCGGGCACGATAGAGAAGCTCGCCGTTCTCATAGTCCTTGATGGCCTGGACCTTAGCATAGGATACAGTCTCGCAGCGCGGGCCGAAAATCCAATGGGCGGCAAGGTCTGCATCACGGAAATGAGGTAGAATGACCTCGCCCGCACCGTAGTGGGGAGTGCTTCGCATCGCCTCCATGAAGGCTTGCACGAAGTTGTAGTCACCCTGACCGCCGCGATAGGAGGCGGTATCCGTGAGCATCCGATCTAGTTCTTTCTTGATGTCTATCATCTGGGTAATCGACTGATCCATGACAGCGGGATCGATATACTGAAACTTGAAGCCTGCAACCGAGTCATACGATGTTTTGCGGTCGATACGCGATTTGGCCTGATAGGCGGATGCCACCGACCAGACTGGAGGTAGAATGTAGGCTGGCTGAGGTGTGTCGAGATTCTTGATCACGCCGATCTGGTTGAGCCCCTTCTTCAAGAATGGCACCAAAGCAGCCGCGAGTGCTGAGGACGCCATTACGCCTCCGGGCGCCAGACGAACGGTTTGGTGTCGCGAGGGATGCGATGAAGACCGCGCGCCAGGGGATGCTTGGGATAGCCGTCCTTGGTGACGCCGAAGCACATCACGTCCAGGCCAGTACGCTCGATCATCTCGGCGACTTGCTCGGCGCGTCCCAAGTAATCCCCGTTAGCACCCCAGGCCGCGACCACCATACCGCCGTACTCCGAGATGGAGTCGAACAGTTCATTCAAGGTGCGGTCGTTATCGGGGCCGACGGGATCGGCGGCCTGCTTGAGCACCTTCGGGTGCGGCGAGCGGAAGGCGAAAAGGTTCACGACGCGGATCGCGCCAAAGCCGTTACGGCGGGCGAAGTCGATGCACGCGAGGATCGTGGGATCATCCTTCTCGTGGTCAGCGGTGCTCGGATTGAGCATCACCCAGACCATCTCCGGGAGGCTATGATCCCAGCCTCGCACCAGATCGTAGCGGAAGGTCCCACACAGGGACAGCGTAGCGGAGGTGTATCGGGGCGCCGTCATGACTGGCAATTAACGATGCGCCATGTCGGCTGTCAACTCTTAAAGCGGAGGCCGGCAGCCCTAAGCAACTGCCGGCCCCGTTCCCAGGTCTTGCACCCCTTCGCCGGTTCGTCTTTCGACCCCGGAGCGCCCCGGAGGGATGCCTGTGTCCGCCCGTTGACCTGGACGGATTTCGGTTCCTTAGGGCCATGATGAAGCCCTAGGGACTAGGAGTCCGGCGCTCCGAAACTCAATCTCTCATGCCAAGCCGGCGAAACGCAAGACCGTCTTGAACAGTCGCGCGTGTAGCGGCTTGGTCAGCTTTTCCCCGAACTGATAGTTGCGCGTGGCTTCCCATCACTCCGGGTCGGCCGCCAGCAGGAATTCGACGTAGGTTCTAGGATCGACCTCCCAATAAGGCCCCTCAGGCGTACGCGGCGGACGAATGTGGAAGCCTGTAGGGATGTGGATGATCAGCCCATCATCCGTCCATCCCAGCAGATCGTTCAGCACGGTGCCGCGTTTGCGTGCCTCGCCGAAATGGGTACGAATCAGCTTTCGCTGCTCCTGCACCGGCTTACTCGACCGGGCCATTCATCTTCGCCTGTTGAACCAGCCGCTGGTTCGCTTCCAAGAACTTGCGCGCATCGTCGGCACCCTGCTGAAGACGCTCCTCAGAGAAGTTGGACGGATGGTCGTTGATGCCTGCCATGGTCAGGGCGTCAATGACGTCCATCGTGTCGTATTCACGGAACAGAGCACGGATCGCCGGAGGTGCGTCATCGATCCGTTCATCACTCAGCGCCGGGTTGGCGCGGCCGTCAGTCAACGTTCAGGCCCTTTTCCTTGTCGATGCGGATGGCTTCGGCCACCGTCCCGCGCCGGTAGTTGTTCCAGTGCTGGTTGTCGACAAAGCGATTGTTCGGGCCGGTGCGCATAATGTGCAGGTTCTCGGGTATTTCCAGGCCGTGATCCCGCTGCGCCTCTTCCACCAGAGCGAAGAACTTAGCCTGCCAGTCCGGCGGCATTTCCTGAAGCGAAAGACGTGGGATCGCCAGCCAGGATGCTCGGGTCAAGCCGAAGTAGTAGTCGGCCGGGGGATCGAGCATGATCGCGCCGTCGAAATTGTAATGCACCGGGAAGCCATGCTCGTTGACGACTGAGTGCGAGTGGCGCATCCAGTCGTTCCAGCGGTGGTCGATATAGTCCTTCGGCTTCTGGACAGTGCCGGCGTCCACGATGACGTCGTCGGGAGCGATACCCATGGTCTTCTCCTGTTACCAGCCCACAGCCTTACTCAATTCCGGCGACCAGCCGCCGGCCTCACGGAAACGCACCATGATGCGGTCCATGATCGCGGCCTCGCGCTCCAGAACCGCTTCGAAGGCGTGTTCATCGCGTCCCGCCGCCGACATGCCCGGAGAGGGCAAGTGGCGCGCCCACCTCGCTAGCTGGAAGTGAGAGGCGGTTTCGACGGCTTCGAGTTCGGGGTAGGTCACGATTTCACCGGCGTGTAGTGGTAGCTGGTGTACTGGCTGTCGCCACCCGTGGTACGGGTCAGCAGGCCGCGCTCGACCAGATCGTCCGCCTCGCCGAGGTAGTCGGCGTTGTGGTGGGAATCGATGTAGAAGGCACCCGTCAGCATCTGCTTCTGGACGATCGTCAGGTCTTCAGAGGTCATCGCAGGAGCGCCCACAAGAGCCAGCTTAACGAGGAAACCAGCGCCGCCAGCGTCCAGATGATGAACTTGATGCCGCCTCCGAAGGCGGTAAACCAAGGGTCATCATCCAAGAACGTCAGCCACGCCGCCAGACCGACGGCGATCACGGTGATGAGCAGTGGGAAGACCCACGTCTCGATATGGATATCCATGACCGCCGCCTCCTGGCTTAGAACGGGTCTTCGCCGGCGGCCTCGACGCGGGCGCTGACCACCTTGGCGTCTTCGATCTCCAGCACGGTGCTGTACGAGCGGCTGAGGTTGTCGCGGACGACCTGCTCGGCGCGATCCTGGGCCTCGACCAGGGTCAGGTCATGCAGCGTGAACTGCATGCTGATCTCGCCTTCCTTGGCGGCGCCTTCGGCTTCGGTGAACGGGCGGACGTAGCTGCCGACCAGGGCGCCGCCGTCGTTGCGAGTGATGACCAGCGTGCCGCCCAGGTAGTCGGCAGTCGCCGACTTGGCCTTGGTGTCGACGGCCCAGGCCGACTGCGAGACGTGCGGCTTCTTGCTGTCGGTGGTCACGGTCGCCTTGCCGTGGATCGGAACCGGCTTGGCGACCGGGGCGGTTTCGACGGCGACTTCGGCCGACTTGTCATTGGTGTTCATGGAGTCCTCGCTTAGAGTTGAGCCGCGACGCGTTCGCGGATTTGGTTGAGGGTGTGGGCGTTGATGACCTCGACGCCGTTGTAACGCGGTTCCAGCAGGTCGGCGATGTCCTCGGCGTCGTTGACGCGGTTTGCGGTGTGGAACTCACCTTCCTCGTCACGCAGCAGTGCGAAACGACCGCGCTTCGACTGCTTGCCGGGATCGGTGATCGGGTCCTTGTAGATGTCGACGCGCTCACCGTTGATCACCATCTCCGAGGCCTTCATCGCCCAGCGATTGGTGTCGCGGTCCAGGTCAGCCGTCATCAGCCCGCCGCCGGCGGCCGTGATGATGCTGTCGGGCGCGATGCCGAGGCTGTCGGCGATCTCGAACGGCAGCATGTGCGTGCGCTCGTTCATGCCGTCGCCTTGCAGCACCTTGGCGCCGTAGCGGATGACCTCGCGGCCCTTGCTGTTACGATCGGTGCCCAGGCCGTCAGCCAGGATTTGGATCACACGCGGCAGGACGTCTTCGAGGTCGCCGGAGTCCGGACGGGCGACGAACGAGATGCCCTTGTTGATGATCTCGTCCTGGTGGTTGTTGACGGCCTTCTTGACGAACTCGAAGATGTTCCAGGTGTCGCCGACGAGGCTCAGGATCGCGCCGGGATCGGTCGCGGCGATCGAATTGGCGATGTAGTCGTCGTCGTTGTCGCGGCCGAAAGAGCACGAGATCGAGTGCTCCGACGCCATGACCGAGAAGGCAGACATCGGATGGAAGTAGTAATAGTTGGCTTCACGGACAGCCAGCACATTGTCCGAGCCCTGGAAGTGGAACAGATGGGCGATGCCACCGAGGATCGAGTGGTCGTCACCCATGACGCCGCGCGACGAGAAGTCGAGCAGAGCGAACGGTGACATCGGATTGTCGCTGTGCTTGATCCAGTTGGTGTTGATGCGGCCGGTCATCTCGAAGATGCGGGTGGCGATCGTGCAGGCCGTCCACAGGTCGCGCAGGATCAGCGTTTCGAGATAGCTGGTCAGCCAGGGCAGGCGCGGGTCCAGGTTCTCGATCGAGAACAGGGCGTTCTTGACTGGAACCACGAGGCCTTCGGGAACCGCCTTGATCAGCACGGGCAGCTTGCCGCCGTACTCGTTCAGGATGATTTCCCAGCCTTCGCGGTTGAAGGGCAGGCCGTGTTCGGGGACGAACTTCGCCATCTCTTCGATGTTGTCGCGCGTGATCGGTTGGCCCAGCTTCTTGTACAGCAGGCGCTGAAGGCCGGCGAACATTACGCGTTCGTAACGCCCACCACGGCTCTCGATGTAGCTGTAAACGGTCGTGGTGCCCTTGCGATACAGGCGCCAGTGGCCGAGCTTGTAGCTGTCGGTATCGGCGATCAGGTTGTAGGCGAGCGGTGGCAGGTAGCCGGGCAGATTGTCGTGGTCGATGATCATGGGAGACCCCTAGAAGCTGGCGTAGTGAGTGAGCATGAAGTCGATGATGTGGGCGTGATCCTCGAAGGTCTCCTGCGGACGGATTTCCGAGGTGGCCTTCCAGTAGGAATCCTTGGCGTCGTCCATGCCCTGGACTGGCGGGAAGCCCAGGCCGACCGGCAGGTCGAACAGGAAGGCTTCGGTGATCAGGTGGCCGCGACGCGAGCGGTTCGGATCGTCGAAGCGCTCACCACGGCCCACGAGGTAGCTGATCAGCTTGCGGATCGCAGTGATCACGAAATCGGGCATCTGCGGCTGGGGCAGGTTGTGCTGCTCCGCCTTCTTGCAGGCAGCGAGCCACGTGCGGAGGAATCCGATGTTCTCCGGCGTGATGAAGAGGCCGGTTTCCTCGATCACTTCGCGGGCAGCGCCCCAAAGCGACCTCTCGCCGGCATTGAGGAAGCCGCCCGGCAGGCCACACATCCCGGTGCCTTCCGGACCGCCGCGCTCGATCATCAGGATGTGGTCGCCGTAACGCACCACACCGTCGACGGTCTGGAACGGACCTTCACCCCACTTCTTCTTGTAGGCGATCTCGGCCGCCAACTGCTTCATCAGGTAGGCGTAGACCGGCTTGTCGCGGAACTTGCGGAGGAAATCGACCGTGGGGCGCGGGACTTCGCGCCAATCGACCTCATCGCTCCAGGAGTCGAAGTCGACGTGGCCCGAGAAGAAGGCGCGACGAATGGCGGTTGCGTTGGTACCGCTGTCGGAAACCGGGAGATAGTCGTACGCAGGGAACCACGTCAGATACTCGCTGGTCGCGTCGCGGATGTTGCCGACCAAGGCGTAGCGCGGGCGCAGAGCGCTGGACGCCGACCGCATGACCGTCTGGACCTGTTCGATCCAAGCCTTGGTGTTGTAAGGCGTATCGTCGAGCGGGGCGATGCGGATGCGATGGGCCTCGTCCGGAAAGCGCTCGGCGATGCACTGGCGCAGGACTTCCTCACGCTCTTCGAAGGTGAAGGGGTTGCGAGTATCGCGCAACACGTTGCGCGACCCGATCATCACCTGAACGGTCTGCGCCTTCTCCAGGCCCTTCTTGATGTTGCGCAGGTGCCCGTCCTGGACGCCCTGGAGACGGCCGATGAAACCGGCGACGTCGTATTGCAGGTCGGTGGAGCGTGGTTGAGTGAGCATTATTCGTCCGTGATTCGACACTTGCGGCGAGGAGGATAGAGGAGGTAGCCATTGCGGCTGCCCGAGTAGCTGTAGCCGTCGTTCCAGTTGCGAAACCCTGCCAAGGTGATCTCGACCAGGGAACCCGTTTCCTCCTCAATCAACAGCGAGCCTTCTCGCTTAATGCGGAGCACGGTCCTCAACTCGATCGCTTCACCCAGCACGGTTCCGTGGAACAGTTGCCGGCGAGCCCAAGCGACCGCAGCGCCGAAATGGGCGAAGCGACGCGTGCGTTCATAGTCTGCGATGCGCGTAACTTCCGAGGCATCCGCGATCTTGGGGTCCAGCCACTTCAGATCGAAGACAGGGCCTAGGGCCTCAGGCTTCGATTGTGCTTTCGACTTCGCCAACGCGGCGTCCCCACTGACTAGACTGGATAACTTGGAGCGGAACCTAGAGGGCTCGGCGCCGGCTGTCAACTCTCGGTCTCGCCATTTCGACCGACATGTCAAGTTGACCAAACTGGCGACCGGAGGTGGGCCGGCGGCAGCCGGTCACGAGCGCCGCCGAAGGCCAGCGAGTGATCACGCGGGATCGAAAATGCGTGCCTCGAAGTTGCTCTCGATTTTCAGCCCAGCAGACATGGCGAGATCGATGATCTCCTCGCTCATGTGACGTGGGAAGTCGCGTGAGGCCTGCTTGATTTCCGCGAGGGTCGCAGGACCCACGATCTGGCGCACCTGTCGCTCCATCCGGTCGAGATTCTCGAAGGTCTCGCAGAGGCGGACCATAGTGCGTTCCAGGACGCGTTCGGGCGAAACCCAGGATACACCATCAGGCATCATCCGGGACGAGTTCTGCCCGCTGCGCCCATAGATGATTCGTACGTGTCGTCGCGCCTCATTGACCTGGGCGCCGAGGTCTTCGAGCGAGTGATCCTGGGCCGAGACGAGATGCCAATCGAAGATCATGTCTTCGAGACGACAGCCAAACTGCCAGAGCATCGTCATCGAGGTCAGAAGCGACTTGACGTCGGCCTCGGAGAGGAGACAGTCCGCTTGACCGAGCACCGCTTCAGCCCGCTCGAATGCCGCTGATGCCACCGAAAGCATCCGATTGATCGGACGCTTCATAGGGTCGAGGTCGTCCCACGCCTCGTAATTGAAAGGCTTGTTTTCTTCGGATCGCAGATAGGTGTCGAACATCTGCTTCTGCTCCCGCTTCACTGCGGCATCGACGACGCCCTTGAGCATGTCTAGGCTCCCGAAGACTGACATGGCCTGGGCCGAGATGGCGGCTGCGGTTGACATAGACCCTAAGGCAGCAGCCATCTTTGCGTTTCGGGAGACTTTCATCGCACAGCGTGGAGCGGCAGGTTGTTGCTGAGCGGCAGGAAGAAGTCGACCTTAGGGCTGGCGCCGTTCGCGATCGCCGCCTTCTCCGCATCGAAGACGGAATTCAGCGCCTCTTCGCGCGTCACGAAGACGCCTGCGACGTGGCCCTTGGCGCGGATCATCTCGGCGAGCAGTTCACGCGCCATCACCAGCTTCTGATCTTCCGTCATCCCCAACAGCGTACGGATGTGATGATCGCGGGCCGACAACTCAGACATGGTACTCTTTATCCTTGTAGATGATCAGGGCGCTGAGCGTGCTGTAGAGGCTCAGGAACTGGTCTAGACCTTCCGTCTCGGCGACCTTACACATTCCACCGAAAAACTCGTCGGGACGACGTAGTTCGGGCCACGTCTCCCAATTGATCAGGTCACTCTCGGTGACTCGCGAGGCGTCGAGGAAAATCTGGAAGATCGGGTCGGTGAACCAGCAATACGCCACCTGATCGCCCTGCTGGATCGCCAAGATATTCCCGACTCGCATGATGCGCCCATCCTCGCGCATCATGTTGCAGCGGTACTCCGCCTCATAGGAGGTGATCGTGAGGTGACGCACCCGGACTAGGCCTTCTTCCAGTTCAGGAGGCGGTAGACGCTATTACGCGTACGGATGATGCCCTTCTCGTCGGGGCCGGCGAGGATGTAGCTGGTCGTGATGATCTCGCCGCGCCGGAAGCGCCCCTTGCGGTCCTCGCTCACCAGGACGCCGCGCGCGATGTTGTACTTGTCGTACTTGAAGATCGTCGCGCGATCCAGTTCGCCATCGACTTCCAGGGTCAGGTCGATCTCGTGCCGGCCCCAGAGATCGAGCGACGTATAGATCGTCGCCTTGCGGTTCAGGTTAAGGCGTTCGATGAACGACGGCCACCAGGGCTGGAGGCTATAGATGAAATAGAGGTTGTTCACCTCCGTCTCGGTCAGCGCATCACCCGGCGTGAAGTCGACGGACACGTGGTGCCACGCGATCGAGTTGTCTTCGTCCGACAGGAAGGCACGGAAGAGCGGCCGTTGGCGATCGAACGTGGGCTTTTCCGGGCTGGTATCGTAGGCCATTTGGGTCTCGGCTTAAGGCTTGGGTTTGTACTCGTCCCAGAACTGCGAGGTGTCCATGAACAGGAATCCATGAAGCACTCGCAGCCAGTCGTGGACTTCCGACGGCGGACCACCTGGAGCGACCCCGCCATAATAGGCGCAGTAGCAAGGTCCAGGGCCTGCTCCGATGCAATCCTCACAATCGTAGGACGGCCAGCCCAGCCGATCCAACCAAATGAAGACTGCCCAGAACAGGCGCGAGCGTCGGAAGCCCATCTGACTTTACTCGGGCGCGGCTTCGGTGGCCGGCGCTTCCGGAGCAGCTTCAGCCGCCGGGGCGGCGCGTCCACGCGGCGCCTTCGCAGCCGGAGTGGTTTCAGCAGCCGGCTTCACTTCTTCGACGGCGCCGGCCTGAACTTCATCAGTGACGGCAATCGCCTCGAAGGCGATTTCGAACGCATCCGGCTTCACGACCGACAGGATGGCCGGCGAGAAGGTCTCGTCCAAGACCAGCCATTCACCGGCTTCAGCGTTCTGGGTCACGCCCGACTTGGTCGGCACCAGCAGGACGCCCAGACTGTCGACGACCGGCGTCGCACCCGTCGGCGTGAAGACGCGGAAATCTTGCAGCCATTGGGGCTTCTCCGAGCCCGGCTGATACTGCCACGCCTTAACGGGCGTGGACTTGCGGCGGTAATCGGTCATGGAAACTCCGTTGTGACCTGAGTGAACTAGGACGCCAGCAGCGAAGGCGACTGGATCGTTTGGGCGAAGCGTTCGATCGCGCCGGCGAGGCGGTCACGAAGTTCCTGCGGGTCGAATCGCCGGGAGGGGCCGTGCATCTCCATTAGACGCAGGGCTCCAGTGAGAAGGCGTACACGCATCGCTGCCGAGACGTAGATGCCGACGTTGTCGTCGAAGTCGATGATCTCGTCGAGATACATTGGACCCTGCGGCGAGTTGAACTCGATGCAGGCTTCGATGTTGGCGATACGGTCGGCAACCTTGACCGGCGCGGCCTTGGGCAGGATCGCGATCTTGGCGTATTGCTGCGTGTTGCGGGCCTTGCGGTTCTGCTTGACGCCGTCGATGTACATCTCGCCGGTGACGGCCCAAACCAGGGGCTCCACTTCATCACCGTAGCGGGCGCCGACCATGATGCGTCGCGTGGACATCGGTTCGTCTTGCCAGCAGTCTTCCTCGACATCGTGCAGCCAGCCGACCACGAGATAGAGCCAGTCGGCTCCGAAGTCGCGAAGCACCTGGACGACCTTGCCCAGGTGATAGCCGTGTCGAAGCTTGCGCTCCTCATCATACCACTGCTCACCGTGGTGCATGATGGCGAAGCGCCGCGCGTCTTCGACGATGTGGGTGCCGTCGGTGTGGTAGGTTTCCTGCTCGCCGGTGTCCGGGTCGTTGAAGTACATCAACGGCAGGCCGCTGAGCCGGATCGGATGATGCGTCTTGCCCGAGGCGATCGAGAACCACACCTCGCCAGTGCGGGCGACCTCCGCCGCCTCCTCGGGAGTGAGCTTCCAGCACGAGATGTTCTCGATGCCATTGCCGTGGACGAAGAGGGGACGCACGTAGTCCTCGGTGCCCGGCGCCGGATTGAGCACCTTGTTCCTGCCGCAGAAGTCGATGGGGTCCGCCATCAGAGCGCCTTTCGCATCGCCAGCACCTCATCCAGGTGCAAGGGCGTGAAGTTGGTCTGCTCGACACAGACGTTGATGTAGCGCGGGTCCGTCTTGTTCAGCAGACGCGGCCAGCGTGGGTGGGGCACCTTCTTGGCGTGGAGATGCCCGTGGACATTCCAGCCGAAACGGTCGACTTCCGACGTGTGGATCGGCACGTGCGTCAGGGCCAGACGGTGTTCCGGCATCACTCGGATACCGTAGACCTCCTTGAAATACTCCAGGTATTCCGTGGTCTTGAAGACGTCGTGATTGCCTCGGATCAGACGCTTGCTGCCGTTCAGACGGCCGACCAGATGGAGGTTGCGCTTCGTGATGACGATGTCGCCCAGCAGGTACGCCTTGTCCTGGGGCTTAACCAGGGCGTTCCAGCGGGAGATGATCGCTTCGTTCATCTCGTCGGCGTTCGCGAACGGCCGCAGCGGCGTGACGCCGTCGGGCATCTTGAACTCGGTGCAGGTCTTTTCGTGACCCAGGTGCAGGTCGGACAGGAACCAGATATCAGCCGGCATCAGTCACCACCCCCGCCGCCATCGCAGGAGCCCGCGTCGCCACCACCCGAGCAGGAGCCGCCCGAATGACCTCCACCGCTGGACCAGCCCCCGCCGGCGTCCGCGAACAGGAAGAAGCCGCCGCTATCTCCGGCACCGCTCCCGCCCGAGCCAACACGACGCGCACCGCGACGATCGTGCTGATCGTCAAGCGACTGGAGCTTCGAGACACCCCAGATGAGGAACACGGCGATCAGGAGAACACCGACAATGATCAAAGGCGTAGGCATTCGGTCTCCTTAGGCTAAATCAGCCCGAACTTGATCTTCGCATCGTCCTTGCGCCGGCAGGCGTCGGGATCGAGCGCTTGGATACGGTTGAGGGTGTCGGTCAGGCAGGAGTCAACCGACAGGCCCAGGTTCTCCGCCAGGATCAGAAGGCTGATCGCCAGATCGCCCACTTCGCCCCTGGTCTCGCCAGCCTTCTTGGCTGAGACGTACGCGGCGAGCAGAACGAAGTCGGCTTCGGTCAGGCCTTGGGTCTGGCCCAACTCCATCGCTTCTTCCACGAGGCGAAGCGCCTGATAGCGGGAACCGAGGGCACGGTTCCCGTAAGTGTCGAGAGCCCACTGGTAGGCGGTCTCCTGACGCTTACGAAGCCGATCGTGAACGATCTGCGCTACACCTTCAGACATTACTTCGTCCCCCATTGCGGAGCCTAGCCCTTGACGCAGAGCACCTGCTTAAGGGTGGCGACGATTTCGACCATCTCTTCCTGGGCCGCCATCACGAGTTCGATCGGCTTGTAGGCCTTCGGCGTCTCGTCGATCACGCCTTCGTCCTTGCGGCACTCGACGCCCTGGGTCGCAGCGACGTGTTCGTCCAGCGAGACGAGCTTCTTGGCGGCCGAACGCGACATGACCCGGCCGGCGCCGTGGCTGCACGAGCAGAAGGCGTCAGCGTGGCCCTTGCCGCGCACGATGAAGGACTTGGCGCCCATCGATCCAGGGATGATGCCGAGTTCGTCCTTTTGCGCCGACACCGCGCCCTTGCGGGTCACGAAGATGTCCTCGCCGAAGTGGCGCTCCTTGTTGACGTAGTTGTGGTGACAGTTCACCGCTTCCTTGTCGGTCTTGAACGCCGGCACGAACTCGCGGAGAGCCTTGAGCACGCGGATCATCATCATGTCGCGGTTCAGGCGCGCGAAGTCTTGCGCCCAGCCCACGGCTTCGATGTAGTCGTCGAAGTCCTGCTCACCTACTTCGAGCCAAGCGAGGTTCTCGTCCTGCGGACGCACGTGGCGCTTCGCCAGGGCGTTCTTCGCCTTCTCGATGAAGTAGTTGCCGATCACGTTGCCGACGCCGCGCGAACCCGAGTGCAGCATCACCCACACGTTCGGGTCAGTCGTGCCCTGGTCGGTCTGGATGCAGACTTCGATGAAGTGGTTGCCGCCGCCCAGCGACCCAAGTTGGGTCACGTTGTTCGAGTTCTCCAGGATCGGATGCTTGTCGCACAGCTTCTTGAAGCGCGCTTCCAGGCCCGAATCGATCCAGGCACGCATGATCGAGTTCGGGATGCCGTGGCGCCCCGGCTCCTGCCACGAGCCCTTCGCGCCCGGCCCGCCGTGCGGGACCGCTCGCTCGATCGCCGAGCGCATAGCCGACAAGTTGTCGGGCAGTTGCGATGCGGTCAGCGTAGTGCGAACGGCCATCATGCCGCAGCCGATGTCGACACCGACAGCGTACGGGATCACCGCGTCCTTGGTCGGGATCACCGAACCAACGGCCGCGCCATAGCCAGCGTGTACGTCCGGCATGACCGCGACGTGCTTGAACACGAACGGCAGCCCAGCGACGTTGTGGGCCTGATCTTCGGCGCCTCGCTCGAAAGGCACGCCGTCAACCCAAGCCTTGATTTGTCCGCCGTAGCGGCCGTCGATTTCGAGCACCGTTCTCTCCTATGCCAGTCAGGCTGGCACTTCAACCATGTCCGGGCTCATCCGTCAACACTTGGCCGTCATTGGACAGCAGTTTGCGGATGGCCTCCGCCTGGAACTGCGCGTTCCGTTCCTCGGTCGGATTGACACCCACAATATGCTCCAGGAACTCGGCGCTGTCGTCGAGCATCGCGCGAAGTGTGGCGATCCGCTTGGTCAGCCGCTCTTCGACGGTCATAGCTCCTGGGAAGGCTTGGACGTTCGACATAATCAGGCCTTGGACATCGCAAGCAGCCACTGCGGGATTGTGACGTTCAGGCGATCATTGACCGCCGCCGCCTGCGTGGTGATCGTGTTCGCCAAGTCACGCGCCGACTGCATGATCATCATGATCGTTTGTTGCCCCTGGACGAGGCTTCCGAGTCGCTGGCCCGCGATGATCTGCTGGTTCGGGACCGTTAGGGCGGTGGTCGCCACTTCCAGTACCAGGGTATCCAGGCGCAGCGTCTCCAGACGCGGCTGCATGTCCTCAATCTGGCGATTGACCTCGGCATCCAGCTTCTGGAGGATATCGCGAGCCTGCTCCAGGCGCACACGGTAGAACTCGGGCTTCGAGCGGGCGAAACGATCAAGGAACGACGGCGGTCGCGAATAGGAGTGCTCACACTCCTGCGCCCATTGCACGGCGTTGGCGGTCGACAGCTTCGAGGTATGATCCTTGTGGCGCTGCGCCTGATCGGTCAGCGCGCGCATTTCCTTCTCGCCCCACGTGATCCATTCGGAGGGCGATTGCTTCAGGAACATCTCCAGGCGTCCACGAAAACGCGGATCATTCGCCAGCCCAGAATCCTTTGCGACGGCGGCGTCCATCATGGCAGGTGCGCGAGGATCGCCGCCGATCACCTTATTGCTTGGGCCTTCAGGGCGACGCGGGGCACCGCCTCCTCCAGCAGCCGAAACGTGCTGTGGCGAACGCATCGTCAAGGGCTTCGGGCCAGTAGACGCGACAGGCTCTCCAGCAACTCCTGGCGTACCGTTACCGGTGCTGGGGACTAGACGTTCGATAATTCGATTGACGTGGCCGATAGCCTCAGCGGGCCGCGAGGCTGGAAGGCTCAGGGCGCGCGGTTGCGTCGCCGCTTCTGGGCGCGAGGTCGTCTTGGGCGGCGTGGCAGGAAGGTTGCCGAAGTTCAGGGCCTTCGGGATCGCATCCTTTTCCATCGGCATCGTACGCGCTCGCTGTAGCTTGGAAAGGTCCAGCGGACGGGGTTCATCCCCGTCCGCCGGCTTGGCCGGGAACACGAGCGGCTTAGGCTCGTAGTCCCCCGCCATTTACGAGACGGTGGTGCCGGCCGGGGCCAGCAGCTTCACGAAGTCCGCGAGCGAGGCGGCGGCGGGAACGCCCAGCGCCTTGAAGCGGAAGTCGCCGTCCTTCTTGTAGAACGTGCCGAACTGGAGCGCGGTGGCGCCGCCGGCGTCTTCTTCCAGGTCGTAGTTGGCGATCGCCAGGGCCTTCAGATCGGCGTCCGACAGGATGACACCGTTCTTGGTGCCATCATCTTCGACGGCCTTGACGTTCCAGCCACGCCCTTCAGCGGCTTCCAGGGCAGCGGCGTCGTAGACGCGGACGTAGGCGTTGCGGACCAGACCGAAGTTCTGGTTGCGGGCAGCAGCTTCGTGGATCGTCACCGCGATGATGATCTCGTCGACCGTCGGGTTCAGGTTGCCGGTCTCGATCAGGATGCGCTCGTCATCACCTTCGCCGTCGCCGGTCAGGTTGTCGCCGCCGTGATGGATAGCGCCATCGGCCGAGTGGTGGTTGCCGTAGAACACGAAGCTCGACGAGGCCGGCGAGATCAGCTTGGGATCGCCGCTGGCGTCCTTCGCGCACGGGAAGGCCGAGGCGTCCAGGTCCGGCGGGTTCTGCGGATTCGGGTTCCAGCCCAGGCCGATCACGAAGCGGCCGACGCCGGGCGCAGTCTTGGTCAGGTTCACGTTCGAACCCTTGGACAGATTGATGGTGTCGCTCACGACATCCTCTCCTTTTCGTCAGATAGGGGCGAAGGTAGACCCGACGGCGCTCGCCCTTTCGCCGTCAGGTGTTGGGTTACTCGCCCGCGACTGCCTGCTTCAGGGCGGCGCGGTTGGCGAGCAGCGAGGTGATGAAGGCAGCGCCGATCAGACCGGCGCCGGCCAGACCCTTGACGATCTCGGGCAGTTCGTAAACCGGACCGATCAGCATCATGCCAGCGAGCGCCAAGATAGCCCAGAACGCGCCCATTTCCAGATGCGGGAACTCGGTCAGCGTGCCACGATCGACCGCGAGCAGCGTCAGTTCCCGGACCGCCAAGGCGCCGACGCCCAGGCCGACCATGATCCAGACGATGTTGTTCGTCAGGGCGAAGGCGCCGATGACACCGTCGAACGAGAAGCTGGCGTCCAGCACTTCCAGGTAGATGAAGCCGCCGATGCCGGCCCGGATGACCTTGTCGCCACCGCCGCCGGCGATGGTGCCGAGGGTCTTGGTGATAGAGAAGAGCACGATACCGATCAGGCCGGCGGTCAGGTAGCCGTAGCGCAGCGTTTCCGGCACGAACGGGGTGATCAGCAGCAGAGCGATGACTGCGATCACGGCTTCAGCCATGGTCATGAGGCCGAGCTTGTTGAACACGGCTTCGATCGGGCCGAGCCAGTGGCTTTCCTTCTCCTGGTTCAGGAAGAATTCCAGGCCGACCAGCAGCAGGAAAGTCCCGCCGAACGCCGCGACGATGTGATGCACGCCTTCGAGCGTGTGGCCGTAGCGGTTGGGGTCTTGGAAGGCCATCTCCAGCACGGCCGCCGGCGACATGTGCGCCGCGAACGCCACGATCAGGATCGGGAAGATGAAGCGCATGCCGAAGACAGCGATGATGATGCCGACGCCCAGGAAGAGCTTCTTCCACTTCTCGTCCCAATTTTGAAGGACGTGGGCGTTGACGACGGCGTTGTCGAACGACAGCGAGATTTCCAGGATAGCCAGGAAGCCGACCGTGTAGGCCAGCGTCAGGCCGCCCGCGAAGCCGGCAACGCCGACGGCGAGAACGAAGGCGATCAGCGGGATCGCGAAGTAGCTCCAGATGGAGCGTTGCTTGATGGGCACGAAGATGAACTCCTATGCTTGAGGGATGGGTGGGCGTCGGCTCGTCCGACGCCCAGCGGGATCAGGCGGCGCCGTGCTTCTTGAGGAAGGCCAGGAACTCTTCCGTGGCGAGCGCATCGTACATCTGCTCGTCGGTCATCTCGATCGAGCGCATGTGGATGAAGCCGCAGTTGTCGTAGTCGTCGGCCAGCTTCTTCAGACCCTGGAAGGTCGCGCCGGTGCCGATGCCGATCAGGTGGAAGTAGACGGGCTTACCCGTCTTCTCGGCCTCGCCCAGCAGCTTGCCGGTCTCGTTCACGTCACGATCGCTGGTGTCGCCGTCCGTGAAGAACAGCACCAGGGCGGGGTCCTTGGCCGAGGTGGCAGCCTTGGAGAAGATGTTGGCGAACGCGCCGGCCTTCGGGAAGAGCTTGGCGAGGTTCGCGGCCACGGTCGGGGCATATTGGGTGCCGCCGCCGACGAGACGCCGGACGTGGTTGCTGATGTAGGTGCCGAAATCCGAGGCGGTGGCGCCCGGCAGTTCATGCGGACGTTCGTCGAACGCGACCACTTCGATCTCGCCGTTGTCGTCGAAGGTGAGCGCGTAGCCGATCAGGCGCTTGAACACTTCTTCAACGACGCCGCGCGAATAGAGGCTGTTCATCGAGCCGGAGATGTCGAGGTCCGCGAGGACGCGCATCGTGGGCAGCTTGGTGAGGCCCTTCTTGGCGAGCGAGATGGTAACCTTCTCGGCCTTTTCTTTGGCCAGATTGATAACGTCGGACATGGGTTCTCCCCTTGGAATGTTGATGTGAGGGTACGCTTACGCGGTCGCCGCCAGCTTGGCCGCGAGATCGCGGCTCATCTGTTCGACCAGAGGACGCTGCGTGGTGACGCGAGTGACCATGTCCTCTTGAATCTTCTTGGAGGCGTCCAGGGTGCGGAACAGTTCGTCGCGAACGATCTGAAGCGTCTGGATGTCGACCGAACCGCGCGCCATCTGCTCGCGGATCAGGACGGTGCCCGAGCCGAGTTGCTTGGCGTTCGCCTGGATGATCGCGTTGTTAAAGTCCTTGACCTTCTTCGCGAACTCGGCGGTCTGGACCTGTTCCATGTTGATGATGTACTTCGCGAAGGCCATCTGGAGTTGCGGCAGAGTGGTCTCGCGGACCTCGCCCAGCGTCATCACGAGCATGGCGCCATTCTGCTTGGCCGTGTCTAGTTCGACGGCCGACATCTCGCCCAGCAGCAGACCGTCACGCAGATCGCCGACGCGCTTCTTGGCGTAGGCGATCGTCGTCGTCCAGGCATTCAGGCGTTGGGCCGCCAGGGCGTCGCCGTCCGGCACGGACGGCATGTTGGCTTCCATCCAGGCGATACGACGTTCGCCCTCGGCGATCTTGGCCTTCGTGGCTTCGTAGCGCTGATTGTTCTCGACCGACAGCGCGTCGATATCCTTCTGGCGCTGCGTCATACGCACCGCGTGTTTGTCGACATCGGCGGCCAGGGTATTGACCTGCTTGTCGACCGAGGAGAAGTGGGATTCGAGTTGACGCTTCGAGCGCTTCAGGAACCCGAAGATGCCGCCCTTGAACTTTCCGGGGTCGTACTGTTGGGCGCCGATCACCAGGGCGTTCAGGGATTTACCCATTTCGCCCAGGTCGTTGGCGAGCATCGACTGGTTGATCTTCGAGACGATGGTGGTCTGAGCCATGGCTTCGGTACGTCCGAAATCCATGACGCTGGTCATGTCGAAGGCTTGTTCGGGAGCCAGCGACGGCGTCAGCGCGGGCGCGCCGTAGTTGGCCCCCATCGCCATCGGTTGGACCTGCGGCGCGGCCGGGGCCGGGGAGATGGGGGCGGTCGGCGTCGCGACCGGCTTGCCCAGGTTGAGACCACGCGGTTCGGTCATCGAAGAGGCTCCTTAAGCCTTGGGAAGGTGGGTGGTGACGATGCGCGCCGACGATTCGGCGGCAGCGGCGAACTGCGACAGAGCTTGACGCAGTTCCTTTGGGTAGACGTCGAGTTGCCCCAGGTCGGAGGCTTCCTGCGTCAGGCCGGCGAGACGGCGCAGCAGACTGTCGACTTCAGCATAGGCTTCGGCCTTGATGCTGGCCTGACGCTCGCGCAGGTTTTGGGCGGGCGACTTGTAGGTTTCGGCGGGGGTCAGGGCGGGTGCAGCGCTCAATGGGGTCTCCTGTGTCAATCGTCTCGGCGGTCTTAGAGGGTGTTTTGCTGTCTGTCAACTCTCGGCTTCAAGACTGCGTCCGACCCAAATGCGAGCGCTCTCGTCGTAGAACAAATTCTCGATCAACACCTTCGCTCGCATGCGCTTGAGGGACACAAGTACGCCGGTCAAGGAGTTCATCATCGCCTGCCCCGAAAACACCGCGCGCGGTTGACCGAGCAGATGGGAGATGAAACCCATCTGCCCGTCGATGAGCGCTGGTTCGCCGAAACGAGGGGAGAGACCGGTGATCGGTAGGGGCGCCTTATCAACCTGGGCGACCGATTGGATCACCTTCTGGGGCCAATAGACCCAGACGCGTGACTTGGGCTTCCAGGTCATGCGCTTGAAATCGAGCGTGATCTTGGTGTGGCCGTTCTTGTCCTTAGGTACCAGAACGGTAACTCGACCGCCCAGGTAATGCTGAACCGTGCCGTTGACGTTCTCGTCCAAGAAGAGTGCCGCCTGGACCTTGTCACCGCGCCGAGGTAGGCGCAGCGGATGGGCATCACGCCCTGAAGCTTCTACTGCATTCATGTGGGGACAGGCCGCCTCCGAACGGCACTGGAAGGCGGCAAATTGCCGGTCTTATTGACAAGGCCACAGCCCTGATGCCAGCGCAAGCGGAATCCTCTATGCGTCAAGAGTTGACAAACGACAGCTTCACCGGCTAGGTGCAGGCTTCAGCAATGGTGCCAGGAGACTCGATGTTCCCGCCCGAATTCCTTGATCGACCCTGGACGTTTCAGCGCTTCGTGATCATCCTCGGAGGCGGCATCGGCGGTCTTATCGCGGCACTCTATGTTCATGGCATCCTCTGATCTGACACCCGAGGAGCGACGACTTGCCGCAGCCATCGACGCGATGGAGAAGCGACGCGCTCTCGCTAGAACCGAAGGTGACATCGTCACCGACGCCGAGATTACGAACTGGTTTCGAGAGCACGCGGCGGTGATCCGTCCGCTGCGCGACAAGCTGGAAGGTGATTGGTGAAAAAGGCGCTTGACGCCTACTGAGTGTTTCTTTACAAACCACTCCGACGACAACGCCAGGAGGCACCATGAAACCGACCGACTTCCCTCTGATCAGCGCTGCCCTCACGCCGCGTCGGGCCGCTCAGTTCGATGCCGCGCTGGCGAACGTCAAGGCGTTCACCGAAGAAGGCGTTCTGATCAAGGCCGAGTGGAACGAGATCAAGGACACCTTCAGCCGAGCGATCGACGAGACCTGGGACGCCTTCAAGAAGGCGGAATACTACCCGCGCGCCCGCGAAGGTGAGAACCCGGCAGTCGGTAAACTCTATTGGGGGCTCCTGAGCCCGTACCCCCACGTGCTGGCCAGCTACCTGAAGAAGGTCCAGGCCGCCAAGGATATCGAGCCGGCGGTCCTGCGTGACTTCCCGATCGCCTTCTTCACCGAGGCCCTGCCGCTGAACGACATGCTGGTCGCGCTGAAGCCGCTGATCGGCAAGCGTGCGCCGAAGAAGACCAAGGTCCAGATCGAGCGTGAAGGTAAGGAGCGGACCTGTCAGGTCTGCGCACGTGGCATCCTGGCCGAGAACGGCCGAATCGCCCACCACGGCTTCACCCGTCCCGGTATGGGCTATCAGTCGCCTTCGTGCTCCGGCGCCCTGCACGTCCCTTTCGAGATCAGCCGCGACGCCCTGGGTGCCGACATCAAGGGCCTGGAGGCTTATCGCGCCCGACGTCAGGCCTATCGCGCCGAGGTCGAGGCCGAGACCGTCAGCCTGCCCGTCAAGTATCAGGTCTCCGAGCAGGACCCGCGCCGCGCTCAGGGCTTCAAGAAGCTCATGGACAAGGTGATCCACGTCACCCGTGACGATTTCGACGCCCAGAAGCTCACGACGCCCGAGGCGTTCGCCGGCAAGTACAATCCCCTTCCGAAGGGAAAGTACGTGGGCTACACCGCCCTATCCTTCGATGGCCTCAAGTCCCAAATCCTGAGCACGGTCGACAGCGAGATCGACCTGATCACCAGCACGATCATCCGGCAACAAGCGCGCTACGACGGCTGGAAGCAATCGCTCGTGTTCGTCGATGGCGCCTACCAACCTTTCATCGGGGAGAACTAAGACATGATGCAACGCGCCCGCTTCCTCTGTCCTCTCGGCGGTCAGCCGCTGATCGTTCTGTTCAACGAACGTAAGTCGAAATTCTCGATCGAGCCGGCAGCCCACCAAAACTGGAACAGTATGTCTACGTTCTGGCATCATCGCCTCGGTGAATACTGGCAGAACTACGCCAAGTTCTCGCTGGACAACGTCCGCGAACTGCTCACCCTGAACGGCGTCGACGGCGCCAGCCTGGATTTCGAAGGCGTCTGATGACGTTCGTCAGCGACATCCAACCTCTGTGCCGCTACTGCGGCTGCGGCATAGGCAAGCATACGACGACGGTCTATTTCGACTCGACCAACGGTCGACTGAATTCGGGTTGGTTCTCTTACCGCCCCGAGAAGCCCACGTCGAAGGCCGAAGCGCAGGCGTTGCTGAACCAGCAGATCGTCTCGGTGCGCTGGGCCAAGAAATCCGCCTTCCAGCACGGCGATGATGAGGCCGGCGAACGCCTACATATCGATCAGGCCACCGTCTGGGATGGCGTATCGTTTCGCGACGAATTCTTCTGCAAGGATGAGCACGCCAAGCTGTTCGGCTACGCAGCGGCACGGGGTGGACAAGTCATGCGGGAATACAAGGACGCGATCGCGCGTCGTGGGTCCAAGAGTTGACAGACGACTCTCACTCGCCTATCAGGCTAACTCTATAATAGAAGGAACCCATCCTGTGACCGCTCCGGTTACCTACATACCCAACTTCGCGCCGCCCTCGTTCAGGCACACGCTGTTCACGCGTCTGCGTGACGAACTGGCTTGGCAGCGTCGGGTGATGCGTAATGTGCGCATCGTGGATGGGCAGGAGCAGGTTACGGAACAGCCGGTCCCGCGCGCTGAATACTGGACCAACACCTTCGATCGCCCGTACACCTATGGTCGTGGCGCCGGTATCCGCACGTACGCTCCGCAGCCCGACCACGAGATCATCGACGTGCTGCGCAGCCTGATCAAGGTCATCCACGGACCTTATCTGGAAGGCTGCTTCTTGAACATGTACGAGAACGGGCGCGACGCCCTGGGCTGGCACGCTGACGACGATCCCGGCATTGACCACTCCAAGCCGATCGCCGTGATCACGCTCGGGGAGGGCAGGGAACTGCGTTACAAAGCGCAAGAGCCCGGCTCGCATCCGGTCAGCGTGTTCCTGGAGTCCGGCTCCCTGCTGCTGATGCACGCAGGTATGCAGCAGACCCATTACCACATGATCCCGGCAGTCAAGGACTACGAGATCGACGCCCGCATCTCTCTAACCTATAGGGGACTCATCCAATGACCGAGCCGCAAGTCATCGAGCACAAGCACACCGTGAAGCTGGAAATCAGCTTCGATCTCTTCGGGATGTTTTCCAGCCTCGTCGGCATCGGCGTCATCTGCTGGCTGTTCCTGAAGTAGGATGCCGGCCGACCGGTACGTGGTGGTCCATGCTCTCGAAGGGGAAGACGAGCAAGTCGTCCCCTTCGAGCGCAAAGGCCTAGCCTTCGCTTATGCCAAGCGGAAGCTGAAGCTCATCGACACGATGGATCGCTGCGTCGCGGTCCAGTTTCAGGTGGAAGGAGGCGCAGGCTGGGTTGCGCTCGACACCTGGAAGTTCTTCCACAATGGAGAGATCGACCACATCGCCCACTAACTAAAGGAGACCCCATGAAACTCGCCATACTGATCGCCGCCGCTGCCCTGTTCTACACTCCGGCCTTGGCTCAATGCCCGGTCGGCGCGAACTGCATGGGTGATCCTCAAGCCTGGAACAAGATGTTCGGCAACACGCCGGCGCAGCGTGCCGAGCAGTCCAGCGCACGCCGCGCGGCCGAATCGGTAATCCAGGATCGGCAGACCCAAGCCAATGCTGATCTGCTGGGCGACATGGGGCAGGTAGAGCGCTACCGCCTGACCTACTCGGTCGAGGATACCCTGACCAGACTCAGCGGCGCTCCTGCCACCGTGCTGCGCGCCACCGTCCTGGCGCGGGGCGGTGGATACCTCTTCTGCGGCTCGGCGCTGTACGGTCAGCGGGACAGCGGCATCTTCGTGCTGGACACCCGACCCGGAGGGATCGCCACGCTACACGCCTCCGAAAGCGTGTTCGCGGATGCCGGCTGCGGTGTTCCTGCGACGATCTTGCGATAGGCCGTTGACAGGGTTCTAGAGTTTCTTTACATCGTCACCTGACGATCAGAGGAGACTAGACATGTTCGCCGAAGCCATGACCGACGACAGCTACCTTGCCGCCCTGGAAGCCGACGCGCAAGACCAGGACGCGCGCGTTGATGAAGCCGATTGGGCCGCCGGCCTGATCGAAGACGTCGATCGTGAGGATTGGGTCTGGAAGAACCCGCGCATCGGCGAACGTCTCGATCTCGATAGCGGCCGACAAGTCTACACCATCCTGTGCGATGACGGCCAGGAGGAAGAGATCAAGGCCCTTATCCTGAAGCTCAACAAGAAGCTGAAGAAGTGGGACCAGACGATCAACATCCTCGCGGAGGATGAGGTCATCAAGGAACACTGGCTTCGCGGCCATCACGTGGGCGCCGAGGTCACGGACGCCGAGCGCTCTTCTGACCAGAAGATGAAGTTCGACTACAACATCAACAGCATCGCCTATCGCGGCAAAGTCCGTCAGGTGCTGCTGACGATCGATAGTCCCGCCGTCGCCGGCAAGAAGACCAAACTGATCGGGTCGTTCGAACTGGCCGAAGATGGCGTCGAGGTCTACCGCCACGCCTTGAATGGTGCGTCCCAGGCCGACATCGAGCCCTTCATCAGCCGGTGGCGCGATTGCGACCACTGCGGTTATGTGCGCAATCGGCGCGCCTCGTTCGTTTGTGAGGACGCCGAAGGTAATCGCTCGATCATCGGCCGGCAGTGCTCGCGTGACTTCCTGGGCCTGGACGCGGCCGAACTTCTGGCGCGTGAGGCGATTCGGAAAGTTCTGTCGAACGGCGGGGAAGAGGATGAAGACCGTATTGGCGGCGGCGGCCCGGTCTACATTCACGTCGAAACCCTGGTGCAGCGCGCCTATCTGGTGGCGAAGCGCATGGGCGGGTATTCGAAGGATCAGCGCGACACCTTCCTGGACCACCTCGCGGCGTTGGAAGGTGCGCGGGACTACGGCCGTAGCGACCACTACTCGAAGCTGCGCGACGAGTACAAGGAATGGGTGGCAAAGGCTAAGCCTGAGCCGCTGGACTTCATGAAGTTCGCCGACTACGTGTTTTCGGCGTCGGGCGACTTCGGTCATAACCTGCAAATCGCATTCTCGCTGGAGTGGGCCAAGCCGAAGCGTCGTACCCTTCTTGCCGCCGGCGTTGGCCTCTATATCGGCCGACTGCTGAAGCTGGAGAAGGAAAAAGCGGCGCAGGACCGCCTGCCGGCGAAACATCTCGACGCGGCCGAAGGTAAGCGCGTCGATTTCAACGGTACGGTGGAGCGCACCTTCCCCTTGGCCTCGGACTACGGCCTCAAGACCCTGGTGTCGATCGTCTGCCCGGACGGCTCGCGTTGTGTCCACTTCTGCACCAGTCACGTCGTGCCCGAGGCCGGCAAGACCTACACGATCCGTGCGACCGTGAAGGAACACAAGACCAACAAGCGCTTCGGTACGCCGGAAACGGTGATCTCCCGCGCTGTCTACGAACTCGCAGATCAACCCGCACTACTGTAAGGAGAACGCGTACATGCCCCGACCCAGGACTATCGACCCGCAGGAGGTCGTCACCAAGATGCGTGACGGCACTTTCGCCTACGCGGCCGAGGCGGCGCGCTACTTCAAGTGCTCGCGGGTTCGCATCCAGCAAATTCTGGACGAGCATGCTCCCGACCTCCGCGCCGGCAAGGTATCGAGCACCCAGGCCACGCCGAAGGAACGTAAGGCGCGTGAAGCCGTCCTCCGCAAGGAGACCCAGGCGGCCCTGAAGACGACCAAGTCGATCAACGAAGCCGCCGCCGTTCTGAAGCTGACGCGATCGGGCCTCTACAGCCGTATGCGACGCCTTGGCATCGAATACGGGCGCCAGCCTGCTTGACACCGCTCTGCCAGTTTGGTTAACACTCGGGGCCTCACAGCCCCGAGTGATTCATGTACGATCAACTTCTTCGCCTCTTCCAAGGCAATCCGATCCTTGCCGGCGGCGCCGGTATGGCGATCGTGGGCTGGATTCTGGTCCAGGCCCGCACCATCCCTCTCAAACTGTTCCGCATCATTCGGGACCAGTTCGTGACGACCATGACGATCTACACCGAGGACGTTATTTTTCGTCGCCTGGATTACTGGCTGAGCCGACACCCCAGCACTGAGCACTCGCGGCGCTTCGGCGTGACCCATTGGCACAATCGTCGTACCGATGCGGATGACTTCCTGCTGACTCCTGGCTCTGGTTCGCATTTGATCAAGGAAGTCGGACGCTACTTCCTGGTCCATCGCCACGTCGAAGACAAGACGACCCAGGAAGACTTCGCCAAGATTCGGCGCCAAACGATCACGATCGCGACGTACGGGCGTTCCACCACACCTCTGAAGAACTTGATCGCCAAGGTTCAGCACATTGATGAAGATCGCACGGCTATCCCGATTTTGATCTGGCAAGGCCACGGGTTTACCCGCGTGGAGCGCCGAACCAAGCGCCCGCTCGATACGATCTACATCAATGCCGGGATCAAGCAGCACATCATCGACGACCTGACGAAGTTCTTCGCGCAGCGCGCCGACTACCACGCTCGTGGTATCCCCTACCGCCGGGGATACATGCTGGAGGGTCCGCCCGGCACCGGCAAGTCGACGCTGATTTTCGTACTCGCATGCCTGTTTGACCGCCCGGTCTACATCATCAACTTGGCGAGCATCAGCAACGACTCTGAATTGCTGCGCGCCATCAATGAAGCAGGTCGCAACTTCGTTGTCATCGAAGACATCGACGCCATCAAGGTCGCCGAGGAGCGCGAGGGCAAGGAATCCAGCCTGGAGGTTCGTGTGGGTGAGGCGTCCCGTCAGGGCATCACGACTTCGGGCTTGTTGAATGCCATCGACGGCATCGCCTCGGCCGAGGGCCGCGTCCTCTTCATCACCTCGAATCGTCCAGACGTCCTGGACTCCGCCCTCATTCGTCCCGGCCGCGTCGACGTACGCTATCGCATCGACTACGCCAAGATGCCTGAGGCCCTGGCGATGTATCGCAAGTTCTTCCCGGAAGCTTCCGCTCAGGAGCAAGCGACTTTCGAAGAGGAGATCGCTCCCTTGCTCCCGATCTCGCCGGCCGCTCTCCAGAACCGGCTGCTGGGCGAGTCCATGGAAGTGTTGATGTCGTGAGTTGACAGCCGGCATCCCGGCTGCTTAGTGTCAACCTAACTGGCAAGCGGAACCATTCATGCCCCTCTCCGAAGAAGAAGCGCTTCTCATCCGCGACGGCGACATCGTGCTCGTGCCGATCAAGGTCATGCGCTCAAACAATCACTTCGATCGTGACGGCGTCTCGCTCCGGGTTCAGTCCCCACAGATTCTTCACGGACGCGATGAGATCGAGAAGGGTCAGCCGGAGTTCAGCATCAAGACCTCTCAGGTCCACAGCATCGCTGCTATGCCGTTGCGCCTGAAGGATCACGTGAAGTGGGATGCGTCCGGACCGGGCGCCGAGTACATGCCGGAGACCGGCGTGGTCGTCCACATCGACGGCGACGACATCACCGTGAAGCAGGACAAGGAGCGCACGCCGCGAAATCGCGTGATTCTTCGACGTGCGCTCACTCGTTACAACCCTAAACTCAAAGAGGCATGATGACCTCCTCCAAACCCGCGACGCACCGCGTCATCAGCATCCTCAGCCGTGTGATCTTCGAGACCCGCTGGCTGCTGGTCCCGATCTATCTGGCGATGATCATCGCCATCGCCGCCTACGTGATCCTGTTCACGAAGCAGGCGATCGATATGGGCCTGGGCGTGTGGCATTGGGATGCGGAGCACTTGCTGCTCGCCTCCCTGGCTCTCGTCGACATGTCGATGGTCGCCAACCTGATCGTCATGATCCTGGCCGGCGGCTTCTCGACCTTCGTCGCCGAGTTCGACCAGAGCCTGTTCCCAAATCGCCCGCGCTGGATGAACGGCCTCGACAGCACCACGCTGAAGATTCAGATGGGCAAGTCGCTGATCGGCGTCACGTCGGTTCACCTTCTCCAGACGTTCATGCGCCTGCATGACATTCTGAAGGAAGAGAACGGGCTGGTTCTCGTGATCGCCGAGATCGCGATCCACATGGTCTTCATCGTGACGACCGTCAGCTACTGCTACATCTCCAAGCTCACCCACGGCCACAAGGTCGCGCCGGCTGCCCTGCCGACGCCGGCCACTGCGGAAGGACACTGAACCATGAAGCTCCTGCGAGCTATCCTCCTCGGCGCGACCGCCGGCCTATTGGTCGCCGGCCCGCTCGCCCTCTCGGGCTGTACGGACCCCGCCGCCCGCCATCACGTCGTGCGCGGCAAGCACAAGGTCCACAAGCTGTCCGACGGCCGTTACGCCTTCCAGGGTAACGACGGCGTCTGGTACTGGTACATCTACAGCGCCAGCAACTCGGCGCGCCTGGAAGACGGCACGCTTTCCATGCCGGGCTCCTGGACCGCCGGCGGCGAGCCGGATGCCAGCGATCTCGCGGCCGGGTTCGACTTCGATTTCGATATCCCGACCCTGGACGGTGGCGCCCCGATCTCCGAATCGCAAGCGGCTTCGATCGAGAACGGCGCCGCTGAAGCGACTTCGGAAGCCGGCGGGGGCATGTCGGACACTTCGTCGGGTCCCTCGGACTCGTCCCCGTCAGTCGACTCCAGCGTCGATTCGGGCGGCGGCGGTGACTCCGGTGGTGGCGGGGGCGATGGCGGCGGTGGTGGTGACGGGGGCTGATCATGGGTCAGTACATCTGGCATGATCTGCCGCTCGACGAGCGGCTGAGCAAGCCCAAGGTCGATGATCGTCCTGGAGCCCGGTTGAAGGCGGAGGATGCCCGAGGGCTCCTCCATTTCCCGGATCGCCTAGGCGATCTCCTGACCCTCAAGGCCTGTCTCGCCGGCGCCAAGATCGTTTTCAGTGGAAACGGCTATGCGCCGTCGGTGACGGCCTGGGGCTGGACGCCGCGCGACCAAGAGGTCATCGAAGACTACGTCAAGCGCCGTGTCGAAAAGAACATGGGTGGCCTGACCGCACGTCAAGGCCTCGTGCTCCTCGCAGTCCGCAATGACGGCAGCGTCGATGTTGCGACCTGGGGCAAGTCGTCCCAGGACTGCAAGGTGCTCGGCGAACTCGGTAGTAAGGAATTGGGCGCGCTGCCATCGTGCCCCTTCCAGACTTGGTGGGGCTGGGGTAACGGGGGCGTACCCAAGCGTTTCCCGGCGCAGACCCTCAAGACGCTGTCCGAGAACACCCAGGCCTACGTCAAGAAGAACACGCACCCCGGCGCCGTCGGCTGATGGACGGTTTCGCGTACTCCTGCCCAGACTGTGGTGAAGGGTTTCCTAGCCGCTACAGTCTGGGTCAGCATCTGAAGGCCGCGCATCCCGTCGTGCCTCAGGTCTTGAACATCCGCGACTATCCTGAAGGCCTGCCGCCTAACTCGACTTATGTCGGACGAGGCACGTTCGCTGGAAATCCCTATCGCATTGGTATCGAAGGGACGCGAGATGAGGTCATCAACCATTATGAGAATACGCGCGAACTGGATAAAGCCTTCGTAGCCAGGGTGCGTAAAGAACTGCGCGGCCGGCATCTCGTATGTCACTGCGCGCCTGAGCGGTGTCATGCCGACTGGCTGCTCAAGATCGCCAACAGCTAAGCCCTTGCTTTCGCGAGAAATCATCGTTATCCATGTGGCGGGTTTGAGGCCAGATTAGGGCTTCATTAACCATGTGGCTGAAAAATAACGATAAATCTTGAACCCGAAAGTTGACAAACGCCGTAATCTCGAAGATGAAGGCGTCAAGTTCAACTTCAAACGCGAAAGGGGAGTCCTCACCACATGAAGCTCAAGATCATCGCCATGGCTGGCATGCTCGCCGGCGTCGCTATCGCCGGCGCGGCCTGCGCCCAAGCGGTCGGGGAGGACTCCACCTGGAAATTCCGCACCCCGTCCGAGAACGTCATCCTCCAGCAGAACCTGGACAAGATCGACCTCCAGAAGGCCGGCTACTACGACAAGCTGAAGAACGGCGCCTACGGCCTGGGCGGAGGTGCTGGCGCGGCCGGCGGCCTGCTCGGTGGCGGCGCCTCGACGATCAGCAACTACTACTCGATCACCAACCAGACCACGAACAACTGCTCGTCGTCCGGTTCGGTCGGCTCGCCGATCTCCTGCGGCTCCGGCTCGATCACGAGCAGCGGCGTTTCGCAGTCGACGGTCGGCTCGTCCCTGGACTCGAACACCGCGCTGACGGGTAACACCGTCACCAGCACGGGCAACAAGACTCAGGTCGGCGGCACCATCAACAACAATCAGCAGCCGCAGCAGTAGGGGGCGAATTTGAACCGCAAGGTCTACATCCGCGCCGCTCTTGCGGTGGCGCTGCTGGCTTCGGCCGCCGCTATGCCGGCCCAAGCCGCTTCCAAGAAGAAGCCGATCGCCACGAACCTCGGCAGCACGCCGACCGTCAACGCCGATCCGCTGGCCGCAGGCTTCACCTGCACGAGCCAACTCACGGCCCAGGCCGCACGTCCGCTCCGTATCGCCGTTGGCAAGGTCGGCGACTTCACCGGCAAGTTCTCGAATGAAGCCTCCGAAGGCGGCTTCCGTGTGACACAGGGCGGCGCCCTGATGATCTCCAGCGCCCTGGGTAAGCTGGCCAACGTCGACCAAGTCGAACGTCTGGACACGCAGGTCGCCGATATCGACACGCTGCTGGCGAAGTCCCAACTGCTGCGTGATGGTGACGCCCTGCGTGGTCTGACCGCCGGTCAGTACGATGGCTCCGACTACTACATCATCGGCGGCATCACCGAGGTGAACTACAACATCCGCTCGGGCGGCGGCAAAGTCGGCGTCTCGAACATCTACGGCGGCAAACGCACGTACACCATGAACGTCGCGGCCGACCTGAAGATCGTCGAAACCAAGTCGCTGAAGGTCGTCAAGACCATCAGCGTTCAGAAGCAGATCACGGGCTACGAGAACACGTTCGGCCTGTTCACCTTCAAGGGCGACTATCTCTTCGACCTGGACTTCGGGTCGAAGGGGCAGGAGCCGCTCCAACTCGGGGTTCGCTCCGTCCTGGAGTACGGCACCCTGGAACTCATCTCGGCGGTGGCGCCGAACCGCGACTACTACGCCGCGACCTGCCGCCCCTACGCCGAGGCGATGTTCGGGAAGTAAAGGGGAGGGGCAACCCAACCTGACAGCGTTTGGTGCGGACGCTGGTTTCTCCCCGCACTTTTCCCTGAAACAAAACGATGAAGGACCCTATGCGCAAGCTCATCCTCGCTACCGCCTCCCTGGCGGCTCTGTTCGCGGCCTCGTCCGCGTTTGCCGGCAACATCACCACCGGCGTGAATGGCTTCAACCAGAACAACACCACCCCGCAACTGTCGGGCACCCTGCTGACCAACATCAAGGTCGGCGACAAGATCGACGCCTCGGCCGCCGCTGTCGGCAACAACCTGAGCCTCGAAGCCAACGGCAACATCACCATCTCGGCCGGCAACCTGGACCAGCAGAACAGCGGCCTGCAAGTCGGCGCCCTGATCGTGAACGACTCGAAGCTGAACAAGGGCTCGCTGGAAGCCAAGGCCATCGGCAACTCGATCTCCCTGAAGGCCGGCGGCACCGTCGACGGCGGCAACAACGGCATCGAGCAGATCAACAGCGGCCCGCAGATCGGCGCCCTGGTCGTGAATGACGTGAAGGCTTCGGGCAACATCGACGCTTCGGCCGTGGCCGTCGGCAACGCCGTCTCGGTCGACGCTGGTACCGACTTCTCCGTCTACGGCGGCGGCTTCGATCGCCAGACCAACTCGGCCCTGCAAGTCGGCGTCGCCCTGGTGAACGATTCGAAGTTCGGCGGCAAGCTGGACGTCCTGGCCCAAGCCGTCGGCAACAGCCTGTCGACCGACACCTCGACCACGACCCTGCAATGGTCGCAGCGCAACACCGCGCCGCAGTTCGCCCTGGCCGCCGTCACCGACGTCAAGGCCTCGGGCAACACCTCGATCTCGTCGGTCGCCGCCGGCAACCTGATCAACGTCTCGACCAACTCGATCGGCCAGACCGCGATCTTCCAGACCAACTTCGCGCCGCAAGTCGCCGCCACGTACATCGCCGGCAGCAACTTCTCGGCCGACCTGACCGCCGGCTCGACCGCGATCGGCAACTCGGTGAGCGTCAAGGCCCACTAAGCCTTCGATCTGAACTGAGATACTGGAATACGGAAAGCCCGGCGCGTGCGCCGGGCTTTTCTTTTACCTGACACCAAGTGTTGACAGCCGGCGCCGGGCCAGTCTAAAACCGACATCTGATTTGACAGGAGACCCCGTGACCAAGAAGAGCCGATACATCGCTCCAGCGCTCGCGCAGGACGTCCTGGAGAACAGTCGTTTCTTCGGTGAAGATGCGGTCTTCCAGGGCACGTTCTTCGAGGGCGACGAACGCCTGCTGATCATTGTGGGCGAGAACGCGTCGGGCAAAAGCCTGCTCTTCCGCGTCCTCGCGGCCTGGGCCAAGAAAGACCACAAGGTCACCGGGATCACCATCTCAATCCGGGAGCGCACCGATAGCTCGGTACCCTTCCGCCGGATGTTCATGTTCGGCGAAGAGAGCGAGAAGTCCACCGGCGCCAACTCCTTCCAGGTGATCGAGTCTGGCTTCAAGAACGCTGAGAGCGGCGGTCACGGCCAGACGCTCCTCATGCTGGACGAGCCCGAGATTGGCCTGTCTGACGGCTATGCTCGTGCGCTCGGTGAGTATCTCGGGCAGCGTGCTCTGACACTCACTGATTCCTGTCAGGGGTTGGTCGTTGTGACGCACAGCCATAGCCTCGTGCGGGGCGTACTCGCCGGGCTCAAGGCGAAGCCCGCCTTCGTGCATGTCGGCCCTAAGCCGAAGGCTCTGGATCAGTGGGTCGATGAGCCCGAGCACCGCACGGTCGAAGACCTCACTAAACTCGGCGATGTCGCCCTGGAACGCTGGCGAGCGATCCAGAAACTCATGAAGGACTGACCATGAAGCGCCTGATCCTCGCGGCTGCGGCCGTCCTTTCCATGTCCGCCTGCACCAAGGGCGACCTGATCGTCTCTAATCAGGAAGCGGTCGCCGCAGTGCGCCTGCTGGGCGTCAAGGACGTCGTGCTCGAACGACCGCAATTCAACTGCGACGCCTACGGTGATCAGCCGCGTGTTTCGCCGACCCCTGGTGCGTCGTATCTTCAGAATGGCTACTTCTTTCGAGGCATGCAGAACGGCAAGCCCGTGAAGGGCGCCGTCTGCGTCGGCTACGGCCGCACGCCGCGTGTCCAGGTTAACGGCATCCAATGACGAACGATCGCCTGAAGCGGTCGATTGAGTTCGACCTAACCGACGCACCGATGCTCATGCACGCCATGAGCATCGCGGCCTGTACCGCCATGATGTGCGGCCAGCCGGGCGCCGATAAGAAGCTGCGCGCCTATAAGGCCATGTTCCAGGCTTTCGTGCCGCCCGAAGCTGATGGCTTCGTGGAAGAGCGCTGGGCCGAGATGGGCATGGCCCTTCTGACGGCCAAAGCGTTCCATGTCACGGTTCTGCCGCGCTCGTGGGAAAGCTCCAAGGCGTGGTGGTCTGAGGGGTACCTGACCGTTGTCATCGACGGTAAGTCCTATCATGCCGATCGGGGCGTGCAGCCTTACGTCAAGCGAGGTGATGATGCTAAGCCTCAAGCCCTGCATCGCTACCTTCAAGATATCGCGCCGATGGATTGCATCGGCACCTGGGACAATGGAAAGGTCCAAGAATGAGCGTCGGTCGTATCTCCACCTACACCCACAGCGACAAGATCACCCCGAACAAGGGCGCGGCCGTCGTCAAGGTCACCTGTCAGACCGACTTCGCGGCGAAGACCGACGAGTTCATCGCGTTCGCTGACAAGGTCGCGAAGTTCAGCTTCGCGTCCTTGGTGGTCGCCGGCGACATCTCGGGCTGGAAGCAAGTCATCGAGAGCTTCCCGGACCTGGAAGAAGAGCGTCAGGCGCTGAGCAAGACGCTCAAGGAAACCGTCACCGTCGAAGACATCGTGATCCTGACGCTGTGAATCGGTTCAAGGGCTCCTGGACTTCGATTCGCCTCGGCCCACTGATGATTCAGCGGGTCGATGGCCGTTTCCAGTGGCGACTAGCGTCCTCGGCGCGCTGGCGGACTCTCTGGTTCTGAGAGTTGACAGCCGGCGTGCGGACCTCTAAGCGTGTCAGGCTAGATCACATCGGAGGGCCGCATGACCAAACACGCCGACAAACGCTCCGTCCATACGGATGCACTCGAAACCCTCGGCACGATCATCGGTCCCGAGGAAAAGCGTGACGCGATTCACATCGCTGTCGAGAACGTGGTCGCCGCCGGCATTCTGCGTCCTGGTGAAGACGTCGGTTTCCTGCCCGACGGCACCGTCTCTTCGAAGGCGGCGAAGTTGGTCGGCATCGTCGACCCCTTCCTGAAAGACTACGTCGAGAAGGGTCAGCGTTTCTGGCTGCTAGTCTACCCGCGTCAGATCAAGTCGCTGCGGCACGTCTGGACGCATCCGGATTTTCCGGATGAGCCTCAAGCGGTCGCTCAGCCTGTTCGTGTCTCGCGTGCCAGGACGGTACCCGCGCCTCCTCCTCCTCCTCCTCCGCCTCCAGAACCCGAGCCTAATCCGGAGCCCGCGTCTGGACGCGAGTGGATCGAACAGTTCGCTGATCGTATCGGTCAGACGTACGACGATCTGATGGCCGCAGCGGATCGCTGGGTTCAGTACAACGACTACACCTACGACAACAGCGAGGGCTACAAGGGCTATTGGGAGGAGTTCCAAGAGTTCTGGACCCACTGGTCTCTGGTCACAGGTCGTCCCAAGCCTGAAGACGATTCCAGCTTCTTCACGTGCTCGTGCTGACCATGGGCAACTACGGCACGGGTTTCGCAGGCTTCCAGACCTGCATCGACGTCGTCACCGAAGGCATGGGCGGCGCGCCTTACACGCGCCGCGCCATCGCTTCGGTGTTCAAGCAGTTCCTCACCTGGGAAATGGACAAGAAGCCGCGCGTCGATTACCGCGCGCCTGATTGGACCGAAACGACCGATGAGGCCTTCGACGCCGCCAGCCTCAAGGGCATGGCGTACTTCGAGCGCAACGACCCGGCGCCCGTCCTGGCAACCGCGATCTGGAACGGCCTCCAACTTCAATTGCGCGCCGACGATTGTAGCCTGCATGGGACGATCTATGGCATGGGCATCGGTCTCGTAGGCTCGCCCACCAGTACCTATGATTCCCGCAAGCGGACCAACATCCTGAAGTGGTCTCCGGGGCTGCTCGACACCGGCTGCCTCGTCGTACAGGGCAGCGAATACAGCCGCGACGGCAATAAAAGCGTCTCGGTTCAATCAGCCGAAGCCGCCACCACGGCGCTGCGAAAGCTGGTTGAACGCCACTTCAAGGTTCAGTTCGAGGACGTCGCATGAAGACCCGTCGCCCCCTGAAGGGCCTCTCCGACATCAAGCGCGCCGCCCAGCAGTCGCGTACCTATCCGATTACGCCTCCGCGTTCCTCAGATCGCGTGATGCGTGAGGCCGTGGAACGCCGTAAACGCGAAGCCGAGACTTGGCTTCGCGAAGCTGAAGAGAAGGCCGCTGCCCGCGAACTAGCGGCGACGACATCCCCGCTCACGGCACGCGAAGCTGAGGTTAGTTATCGCGGACCGGAGATGCCCGATAAGGGCAAGCGAGACGGCTCCTGCAACGTCACGGCCTGCCAGATGCCGCTGATCGGCAAACCGCAGTTCATCATGCGCGAGCCCTGGTGCGCCGGCGAACTCTACTACTGCAAGCGATGCAACGATGGCTTCCGCTATTGGGATGAAATCGATCGTCCCGGCACCTATCGCTGCGAGGCCGATCCGCGCAACGCTGCGCTGGAGGACGAGTTCGCCTGATGGGTCGAGGCATCCACACTCACCTGGAAGTCAGTCGCGAAACCCAGCCCGTCAACGAGGGGATGTTCGAACATCCCAAAGAAGACCGCTGGGTCGATCGCGAATTCGTCCTGACAAAGTGTAATGATCGACTTCGTGCGGACTATCGGTGGTACCGGACTACGACTAAAGAGACGCATGTCGACTGCCCCAAGTGCCTCACGAAGATGTCGAAAGAACGTCTACAGGCACGTGTGGGCGGTCCCAGCCTGCGCCTGGAGAAGAGCGAAGAACGCATCTTCGCGGCCCGCCACGGGACGACCAACGCCGTCTACGTTGATGATGTCCTAGTAGGCTACGTCGCCAAGGCGGATAAGCGGTGGCGCATCTACCCCCTCATCCACGACGGTGATCAAGTCATCGCCTCAGGGCGGCCTCTTGCGGAGGTAGGGACAGCGTCCATCGACTCATATGGGCGCTACGACAGCGAGGCGTTTGGCTTCAAGACCAAGGATGACGCACTCCTGGCCTGCGAGGATTTTCGTGCATCACGACGCCTCAAGTCAACCGAGGAGGTCATTGCAGACCGTGAAGCAGCAGAGCGGCGCTGGGAGGATCGTGAGGCCAAGCGGAAGGCGGAAGCCCTGACGGCGGCTCATCGACGCCGAGACACGCTGGAGGCCCTTCAGGATATCCTCGCTGTTCACCCGCTGACCAACTACCAGCGCGAGGGTCTCGTCACGGCGATCGAGCATTTTTCTATTCCGCTTGACGACGAGAGTTGACAGCCGGCCGGCGCCCGCCTAAGGCTAAGGCTCCTGATTTTGCCACCTCACGTGGCGCATAGCAGAGGAGTTTGTCCCATGAAAATCGTGTCTCAGCCCAACGTCGACAGCGAGGGCCGTCGCGCCGATCCGGTCGACATCCACGTGGGTAAGCGCATCCGCATGCGTCGCAAGACTCTCGGCGTCAGCCAGGAGCAACTCGCCAGCGCTCTGGGCCTGACCTTCCAGCAGGTTCAGAAGTACGAGAAGGGTGGCAACCGCGTCAGCGCCAGCAAGCTGCACGGCATCGGCAAGTTCCTGGGCGTGCCCGTCGCCTTCTTCTTCGAAGGCCTGGAAGAGACCGCCGACGGCCAAGTCACCACGAACGTCCAGACCCTGTTCGAAGTCGAGGGCGGCGCCGATCTGGCCGCTGACTTCCTGGCCCTGTCGCCGTTCGAGCGCCAGATGGTCGCCAACCTGACCCGCGACATGTCGCAGCAGCGTCAACGCGGCAAGGCCGCCTGATGAACGATCGCGTTCTGGTCCCTATGTGCCTCCTCGCCGGCGTGCTCGTGATCAACGGCACGCGCGGCGTAGGCTGGATCGCGCATTACGTCATGCCCGGCCTTGCGCTGGGCGTGGTGTTCTACGTCCTGGTCAAGGTGCTCATGGCGGTGAAACGCTAGTTGAGTACCCCCATTTCCATCTTCGATTCTGACGACATTCCCGGCGCCGTGCAAGGCTACGAGGTCCAGATCGCACGCCTACCCAATGGTGAGATCGAAGCCGTAGCTTTCATCGACCACGAGCAGGCCGACATGGTCGAAGTCCCGCCGCAGATCGCCATCGAGTTCGCCCGTGCGATCTTGGCGGCGGTCCGCGATCCGTCCGCAACCTTGAACTGAGCTAACACGATGACGCCCGAAGACCTCAAGTTCACGACCGCGTGGTGGGAACGCCTGCTCGCGGACGACGAGAAGATGGTGCGCTGGCTCCAGAAGCTGCAAGCTACCGAGTTTTCGGGCTACCAAGACAACCGGGACGCCGCCGCCCGCTGGGGTGGCGGCAACCCTGCCGTCGAGAACGTCTTCATCCAAACGGGCGATGACGAAATGCGTCACAGCGATCTTCTGATCGACGTGCTGCGCGGTCGCGGTGCTTGGCCGATCGAGAACCCGCCGCCGGAATCTGCCTATTGGGCCGAGATGGAAGCGGTCACGGATAGCCTCGAAGCGTGCGCCGCCGTTTTCCACCTCGGCGAGCAACTGGCCGCTGATCGGTTCGTAGTGATGTACGGGCACAAGCGAACGCCGGCCGACATCCTCTACTTCCTGCACCACGCCTTGCCGGATGAACGACACCATGCGCGCGTCTTCCGCAAGCTGACCAACGACGCCACCCTGGCCCGCATCACGCAGGCGCACAACGAGGCGGTCGTACGCTTGAAGGGCTCTTGACGCCAGGAGGTTGTTTCTTTACAACCTTCTGTGACGATCTGAAGGAGACCCAATGGCTGAACTGCGTCCGACTAACTGGACCTTCTCGACCTCGAACGACGAGATGGTCCTTATCATGAAGGCTTTGGGCGGACGCCTGACGCCGAAGGAAGCCGCGCTAGCTAAGGCGCTGGGCGACAAGTTGACCCGCGAGCGCGCGCGTCAACTGGAGATCACCATCAAGCAACTGCGTGAAGCGGTCGGCGATGCCTGAGATCACCTTCGTTGACAAGGAAAACGCTGACGGCCTGATCGCGGGGTCTCAGTATAACGCTAGCGTGCGCGTCATGGCCCGCTCGCCCTCGGGCGTCATCTTCAACGCTCTGGGTGTTCGCTACTGGAACCGCAAAGACGGCTCCAGCTTCCAAGACGTCAAGATCGTCGTACGCGACCGTCCCACCAAGGCGGGCTTTATCGCTGCCCGCGACGAGATCGACCGCTTCATGGGCGCCGGCGTAGGTGACGCCGTGCTCCGTGCCTGGAGGGAAGGTAAGACCGTCTTGGTCGACGGGGGCGGCAAGAAGCTACGCTTACCTCGCACGGAGCAGCGTATCCTGGACACCCAGGCCTTGGCTGCTGTGTCGATCAACAAATCGATCTCGGTCGACGGCCGCGTGCCGACCTGCAAGCAATGCGGGAAGCCTCTGCAACCTAAGTTCACTGTTCACCAGATGGGCAAGGAAATCCTCCCGGACCACCCGCGTTCCTGGGAAGACTGCCAGCGCATGTCGAACTTCGAGGTGGTCGCGATCCGTGGCTATCGAGTCGCCGAAGGGCCTAAGGTCGGTTTCGTAGAATCATTCGACACCTGGGATGGACAGAGCACCTTCGATCCTCACTTCTGCGGTGACGCCTGTGCAGCGAGCTACGGTCGACGCGCCGCTGAAGCCTATGCGCCGTTAGGGCCGAGCGCTCCTGTCCCGAAGCCCGGTTGGCGTCACGACTCGGTGGAGCACTTCGAGCCCGCGCCGGCGCGGGAGATGATCCTGGATGGGAAGGTGTTCAAATATTGATCCAGATCAAGTCCTCGGACACCGTCATCCACGTCAATCGCGGTCAGATCGACAGCAATCGTATCGCCCTGAAGAGCGACCCCAGCGCCGAGACCAAGCCAGTGCTGAAGGCCCAGAAGGGTAAGACCGGCAAGAGCGACTACGGAAACGCGATTGACGTCCTAGATGCCCATGGCGAGGTCGTGGGCACCTTCGTCTACGATCCGGCTGGCATCCTGGCGTGCGGCGCCAAAGCCGTGTTCATCGCCAAATACGGGGCACGTGTTCGCCATGACTGACGCTCCCTCGCCACGCATGTTGCTCGCTCAGACCTATGCACGTCAATTCGGTACACAGGTTGAGCGGGTACCGCATGATCGGCGACATCCCAAAGGTAAACGGTTCTATCGTATCGACGCCCGAGGCTTCGTGATTGAGGTCCATGCGCTGACCTATATCGTCGTCGCGCAGGTCGTATGCCGCTCGAAAGCCGAAGCTGACGAGTCTATCGCCGTTCTCTTGGGCCAGAGAGTTGACAGACGACAGCGCACGGGCTAGTAGCATCTCCGACGATCACACGGAGGTACCCATGCTGTTTCAAAAGCCCAAGCGCAGCAACTATCGCCTGCGCCGCAGAGGTCAGCCCGAAGCGCTGATCGCTTTCCTCCAGTTCACTGAAGATCGCGAGTTGGCCTTCGCGAAGCACCTGCATGAGCAGGGCTGCTCGATCGAGCAATCGGCGGCGGCGGTCGCCTTGGTCAAGGCTACCCTGGTCGACCTGCAACTGACCGGTCCGGAGGATTTGGTCTCGAAAGGTAACTACGTCCGCTTCCTGCCTTCGGCGATGGACTACTGAGATGGGCAAGACCACCTACACCTACATCGTGGAAGGCTCTAAGTACGGCGAGTTCCCGTTGGACATGCTGCGCAAGGATGACTCCAAGGCCGCGACCAGTGACGACCAAGCGCTGATCGACCGCCTCGCCGTCTTCGGCGCCGACAAGAAAGACCTGCCCAAGCGCGTCCGCGTCAAGCTCACCCTGACCAGCGAGCGCTATCCTCCGCACGTCGAGCGCTGGGACTCGTTCGGCTGGAAGGTCATCGCCAGCAATCACCCGCGCAACTACGGCCTGCCGTTCACGATGGACGAGATCGCCGAGCAAGAGCGTGCCGGCGAGTACCCACCCGTGCCCACGAAGAAGTCGCGGCGCGAGACGCTGCGCGACCTCAAGGATGCCGTCATCCGCCTGGAACCCTACGTCTACATGGCGAAGCCGACCTTCCAGGCCATTCGCGAGGCATATGAAGCCTGTGAGTACGATCCCGAAGAGCGCCAGCATGCCTTGGGGATGCTCGACGGCGTCCGCATCGTGCTAAAGACGGGCAAGACCGCCGGCTTCATCGACGGCGCCGATGTTCGCGTGCTGATCACCGCGCTCGATCTGGCCCACGACCTGCTCACCTACCGGGACACCGACTACATCCGCAGTTTCCTCAGCGATCGTCCCGACACGGTCCTGGCTGACCTGAAGAAGCTGCTCACGATGTTCAAGGGGATCGCCGCATGAGCCGGTACGATTACCTCACCATCAACAAGCGCGACGCCGACTGCTACGACGTCACCGACGGCGATCGCCGCGTCGCGGCCCTGCGCTCGGCCTTCACGGAGGACGAGAAGGGGAAGCGCACCATGATCCCCGGCACGTGGTGCATTCGCTGGGAAGGTCCGGACTTCAGGCAAGACGCGGGTCGGATCGTGCTCGAAGCGCTGCGCTTCAACACCGTCCACGAGGCGTTCGCCTTCTTCTGCGGGCAGTGCCTGAAATGAGGTACATCTGGACCGCCCCTGAGGGCCTGCACCAAGTCGTCTACTCGGTGGCTGAACGTCCTGACCTGCATCGGGACATCAATGCGCCGTTCGAGAGCACGATGGCTCAGCACGTCAGCGATTTCCTGACGCCCGAGGGCAGCGGCATCCTGAAGGCGCACCACGCCCTGGACACCCGCATCACCTCCCTGACTTTCGTCGACGCCCGGAGCGCCATCCGGTTCGTCGAGCACTTCGCGCCGGCGAAGTTCGTGCTGGGTACCTGATCATGGATGAGAAACCCTACGTCCCGCTGGCCGACGTCCTGCATCGCCTGAAGATCGCGCATCTCTATGGTCACGATACGGTGGAAGTGTCCACGGCGGACCTCGGCCGCGCCGTCGAGGCGTTGGAGACAGCGTTTGGGCGGAAGTCCTACGAAGTGGGGAACGCCCTACGTGGCTATTTCAGCGGCACCTTCGATAACGCGGATGAGGCCTGGACCGCACTCAGCGAGCGGTTCAACCGAGGCTTTCCTTCGCCATCAGGTCGTCAAGTGGAGATGCGCACTTCTATCCATCTAGGCTCCACGGCCGGCGGTAACGAAACCGAACGCGACCGAAAGCTGCGTGAGGAATTGGCCGCCATCCTCGAAAAAGAGAAAGCCGAAACATAGCACTTGACGAGGTCAGGGAGTTTCTTTACATCCTCGTTCGACGATCACTGAGGAGGTCCCATGACCGATCACAATTCCCGCGTTCTCGAAGGTTGCCGGATGCCGCGTCCGTGGTTCCGCGCTCAGAGCACCGCCGGCCCGCTGTTCGGCCTGTTCAAGGGCGACAATGGCTGGGCGCGCGACATGCCGCTCGCCGAGGGCGAGCGCCTGCTGGGCGAGTTCGTTCTGCCCGACTTCCAGCGCCCGCCCGTTTGGAAGTTGATGCAGAAGGTTCGGCTGATCGAATCGCTCTGGAACGGCCTGCCGATCGGCGCCTACGTGGTCAACCGCGTCCTGGGCAGCCCCTACGACAACTACCTGCTCGACGGCCAGCAGCGGATCGGTGCGATCCTGGAATACGTCAACGACGTGTTCCCGGTCATGGGCTATCGCTACAGCGAACTCACTCGGCTGGACCGCCGTCAATTCGAGATGATCCCGGTCTCCTGCCTGGAGACCCAGATCACCGATCTGGACCAACTGAAGGAAGTCTACGACCGGCTGGCCTATGGCGGCACGCCGCACGATCCACTGCAAACGAAGTTCGATCCGCGTCAATTCACGCAGGATGACGTCCTGATCGTCCGCGCCCGCTTCAAGTCGTACTCGGACGAGTTCCAGAAGCCGCACGTGTGGCTCTGGCCGTGCTCGCCGGACGATATCATCGCTCATGAGCCGAAGGAGGTCGCGTGATGGAAACCGCTCGGATCGAACACGTCCCCGCCCGCTACGACACCTACACGGCCCGCCTCGTGACGCGTGATGGCGATCGCGTCGCCGACGGTGGTCTCGTCGTCATCAACGGTGTCGACCGTCAGGGCGACCCGCTGGAGGACAACGGCTGCATCGGCGTGCTGGACATCCAGCCCGGCTACCAGACCCTGAACATCAAGCTGGGCTGCGTCCATGTCCGGGTCAATCCGGATCAAGTGCGTGCCCTGAAGATCGGCGAGCGCGTCGCCCGTCCGGAAGGAGGTCGCTGATGGACGTCGAACTGCGCAAGATCGACACCAGCGGCGAACGCGAGGAAGTCTTCGGTCGACGCAAGCGTCAACGCCGGCGTCTGAACGCCTACGACATCATCCACGACGGTGTCGTCATCGGCACTGTGCGTGAGCGCCTCGTCACCTTCGAGAATCGCTCGCCGGGCAAGATGTACGTCAACTACCGCTGGCAGAACCCGCGTTGGTTCGCCGAACGCCTGGGCCAGAACCCTCGCTATCGGGGCGGCTCGGAAACTCGCAAGATGGAAGTCGAAGGCTTCCTGCGTGACTGGACCCACGAACAGAAGGAGGCTGCCTCGTGAACGACATCAAGCACATTTCGTTCGACGTCTGGAAGACGCTGATCGACCCCAGCCCTGAGTTCGGCGTCGCGCGCCGGCAGCTTCTGATCGACACCTTCGATCTGCCGCCGGCCCAAGTCGAGGCCGCGTATCGCAAGGTCAAAGATTCCTCGGACAACGAAGCGGAATCCAACGGGATCGGCTACACCAGCGCCCAGGTCTACGAGAACCTGATGGCCGCACTCGGCCTGCCATCCGACGACTGGTGGGCGCTGCGTTCGAAGATCGAGGCGCTGTTCGCCCAGCATCCGCCGATCGTGCGACCCGGCGTCGCCGAGACGTTGCAGACGCTGCAAGCGGCCGGCTACGGTCTGTCGATCTCCAGCAACACCAACTTCGTCGCCGGCGCCTGCCTGCGCGAGGTCGTCCTGGACCACCTCGGTATCGAGTGGTCCTACACTCTCTTCTCGGACCAGATGGCGATCGCCAAGCCGAACCCGCTCATGTGGCACGCCGTGAAGTCCCTCGCCGCGCTTCACTCGAACGCCGAGCCGCATCAAATCCTGCATGTGGGGGACAACCTCATCTGCGACGGCAAGTGCGTCGACTTCGGGCTGAAGTTCCACTTCATCAACCAACCGGCGGACTTCCCCGCCCTGACCGGAGTCCTTCTGAATGCCCAAGCAGCGTAGCCCGTTCGCTCAGTTCGTCGTCCACAGCTTCGACGACCTGGAGAATCCGTCCTTCTGTCCGCGCGACTACTCGCGGCTGAAGTTCGGCTCCGACATCGTCGCCCGCCGCTTCGGTGACGAAATGGCCGAGGCCTTCTACGCCCAGCACCGTGATCTGCTGATCACCGATCGCTGCGTCGTCGTGCCGTCCGCCTTCAACGTCGTCGAGATCGCCGCGACCATCCTGGCCCGCCACTTCATGAACCGTCTGAACGACCTGCTGACGCGGGAAGGCCATCGCGGTGTCGAGTGGACCATCATGCACCGCACGATGAGCTACGTGGCGGACTACTCCTTCATGCCGAAGGCAGAGCGCGCCGCGATGCTGAAGGCCGACAAGCTCTTCATCAACCGCGACTTCATCGAAGACAAGGTGCTGCTGTTCGTCGACGACGTCACGATCACCGGCTCGCACGAGCACAAGATCGTCGACTTCCTCGACGGCCTGGGCGTCAAGAACCCGCGCATCTTCTGCTACTACGCCCGCTACAACGGCGAGCGCGCCGACATCGAAGCGGCCCTCAACCAGTCCAGCATCAAGGGCGCCGACGAGTACGTCGAACTGATCCGCGAACCGGGGCATCAACTCGTCGTTCGGGCCGTTCGCTTTCTGCTGGACCTGCCGACGTCGGAACTCGCCACTGTCCTGCGTTTCGTCGACGGGCAGTTCGTGGACCGGCTGTACCACGCCTGCCTCGCCAAGGAATACGACAAGCAGGAGAAGTACCGCCAGGGCTTCGAGATGATCCGGGCTCGCCACGACAAGGGCTCCGCCTGGGCCAACCCGCCGGCGCAGGTCGTCAACATCGCGGCGGCCTGATCCAATAGTTGACAGCCGGCAGCCTTCTCCGTAAGGCTGCCGGTCTAACTGACAGGTAAGATCATGGGTTTCGCGGACAACATGAACGATTTTCAGCGCACCGAGATGCAGTCGATCAAGTCGCGCAATATGGGCGGCGGCGGCTGGACGCTGAAGGAATTCGGGCACCGGGTCGAGGCCGGTCGGGTCATCGTCCACTGCAAGCGAGTGAACGTCGAGAAGAAGTCCGAGCACGTCCTGGAATACGAGATCGATTCCAGGGGCTTCTCCAAGGTCACGCTCGATGCCCAGGGCTCGATTACGCTGTGACGAAGCAGGTCGCCCGTATGGAGGTCGACGGTTCGGTCGTCCGCCTCGAACCGATGGAGCGCGAGGTCGCCTATCACTACAGCGATGGCAGCGTTGGCGCCTATCGCCAGCGCTCGCTCTACAAGGTGCTGGTCGACGACGTTTTGCGGGGCTACCTGTCGTTTCCGATGGGCTATGGCGGTCGATGGTCCGTCGTGACGCTGCGTCCCAAACACCGCTACAGCAACGTCTGGCGGCATCTGTACAGCGATCGTACCGAGCATGGCTTGTTCGAATACTATCGCTCCGTCTCGCCCGGCGTGCTGAACGAAACGGAGAATTGGGGCGAGCATGCGAAGTCCTGGGAGGACCGTAACGCCATACTGGCGGCGTTCCCCAAGATGATCGCGCTCGGCCGCGCTCCTTCACCTGAAGAGGAAGAAGCGAACCTCCTTCAGATGAAGGAGGACTACGAAGAGTCGGTGCGCCAAGACGCCGCTAACAAGGAGCGTTGGGCGCGGGAACGCGCCGAACGCGAGGCTCAGCAGGCTGAAGCCGCCCGGATCGCTGAAGAAAAGCGCCTGGAGACTCTCGAAGGCCTGAACTCCATCCTGGCCCGCGAGACCCTGTCCAACTTCGAGCGCGATTGTCTGATGACCGCGATCGCCCGGTTCTCGAACTAGAGAGTTGACAGCCGATTGAGGGCGCCACTAAAACTGTCACGACCCATTCAGGATAACCGGCATGAACATCACCCTCCGTAAAGCTTCTCAGTTCTCCAAAGCGCTGATCGAGGCAGGCCGCAAAACCACGATCAATCGTCTCATCTCGGTGTCCGTCTACGAAGACGCCGTGGAGAAGCCCGCGCAAGCCCTGGTCGAACTGGCCCAAGAGGCTGTTCAGGAGAAGCTGACCCAAGCGCTCAATCTTATCTCGGGCGGCTACGAACTTCGCGGTCAGATCGCCAAGGCCAATGCCGACGTCGGCATCAATCTGCTGCTCACCGAGCAAGCCAACCTCTCGGCGCACGAAGTGCTGATCTCGTCGGTGTGCAGCATCGAGTACACCTACGACGAATCGGTGGAGCCGAAGTACGCCGACGCCAAGTTGGCTGCGCTGGTGGCACTTAACAAGAAACGCGATGCCTCCGTTTCGATCGTTCAACACGACGACCACCTGAACGTGCGCGTCATCACTGACGAGATCAAGGCGCCGCTGAAGGACTCGGTCGCGGCAATCCGTCGGCGTAAGGCCGAGATCGCCGATGAACTGACCTACCTGAACGCGAGCACTCGCGTCGAGGTGTCGGAGAACGTCCAGGGCCTGCTGAAGGCCCTGAAGCTGATCTAACGAGCTTGGGCGAAGGGGTCTGGGTCTCTACGGGGACGCCGACTTCGCCCGAGGGGTGGAAGCGGAGAAGAGGAACGCAACAGCAAAGATGAGGCTCCGGCCTTCATCATGGAACCCACCGCTTCATGCGGACATCTCTTTGCTAACCGGAATTACTCTACGGAGTGCCCTTATGGGCTTTGTTGTTTGTTCCGGACTGTAGAGATTTGTGGGTTGCTTGTTGTCCGTTGCAGCTTGTCCTTTGTCCCGCGCCCTTATCACCGCTTCCACTCTATCTATACACGGAGTCCTCATGCGTAAGACCTTCTTCGGCGAACTGATTTTCCAGCCGGGTGACGATTTCTTCGCCGAGTGGAATATGAACTTCCAGGAAGACCCGGACGGCGAGATCGCCCGCTTCATCGAGCATGATCCGGACACCGCCTGGGGCTGCGAGATCACCGATAACAACGACCGCACCGTTCACGCCGCCGATTTCGAGAGCCGTGAGGCTCTGGTCGCGTGGCTGACCCAGAACAAGATCGAGATCGAGGCCTAGATCATGAACCGTCGCGAAATCCTCCTGGGCGCCGCCGCCGTGGCAGGCGCTTCGGCCATCAGTCTTCCCGCGCTCGCGGCCGTTCGCGTTCGTGGTGCATGGGAAGACCTCGACAGCGATAAGGCCCACGCCTTCATCTTCTGGTCGGCGGAAGCCTACGCGAGTCCGCACCGCAAAGTGGTCCGCGACTGGATCAAGGAAGTGGTCGACACCGGCATCCTGTATTGCGTCGGCGATGGCTTCATCGGTGATCGCACCGTGCGCGTCGAGAACCTTCGGTTCGACGTGGCCTGGGGCAAGCCGGTGTTCAACTACATGACCGGCTACACTGACGAGATCGGTCCGTCGATCACGATCACCGAGCACATGCCGGAAGGTAGAGACGCGGTGTTCGCGCCGATCGGCCTCGCCTCGACTCACGGCTCGAAGCACGTGCGCGCCGAGTATCGCGACGTCTACATGGTTCGCAAGCCGTTGCTCCGTTACGAGGAAGAGCGTGAACTGCGCTATGCCCTCGGCGACACCAACGGCTACAGCCCCAATTCGCGCATCGGTTACGATATGCGCTGGATGGACGACTTCAAGCTGAAAGGTTCGGTCTGATGGCTCAGCCTCGCCGCACCTTCGAATCGATCCGTGACGTGGTCGCAGCCTGCTCCTATCCAGGCTTCGACTTCAAGCTCGCGACGCATCCGGATTCAGATAAGCCGTATCTCCAGATCATCTGTGAGGATGGCGTCGATACGAAGACCGGCGAGGCGGTTTCCTGGAAAGGGCGCAAGTGGGACCTGTCCTACTACGCGACCGACACCGAGATCGTGCAGACCGCCTGGGCGGCGGTCCAACGCGCCTTGATCCACGAGGCGAGCGAGATGTTCAAGTTCAAGGACGCGGCCATCTACGATCGCCATATCAGCGTCCATCGGCTGGTCGATCTGATCGCCGGCGCCGAACCCTACGACAGCCGCGAAGACGCGATGAACGGCCTTGGAGAAGACAGTGCTGCGTAGACAGGCCATCGTGATCGACCTCGGCGACACCCAAACCTATCACGACCTCGACGGCGTCCACGCCGACTACGCCGCCGGCATGCGCAAGCTGGGCTACGATGTCAGCCAGGAACTGCGCAAGAAGTTCCTGTCGCCCGGCACCGGACACCCGCTGAAGCGCGAGATGTACGAGAAGATCAAGGGCACCGACTTCTTTCGGTATCTCCCGATCATGCCCGGCTCGGTCGAGATGTACCGTGCCTTGAAGAGCACGAACGAGCCGGTCATCCTGACCGCTTCGCCGCTGTTCGGCGCGACCGAGGACACCTACTACCTCAACCCGTATTGGCAGGGCGCCAAGTACCACAAGCGTGGATGGGTGGAGCACGTCTTCTTGCCACAGACCCGTCCTTACGAAGACTTCGCCTTCGGCATGCGTCGGACTCACTACTCCGATCACATCGCGATCGCCGATGAAAACTTCATCTGCACGACCAGCAAGCGCAAGCACGAGTTCCTGCACCATAAGCACTCGAAGCGCCAACTGCTGATCGACGACAAGATCGAAAACGTCACCGCGTGGGCTGAGGCCGGCGGCCTGGGCATCCTTCACCTCGATCCCGAGACCACGATGCGGGCGGCGGCTCTCCTTTCGGGTCAGGACTTTGGCTTCGAAGGTCCCGGCGAATGGAAGCGCTGCGGTTCCAATGGCGGCTTCCTGTTTGATGCGCGGGTGCCCGAATGATCGAGGTTCCCGGCATCCGCTCCTTTGGTTTCGTCACCGGATACGAGCGTAAAGGCCTCTACTCGATCGAGGAGGTTCACGCGCACATCGGCCCCGAACCGCGTGAATTCGATGGCGACATGGTCCCGATGGCGTCGCAGCGCTATGTGCTGTTCGCCCGAGCCCTCACCTGTGTTCGTTGCGGTCTTGTCGGCGCCTTCTACGCCAAGGAACGCAGCGCGCGCTATGTGAAGTCGACGGGCGAGTACCGCCCGACCACGAACTCGTGGCACTTCAACCTCTACGCCCTGACCGACGGCCCGAGCCCACGTGCGATCCTGATGACCAAGGATCACATCGTACCCAGGGCACGCGGCGGCGCCGACGTTGACGAGAACTATCAACCGATGTGTTCGCCGTGCAATACGCGCAAGGGTCACCGCATCGAAGGCGAAACGGAGGAGGAATTTCAGGCCTCGCCGGCGGAAGTGGCGCGACGTCGCACGATCGAGGAGGCTCGCGCTCGCAAGCGAGATCGTCATACCGAGGCGCGCAATCTCCTGATCAAGCAGGTCAAGCGCCTGTGTAAGGAGGTGGGCCTGGAACCGCCGACCGACAACGAGTTCTGTCGGATCGCCAATCGCAAGCTGTCGGCGCGGATCAGTGATCTGCTCCTGATCAAGAACCAGACGGTGGTAGCCTATGCCTGAAACGCCGAGCATCGAACTCCTGGAGCATCGTATCGATCTTCTCAGTCAAGCACTCCTGAAGGTGCTCCAGACTGAAGGGATGATCCGCCAGGATATCGAGGAACTGACCGGGCCGGAACTCCTCCACATGGCGGACAGCTACTGCATCGCCATGAAGGAAAGCCGCACCGGCGGCATCATGCTGGAGCCCGGCGCAGCCATTCAGCGCGAAGACGGCCGCTTCTATGTACCTCTGAGCCGCATTCCGCCGCGCGCCGACGTCTCCAACATCGTCGCGCGCGTGGCTTCAGACGCATTCGAGGACCCCGCGATTGAGGCGCAACTGTTCGCGCTCGAACTCGCGGGCCGTTGGAACAAAGGAGCCTGATCATGGGTGTAATGCCGCGTCTTTTCTCGACTGGTTCATCGTCGTATCGCTCGCACTCGCCAGGGTCAGGTCCCAAGCCGATCCGGGCGCATTCGCCCGGCTCTTCGGTGCGCCCTGAACCGGCACGCCGCTCGCACTCTCCTGGGTCCGCTCCTCAGTCGATCCGTTCGCACTCGTCCAGCTATTCGTCGCCGGAGGATTCGGTCACTCAAGGGCTGTCGCCGATGACGCTGGAGCCCGGCAACCCAGACCCAATGCGCTGGACCCTGCTGCGTGGCCAGAAGGTCGGACGCGGCTTCGTCGCCGAAATCCATTACCCGGACTGCACCAACTACGAGGGCAAGAAGATTCTCGTCTTCCGGGCCGCGAGCTTGGACGCCATCGTCAAGCAGAACAAGGGTATGCTCGACCCTCACTTCACGGACGACCGCAAGATGGTTGCGCCAGTGGCGCGCTTCGAACCCACCGAGCGCGGCTGGGAACTGGCTCTGCTGATCGCGGCGAACCTCTGATGTCGATCGTCGCATACCATACGACGCCGTCGATCAACTACTACGCCAAACGGCGCAAGTCGGACATCATCTTCTCGATCCACATGATGTGCGATCAGTTGAAGATCGAACGCCCGCTGACCGCCGAGTTGGAGAAGAAGACCAACTACGAACTGGCTTGGCAGGCGCTGCGTCTCCACGCCCAATTCCCTGAATAGGAGCCTGCTGTGTCCCGTCGATCCTCGTCTTCCTCGAACGTCGCCCTGTGGCTAGGCGGCGCCGTTATCCTTCTGGTCCTGGGCGTCATCGTCTACGCAATCGCTGATCGCGCGGGCACGCCGACGAAGAGCGGCCTCGCCCGGATCGACGAGATTCGCTTCCGTCCCGCCTACACCTCGACGTCCGGGTCGGGCTCGGAGAAGAAGACGAAGCATCATCAGGCCGAATGGAAGGTCGATGTCGTCACGCTGGAGGGCCGCGACACCGTGACCCGCACGTGGTCGCCGCCGGCCTGGATGGCGGAAGACGGCTTCGTGAAGGCTTCCTACAGCGTCGGCCGCTTCTCGCACTCCGTCTCGATCAGCAAGCTCGAACCGATCAAGTAGTCTCATGAGCCTCGACTTCACCGCTCACGCCTCGGGCCTGGATCAAAGCGTCAACTTCGTGGCGCCGGCGGCTGACGGCATGTTCGAGGCTCGCTATGTTCGGCGAGTCCGCGACTACTTCATCGCTTACCTGTCCAGCCATACGGGCTGCGACCAGTCCTGCCGGATGTGCCACCTGACCCAGACCCGGCAGAGGTCTATGGTCCACGCTTCGCGCCAGGACTATCTGGCCCAGGCCGATCGCGTGCTCGCCCATTACGACGGGCTGGATGAACCGGCGGACTTGGTCCACTTCAACTTCATGGCACGCGGCGAGCCTCTGTTGAACACGGGCGTCCGGCGTGACTGGCCCCGTCTTCATCGAGACCTCACCGCCAAGGCTCAGGAACGGGGGCTGGAAGCCCTGTTCAACATCTCGACGATCATGCCTGTCCAGGCGATCCTGAACCGCCTCACGGACGTTTTTCGAGATACCCAGGGCGTACGGCTGTACTACTCGCTCTACTCGATGCGTCCTGAGTTCCGCCGGCGATGGCTGCCTTACGCGATGGACCCCGAACGTGCGCTCGACAAGCTGGCAGACTGGCAGGTCACGACCGGCGGCGACGTTGTTCTGCATTGGTCCTTCATCGAAGGTGAGAACGACGACTTCGGTACAGTCGACGAGATCATCGAAGCCGTGCGGCGTCGCGGCCTGAAGACACGCTTCAATCTGGTCCGGTACAATCCGTACTCGCCGGCCCAGGGCAAAGAGCCCTCCGTTACCATGTTGACCGAACTCTTCAACCATCTCGCCTTTCACCTCGACAACGATCGTAGCGAATTGCTGCAACGGATCGATCTGTCCCGCATCGTTCCTCGCGTCGGCTTCGACGTGAAGGCGTCGTGCGGCATGTTCATGGAGGCGTGATGATCAACGTCGCTCACCACTTCGACGACATCGAGCGCCATTCGACGGCGATCGAATGCGAGTGTCATGGCTATGCGGCGCGAGAAGAGGCTTCGCCTTCGCGCGAAGAAGACCGCGCGGCCGGTGGTTGTGGTCGCCCAGGCTGCTGCACCGCAGCTTTCACCTGCCGCCTGTGCGGTAAACGCTGGATCGCGGCGCTGCCTGCGCCTGAAATGGAATAGGCCTCACAATGGGCATGTACACCGAACTCGTGCTGTCGACTCAGATCGTCGACAATCCGGACGTGGTCGCCATACTCAACTACATGCGTGAGGGCGGCGAGGGCGAACCTCCGGTTCCGCTGCCGGACCATCCCCTGTTCCAGACGCCGCGATGGTCGTCGCTGTTCTGCTGTTGCAGCTACTACTTCACGCCTACGACCGTCTTCAAGCTGGAGTTCGACAAGATCGCCAAGGCGTGGTCTCTGGTCTCGCGCTCTGACCTGAAGAACTACCACGACGAGATCGAGAAGTTCGTCGACTGGATCAGTCCGTACCTCGACGATCACTTCGGCCAGATGATCGGGTACAAGCGCTACGAAGAGGAGCGGGAGCCTACGATCCTATACGCGCCGGGGGGCGAAGTTGATCCAAGCTGAATTGCCCTTCCCCGATCACGATCCGGCCGACATCATTGAAGGACCGCGCATCGCGCTGCGCTACGGTTCGGCGGCAACGCAAATCTGCGTCAGCGCGCGTATGTGGCGCCGCACTGACGTAGGAGATCGGTTCACCTATCGGGGCCGTTGGCGGTCAGTCGACGACTACACCGACGAGGACTGCGTCGCTGGCAAGTGGGTGCGGGTGAAGTGGCGCGACGGATACCGTGAGGGACTGGCCACGATGGATGAGGAAGGCTTCATCCTCGTGAACGGCATTCCTTACCACGCCAAGAATGTCGAGGTCATACCCGACCCGGCGTACCTCAACATGTTTGAACGCGCGATCGCCGCGCACCGGGGAGAATGAAATGGGCATGGACGTGAGCGCCCTGGCGGGCTGGGGCATCATCACGAGCTTCGGTCCCGATGAGGTCGAGGACTGGTACGATGTCGACAAGCCTGACTGGCTGAAGTGGAAGAGCGTTGGCGCCTACGAAGGCGGCCACTACTTCCTCGGCGCTGTCTACGAACACGACTGGCGTCGCAACGTCACGGGCGTCCCGATCAAGACGATCCCGGTCCCGTCGATCGTCGCCGCCGAGATCGCCCGCATCCTCAAGCTGCTGAAGCGTGACGACGGCGAGCAGATCGGTGATTTGGCGACACCAGAGAACTTCGGCTTCCACGTCTACACCCACGTCAGCTAGGAGCGCACCATGTTCGCTGAGAACATCTCCATCCGAGGCCCGATTGGCGATGCTCGGGATGAGCGATACGGCAAGTCCGCCGACGCTGAACGCTACACCTATACGCCGAGCCCCAATCTCCTGGGCTACATCAACAGCCTACGCCACGTGCGCGGTAGCGAGTTGGACAAGATTGGCGATCTGGCCGCCAAGATCGAGCGCGGCGACGCCACGGGCAGCGAAGAAGAATCGCTCCAGGTCTATGAAGCGCTGCCGGTGCTCTACGCCTGCATCGAAGACCTTGTCGACATGTGCCGTCGACGCGAAGGCGTGCTCTGGGATCACCACATCGGTTTCGGCCGCTAGGAGTCTTCGCAATGCAAACCCTTCTGCAAATGGCCACCGACGTGCGTGTTCGCGACGAGTTCAAGCGTAGCGCGTTCATTGAACTGCTCGCAGCTTCATCGCAGTTCCTGGAAGTTCTTCCCTTTGAGAGTGCTCCGGACGGCGCATACCTCTATCCGGATGGGCGACCTCAGGAGCTACTAAAGATTGCTGGCGCGGATGTGGACGTCGATATCGCGGACGCTTCTGGTGGTGGTCGATCCAAACACGAGGCGATCCGCGTGCGGAAGATGAGTCGCTATCTCAGCCGTATGCTCATTAAGGGTCATACCGACAACGATCCGCGAGAACCCAACGGCCTTCTGATCCGCTCTGGGCACGTGATCCAGGGCAGCGTGACGCCCTCAACTCTCAAGACGGCGTTCAAGCACGTACCGCGTGCAACCCACATCTTGGTCGCGGAGAGCACAAGCCTACCCGTCGATTCTTTCGAAGTCAGCGCGGATGATTACGGCCGTCATCGCCTTCTTTACAAAGCTGATACGGAACGATCGGTCCCGACTCTGATCCCCTTGCTCAAGACGGGTCTCAATGAGATTGGTGATCCCATCCTGGGGAAGGGCGCTTTCATCGTTCGGCTGGGCGCGGATGGGGTACGTGGTGTTCAGAACGGCGTACCTGAGGTCGATGACCTCGGGCCGGTTCGGTGGCAGTTCGTGGAAGGGCGGTGGGTTGAGGGACCTATCGACGAGGCGACCACGCTGCGCACTCGCGTCGAATGGTTGATCAACCTCGCTCACGAGCCCGACAGCATCTGCTATATCACTGGCTAGACAACGGTCAGCCAAACTGGCAGGTTGCCGGGATGAAAGAGTTGACGATCAACATCCCGGCGCCGGTGCTGCGTCTCCGTGAGAGCTTCCGCGCTGCTGGATTCGACATCCGCAGCGTGGGCGGCATCATCCGCAACAAGCTGGCCGGCGTCGACGACCTGTCAGACCATGACTTCGCGACCGACGCCACGCCGGATGAGCAGATCGCCATCTATGAGTCCCAGGGTATCCGCTACGTCCCTACGGGCTACGACTACGGAACGATCACGATCGTTCTCGAAGGCATCAACTACGAGATCACCACGCTGCGCCTGGACGTCGCGACCGACGGTCGGCGCGCCGCCGTCTCTTACACACGCGATTGGATCGCCGACCTGCTGCGGCGCGATCTGACCTACAACGCCATCGAACTGACCTTCGACGGTGAACTGATCGACCCCTACGGCGGCCGTGAAGACCTCGCAGCCGGACGCACACGGTTCGTGGGCTCCGCCCTGGAGCGCATCCGGGAAGACTACCTACGTCTGCTGCGGTTCGTCCGGTTCCATGCGCGGTTCTCTGGAAATGCGCCGTTCGATAATGAGGTGATGGCGGCGCTGCCCCAAGTCGTCAGCGGCCTGCGTAAACTCTCGAAGGAGCGCATCTGGAGCGAACTGAAGAAGATCGCATTGGGGCCGCATGCACCGGCGATGTTCGCCCGCATGTCAGCGACGGGCATTCTGCAAAATGCCGGACTGCCTGTGCCTCTGCACCTTTGGGCATTCGAAGACGCCTATCGCTACACTCAGAATCCCATCACTCTGATGACGGCCTTGCTGGGAAATAAGACGCTGGAAACAGGAGCCCTACTTCGCTGGACGAAGGAAGACCTCGCCTTGGCGGCGTTCCTGCTGAAGCATCGGAACGAACCGGTTCGCGAGAAGGCCCTGAAGCGCCTGCTCGCGGTCAAGAAAGCGCCCCTGGAGCATGTTATCGAACTGGCGCTCTCGCAGGGACAATACAAAGCTGCCATGGCGGTCGAGTATTGGGACGTGCCTGAGTTCCCGGTGACGGGCGAAGACCTGTCCGACTTCATCGCGCCGGGACCCGGCATGGGCGCCGCCCTGAAGCGAATGAAGGAAAATTGGGCCGAAACCAACTTCACCGCGACGAAGCAGCAGTTGATCGTGATGGAGGAATGGACTTGATCCAGCCGGGCGATCTCGTCCTGATCGGCGACATTACTGATCTGACGATGAAAACAGGTCGCGTGGTGCTCGCCACGGCTCACGGCATCAAGATCGAGCCGTACACGCACACCAGCGGTCAAGTCCTCGGGGATCATGCGCTGCTTACGTTCGAGGAGAGCAAGCCAATCCGCGTGATTCCTTCATTGGATGCGGCCCGCTATCTCTATCACATGCGCGGCGAGTGGCAGGCCAAGGTCGCGCACTGGAAAAGAACCTTTGACGCCCGCGTTGATGCCTGGATCGGAGTAGCCGGATGAGTGACGAGAAGACCGCAGCGTTTTGCGAACAGTTCGGCGAAGAGATGCTTCAGAATATCGTCGAGGCCGTCTGGGCAGGTAAGACAGAAGGCGATCGGTTCTCGATCTTCGAGGTCGTGAAACACGACGCTATCAACTGCACCATCTATGGCTTCATCGACGATGAGGTCGGCTTTCAGATCGATGACGGCAATTGGGCCGGAACTGACGTACGTAAGTTCGGTCCCGACGTCAGCGCGATCCCTCCGGAGGGCTGGTATAGCCGCCACTTCGATGTTGGGATGGGGCTGCGCGGCAACCGTGATCCCCGTGCGCAGATGCGTCTTCTCGCCCTGTACGTGGGCTGGGTGCGCGGCACGGTCGGCGGCGTAGGCGATCATGTCCACAAGGCGGAGAAGAGCTACGCCTATGATGCACACTTCGCGCCTGGGCACAAAACGAACGAACACTACCGCAAGATCGCTGAACAGCATGGTCTGATCCTCAGTAGCGGTTCGGTCGGCGCTGAGGACGATCCACCGCGCCTGGAGTACGACAAGGAGGTCAAGCCGCTCGAAGGCGCGCTCCACTTCTCGGTCAAGACGGGCGCCGATGCCCTGAAGTGCGCTGCCTATTCGTCCAAGCTGTCGGCATGGCTTGACGGCGAGGCCCGCACGGGCGCCGCCGAGGTCGCCCGCATGAACGCCGAGACCTGGACCCGCTTTGCCCCGCTGCTCGATACGGGCGAGACGGTCGACTCGCTCATGGCGGCCGATGCCGCCCGGCTCCAGGCCATCATTGCCGCCATGGAGACCGGAGGTGCGCCGGCGGCAGCCGGTCACGAGGCGCGGAGCGGCGAGTGATGGTCACGGACGAAGATTACTTCCTCCATGGCGCCGACTATGCCTTCAAGAAGACGAGCGAAACGCCGCGCAAGAAGTGCTGCGAAACCTGCGCCTTCAACCCGACCGGCCCCACGGTACGCCCAGCGGATGTAACGATCTACCAACTGACGAAGTGGTCGGCGGACTATGATGGGTTTATCTGTCACACGGAGGACGAACGCGGCGTTCATCTTCGCTGCGCCGCGTGGCATGCGCTGCATGGTCGTGACGTCAGGAGTTGACAGACGGCTTTGTGTTGTTCTAGGGATGAGCCGACGATAATTCTGGAGGCCCTCATGTCCCTGTTCAAGATCACCGAAACGACCAAGACCGTCAGCTATCCCTCGGGGATCGACGGGCAATGCTTCTCCTCGGAAGAGGGTGCGCAGGCGTATCGCGCCGAAAGAGCCGCCGTGAAGGCTCTCGGTCAGGCCCTGTTCGACGATTCCCGGACGATGTGGTGTTTCACCACGCTTCGCAACATGACGGAGATGCCGGTCGCCGACCTCATCATCCTGCGCGACCTGATGGACCAGTACCTGATCAATGTCCTGCCGGCCTTCATGGCGCTCCAAGGCGACTTTGGCTCCGGGCTGGGCAAGCAGCAGATCGAGACCCAGGATGGCCGTTCGTTCACGAACCGCCACGAAGCTGCCCTGCACACCTTGATGATGAGGTTCTACAAGCTGTACGAATCGCCTCTCTTCTCGATCGCCGGCAAACGCGCGATCTGCAACATCAGCAAATACAGCGACATCAACGCGCCGCACGTCGTCAAGGAATTGACAGCTTGGCGCTTCACCGGGCGCCTGATGGACTTCTTTGGCCGTCGTACGGACGCCGGCAAGCCCTATAAGGGCTACGAGCAGCGTTTCCGTGATGCGCTCGACGGCATGGTCATCGCCCGTACGACGCCGATCGAGCCCATCGTGCGTACCGCCAAGCCGAAGAAGGCGGCCTAATGCCCATCCCCACGATCGGCGAGACCCACTTCTCCGATGAGAAGGCGATGGACTACCCTGACCTGATCTTCAAAGTGCAGAAGGGGGTCGTGCGGACGTACTGGTATGATCTGAGCGAACTCAAGTTCGAGCAGTTCACGTCACGCGTCCAGCCTATCCTGGTCAAGCGCCTGATCGCGCAATTCGACGCGGCTTTGACGGCCACCGAAAAGGCCTCCGGTCTCCGTCGGCCGTTGCGTGAAGTCGGTCACTGCATCTTCGATGACGAGATTGACGCCGTCGTGATCACGCTGTGCGAGGTGGAGCAGCAGGCGCTTCGGCGCTTGACCCACATCGCGCGCCGGCGGAACCAAGACGACTGGCTGGCGATCTATCACCTGCTCGACAAGCACGTTCTAGCCAACGGGGGCTACGATCATTCCAAGTCGCTGGAAAATTCGACTTGGCTGCACGCCGAGTCGAAGAAAGTGCAGGACTACCTCGCCAAGCACCGCCACCCGATTGTGAAGGTGAAGCCTTATGAGGACGAGGAGTTCGTGGTGCTACCGGTCGAGCCCTCGGGCTGGCAGAAGTTCGTCGCCGGCGTGAAGCGCTGGCTCGGGCCTGGACCGGACTGTTCCGCATGACCCGCGTCGTCTCGCCTCAGATCATCCATGTCCTGGAACTCGCCGAGAAGGGCCGCGACATCTGGTGGGTCCCCTTGGTCGACGGCAAGGGCTCACAGTCGCGCACCGTGGGCCGGCAGAACACCATCTATACGGCTCAGCGCCACGGCTGGCTCGACAAGGATGACAAGCTGACGCCTGCCGGCAAGATCGTGCTGGCGGAACAGCAGGCGCGCGCTACGCAGCAGGATCGTTTCTTCGAACGGCAAGCCCGTCTTAAGGGCACCCATTGGGAGCGCGGATATCGCGTCCACGGGTTCTGGCGAGGTGGCGAGCGCCTGGGGACGGTGAGTCTCGGGCCGCCAGCGCTGTGGGACGGAGTCTATTCCTGGGCCGTCGATAATCACGGACCCTCGGGGACGGCGACAAAGCTGGCCGATGCTAAGCGCTTGGTGGAAGACGCGATCGCCTTCCCCGACGGACACGCATCAAAGAGTTGACAGACGGCTTTCTGTCCCCTTACACCTAAGCTGACGATCTCCAAAGGAAAGCTCAGTGCTTCAGACCCTCATCGACCACCACAAGAAGCAGCTTGCCGCCGCGCAGTCCGTGCTGGATACCGACGGCAACCTCTTTTCGCATGAAATGCGCGAGCGGGCGCGAATCGACGCGGCCCGCGAACGCGACTTCATCCGTACCCTGGAGTCCGCGAACGCTCAACTCGGGCGCGGTGACAAATATCGTCACCTGAAAAAGGACTCGACCTACAATGTGCTGGGTCAAGGTATTGCGCAATGCGCCACGCCGATCCAGGACAACGACGCGCTCGTCATCTACCGCGACGGCCAGGGCCGTTTCTTCGCTCGTCACGTGGATGAGTTCCACGATGGACGGTTCGAGAAAGTTTCGGCTGAACTACCGCGCGAACGTGTGTTCGTGGTTGGTGGGCACGAATTGCCTTGCGACCCACTTTCGGACGACGCGTTCCATGCGCTCTGCATGACCGGTAAGATCGTCTTCGACGATGAGCAGGATTACGGCTCGGGCCTGCGCGGTCGATATCAGATGCTAGGCGCCGAATGGACCGATCAGAAGCCCATGCGTCTGATCCTGCGCCCGGTCGCCGACCCCTCGTTCTGGGGCAAAGGGGCGGAAGAAGCATGACGCAAGCTTTCGAAATCGAGAGCCGACAGTACGGTGACACGGGCGCCAAGCGACCCTTCATCATCGCGCACTGCTCAGGCTGTGACGCCGAGGAAGCGGTTGCCGATCCAAAAGGTTCCGGCGCCGTCCCGCTGCAATATGCGCAGAAGCTCTTCTCCCGAAAGGGTTGGGAGCTAGGCAGCGTGCGGGCTAAAGACCTCTGCCCTTCCTGTGTGCGCGCCAAACGGGGACGTAAGGCCGATTCGCCCAAGACGGTGCTGAAAGGTGTCGATGGACCGATCCCCGCCGATCCATCAAAGGCCGACACCATGCTCGGCGCGAGGCTGATCGAGGCGGCGCGCGCGCTGACCGAAACGCCGAAAGTCACGCCGGCGCCTGTCGCTCAAATCCGCGAGCCTCAAATGCCTCCCCCTATCGCCCAAGTTCGCGAACCTCACGCGCCTCCACCGATCAAAGGCGTCGATGATCGCGCCGAAGAACGCCTCGCAGCTTCGCGGAAAGGCGGCCACAACCGCATCGCAAAACTCACGCCCGAAGAGCGTAGCGCACTCGCTCGTAAGGGCGCGGCGGCCCTGAACAACCGTTCGCCCGAAGAACGAGCAGCGTCGGCTCGAAAAGCAGCCCAGACCCGCCGCGAACGGGCCGACGAACGCGCGGAGATCAAGCGACTGGCTGACGAGCAGGCCGCTGAAGCCCGTCGCGAGAAGATGGGTCGTGGGATCAAGGGCTTCTGGGCAGGCCTCACCCAGGAGCAACGCAGCGAACGCGGCAGGGTAGCCGCCGCCACACGCGCTGCAAAGCTCGCTGCCCAGAAGGCCGGTGTGCCTTTCGTCCATCCTAAGCGCATCACGCCTCAAGAACTCGCCCAAGCCAAGGTCAAGATCGCCAGCGCTACGAGCGCCGCCAAGAAGCCTCAGGAGTCCCCCATGCCCGCCGCCGCCACCATCAATCCCGTCCCTACCGCCGACCAACCGCGTCAGGCCACGCGTGAGCAGAACCAGAAAATCCTGGAAAAGCTCCACGAGGTCTACGACTCGTCCGATCCGGCGAATCCGCACTATATCTCGACCTATACCGATAAGCAGGTCGCTGAAGAGCTTCACTATCCGGCCGCCTGGATCGCGGCCGTGCGCGACCAGTTCTTCGGCCCGGAAAAGAACGAAGCCGCCGAACTGCTCATCAAGGACGCCAAGGCGCTGAAGGCGCGCCAGGAAGACCTTAAGGCGCGTTTCGCCAAGCACTTCGAGGAGTTGACCCGCATGGATGACGAGATGCGTCGCCTGAACGAAGCCGTCGTCGCGACCTGCCGCCGGGCCGGCATCCCGATCAACTAGGCTGTTGACATCGTCATGGGTTTCTTTACAAGGCCCATGACGATCACACAGAGGAGGCCCTATGGAAGTCACCATCAACACCCTGGCGCTGGCGACGGTTACCACCGGTCATGGCTTGGTGAGCGACATCGAAGACATCTTCGTGGCGCTGGAGGCTCTCTGGGGTAGCCGTCCGTCGATGCTTCACGTCAGCATGGCGGCTCAGGTCGCGGCCCGGCACGTTCGTGGCGCTCTGCCGGATTTTCCTGACGAGACCGACGCCGAAGATTTCGGCACGTGGCCCGACTGCGTGGATGCCTACGCCACCTACCTGACGGCCAAGTTCGGCGAAACAGTGACCCTGCCGCCGATCCACCAAGAGCCGGTGAACGAGAACCTGCCGCTGGAATCGCTCTTCAACGCCAGTTACGTCGAAGACGATGTGGTGATCCTGGCCGGTAGCGGCCTCACGATCCCGGTACGCGCCCTTCAGGCTGGCATCCTGGTCGACGGCGTCGCCCGCAACGCCGAGTATCCCGAGTCTTTCCAAATCCCCTCGGAATACGAGCGCGAGAACCTGAAGCTGGGCGCATCCGTCAAGGTGTGCATCGAGGTGGATCAAGGTGGCGGCGAGCGATTCTGGACCGATGTCGTCGCGCGCCTGGACGACGGGGACTACCTCGTCAAGGTCGACAACCATCTGGTCAATTCGATCTATCACGGTGTGCGCCTGAACGACATCCTGCGTGTCGCGCCCAAGCACATCCTGACAACCTGATCCGGCGCCGACGAAAGGACCCCTATGACGCTGCCGCCTACCTGCGAAGCCCTGGTTACCGGGCTCACCGATCGCTCCCAGGAGCGCGAAATCAAGGCCGCCATCCGCGCGGTCGCCAAGGACGTGCCGCCCGAGCAGCACGACAAGGCGTTCGATCGCGTGCGCCGCGCCTGCCACATGAACCGTGGCACGTTCAAGCGCCTGATGAAGCACGCCACTTCGCGGGTGGACGCCTGATGGCGGGCAAGGACGATCTCGGCGATCGGATGAAGGAGTACGAGTTCCACGAAACGGGACGTCGCTTCCTCTCCATGCTGCCTGTCTATGCCCGCATCGACGGGCGCGGCTTCTCGAAGTTCACGCGCGGCATGGACAAGCCGTTTGATCCGCGCATGTCGGCCGCGATGATCGAGACGACCAAGTACCTCGTCCAGCACACCGGCGCCCTGATCGGCTACACGCAGTCCGACGAGATCAGCCTTGTCTGGAAGGCCCCGGACTACAAGTCCTCGATCTTCTTCAACGGTAAGATCACCAAGATGACCAGCGTCCTCGCCGGTCTCGCTACAGCCGCCTTCGGTAAGGAGATTCGTGGCTGGGCTCCCTACGAGGACCGCCTGCCGTGCTTCGATGCTCGCGTGCTGCAACTGCCGCAGGACTACGAAGCAGCCAACATGCTCCTGTGGCGCGCGCTGGATGCTGAGCGCAACGCCGTCAGCATGCTGGCCCAGGCTCACTTTTCGCATAAGGAACTGCAAGGCAAGACGCAGCGCCACATGCACGAGATGCTCGCGGGCAAAGGGGTCAAGCTGACGGACTATCCCGAAGCGGCCCAGCGCGGCACGTTCGTTCGTCGCGTGGTCTATGATCATCCGACCATGCTCGTCGACATCGAGACCATTCCCGGACCGACGTTCGTGCCGAGCAGTGTCAAGCGCACCAAGGTCGACGTCATCCCCATGCCGTCGTTCCGCTACGTCAAGAACCGTACAGAGGTCGTGTTCGACGGCGCCGAACCCGAACACCTGGAAACCCTGGAGCGCTGGGAACGCATGACGGGCGAAGCCAATGATTGATCTCACCCCCACGAGTCGCAACTTCCTGCGCGGCGACTTCCTGGATGCGAACAACGTAAGCTGTTCGATCCAAGAGTCCTCGGCCGCCATGGATAGTCTGCTCTGGCTCGGGTGCGACGGATCACGGATGCACCTGACGCAGGGTATGGCCGCCGATCTGCTGCCGCATATCCAGCGTTTCGTGGCGACGGGCGAACTCGCCGATAGCCCTGTGCCCGCCGGCGAGGAGCCGCCGCTGGACCTGCTGGAGGCGCGTGTTGCCGAGATGGTGCAGCGTATGTGTCCGCCCGGCGTCCTGCCGACACGCGGCCAGGAGCGAGATGCTTCAACCCTGGCTGCTCTCATCCGCATGGCGCGTCGCGGCGCCTCAGTCCCGAACCTGTAGGAGGCCCAGATGAACCAGTCCGACCCACAGACGACGATCCACGAGGCCTGCGCCCGCGCGATCGCCTGGATGGCCCGAGGCCATGTCGCGCACGAGCATCTCTTCCTGGACTCGGTGGTCGAGCGCATCCGCGCTGTCCCGCGCCAGGAAAAGGCCTACGAGGTCTACACGGCCGTGCTGACCGATCTGACCCGGATGAACGCCGTGCTGGAAGCCGAAGGCCCCGCCTCCGCCAACAAGGCGCGTCTGGTCGCGGTCTCGATGACCCGCATCATGGAAGAAGTCGGGCCGCGCCTGGACGATCCTATGAACATCTACTCGGATCATCACAAGTGGTGGCCGATGGTGGAAGCGGCGTGAAGTACCACAACCTCTTCCTTGGCATCGACTATGATGATGCCTACCGCGCCGTGACCGTCACGCTACGCGACGGCGCCGAAGTGCGCTTCGAGACGGGCGATCCGCCGGCCGACTTCGCCAAAGCGGTCGAGTACGCCCGAGGAGAGTGCTTACACATCGGTTGCAACGTGATGACGTCCTCGTCCCTCGACGGGTTCGTCTTCGATGTACCGGGCTGGAAGTACGACGACGATGACATGCTGGTTCGCGATCCGAGCGACCACATCGCCTCCCTCGCCGAAGTCATGTCAGGCTGCCCCATGGAGTGGGAAGGTAAGCTGGAAGACGGTACCCACTTCTATGCCCGATATCGAGACGGACGTTTTCGGGTAGGCTTTGGTGAGACGGACATCCAGGCCGTCGATCGCGCGGTCAGTAGCGACAAGGGCTACACTGCTCAAATCGGCGAGCGCCTAGAAGGTTTCCTGACCTGGGCCGAGGCGCTGCCGCACTTCAACCAAGCCCTCCTGAAGCGCGTGGGCTACGACGTGAGACAAGACGACGAATGACGCCGATCCCTACCGACCTGACCTGTTTCCAACTCGTCCGCATCGACCTCGCCAGCTTGAACCCCGGTAAGGGCATGGCGCAGACCAATCACGTTGGCACCAAGCTGGTCTACGATTCCCGCAAGTGGGACCCGATGCAGACCGCCTGGGTGGAGACGTGGCTGGAAGAAGCCGATGGCTTTGGCACCGTCTTCACCTACGGAGCCACCCTGGAGCAGATGCGTACGGCCGTGATCCTAGGCAACGCCGCCGGCTGCCCTTCCAAGGTCATCGCCGATCCTACCTATCCGATCCGAGACGGCGAATCCTTGCACTTCCTGCACCTGGAAACGGCCGCCTACGTGTTCGGCTCGCGCGCCGTTATCCTGCCCCTGATGAAGGTGCTTGGTCTGGTGTGGCATCCGTAGTGATCCGCTTCAAGCACGCTGATTTTACCGACTGCGAACTCGTTTCGTTCGGCGAGGGGCGCGGACGTCTTCAAGGCATGGCAGGCTTCGTGAATTGCCGTACTGCTGCCGGCGCAGAATTCCAGGCTATGCTCCGGGCCTCGGAGAAACTTCGCAAGCGCTTACTCGGTCCGGACGGCGCCCGCGTGAAGCGTGTTCAGGTTCAGCATATGGGCCTGAACATCTGGGGCAATCCTCGTCTAGGCATGGCGATCAAGTTCATGGACGCGGACGGAAACGATCTGGCGTTCGAGAGTTGACAGACGGCAGATGATTGGTCTACCAGGGTCCTATTGACGATAGAGGAGGCCCTATGAAATTGTCCAAAGCCCAAGAGGAATTCTTGCGCGCGCTGCCGTCGACGGCCCACGAGGGCTATCAACCGGCACGCAAGCTGGTCGAACTCGGACTGGCGTCCAAGGAGGCCCAGAAGTACGGCTCCGATCGGTACGCCCGTACGGCCGCCGGCGATGCCTGGATCGCCCAGAAGGATGCCGCCTGATGGGCCGCGAACTCCGCCGTGTGCCACTCGATTTCGCGTGGCCCGTGAACACGACCTGGGAAGGGTTCCTGAACCCGCACTACACGGCGACGCCGTGTCCCATCTGCGTCGACAACTCGGGCCACTCGACGGGCTACTCGCCCTACGCCCAGAAGGTCATGGACCAGTGGTACGGCCATCGGGGCGGCATCAAGGAAGTGCCCGCCTACAGCCAGCCGCATCTGCCGACCGATGACCACGTCATCGCGTACGCTCAGCGTCAACTCGACCACAGTCCCGGCTACTACGGCCGAGGTCCAGAAGCCCTGGCCCGCGAAGCGCTGCGCCTGAGCAATCTCTGGAACGAGTCGCTCAGCCACCACATCGACCAGGATGACGTGCAGGCACTGATCGACGCTGGCCGACTGCACGACTTCACCCACGACTGGCGCGCAGACGACGAAGGCAAGTTCAAATGGTTCGCCAAGGAACCGGCAGTCATCCCGACCGCGCGCGAAGTCAACATCTGGTCCTGCGGCGGCATGGGACACGACGGCATCAACATGTCGATCGTGATCCGCAGCCGCTGCGAGCGCGCCGGACAGCCGACGACCTGCACCCACTGTGAAGGTCATGGGAATGTCTGGGCCTCCGAGGAAGACCGGAAGCGCTACGACGCCTGGGAACCGACACCGCCACCCAAAGGCGAAGGCTGGCAAATCTGGGAGACCGTCTCCGAGGGCTCGCCGATCACGCCCGTCTTCGCTACGCCGGAAGAACTGGCCCGCTACAAGGCCGATCATCCCTACGGCACCGACGATGCCAGCTACGAGTCGTGGATGACGTTCCTGCTCGGCGACGGCTGGGCGCCATCGGCGATCGGCATCTCTGGCGTCGGCCTCGTGAGCGGCGTCGAAGGTCTCGCACGGCTGAAAAAGCAGCGCACTGGCGACTACGACCCGAACGAGTACGCCGACATCGGCGTGGAGGAGCGGTTCTGATGTCGGTGTTCGACGAGGGCCTCAGCCAACTCGCCCTGGACCCCGCCGATACGCCGGCGGGGGTCTTCTCGATCATCGCGAATCGCCTGGAAGGGGCGATTTGCGGTGACGAACAGGAACTGCGCCTGCTGACCGAGAAACTCGACGAGACGTTCCGAATCGCTCTCAAGAACAAGGTCGGCGTGGCCCAGGTGATCTTGGGCCGCGAGCCTGACTGGAAGACCGAGGCTGCCTACGCGCTGGGTCGCCTATCCTTCGCCCTGGAATTGGCGCAACGCACGTTGAGCCGTCGGCCGCCTGAGGGCTTCTATACGATGCTCGACGACTACGGCTGGAGCGGACTCTACAAGGTGCTGCTCAAGCAGGGTCGGATATCGCTGGCGTCACGCCTCGATCCCAAGGCAACCAAGAAGCGGCGCAAGGAGGAACGCGACCGCTTCCAAGTTCTCGTGAACGCGGGCGTCGTCGACTTCGTCGAGGAAGGTGGCGACACCATTTTCATGCTGACGCCGGCCGCGCGGTCCTATCTGGAGAACAAGCCACCGCTGACCCTGGGCCTGCCTGAAGAACTGCTGGCGGGATGGGGCGACCTCGACAGCGCGATCAACCGCGTCATCACTTCGCTGCCGGCGCAGATTTCGGCCAACATGGAAGACCTGGAAGGACGCAAGCGGACTTTCCGTGAACTGATCCATAAGCTCGCAATGGGGCGCTGATGACTGAACTCGAAGAGCGTCTCGACCCTCAGACGCTCGCCGACCTGATCTATCGTCACTTCTACAACGGGCCAGTCGGCGGCGCCCGGCACCGCCTTGCGCGCATCATCCGCAATCACGTGATGGGCCTGCCTATCATGTACTTCCAGGAAGTGCTGGACGAGTACCTGACGTCGGCCCTGGCGCTGAACGACAGCACGGACCCTGCGATACGCGCCGAGAACCAGAAGGCCCTGGCAGATGCGCGTGCGTTGTTCTGGAAGGGCCTGAACGGCGTGGCTGATCCGGTCTATGTCGATGGACTGATCGCTTATGCTGCTGCCAAGGAACTAACACCTTGCATCGCGGACACGATCGCGCGGAGGCGGACATGAAGCACGTGCCTCCCAAGACAATTAACGCAATCCGTCGACTCAGGAAGGTACTAAATCGCACACCAGAATCGTTAGCGCTCCAATTTGATTTGCCGGTAGAGCAGATTATTCAACTTATCAATCTAAAAAACGTAGCCGACACTAAAGTGGTCCCAGATAGTGAGTCTCGTATTTTTAGTCATGCGGCGGTCATTAGACTTGTAGGACAAAGTGTGTATTCGTATCGCGCTATAGCGCGTCACTTTAAAGTCAATGTCGGCACGATAGCAAAGATAGTGGATCGCAAAGCGCCTTGGCTGAAAAAGGCTGCGCGCCGGAAACCGTCATAATGTATCCAGTCTCCGTTCCCCATCTCCAGCAGATCGCCGATCCGTACGAGAACGTCGTCTGGCACCTCGATATCGACTCTCCGATCACTCGGCGGGAGGTCCGTGACGCAATCGCTCAAGGGCGCTATAGCGGTCACATTTCCACCGCACTGCACTCCCGCAACTGGAACGACCCGACGGAGCGGCGGCGGACCCACGCTGAACGCATCGCGCACCTCGTCACCTTCGGGTGGCATGACGCAATCATGATCGACGTCGGCATCCCGAGCTACTTCTTCGGCGCACGTCCTCCCTACTGGCCCGTCACGGACGGCAACCACCGGCTGGCGGCGGCGATATATCGTAGCGATCCCTACATCGCAGGCGACGTTGTCGGCAGCATCGAAGAAGCCTGCCGCCTGGGCCTGGGTCCGCCCGGTCAAGTGCGTCCTCCGATCCCCATGGTGATCAATGGCTAAGCACCCTCCAATCCCGCAGGACTGTCGAACCTGCCCGTCTCTCTGGACCCAAGGTCGCAAGGATGGGCAACACGATCGCTGGTGCTGCCACTTCGGTGCGCCGGCGCCCCGGATGATCGGGCATTGCAAGACGACCGGCTACTTCGGCAGCGCTGCCCACGAGAAGCATAAGGGCGATTTCCCTCGTCCGGCCCGAGTCAAGCCGAAGGACCGCGTCAGCCTGTGAACCGCCCGATCCTGTTCCTGGACTGCGACGGCGTTGTCAATACGACGTCGACCGAACCGCTGCCTTACGACAAGCGCCGGCCGGCGTGGCGCAAATATGCCCACCTCTCCGAGCCCGCGATCGTAGCGCGCCTTAAGGCCTTCGTGCAGGCCCACAACATGATCGTGGTGGTGTCGAGCACGTGGCGTAAGCTGAACACGCGCGCGCAGTTCATCTCCTATCTCGGAGATTGGCTTCAGGCTCACATTCCGCGCTCGAAGCATTGGCGGACCGTCTCGACCAACAAGGGCTTCCGTGGTGAAGAGGTGCGCATCTGGTTCCGTGCTAACCCTCGCCACGGCGCCGCGCCTTACGTGATCTTCGATGACGACAGCGACTTCTATCCTGACCAGCCGCACGTCAAGACGCATTACGACCACGGCCTGACTGACGCCAACATCGCGCGCGCTTCTCAACTTCTGGCAGAACAGCAGTGTTCGACTCTTTCGTCTACCACCTGAACGCTTATCGCCAGCGCAAAGGTAAGTACCGGGTCTTCCGCTACATGGGGCGGGAAGACGGCAATCCGATGCGCATCGTCTACTCCCGCAATTTCGGCCCGTCGCTCAATGGCGAGACGCGATTCACGTTGGTATTAGGTATCGACACGAAGCTGTTCAGCTACTCGCTGATGATCAACCGCTACAGCGAGCGTTACGTCCTCAATCCCCACACCGACGGCATCGATCACAACGAAATCCTGCTGCTGGAACTGATCCGGGCCAGGGCCGGCGGCGTCTTCTCGGCTGGCGCGGGCGCACGCTCATGGCTGAAGGGTCGCATCTGGCGGCTCGACGGCGGGCAAGTGGAGCACGGCTTCACGAAGATCGAGAAGGGATCGCGGTTGACGCTGATCTTTCAGCGCGGTCAGCATGGTGGACGCTGCCCTTGACGCGCAGAGGATGTCGCGTGTAAAGAAACCTCTGACGAATAAGGGAGGCCACATGTCACTTCGCCAGATCATCGACTGGTTCCTGGAAATCCAGGACGATTATCTGTTCGACGAGTCGCTCGGACACCCCTCGTATGATGAACTGCGCGCGATCGGGCTGGGTGCAGGCCTTTCGGACGCGATCGCCGCACAGCACATCTTCCCCTTCTTGCGCCAGAACCAAGACTTCATCCGCGCGAAGCTGCCCGCGTATCGCAACGCGCCGCTGCCGAAGGTGGGCCTGCTGACCCGCATCCTCTTCAGCGATCGGCTGCTCTGGGTGCTCCTCATTGTCGGGATCACGCTCTGCCTCTACACAGACGCCTTGGACGGCAAGATCAACGGGATCATGGGGTGATGCTGGACTTCCTGAAGGAACTCCAACGGCGGTTCGAACACGAGATCGAGACGAACGCCGCGTTCTTCTGGTACATCGTCGCGACGGGCGCCGTGAACGTTGTGATCTTTGTCTGGCTGATGGGCGTGGTCTTCGGCTAACTGTCCAAATGTGGCCGACGACAGCGGTTTAGCGGTCAGATTTGGCCACCCGTGGACAATTGCGTAAGCACCTGTATGTGGGTCTTTACGACCCTGGGCGCGGCCCAATCACCCATATAAAGCACATTGTCGACCGGAGGTCCGCCGGCGGCAGCCGGTCACGAGGGCCGGAGGCGCGAGTGATATCTTGACGGCGGGATCGAGATCAGCGAGAGTGAAGCTCTTAGTAGGGGTGGTAGCCTGCTGGGTATCCTTTGGGATGTTGATGGAAACGGGAGGGCGGTCTTCGGGCCGCCCTCTTCGTTTGCGCCGAGAGTTGACAGCCGGCGCCGGTCTCGCTTATCCATGAGCCATGCCGTACTCACTCGACGCCATCGCCAATCGTGTCCGTATGGCGGACCCGAACCTCCTGCATCTCAGCCTGGAAGCAGACCTGCTTCATACGCTTCTGCACCAATCGGAGTGGCCTCCCGAGTGGCATCACTTCATGCGCTTCAACCCACTCGATCGCCTGGACTCTGCCGTCAGCCTGATCGAGCGCTTCTTCCCCGGATGGGACTTCGGCGTCCAGTATCGTTTCGACGACAAGACGGACGAGAAGTTCGCGAGCGCGGTCCTATCAACGCCGAACGGCACCACGGTCTACTCGGAAGAGGTGCGCGGAGGCTGCATCGCTATGCCGAAGGCAATTTGCCTCGTACTCCTGCGCGGGTTGAAGGATCAGCTTTCGCACGCGGCTTGACGATCACCGTACATTTCTTTACACGGGTCCTGACGATCAATCAGAGGAGACCCGCATGCAGATCGGTAACATGAGTGACGTCGGCCGGGATAATGACCTGCTCGACCTCATTCTCCAACTTCTGAAGGCTTCGGGCGACATCGACCACGTGCCGCGCGACGCGGAGTACGTGGAAGCGTACGGCGCCGCCGTCAACGTAACGCTGGCCGACGGCCGCACCGCAACGATCCTGGTCTCGGTCGACTAACATGACCGAGATCACCTATCGTCAAGCCAAAGAACGCCTGAGCGCGCCGGACGCGGACCTCAGCAGCCTACGGGCTGAACTCGCGGTCCTGCTGGACGCGATCGACAACAATCACTTTCCGTACGATCCCGAGCGGCCCTTCTGTCAAGGGTTCGTGCTGTGGACTCACCCCGATGATCCCAAGAAGCAGGTCACCGTGCGCAACGGGCAAATCACCTGCGTCGACTTCGCCCACCACAGTATCTCGGCCAAGACCCTGTGGATCAGGGAGACTTCGGAACAAGAGCAATACGCACGTCTGGAGATCGGCGGCGTCGAGTCCGACGATAAGGCCATCGAGTTCAACTTCAGTGAAGTGCTCGCCGGCCTAGAAGACATCATCGGCTGCAAGGTTACGTCCAAGGTCTGCTACGGCTTCGACGGCTTCTACCAACTCGGGTTCGAGCGCCAGTTCAAGCGCTGGGATCGCCAGCGTCTGCGCGCCGAGCAGGTCGTCTCGCTCATGCAGAAGTACGACTGCGCTTTCGGTCGTACCTTCGTGGAGGTGACGACGGGTCGAATCGATCTGACGATCCAACTCCACAAAGGTGAGCACGGGAACTACACCAAGAAGGGTTGACGCTCACGTGGTGTTTCTTTACAAGAACCCGTGACGATCACAGATTGCTGTGCAATCCAGGAGGACCCGATGACCAAAGACCCCTTCCGCGACGCCCAGGGCAACCGCCAAATCCAGATGAAGGAGGGCAAGCCGACCTATCGCGGGTACACGATCGAGCCAAAGAAGGATTTCGGCCAGTACGGCTATCACGTCGGCCCGTTCGTCTACGATCGTGGCTGGGTCGTGACCGACGGCGGCATCATCAATGTCATGCCGGGCGCGGCGTGGTTCACCACCCACGACGACGCGATGCGCGCGATCGACGATCTGATCGCGAGCAAGGACTTCGTGATGGACGGCGAGCATCCGTTCTGGGCCTACATCCGTCTACGCCGCGCCGCCGAAGAGCGCGCCCTGGAACTGGCGCTGGCGCTGAACGCCTTGGTCGAGACGTCGGAGGCCTCGATCGAGAAGCCGATGGTGACGATGCCGGCGCTGGTCAAGGCGCGGATGTGGGCGCGCAAGCTGCTCAATGAGATCGACGACAACTGCGATCGCCGCGACACCGTGCTCCATCAGGACGGAAGGCGTGAACGCCTGGGCGTCAAGAAGGGCGGCTACTTCAGCCTGCCGATGAAGAAGGTGGAGGCCTAGTGGATCGCCGTCCGCTCTATCGAACCGATCTCGCAAACGCCCTGAACAAGTTGTTCGGCGAGGCGCCGGCCGATGTGCTCGACGTCTTGATGGAGTCGATCTCCAAACGCATTGAGTCGGACGATCGTAGTGTCGAGGCGCATTACCAGCAGGCGATCGACTACGGGAAGCAGATCATGGTCGGACACGAATACGAGAACGAGGCGTTCAAGGCCTTACTAGACTCGTATCACAGCAAGCCGGATGCCAAAGCGACTCTGCACGCCTTCCTCGAAAAGTGGTACGACGCTGACAACCGGCTCGACTGCGTGTCGCGCGACTGGCACGATCCGAACTGCGCTACGCTGAGCTTCTTCGAGCGTCGCGAAAAAGAAGCGGCGGCGCGTGCGACCAGAGCCCGTCAGGCCGCCGAGCAATAAAGAACCGCTTGACCACCTGATTTAGTTTCTTTACAACGCCTCCATGACGATCACCGCCATGGAGGCTTTCTCATGACCAGCACCTTCCGTCAGGAATTCGAAGCCCGCTACGCCGACAAAGCTGCCGCTGCGCGCAAGAAGGCCAAGCCGCATGCCCGCAAGGCCGGCGATGAACTGCTCAAGCTGGGCGCTCCGGTCTATTTCCATCTCGCCGGCGAGCACGGCACCCACTTCATCATCGGCGCCGAACTGCGCGACAGCGACGACAGCCTCTTCTGCGACTACTACCAGGAAGACGTGCGTGAGCGCTGGGACCGCGAGGACGTGCCGGTCGGCGAGCGTAAGATTCTGAACGCCATGGGCATCAAGACCGAGGTCCACGATGTCCTGAAGAAGCACGGCCTCTATGCCGAGTGGATCAACCCCGGTCAGGTCGGCGTCTACGATGCGTAAGCTGATCGCCAAGGTCTCCGACACCTACAATGCGTGGCGCGACGCCCGGACGCCGCGCTACGTCGGCCGCATCCGCTGCCCGTACAAGCAGTACAGCCCGTTTACCGGGCTCTATCATAGTGGCGAGGACTTCATCCACTTCTACCGCACGCCGAAAGGTAAGCGGTCGGTGAAGGTCACGGACCGACAACTGATGATGCAGCCGGCGGTGCAAGCCTTCCTGCATAACGGGACGCTACCGTGTTCGGCACAGTTCCCTCAATAAGGCGCTTGACGCTACCAGTGTGTTTCTTTACAAGCCTCCTCGACGAAACGAGGAGGCACCCATGAGCGACCACTGGCCCGAGACCCGCGACGAACTGATCGAGCGCTTCTGCGCGCCCGACCACAACGGCCGGATCGCGATCGAGGATCGTGAACTGTTCACGCGGTTCGTCGACAAGGCGCTCACGATGCCGGATCAGCGCTACACCTACGCCTTTTCGGACGATCCGTCCAAGCAACCGCCGGTGACGCCGTCGGCGCTGTGCAATGTGATCTATGACCGAGCGTTCTTCCTGAGTGCGGATACTGGCTGGATCGATCGCGAGGGCAACTTCTACGGCTGCGGTTACGCCAGTCACGAACGCCTGCTGGAATGGATGGACATGAACTCCATCGAGCAGGAGCAAGAGGGCTGGATCAAACTGTCCCGCCGTGTCGCTCATGCAGTCTTCGCCCCTAACGACGCGCAGATTTCGACCATCATGCGTCTGATCACCGCGATCGAGAAGATCAATGAAGGTGATACGGCTGAAGCGTGGCCGGGCGTGACGATCGACCTGACGAAGCTGAACAACCTTCCCGAACTGCCGCGCAAGCGGCGCGCCTAAGGACCAACATGACCAAGCCGATCTGGATTCTGGAAACCAACGTCTTCGCCGAAGTGTGCTTCGATGCGATGGTCGCGCACCTGACCGCGTCCGGCATCGAACATCACCTCGTGCGCGTCCTGCCGATGACCAGCGATGGCGGACGCAAGGCGCCGGAGATCGAGGGCAAGACCCCGGTGCTGCCGGCCGGCGCACCGGTCGTGGTCTATGGTTCGGTGGGCGTACAGGCCCTGGCTCGCCAGCACGGCTGGACGCCGGGTGTGTGGACGGACCACGAGAACTTCAACTACGAAACCTTCCGCGACAAGCTGGGCGATCTGCTGCTGAACGCAGACATGGTGCGCATGCGTCTGAGCGCGGCCGGCGACTACTTCCGTAATCTCGCGCCCGGCGAGAAGCGATTCATCAAGCCGAACCTCGACACCAAGGAGTTCGCGGGGCAGGTCATCACCGCCGCCGACTTCGACGTCTGGCTCGCTGGGATGATCGATACGGGCTATCTGACCAAGGACAGCGACTTCGACGTGGTGATCGCCGCACCGAAAGACCTGGGCGTCGAGTGGCGCGCGGTGGTCGTGGATGGCAAGGTTTCGTCCTGCTGCATCTATCGGCAGTGGCAACGCGTGATGCCGGAACTGCACATCCTGCCCGAGGTCGAAGACCTGATCCTTCAGGCACACGCCAAGTTCGCGCCCGGCGACGTCTACGTCGTCGACATCGCCCAAGATTACCACGTGATCGACGGGCAGCGAGACTACGTGTTCAAGATCATCGAGTACAACACGTTCAACTCGGCCGGGCTGTATGCCTGCGACGTGGTCAAGATCATCGACGACATCAACGCCTTTTTGGAAAGGAGCTAACATGCCGTTCAAGCGTGCTTCCGAACTGAAGATCGTGGAGATCACTCCGCACGGCGCCGAACTGCGCTACGAAGCGATCGCCCAATCCGCCGGCCACTTCAACATCGTCGCTTGGGGCCAGAACGGCGCCGGCGAACCCACCCAGCAGGAGCACGCCCGTTGCGGCTCCCGCGAGAAGGCTGTGTCGGAGATGGACGACCTGTTCCGCACGCTGGAGCGCGCCTGATGCGCGATCTGACCGTCTACGAATTCCACATCTACACGGCCACGTCGGACGGCGTCGTTTCGGAAGATGCCCAGATCGAGCGCATCCCCTGCTTCGACGAGAAGTCGGCCAAAAGCGCTGCCCGCAAGTTCGCCGCCGGCGACGGCATCGGTCCGGTCGATCTGGCGCGCGCCGGTCCGGCACCCTGGGCGGACCGCTACATCGGTACGGCTATGCGGAAATGGCCCGATTCGAAGTACCGGGCGACGCAGTTCGACGTCCTCTAAAAAGGCGCTTGACGCGTCTGCGGTGTTTCTTTACAAACCTCCTCGACGAACACAGGAGGTCCACATGACCGAAGCCGCTACCGCTCGGAAAGAGTTCTACACCGCTGAGGAAATGGAGCGCATGATGTCCGCGATGTGGCGGGTGCGTGACATCGAAGTCCAGCGGGTTCGTGAAGAAGAGCAGGCCCGCGCCAAGCGGGTGCTGGAAACCGCGCTGGACGACCAGCGCCACCAACTCTACGCCGGCGCCGTGGCCAACTACGAGGCAGGCCGCTTCGAACTGACGCGGCTGAAGGCCGATGAATACCGCGACACCTGCGCGGTCCTGGCCGAAGTCCGGACCCGCCTGTTCGCCATCCGCCTCGACTACAGCGATGCTGATGGCGCCTACACCGTCAAGGCCCTGATCGGCCGCCAGAGCTACTGGCCGGCACGCAAGCTGGAGAAGGAGTTCTCCACGCCCTCCGAGGCCTGGACCTTCTACCAACGTGTGATCGACAAATTCTACGACCAGGAGAACTTCTCCTGTCAGGTCGATTACTAAGCCATTCCCTTTCAGCAAAGGAGTCACATCCCATGCCCTGCAATTCCGAATACATGAATCCGAACGCTCAAGAGATCGAGTCGCGGAAGGTCGCCGGCCTGATCGTCTACGCCAACCAGAAGCTGGGCGAGACGCCGGACCCCACCGTCGTCTCCTATTCGCAGAACACCTACGGCGCCCCCGATCAGTGCGACTACCTGACGTCGATCCTCTGCGCGATCTGCCGCAAGTTGATGGACGACGAGCGCGAGCGCGTCATCTATGACGCCCACGATCCGAAGGCCCGCGAACTGGCCGACTGGTGGGAACGTCACCAAGCTCACGACAAAAAGCGTGAAGAGCAGGAAGCTCACGACGCCAAGGTTCAGGCCATGGCCGACGCGGTCGGCGGCGTCCTGTCCGAAGACCAGAAGGCTCTGCTGCGCGAAGCCGTCAACACGGGCGTGCTCTGATGACGGTCTACGCTATCGGCGTCGTCTCGGCCGACACCGGCCTCTCCCTGGAGGCCGCCTTCGAGGCCAAGGCCTTCTTCAACACCACGCGTGATGCTGAGAACGAGCGCCGCCGGCGCACGAAGGCCTCCGGGGTCCGCTACCGCACCTTCGAGATGGTCTCGCTGAATCGCGTCGTCGTTCTCGACGACATCGCGATCGAACGTACGCCCAGCGTCGGCAGCATCCCGGTCAATCCGCACGGCACGGATCGCCTCTACACGGTCGGCTTTTCCGGCTCCGTCGTGATCGACGGTGGCTGGCGTAATATGCTGATCGGCCAGGAGCAGCACCACACCGTGATGGACGCCGAGGAAGCACGTGATCGCTTCCAGGGCGATTACGGAGAAGAAGACGGCATCACGACCATCATCGTCGAGCAGGTCATCGCTGCCGAGATCATCGTCGAAGACGAGCGCGTCATCCGCGTTCCGAACGCGATGCACCTTCTGCCGGCGGCGGCCTAATGGCGACCTACGAAGCCCACAAAGCACGGCTGGTCGATGTCCCCGAGGGCGTCAGCGGCAACTGGCGCGTCGAGAAGTTCTTCGCCAAGCGATCGGCGTCGTCCATCATGGATGAACTGCGCGGACGTGGTTTGCCCGAAGGTACCTACACCCGACTGGCAAATGATACCGAGCGCTGCTTCATGAGCGATACGCCGGCCGAGTACCGCGACGCTATGTGGTTCATCGGTGCAGCCAAGGGCGATATTCTGATCTCGGGGCTGGGTCTCGGTATGGTCGTGAAAGCTCTGCTCCAGAAGCCCGAGATCACGAGCATCACCATCCTGGAACTCTCCAAGGATGTGATAAACCTCGTGGCTCCGACCTATCCCGATCCGCGCGTTCGCATCATTCACGCGGACTGTCGGACCTGGAAGGCCGATCGCAAGTTCGACTATGCGTGGCACGACATATGGGCCGAGGTCTCGCTGGATGATCTGCCCGAGATGCAACTGCTGCGACGACGCTACGCCAAGGCCATGAAGGCGCCTCAGCGGCAGTATGTTTGGGGCGAAGACTTGATCAACCGAGGGAGGCGCTGATGAATGATCGTAGTGAAGATATCCTCGCCGACATGCGCCGCGAGCGCGCTGAGTGGGAAGCCCGTACGCTCGCTCGCCACCACGCCCAAGACCAACGTGAGGATATGATCGTCTTCGGCTTCATCGGCGCGGCGTTAGCGCTCGCGATTATTGGCTTCGTCCTGGCGGTGATCTGGCCATGAATCGCGACGCCATCGAATGGCTGCTTCCGGCGCCCGCCGACCTGCTAGCGCTAGAACCGCGCGACTGGATGCGGACACAGATGCGCCAGCATAAGGACAACGTCCAGTTCTGGCGCGAAGACCTCAAGCGGCTCGATCCGCTCGTTCGCGCCGTCTATGATGAGGATGGCGAACTTTACACCGAGTCTCCTGAAGCGGCATGGAGCGGCGATGTTGATGTCGGTTCAGGCTGGTTGCGGATCAGCATCATTACCGCCAATGGCGAGATCGCCTATCACCGCGATCCAGACTTCGAAAAGTACGGCTACCTCCTGATCCTAAGGCCCGCCGGCTACAGCGTGACCGGGCGTTATCACTGGCGAGGTGAGGATGTCCAGGAACGCGGCATGATGCTTTGCCTGCATCAACGGAACCGTCAGCACGCTCTTGTCCGGCGTGGGACTACTAAATGTCACGGCGCGCGTCTGAAGGACACCTTCTCGCTACACACGCCCAGGCCCGGACGTGTCTGGATGGCGATCGGCTTCAACTCGAACAAACTGCTGACGCTGGAGGAGGCGTCGGACATCTTCCGCGCCGACCTCGAAAAACGTCCCGTCAATGCCGCGAGGCGCTTGACAGCCTGAGTAGTTTCTTTACAAGAACCTTCAACACACTTTTCTCCAGCCCCAGGAGCCCATCATGTCCCAACTCGATACCAACATCGCCGCCCTGCCCGAACTGGCCTACGCCATCATGCCGACGTCGGGCGACACGGTCATCATCAAGCGCGGCGAGATGGGCTATCATGATCCGGGCTACGGTCCGCAGGGCGAAGCCGCCGTCAAGAGCCTGAACGACCGCATGGGCGTGACGCCGGCGCAGGCCGCCGCGATGTTCAACGGCTCGCTGTTCGGCTGGAGCACGCCGGCCGCCAACCCGGACGCCTACGACGAGGATGGCCAGTTCAAGGTCGCGCGGAAGAAGGCCTAGACCATGGGCATTATCCGTCACCACGCCATCGTCGTCACCAGTCACGACGCAGACCACCTGAGGGAAGCTCACGCCAAGGCCGTCGAAATCTTCGGTGAAGCCCAGGCGTCACTCTTCGGAGGCAATCTGGCTTCGGTCAGCGAGATCACCGTGTCGACGCAGGGTCATGCCTCGTTCGTGATCGCTCCCGATGGCTCCAAGGAGTTCTGGGATCACAGCGACCTCGCCGACAAGGGCCGCGAAGCCTTCATCGTGTACCTGAACGGCGAGCGTCACGCCGATCCGTCGATGTCCTCGGGGCTGGCCTGGGCAGAAGCCCAATTCGGCGGCCCGAACGATGACGACATGTTGCTGTCCTCGGTCGGGGCCGACGCCAAGAAACTGTACGCGGCCGTGGCTCGCATTGCCTATGAAGGCCATGCGCGGCCGGAGTATCCCAGCTATACCCACGCCGGCTTCGACGTCCTGACCGTCCTGGAAACCATCGGCATGGTCTTCGTGGACTCGCGCGGTAACTACTTGCTGACGGGCTCGGGCTTCGAGTGCGCCGGCTACGTGGCGCGGGATCACCCCTTCATCGTGAAGGCGGTCACGCACAACTCGGTAATGGCGACCGCCTGATGATCCAGCCTGAACCCACCGTCGAAGAACTGCTAGCGGAGATCAAGCGCATCCTGGAGGCGCCGGACGACATCGATCCGGCGGTCCTGATGTCGCCTAAGATGTCGTCGATCGCCGGCGTCGCGGACATCGAGTTCGATGAGCGTTGGGCGCGCGAGGTTGCAGACCTCGAACGCTTCACCACGCGCGTCGTCCCGGTCCGCGCGACCGAGCATGCCGCCGTCGAAGCCCGCGTCGACAACGTCATCTACGTCCGCTTCGGCGGCAGCCCGTACTAGGAGGACCGATGGTCAGCCCCAGCCTCATGTGCCCCAGCCGTGGTGCGCCGTACGAAGGCGATGACGGCATCACCAAGCTGCAAGACGACGTCCTCGGCCTCCTGGAGGACGCCGGCTTGCCGGCGTCCATCAACGACCAGATCATGCTACTCGTTCAGACGGGCGAAGGCATCGTGGCTGGCGAGCGTAAGCTGCCTGAACCTCGCGCGCTGGAGGAAGCCCGCGACGCCGTCCAGTTCTACGACCGCGTGCAGCGCGCATCGCCGGACGAGAAGATCGCTGTAGGTCACGATCATTGGGACCGTCTGATCAAGGCGATCCGAGGGGTCGTGAGCCTGTTGCCGGGCGAGCGGTTCATCGATCCGGTGTCGGGCGCGATCCCCGAGGGCGTCTACTGGTTCGCCGAGCACCAGAACTTCTATGACGTAAACACCCGCATCGGGATGGGTGATACCTTCTATCGGAACTGGCGCGGGCGTCACCACGAATTCCCGACGGCGCCGGACTGATGCTGGACGTCTGGATCAACGGCATGATCGCGCTCTCGGTGTTCAACATCGGCTGTGCGATCTCCCAGGGCTGGTGGTCACCCAACAACACCAAGCTGGCGTTGATGACGCCGGTGTGGATGGTCTGCGCCGCCGGTCTGATCGCGCTGCTTTTCATCGTGACGACCTTCACGGTGATGCCGGCCTCACTCAAGGCGGAAATCGAAAAATATCCGCTTGACCTCGGTTGAGTGTTTCTTTACAAGCCTTCGTGACGATCACAGCCATGGAGGCTCACTTGTACGACCTGACCAAGATCACCTTCGTCGACCAGCGCAACGAGGCGCTCGCGAAGGCTCTGCTGGGTGTCGTGACCGACGCCGAAGAGACGCTGGCGAAGTTCCAGGAAAGGTTCACGGAGAACCCCTACTACGCCTTCGATTGGGCGGACAGCGCCGTTCGCGCTGCCGCCTACAAGAAGGTCGCCCTGCACTATCTGGACGGCCTCCTGGGCAATCAGGAGGGCCAGGACCCTCAAGACTCGACCTACTGCGTCGAGTTCATCAAGGAAAGCCTGCTGCGCGAGACCCTGCGCATGGCCGCCAATCCGCGCGTCTCGACCTCGACCTGCGGCAACTACCTCCAGCAGATGGAACTGTCGGCCTATGCCGAACTGCGTGACCGTCTGGGCAAGGAATTCTGGGCCTACAAGGGGAGCTTCTCCTGATGCGCGGCGTCGACGTCAACGAAAGCTATCAGACCGAGCAGCGCTCGTTCGATGGCCAACTCGCCGGCGGTAAGTACGGTGCCTCGTCCGGCCCAGACCTGACCCGCGAGCAATGGCGCGCCATGCAGCGGGCCGATCGCCAGCGGTTCACCGGCAAGGTCATGATGATCTTCCTGGGTGCATTTCTGCTGACCTGGGTGGTCGCCGACCTGACCCACTTCAACGCCAACCTGAACCTGCCGTTCTGATGGACAAGGCGCAGCGCATCCGTCTGGCGATCGACACAGCGCGGCCGGCGTGGATCGAGAAGACCGTCAGCGGCGATCAATACATCGTCGTTACCAAGGGCACGCTGTTTCCGCTCACCCGGTCGGTCCTTCACCGGTCGTTCAAGACCCGCGCCGGCGCCTCCAATCTGGCGCGCCGCGAAGGGTTCACGATACTCGACGGCGACTGCCCTTTCGATCCGCCCACCGATGAGCAGATCAAGGCCTATCATGATCGAGATCGCGAGAAGCGTAACGCGGCCGAGCAGGTCATGCAGGAACTCGACGTCTCGTTCACGGAAGCGTGGCGGGCATTGTCCAATCTGGAGGCCAAGGGCCTCATTCTTTTCGGAGGGCCGAAATGATCGACCAGATCACTCATCCCAAGCAGCCACTCGTGGACTACGATACCCTGCAACGTGAGCATGGTATCCCAGCCGTGCTGCCGACCGATCGTGAACGCCTGGATGTCGGCCTGCTGGGTATGGTCAAGGTGAGCGCCGAGGGCGAAAGCTTCTGGGCCTGCATCGTGGCCCTGGGCCTGGGCTTCCGCATCGCTCGCGTCGACAATGCGCTCCAGCGCACCGACCTGCACGGCCTATCGGACGGCGACCACATCATCATCCGCCCGTGCAACATCCGCGAGATCGGCACGCGCTAGATGTCCGGCCCCCTGATCATCTCCGGTACAAAAATCTCGGTCATTTCGTCCCATCCCAAGTGGGGCCGATGGGTGAGCTATCCGGACATCGCTGAGACGATCCACCTGCATCCCGAGCAGAAGTGGATGCCGCATGAGGTGCTGGGCCTGAGGGCGGTGTTCAAGCCGGATGACTTGGTCGAGATCAAGGATCAGTGGCTCGCTGATCGCGTAGGCGTCTGCGTAGCACACGTCTCCAGGTTCCGGTGGTGGGCCTACAATCGGCGCTCCGGCGCATATCCCATGGTGGAACTCCAGGGCCTGCCGCTGAAGTGGTACGCCGCCGGTTTCTTCCGAAAGATCAACTAACCAAGGAGGACAAGATGTCCGAGACTAAAGCTTTTCCGACTCTAGACGTCCTGGGTGCCACCTCGGGCTTCCTGCTGGCCGAGATGGGCGGCATCTATCAAGTCCTCAACTTCATGACGAACTCCGACCTGTTTACGCACCAAATCCCGCGCGCTATCGGCCCGGCGGCATTCGCGCTGATCAAGCACAATCCCGCGATGGTTCCTATCCTCCAGGAGATCAAGAACGCCAACGTCGAACAGCGCCTTGCCGGCCGCGACGGCTGGCTGACTAAGCTGGGCGCGACGATCGAAGTGCCCCGTATCGCCGAAGGTGACTACGAAGTGATGGACCCGATCGCCGAGTTCATCGCTATGCGCGGCGGCGCAGATACGGCGATCGTTGTCGTCTGACATCAAGAGTTGACAGACAACGCGAGGGCCTCTAAGGGTGACGGCGACGATCACAAGGAGGCCCTCATGCTGAAGTTCACCGACATCTCGAACATCCGCTACGAAATCAACCGCACCGGCGGTGGCTTCCAGGGACGCATCCTGTTCGAAGTGGGCGCCGACACCTGCCACGTCTGGGTCGATCACGACACCCTCGCCCTGGGCATCTACTATGGCCGGTACGACAAGAAGGGCCTGTATCGATATCCGACCGACGCCGCCGCGCGCAAGACCACCGACACGCAAATCCTGAACCTGGAAGCTAAGGCGACCGCGAAGGCCCTGGCCGCCGTCGTCGCCGAAGTGCGCAAGCTGGGCCTGCCGGCTACCGCCATCGCCGAAGTGCAGCGCCTTGAAGCAGAAGCTGACGAAAAACGCCGGCAAGAGAAGATCGAGAAGACCAAGAAAGCCTTCCACGACATGCTTCTCTACAGTCTCGAACAAGGCTTGATGCCGCCGGCGAAGGTCAACGAGATCGAGCGTGTCATGATTGACGTCAAACCGGAAAGCTGGCTGATCCTGCGCAGCGCGGTGCTGGGCGCATGAACGTCGCGAACGTCCTGAACAAGGCCGCCGACCTGATCGAGGAGCGTGGCTGGTTCCAAGGGAACCTCCGCGACGATAATGATAAGCGGCTGTGCGCGAACATGGCGCTGGCGGAAGCAGCCGAAATCCGCCTGCAAGGTGATGTCTCCACTCGCTATACCCTGTACACCCAGGCGCAGTTGGTGCTTCTCAAGCATCTGAGCATCACGATCCTTTGGGACCGCGTGAAGGGCAGCCTCATCATCGAGTGGAACGATGCTCCGGGGCGCACTCTGTCAGAGGTCGCCACAACGATGCGTGATGCTGCGAAGGGGATCGCATGATCGGGGATGCCCAAACCCGCGCGCTCAACATAGCGCTCCTGGAACGCGCCGCCTCCCTGATCGAAGAGAAGGGCTGGTGGTTCAAGGGCATCACCGACGGTCGTGGCAAGCTCTGTATCGTTGACGCCCTGCGCAAGGCCGTCAACCTCGGCGTCCAAGAGCGTTCGTTCACGACTACGGCCGATCGCGACGCCTTCATCGAGCGGAAGCCACAAGCGCTGGCGCTGTTCCTGATCATTCATCTGGGCCTGCACCCCTATCCCAGCCCGACGACCTCCTTGATCGAGTGGAACGATGCGCCCGATCGGACCCTCCAGGAAGTCCTCGACGCCCTACGCAACACCGCCAAGGAGATGCCATGACCAATCGCCTTTTCCTCCTGGCCGCCGGCGTCGCCCGTCGCGGCACGAAGCTGACCGCGATCTTCAAGGACATCGCGATGCAGGGCATGCCGTTCGAGACGTCCGGGACCCGCGACGTCTATGACTGGATGGTCCGCGATTTCGAGTCGGGCATTCCTGAGGCGCAGGGTGATATCGATGCTTGGGCAGCCGCCCGCCCGATCGAAGAGGTTCGTGCCGCTTTGACCAAGGTGGCTGAGCGAGACGACGCGATCCTCCGCGCCGCCGGGCTGCGGCGGACGGGCCGCACGGTCCATGAATCCGCCTACGGGCGCCTGGGCGAAGATGAAAAGGCGACCGCCATCGCCTCGGCCGCGCGCATTCTGGGTGTCGCATGAGCCTCGTCAGCATCTACGAACGCGCGCTTTTCCTGATCCGGGAAGAGCCCGACAACACGCCCATGAACGCTTTCGTCGTGGGCCTGAACTATGGCTCTCAGGACGTTCCGACCCGCTACGAAGCCGTTCGGCGCCTGGGCAAGAAGATCGGTCTGGACGTGCCGGACGACGTCACACTGTTGGACGACAAGCAAGTCGACGTCCTGCTGGTCAAGATCGACGCGTGGCGCAAGACCCGCACCATCACGCAGTTCTCCGGCCGCCTGGAGAACGCGTTCGGTGAGGCCCGCCGCGAGCGCAACGCGGCCATCCTGGAGGAGGTGATCAAGCGTTTCGAGCGCTTCCCGCCGGCCGCCATCGTCCCACTGCGCGACGTCTTCGATACCATCTGCCACGTGGCGAGCAAGGTCGAGCCAACCGACAGCGTTTGGGCTGCCGCCGATGCCTACCACGCCTTCGAGCTTGTTAACGGGAAGTCGTCACCCAACTGCCTGCCGGCCGCGTCGGCAGTCGTTCGGCTCAAGGCGGCGCTCCAGGCGAATAGGCCGCCGGCATGAGCGTCTTCCTGGAGAACGGCAAGGCGACGCGCAACTCGATCCTGATCCACGCGGCGAAGGTCGCGCTGGGCTGGTACCCTAATCCGGCCACGTTCGATCAGGTAATCGAGGTTGCTGTGGAACAGCAGGAACGCTCGGTGGGCTTCGACGAGGTCTACGCGGCGGAGCGCGCTGCGCGTGCGGCCTTTCGCAAGCACTACAGTTACCTTGATCTGTCGACGCCAGTCGAACCCGCCAAGATGGCGCATCGACTTCTGTTCATCGCGATGCAAGTGCCGGCGTGAGTTGACAGACGGCGCCTAGCTGATTACCGCTGGGCGAATATGAGAAGGATATAGGGATGAGCATCAAGGCTATGATGGGTGGCATCAAGGAAGTACAGATCGTCGTCCGCGCCGATGGTTCATCCGAAGTGCTCGGCCTCGGCGATAACGTTCAGATCGGCTATGAATGGAACGGGCAAGCCTATCCCACTCTCCGTGAGGCAGAGCGCGCCAAGATGATCGAGGGTGACAAGGAGAGCCTTCAGAAGGTGCTCCAGACCCTGCTCAATGAGCCCAGCATCGACGGCACATGTCCGCCGCTCCGCCTTCCGCAGTCCTATCGCCTCGCCGAATCCCTTCTGGCGAACCCTCGCCTTCGCGAGCTATTCTCGATGGCGCTGAGCAAGATCGCTAAGCGTCCACCCGAGACCTACGCTGACCTGAGAGGTAACGACTGATGGCCGGACAAAACCTTTATGGGGGCGGAGTTCCCTTCATGGTGAACTCAGGCACCTACGGACGCTGTCGACACGGCCACACGCGCTATATGCCTTGCTGGCGCTGCGGCATCTGGCATCCCTTAAAATTCCTGAACCACCTGATCGCCGACCTGAAAGGCTGAACATGGCTCTCGAAACCATCCCCGAATCCGAACTCGTTCACCGCGCCTACTATCGCGGTTGGAACCGCAACACCAAGTTCGCGCGCTGGGATGCGACGCAGAACTGCTTCGTGTTCTGGCGCGCGAAGTTCGACTACGTCTACATCACCACGGCGCCCCACGGTGAAAACGCCCATCAGGGCGACATCTTCCGGCCGTACGCACGCGTCGCGGATGACGAAATCGCCTTCCCGGTACCGTTCTACGCTGAGGGCGATACTGATCCGGAGCCGACCGCCCAGGCGATGCACGAGGAAGACGTCCGCCAGTTCAAACTGGAGAACCCAGGCGTCATCATGCAACCCTACGGGATGTCCAAGTGACCGAGCCCTGGCCGATCCGCACTCGCCCGACGGGCTTCGACATCCAGTCGAACGCACTTGACATCATCACCCGACGCTCTGGTCTGAACTCCCAGGGCGGCCCTGACGTGATCATCGTGCCGACTGGTAAGGCCCGCAAGGTTCTTGAGAGTCAGGGCAAGATTACGCGCACGATCTCGGCACCCGAGATAGACATGCTCCTGGAGGCGGCTGCCGAGTACATCGTCGAGCGCGGCTGGCGTCGGACGACCAACGATGACGATACGCTCACGATGACGACTGCCGTTCTGCTCGCGGTGACGGTGTTCAAGGCGCACAACCATGTCGACGAGGAGTCGATGCTGGGTCGGGTGGTCTTGAACCGCTTGGCTAAGGCGCTCCCGAGCTATTACGACGGTTGTCCGGTCGACGAAGTCATCCTGGAGTGGGAGGCGTCCGCCGGCCGAACTCTGGAGGACGTTCTGCACGTCCTGCGCACGCGCACTCGTTTGCGCGACGACTGCTCGATCTGCCAGGGCCGCAGTGGTGGCGTGCCGGGCAACGAGAACGTAATCCGTGGCAAGCTGGTCTGCGACTACTGCCACGCCGCCGATATGACCTTGAGGGGAATGTAATGGGCCTGAACTGTTCGCACGACGCCTTCGATGGTGCCTATTCGCGCTTCCAGCGCTTCCGCGTGGCGATCTGCCGCGCGATGGGCGGGAGCTACCCCAACGGCTACGATGGGGAGACCAACTGGTACTATGGTCCCGGCATGGACAGCGGGACCCATCCGGGCCTCTACATCCTCCTCTGCCACAGCGACTGCGACGGCTCGATGACGTCCAAGGAGTGCCGGCTGGTCGCGGACGACCTGGACAAGATGGTCCCGCTGCTCGCTCAGCTTCCTGACCACGATCCCACTGATCGCCGCTTCAGCTACGTCGAGATGGCGGAGACGTTTGCGGCCGGCTGCCGTCTGGCGGCGTCGAAGCGTCAGAAGCTGAAGTTCATGTGATGGATCAGCCTACGAAAAAGCCAACCGGCTACCGCGTCGAACGCCTGGGCTTCTTCGAACGCCGCGTGCCAACCTACGACGAGGCCTCGCCTGAGCCGCCGGCGCCGAAGCGCGACTGGCTGACGTGGTTGATCGCTTCCCTGCTCTGGGGAGGTGCGATCTTCGCCGTGGCGCGTGCGTCGGGCCTTCCCATCTGGAGCACCGGATTTACGATCGACGCTACTGATCTGAGTCTCCTCCCGTTCGGTGCCTGGAACATCTGGTTCTTCCAAGGCCTAGCCAAGAAGGTGCGCCGATGAGCCCGCGTCATCAAATCGTTCAGATGCTCAACGCCGATCTCATTCAACTCAATGAGGATGGGACAGGCAAGCTGGTCGATCAGCCTCACGACCTAATCATCCAACTCAACCTCAACTACGTCGACCATGGTCATATGGTCGACGTAGTTGAGCTTGGCATCCAGGCCATGGTTGCTCGCGAGGAGTTGCTGAAGGTAACCCGCGAGAGCCCGCCTCATCCGATGACGGCCGAGGACATCGATGTGGTGCTCGCTACGGCCCGGCAACGCCGGTTCAAGGCCGAGGCGCTGTTGCCGCTTATTCGCCGGCCTGGGCCGGCTCGATAACATAGGAGGGGGCGATGACGGATAAGCCTAAATGGTGGTGGTCCAAGGCGCGACGCACGGAACATGAGGCGCAGGCCGCCCAGGCTCTGGCAGAGAAGCGCGCTCAGGCGGAACAGCGGCGTGAGCAGAAGGCGAGGGACGCAAAGGCCCAAGCCCTGAAGCAGCGGCGGCAACTTCGACGCGCAGGCGCCCATCGCGTCGTGCAGACCAATAAGGCCCGATTCCATGTCGAGCAGATCGACGCACGAGGTCGCTGGTATCCCGTGACTTCCTACGGCGAATTGTTGAACGAGCATTGGGAAAGGCTCAAGACGACCCATTACGAGTCGTTGGAGAAGGCTGTACAACTCGGGAAGCAGTTTGAGGCCGATTTCAAATCTCAAGTTGAGTTCGAGATTATGCGCCTGACCGAGTACAACAACATCTTGAGCCCGCCCAATTACGAACCCGTACCCGTAAACGGCGGAATGAATCCTGATGAGGTGCTAGCCCGCGCTGTAGCCACGGTCTGGGGCGGCAAGGAGTACAAGCACTCGTGACCCAAGAACGCTCCCCCTACCCCGACGTCGGCGGTTACGTTCGTGACCCGGCCTATCACCTGATGCGCCTGCGCATGCTGCTGACCGGCACGAATGCGCCGGATGATGCGGTTCTGCGCGAGGCCCTGGTTCGCCTGAATGCACATCTGGAGAAGGACGCGGACCTGCTGTCCGCGCTCCGTGGCGAACGGAAGCTCTACTACGATATCATGTCCGATCCGCGTGAAGATGGCGGCGTGCGCATCTGGAGCTACACGCTGAAGGGTCTGCATCTCGCCGGCGCAAACTCCGGCGAAACGTTCGCCATGCTTCCGGACGCGATCAAAACGCTGTTGGTCGCGAACGAAGGGATTGCATCTGACGAGATCATCTCGATCGCAGTCAACCGTACGTCGAACCTCCCCTACAAGCGTGACGTCATCGTCACGCTCAAGCCGCTCCCGCCCATTAACTAAGCCGTCGAAAAAAGTTCAAGAATCTTGTCATCAAGAGTTGACGGACGGCAGGGAGGCCAATAGATAGACATCAAGCGCGGCGGAAATGCGGCGCGGATGAGAGATCGGCGGGTAGCTTTAGTGGTAGAGCACCAGGGCCGCACAATCATCGGGTGAGACCAAGTTAGGCGACGCGGATGGCACATTCTTCAGTGCCGGAAACCAAGCCAAGCGAGGTTGGAAGTCCCTTTAGCGAGGGATGGACTTGGACGAAGATGAATACTGGCGAGGCGGTACGGGATAGGCCATCCTGGAAACCAGACTAGGAAAGTCGACGAAAGATCATTCGATGCGCGGATGAAGACCTGGGTGTCGGGGGTTCGAATCCTTCCCCGCTGACCATCTCTCGAATAACGGTGTGTAGCTCAGGTGGTAGAGCGCCAGGGCCGGGATTACTATGGTACTGCCGAAGCGAAGCAGACGCCGGGGTCGCTACTCGGAAGATGCGGGTCTGGAGCAACGGTAAAAGTGCGGATTACGCGGCTCAGCGCAGCAGCTAACTTCGGTTGCTAGCGGGTGCTGAAGAAACGTACCGAGTGGCCGGGGACCATAGCCTGGATGAAGACCTGGAGGTCGGGCGTTCGACTCGCGCCCACACCGACCATTCCCTTTCGCAGCGCAGGAGGCCTCTCATGACGATCACGAGCGAGGCCCCGCTGCTGGCCAACGAAACTCCCTCTTTCCTCGTCGGGCACCTGCTCGATCTCGCTGACGTGCGTCCCGGACATACGGTCCTGGAGCCTAGCGCCGGCGACGGCCGCCTCGCGTTCGAGGCCGTGGCCCGAGGCGCCGATGTCACCGCGATCGAACTGAACCAGCGCTGCTGCGAGAGCATCGCCAAGCAGCGCGACATGTACGGTCTTCCGAAGTCCGTTCTGGCCGTGCGCCGCTCCGACTTCTTGATGACGCCGGTGACGACGCTTTATGACCGCGTGGTTATGAACCCGCCGCGCGCGAATGTCCCGCACGTGACCCACGCCTACAGCTTCCTGAAGCCGGGCGGCCGACTGGTCGCGCTGATCCATCGCGAGCATGCCGAGGCGATCATCGTCCATGTTGGCGTCGTGGGTGACGCGGAATACTCGCTCACGACCCTGCCGGCTGACATGTTCCAATTTGACGGCAAGCCGATCGAAGCTGCGTTCATCACGCTGTGGAAGCCACATGAAGCTGCCTAGCCTGATCTGGCGCCGGCCCGGTGGCCTGGAGGAGTGCCCGTACTTCCGCTTGACCAAGCTGGACTTCGGACTGTTCTCGTTACGGGTCCACGAGTGGGCTGGCGATGACGATCATCGTGCTTACCACGATCATCCGAACTGGTTCATCACCTTCGTCCTGAAGGGCGGCTACACCGACGAGAGCCCGGACATGCGGCCCGAGGTGATCGAGCGCCTGGGCGAGCCCGGCAAGGTCTATGACGTCCTGCGGGCGGGCTCGATCCGGTACCGTCGCGCCGATTTCGCCCACAAGGTCATCAACGTCAAGCCGGGCACGGTCACGCTGCTGATCGCCGGCCGCCCATCGCGCCGCTGGGGCTTTTGGATCAAAGGCAAGCTGATCAAACGCGATCGCTACTTCATCGAGCAGGGCCACCACGGCTGCACGCCCGACGCGGCTCCGATCCGCCGGCGACCTGACGGGTCGCGCCTGTGATCTACTACCTGGAGGACGGCACGGTCATGGACCTGCGCTTCCAGTGTGTGAAGTGCGGTAAGCTGACGGGTGGCCGTCGCCCGCGTGACGGCATCGGTCCGGGAGACGGCACCTACTATTACCCGCGCAAGCACAAGAGCGCGCTGGGCGATCCTTGTCCAGGAACCTATGACGAGGCCGAATGGGTCGACCAAGCGGTCGGCCGCGTTGAGCCGCTCGAACGCTCGCAGTCTCGTCTGCGTGGAAAACTAGACTTCAAGCGTCACAAGGTGTAACTATGCCGTATGTCGATCAAGAACGAGGTGGTCGTCTTCCGTTAGGTTAGCTAACGGAGACTACCCATGACCCAGAACTGGAGCCGCGTTGACGGCCCTGTGATCGCCCTCGAAACCTGGGGGACGATGCGCCGCTTTGAATCTCTGGTGGAGGCGGTGCAATACTATGCGCGCGGTTACTATGGTGACCCGAAGATGCGCCATATCCTCGACCAGGACGGCCTCTATATCCCGACCTGGAAGATCGACGAGGTTGCGCGCCTCAATCCTCGCCCGAGCTATCGGCGCTGGAACCGCCGGTACGTCTTCCGGCAAGGTCCGGTGGAGGGCGTTAGCTGTGCGCGCGCCAGCCGCCGGCGCTGCTATCGCCGGATCGCCACGACCAGCGAGCGCCGTGAGAACGGCTTTCTCTGCTATGACGAGGACGCGATCGACCTGGGCGTTAAGGTCCGGGGAAAGCGCTCGAAGCTCCCGTCGGCCTGGGACGACGTCCAGCACGCCCGTCACGGTAACGGCTGGAAGCGCAACCGGCAGAAGCAGTATCGGGAATGAACCATACCCTCGCCAAGCGCAGCGGCCGTCTCTGGGTTCTCCAGGACGGCCAGCCGCTGTACACCCCTCCCGATTTTGTAAGGCGCGAGATGCGCGGGCGAGGGCTCATGGTCGAATTGGTCGCCCGGCTGAACGCGGGCGACAGCTACATCAAGTCGATCGTCTGGTTCGAAACGGCCGTGCGTCCCGATCCCTAGTGCGACAGCTTCATCGCGTCCTCCACATAACGAGGGGCTGTCTTGCACCCTCGTTCAGGACGTCCGACACCTTCGATTCAGCCAAGCCGGCGTGCTTCAGGGCGTGCAGCGAGGCCCGGACCTTGTCAGGGTTGTAACCCAGCACTTCTACGAGTTGATGGACGAAGACCCAGCCATGCCTTTCCTGGAGCCCTTCGAGGGCGCCCAGGGTTGCCTGGGACGCCGGCGCTTGCGCTCGCCGCTGAACCTTCTCGGCCAAGCTCATCCGATCCCGGCGCACCCGACGCTTTCCCAGACCCTGGAGCAGCGCATGGACATGGTCATGGCCCAGGCGGACCTCAATGCCTTTGAACGACAGGACAGCGCCATCCTTCACGAGGTGGACGTCCAGGACGTCGCCGGGGTCCAATGCGATGTCAAGCTTCAGCTTCACTCCACACCTTCCAGCATGTTCAGCGCAGCCTGGGCGATCTCGCGCGGCGACATCTTCCGTTTGGGCGCATCGAAGTAGAGCGTCTTGAGAAGCTGCCGCGTCAACTCGATCCGGCGCTGTTGGCGTAGGGCCTCGATCGACGTGAGTTCCCGGACCGTGTTCTGTGCGCGCTCCAGCACGGCGGGCCAGCCGGCTCGACGCCGCGCTCGCTCCTCCTCGGAAACAGGCTCGTCCACGTACTCACCGGTCTCCCGATTGCGGTAGCGCTCCGTCTGCGGATACAGCGGATCAGCCAGCATCGCGGTGAAGTTCTCGACGGTGTGCTCAGCCTGCTGGAGCCTGTCGCGATGATCGAGCCAACCGATATGGCAGAGCGACTTGAGAACCCAGAGCGTCCCCGTGGCGTCATGGACCTGGACCGCTTCAGCCAGGACAAGCGCCTGATCGTAGGCAGCCTTCGACCAGTCGCGCTCGCCGGCGCCGATCCGAAGATTGTAGTTGTAGGGCTTGCCGAACGTGAGGCCGCCTGTCGCGGCGATCCTCGGCTTATAGCCCACATGGCCCATCGCCGGCGCGTCGCGGCCTTCAGCCCAGAACTCGACGAGAACGTGATCCGTCGCCATGGTGGAGCCGTTGACCGAAACGAGGAATGATCCCAGGCCCGGAATGACGACCGGCTTGCGGTCGCCCTGTAGGTGGATGAAGCCTCGACTCACAGGTACACCTCGGCCAGTTCGGGCGCGGCATCTTCGCCGTGCTCGTTGAACCACATCAGGATGGCGCTGTGGTACAGGTCGGCCGCTTTCGCCTTGGTGGGCGTCCGCATCAGATCGAGACGCCGTGCGTCGAGTTCGACCTGATCGGACAGTTCGGCGATGCGCTCCAGGGTCTCGAAATCGCGGCGGACGGTGTCGTAGTGGTGAGCCATTACCAGCGCACCCCTTCACGTCGGCGGAACAGGATGCCCTGCGCCGCGTGAGGCATGTCAGCGTAGGCGCCCTTGAACTCTTCGTCCTCGGTCAGGGCGATGGCCCAGCGCGTCTGCTGCACCCGACGCATGTAGCCGACCGTCTCACCTTGTTCGGTGACGATCTCGTACATGATGCCGGCGACGCTCTTGGCGTACAGGGTGACGCCGCCGGCCGGCGTGATGATCTGGCGACCTTGGGGCATCAGGCGACCACCGGACAGTCGCCGGTCACGACCTTCACGCGGCCGTACTTGAAGCGCGGACGCAGGGCCTTGGCCGCGCGCTGGGCAGCCGCACCCGAGGGATGCGAGCACGAGTCGACGCCGGTGTCCTTGGCGATCGCGAGGCCCGCGACGGAGCCGAGCAGATCGCAGTACGGCCGTCCGCCGATCGTGATGTGATGGGTCTGCTTGCACATGGCGAGCCTCCTTTCGTTGTTCGTCAGGAGGGTTGTAAAGAAACGTTCCAACCTTGTCAACCGCTCGAAAGCGGAGGGTTGAGCACTTCGTACGTGGCGGCGGCGTCGGCAATGACTTTCGACCGCTGCTCGCTCGCTTCCGCGATCATCCGATGAGCGATCGTGCGCCAGCGATTACGTTCCTTCACCGACATTTCCTCGTAGGACTTCGCCCGATCCGGACGTTGTCCATAGGCACGTCGGACCCAGCTTTCGTAGAGCGTGATCGCCAACGTTTCGTAGGCGTCGATGCCGATCATGAGGCCTCCTTCTCGTAAAGCCGAGCCCAGGCCTCGGTCTGCCCCTCATGATCTGAAGCGGCGATGTTGGGATCGATCGGGCCGTGATGCAGGATCGTGTAGACGTGCGGAGCGCCGTGAGACCCTTCCATGACTAGCCCGTCAGGCGTGATCTGCGTGCGCATCTTCCAGCACCCGTTCAGGACCCAGAGGAAGGCTTCGCCATCTCGCACCGCCAGCACCTGAGCGTAGATGCCCGCCACACCACGATCACCCAGCAGTAGGTAATCTTCAGCCTGAATGATGTGATCATCGGTGAAGGCGGTCGGTTCAGCGACCTGGACCTGCTGGCCGTCCGCATCGTAGCCTATGACGGTGACTACTTCGTCGATCTGCCGTACTACGGTGCGCTTATAGTAGACGATATCGACGATTTCCTGCGCCTCAATCATCGACTTCAGATAGCCGGCGGAGATCGCTCGGACTGCTTCCGCATGCGTCTCGTACGTGTCCGCGATCTCGGGGACCCACTCAGTCCAAGACCATCCGACCTTGGGGTAGACGTATTGGCCGATCTGTTTCGAAAAGCCCCGTACGACCCATTCGGTCTTTTTGGTGCTGTATTGGCGTGGATGCTTTCCGATCTTCACGGAACCACCACCAATTCGAAGTGCGCCTTGAAGGCGTCTCGGCGAGCCTGCTCCGCCTCTTCGCATACCTGGATTGCGCTTGCCAACGCCTTCTCCAGGTCGCGGCGCACCGCGTCCACTTTGTTGACCTTCTCTGTCTCCCGGTCCCAGACTTCGAACGCCTTCTTGCGGTGCTCGTAGGCCTGCTCGAACGTATCGTAGTGAGCCAGCACGTGAGTGAATTTGGTGTGCAGGATGCCCGTCTTCAGGCCCGGATCGGCAAGACGGGCGATCCGCACGCTACTCCGAAAGCGGTCCTCCAGTTCGACGGTTGACCAGTCCACGATCTCCAGCGAGGCCGGCATGGGACGGGACGAGTAGGAGACGATGGCGACGGTCATAAGCCCTCCTAGACGATGTACGGTACGCGCTGGCGGAAGTCGAAGGCGCGCTTCGTCTCCCGGACGTAGTCGATCAGCTTCTTCAGCAAGTCGGAGTCGTGTGCCGCCGGATCGAAGTCGTTGCGCAGGATCGCGTCGATCAGTTCGATGTTCTCGGCGGCGAGTTCTTCGCGTCCGCAGAAGCAGTCGCCCATGCGGGCGGCTTCCATGACCGGCTTAGGTACGTTGAGCCGCTCACAGATGACCATGATCTCGCTCTTCCACAGCGACCGGATCGGCTGGATCGAGACGGAGTCCGAGAGCAGGCTGAACTTGCCCAGGGTGAACTCGGTCAGATTGGTGCAGCCCACGACCCAGAAGTTGCTGCCCGGCTCGAACGGAATCGGCTTGCTGATCAGCATGCCTTCGTGGGATTCGACCGCGTTCAGCGCGCGCAGGTGGATGTCCGCCCAGCGTTGCTGATCGTGATTGTCGCCCAGAGGTACGACAACTTCCAGAACCACTTCGTCGCCCGCGACTTCCTTGATCCAGGTAGCGGCGGCGGCTTCGAACCAACTCGGCGTCGCGCGGCCGGCGTTGATGTAGTGCAGAGCCCGGATAGGCACGCGGCGGAAGCCCTCGGCCTCCAGTTCGCGCACGGCCGTCAGCAGGGCGTAGAACGCCGTCAGCGAGTCGGTGCCTGACAGGCCGATGATGAAGCCCGGCACGGGCGTCTGGGACTGCTTGATCTTGATCTTCAGTCGCGTGACGAGGTTCTGGAATTTAGGCGTCGGCAATCGAGTCGTCCTTAGGCTTGGTGATGTTCGGGTTGATCTCATCGAGCGCGGCCTTGATCTCAGCCGTCAGCGCCTTCGTGCGCTCCAGCAGATCATCGTGAATAGCCTGCTGCTCGGCCGTGAGTGGCTTGGGCGCATAGTCCTGGGGCTCGCTGACGGGCTCCAGCCACGTCATGCCAGTCTCGGGACAGGTGAACTTCTGAAACTTCATCAGATCACCGGGGCATAGACGAGACTTGGCAGGTGCGGTTTTGCACCGTACTGACGGCGACATAGACGGTATCTTCGACTTGACCGGCGTTGCGTGGCACGTTCCGAACGCGGAAGATTTGGCATTCGCCGTACTGTCCGAATTTGGCGACCAGGGCGACCTTCGGCTTGTGTCGCAGGCTTTCCCAATCGAAGACCGGAAGAGCATCGGCGCGAGCCGGTCTGACGACGCCAGCGATCGCCCATAGGACAACCAGCGAGGCCAAGGCGAACGCGATCCAGCCGACCGTTTGTTTCGGGGTCGGATTGAAGAGAAAATCCATGAAAGACTCCTGTGCTTGAGTTGGCGATCCCTACTGGACTCGAACCAGTACCCGCCCTTTAGAAGAGGGCTGCCCTCTCCGGTTGGACCAAGGGACCTAGTTAGCCGGCCGCCATGTGAAGGGCGTACTCGGCGCGTTCACGGAATGCTTTCCTGGCGGCGTAGGCGCGGTCGGCGATCTCGCTGGAGTAGAGTTGGCTCCTGTTGCCGAGATTGGCGCGGGCGTGCGACTCCTCGATCCAGAAGGCGGCTTCGTGCTCCGTCCAGTCGCCGGCCTCGACCAGCGCGAGCCGTGCGACCATGGCGCGGCGCGACCATTCGGCCTGTGCGTACTGGATGAAGGTCATCGAGTAGGCTTCGGTCGCCAGGGCGGGCCTGATCACGAAGCTGAAGCCGCCGACGACGGGCATGACTTGGTCTACGATCGACTCGGCTTTTGCGAGGGCAGCTTGACGTTCCATCAGGCGGCTTCCGCGCCGGCCAGCACGTGATACCACGAGTCCGGATGCTTCGAGTTGCCCTCGTCCTTGATCCAGCCGCCGCCGAAGTGGGCGGTCAGTAGGTTCAGGATGCGTTCGGCGTCGCCGTGCGAGCCCAAGCTGAGCAGCACGCCCGGATCGCGCGAGAAGACCTCGCGGTAGTCGCAGGCGCAGTAGCCATTGAGGAAGACGTGCATCATGCGCGACTCGCCGCGCTTGCGCCGGTGATACATCTTGGTCGCGTTGCCGGCGACCTGGGCGGGCGTCAGTTCCTCATCGAAATGCACCACGACGTGATCATCTTGATCCGTCAGGCGGATCGTGTAGTTCGAGCCGCCGTACAGTCGACGCATCGCCTTCACGATCGTCATGATGTCGGTCTGCTGGAACACGGCATTGCAGGAAATGGTCATCAGGGCCTCCTGGTTGTTCGTCAGAGGTGTCTGTAAAGAAACACTGGACGCCTGTCAACTCTCTCCAGCGGCGGCTTCGAATTCCGCGTACAGCTTCACGACATGGCCGACTGCCTGCTCGACGAAGAGGAAGTACGTCTCAGGACGCTGCCCGTACACCGGCTCCTCGTTCAGCTTGTAGAAGCCGAAGCCGTACTTGGCCGTCCACTGGACCTGGATGTTGAAATCGTTGCAGTCAACCTCGATCCAGAACTCGCCGTTAGGCGATTCGGGTTTGTCGAGATGCGTCGTGGCCGAGGACGATAGTCGCTCGGGAATCAGCGCCATGAAGTCGCCGGGCTGCTTGTAGAGGCTCATCGTGGCGCCTCGACCTTCTTGCGTCGGTTCTTGTGGGCTTCCCAGCCCGCCTTGAAGGCGATGTCCAGGACGATGCGATCCACGCCCGGCGGATAGGTACCGCCTTGAGCCTTCCAGGCTTCGAAAGCCTCGTGACGTTCCTGCATGTCGTTCTTCCTCATGGCGCCCTCCTCTTCATGCGCTGCTGGAACATAGACCGCCGACAACGGCTCGCCGCGCTTGACGTACAGGTAGCCATCGGGCACCGGCGGCAAGCCTTGCTTTTTTGGGTCGAGCTTGAAAGTGTGGGTCTCGACTTCAGGCATGGCGCTCCTCGCGATCGTTAGGCTCTTGTAAAGAAACCCTACGTGAGGTCAAGCCTCAAAATGCCGGCTTGACAGTCTGGCTGGCCGTGCGAGAACCAACGCTGCCATTAACCATAGGGGCCGTCATGGGCACGCGCGCGCAGTTCTTCATCAACCACCCGAGCGATCTCGAAAAGCGTATCTGGCTAGGCTCGGTGGCCTGGGATGGCTATCCGGAAGGCGATATCGGTGAGGCCTTCCAGGGCGTCAAGACGGTTCACGACTTCCGCGAGGCCGTCGACAAGATCGCCCTCCAGCGGGACGACTACTGCGATCCGGACAAGCGCTCGTTCCCGTTCCCCTGGATGAACGACCTCTACCTGACCGACTGCACCTACGCCTTCTTCGATGACGCGGTCCAGTTCACGTACTTCCACAATGGCTTCATGCCGCTGGAGCAGTTCCTGGCGCTCACCGAAGAGCAGCACGAAGAACTCAGCGAGCGCGAGGATCAGCTTCCCGAGAACGTACCGGCGCCGACGTCAGCCCTGCCGCCCGGCCCCGACAGCATCATCATCGTGAGCGCAGCCGGCTAGGCTGCGTTCTTACCGATGTGGTAGCCGTCGCAATAGACGCACTTGTAAGAGCGGAAGACCCCGCCGTGCTTGCGCTCCATGGCGGCGGCTGCCTTCTCCGCGCTGGCGAGGGAGCCGTACTCGACCTTGGGCTTTTTGCTGCCCCGGCTGATGTGGGAGTTGCGACTGAACATCCCCCAGGCATTGCCGGTGACGAAGAAGTTGCGGTAAAACCGCGCCAGCGGCAGTTGACCCTTCAGGGCGAGATAGACGTTACGCAGCTTCATCGGAGGCCTTTTGGAGGTCGGTCACTAGTCGATTTCCCCTGCATAACGTAAACGGCTGAGGATCGCGTGAGCCTCCTGCTCTTTGAGCGCGCAGCCCTTGAGGGTTTTCATTTTCGCCGCAGCTTCGAGCAACTTGGCGGCCTGCTTGAGCTTGGCGGCCGTAGCTTGAATCTTGGCCGGACGTTTCGTGTCGCCGATCCAATCAGCCTGATCGACAACGGTGCCGTCGCGAATGTCCACGATCCGCCAGCGCGTATCATAGTTGAGGGGATCGTAGGGGTCAGTGTTGACCCGACGCTTCAGAGCGGCCTTGGCGTCGCCCAGGGTGATCGAGCGCTCATTAACCACCCAGGACCGGCGGCCTTTCAAGGTCGTCTTGCCGTAAGCTTGAAGAGCATAGACAGGAAGTTCTGAACTTCCCTCATGCGTGGCTTCCTGTCCCGCCATGGCTTCCGGATACACCACTTTTCCTGTACGGATGTCGATGATCCGCGTGTCGGTCCCTTTGTTGATCCGATCGCCGTCCACGCCTTTCCCCAGAGCGTCGCAATTCTCGATCGCGGTTTCCATGGTGCGATAATGGCCATGGGCGGTCCACGTGCGCCGGTCACGGGTAAGCGCAAAACGATTCCGAACATGAGCCGGGAACGGATACAGGCCTTGCACCCAGAACGGACCATTCGAGGGGTTAGTCCAGTCATCTTGCATCAGGCGTTCCCCTCCTGCGGGAACAAGGAGGCGATGTAGTCGAACGCTTCCTGACGGCACCGGAAGATACGCATGTTGCGCTTCTCGCACTCCTCTCTACCGATCCCCAGCGTACGGTAGCCCCCACGCCCGCGATAAACGCTCCAGCCCCAGATGGAGCGGCCGACCCCCATGTAGCGATACTGAGGGTTGTCCTTCACGATGCACGCGAAGACGGTCGGGAAGCAGTCGGACCCGTAGACGGCCCACAGTGGCACGTCGAGCGGCGCCGTATCGAGCGTGAGCGGGATGAACATCAGTTGTCCAGACGCGCCGCAATCTTGCTCCAAACACCAGCGCGGAAGAAGCAAAAGCCGCACGCGATGCCTAGGAATCCAAACGGCACCGCACCTATGGTGGGAATGAAGATACCTGCGAAGAACGTCGCTACACCGAACGCAGCGGCAGCGTTCTGCCAGTTGTTCGCCAGCGCGTAAGCTTGATGACGCTTGATGCCCATCCCGATCTCCTTCAAGCCACCCGTAAACTCTCAAGCTCCGGCACGCAAGATCACATCTCGCAGGAATGGCAGCCTTCATCACCGAACGTCATCGGCGCCGGCGGAGGCAAGCCACGGGAGATGAGCACACCACGGCCGCTGAAGCCCATCCGCCCAACGACGGCATCTCGGGCCGTCAGCTTGGGGGCGGAGCGCGCCGGCGCAGTGCGTTTAGGTTTCGGCTCAGACCGATAGCCCAACTCGGTCGTCAGCACCATCAGATCGCAGATGATGTACTGGCCGAACTTCAGGATCAGCAGGAAACTCAGCATATAGAGAAGGAGCAACATTGCGCGGGCCTCCGGTTACGTCATAGCGTCGTGTAAAGAAACATATTCCTACGCGCAAGCGAAATCGTAAGGCGAGCCGCCTCGGAGGAATCTTGACCATGTACCCACTTTGGGAATTGTGTCGAGAACCCGACGCAACCTCCACCATACGGAAACCGGTTGCCCATAAGGGGGAAAACGGTTATTCCACCTACATGACCCAGCTTCATCATGATCCGCAGGTCTACGCTCGCGAACAGGCCGCTATCGCCCATGTGGCGGGAGGGGTCCAGACGCTGCTGGACCAGTCTGTTGAGGCGACCGATCTGACCGCCATCCTTCCTCGCTCCCTGCGCGCCGAACTCGCGGCCGAGATGGCGCGCCGCCTCGTGCAAAACCCGATGGCGTACCCTGGAGTCATTGCGGCGCTCTAGACGAGACGGCTGTCAACACATTTGGCGCTTGACCCTCTGGGTAGCGCTGGTTTACGCATAGCCTGAAAGGTTCACTCTGGGTGGACCAAATGGCTTATAGGTAAACCGGGCCTGATGATCGTCTACCCCATCCTCAATCGCATCCGTAAGGGCGAAGCGACCGCTGAGGAAGCGCGCGCCGGACTGCGTCAGTTGCTGGATGAACACGGGCTCAAGGTCTACACGCACGTCTTCTCCGCTCTGCGCGTCTGGACTCTTAAGGTGATCACCAGCGGTCGAACCGACACCACGGAACTCAACCGGTGGTTCAGACTCCTGCACGGCGTTTCGGTCACAATGGCGCGGCGCGAACGAGATTGCCACGATAGCATCGCAGTCGACGTGCTCGCCGAAATCATCTTCGACTACATGTCCAAGCTGATGCGGGATGCCTTCGACGCGGCTGATCCGTTTCATCGCGAATACCTCGTCCACCGTCGGCTGGGCCGCTTCATGCGGGGCGATCCGATCGACTTCGTGAACCAGCGCCCGCCGGGCGAGATGTCCTGGTCGGGCAAGGGCGACCAGTGCGTCGAGTTCATCCATGTCCGCCGTCCTGGGACCAGGGACGCCGGCTGGCCCGGCATCACCCGCGACTGGTTCGAGCGCAAGGTCGCCCTGGAGGGCGATCATGAGATCGGCGCCGGCTTCGACATGCTTCACATGCTGCAAGAGGACGCCGTGACCCAAGTCTCCCTGATCCAGACGCTCCGCGATCTGCATGACGCCTTCGCGTCCTGGACGGCCCAGACCGTGAAGCAGGAGCAGGCGATCGCGGCGGCCAAGCAGGTGCTCGCCGTAGTCGATGACTATGCTGGCGAGCCGGACATCTCGTCCGAGAGCCGCGAGGTCATCACCGATATCTTCGGGACGGCCGTGCTGGTCTCGGATAAGCCGGTCCTGTTCACCGTTCATGAGGTGGACATCATGCTCAAGGCGCAGCGCGCGCTGACGACCCACAGCATCGATCCCGCCGGCATGAAGTCCGCCTTGGAGCGCATCGAGCGCTGGTTCGGCGAGTTCCCTGACACCGGCAAAAAGCGCGAAGACGGCACTCCGCTGCCGTACTGGTTCTGCTTTGGGTCCAACGGCGAACGCGACTACATGCGCAGCGTCGCGAGAGCCGCGCTGGCGCGGGTCCCCCCGTCCTTCGAGGACGCGGTGGTCGAGTCGATCCGCGAGTTCGCCGATCAGGTGTTGAGCGCGGCCCAGGACTGCTGCACCGACCCGGATGCCGGCCCGGACGCGACGACCACGGTGCGGTTCACCGGCGAGGAGGGATGTGAGATCGGGACCGCGCTGCATCGGTTGGTGGGCGCGGTGGCGAAGGGCACCTGATGAAGACGCTCAATCTCCATCGTATCCGCACCGGCAACGCCGATCCGTTCGAAGCCGGCCTGTTGATCGCCGAGCACCTCCACATGGGTAGCCGTGGGCATCTCTCGCTGTATGGCGCGCTGAGCCAGCAGACGATCCGGATCGTGCGGGGCGAAGTCGCCTTTGGAGAAGCCTGGGAGTGGCGGTACATCTTGCGTGCGGTCCGTGACCAGTTTCGCCGGCAGGGCTCCGATTACGTCGGTCAAATGGACGCCCTGCACGATTTGGTCGATTGGGCGATCCGGGAGCGTGAACAGTTGGATCGTGCTGGCCGTCTCGATCGCCGTGACCACCTCGGCCGACCGGAGGTCCCACCGGCGGCAGCCGGTTGCGAGACGCGGAGCGGCGAGCAATGAACACCCTCAGAGGCATCTGGAACGGTCTGCTGATCGTGATCGGCCTGACCACGATCGGCTGCATCCTGGCCCGCTTCGTCGTGGACCCCTACGTCCGCTGGCTCGAACCGATCATCGCCGAATATGGTCCGGATACGGCGCTGCTGATCACCCTACTGATCGCATGTGCGGCGTTGGTCGTGCTCCTGTCGGCAACCCATTTTCTGGGACGAAAACGCTCATGACCAAAGAGACCCGCGTCGGCTTCATGTGCATGACCGACTTCGACGACGAACTGGAGAACGCGGCCGGCGGCAACAAGGTCTATCCGAGCATGGAAGACCTGAAGAGCAACGCGTCGTGCTGGGACACCTGCGGCGTGGTGCGGGTGACGGTCGTCCGCGAGGAAGTCGTCGTGCCTCAGAACCTCTTCCCGCAGCGGAGCGCACCATGACCCTCGTCCGCGACGGCGCCTTCCATTGGCTCAATAAGATGACGCGTCGCGAGCGCATGCAGGTCTTCGACAAGCAAGACCCCGCGCCGCCGCCCGGCCGTCCTTACACGACCGAGGAGAAGGAAGCCTTCATGGCGCTCGGCGCGCCGCCTAGGGACCCTCCTCCCATCGTGGTGCGCGGCCGGCGCATGGATGTGATCCAACGAGATCGTGCGCGGGACATCGACCTCCTGCTGCGCCCGTTCGTCAGCGATGCGTTGAGCTACTTCGAAGGTAAGCCCTTCGTGTGGCCTCTGTCGCGCGCCTTGGCTGAAGCGCTAGTAGGCGCCCAGGGCTTCGACCGCAAGCGTGCCTACCTGATCGGCAAGCTGCTTCAGGAAGAAGCGGTGCGAGCCGGCTACCAACCCGAAACTCCTCCTGAGGAACACGCTCCATGAGCGAGAACCTGATCGAGCGCATCAATGCCCTCTCGAACGACGCGGTCTACATCGCGTCGCTTCAGCACTTCGGCGTCGTCATGATGGGTAAGCCGATCCTGATGGCGCCGTCGAACGACCGCCAGCAGAAGGCGTTCGACGAACTGCTGGAGGCAGGTTTCGTCCACGGCGACGTAGAGCGCGGCGTGTACGGATATCGGTCGACCTTCGACGGCCGAGAGGCGCACCCTTACTGCGTCGCGGCGCTGGCGGGGCATCCGGATGACTAATCGATCCAAGGTCATCCCGAACGGCACGCGGGTCATGGTGAATTATCCTGAGGTCTCGCGGACACCCTATGAGGGTGAAATCTTGGAGTATTGTGCGGAGCATAATACTTATCGAGTTTCGATGGTGTCTGCTCCGCATTACGACCCATGGCTGGACAGAGATCGACTTGAAGTGATCTGGAGCCTCATGGAATGATCGACCCTCTCATCACCTGTCCGCACTGCTGCGGCGTGTTCCAGCCTGATCCGGAGCAGGTTGATCTCGCGGCCGTCGAAGGGCTCGCAATGCAACTCTATACGCGAACGGGTCCTGGGCCTAACTGGCAGCAGGTGGAGCCGGACGATCGTGCGTACTGGCGAGATGTGGCGCGCCGGCTGCTTGTCGAAGCGGCCGAGCAGATGACCGATGCCGATGATGACGATTGAGCAGGCCAACTTCTGGGGCGCCGTGCTCCCTCTCGTCTTCTGCGCCCTAGCCTTCATCTGGTTCTTCGAGGGCTGGAAGAAGGATGCGCAGGCACGTGCGCAGCGGGACCGTGAAGAGCGCTGGCGCCGGGCCGAGGAACGTACTGCCTGGGAGCGTGAGGAGCGAGAGTATCAGCGCCGGCGCGCCCGTACGCCGGAGCAGCGCGTCGCCGATGATGTTGCCCTGGCTAAGCGTATTCGCCGCGAGCGAGAGCGCACCGAACGTCGCATGGACCGCGCGCTGATTCACGGCGAGTCCGACTGATGGGTCGTCCTTACGATCACCAATACTACTGCGACACCGGGTCTCGTCATGGCGAGATGCGTTGCGGCGGTTGCGGAAAACCCATCACCGAAGGTCCATACCGCGTCTACAAGCGCACCAAGGCCTATGACTGGTACTACGTCACCTTCCATCGGGCCTGCTGCGAGGATGATCCGCAGTGGGCGAAGCTGGACGCTGCGCGCGAAGCTTCTCTGGCTCGTGACCAGCGCCTGTACGCGGCGGCCGTACGGTTTCGCGACAAATGGCAGGTCGATGATCTGGACGACCTGATCGAACGTCTTTCACCTCCTGCTGAAGAGAATACCCATGGGCTGTGACATCCACTTCTATGTTGAGCGCCGAGTCGACGGCGTCTGGCAGGCGGCCGACACCTGGGTCGACGACGGCTATGGCGACAAGGGCGTCGAACAACTTCACGTCCCCTACGACGCCCAATATTACTCGGACCGCGACTACGAGTTTTTCGGCATCCTGGCCGGCGTGCGTCGTCCTCAGGCGAGCCCGCCCGTCGCGAACGAGGGCGTTCCGGGTGATGCTTGTCCTGAGTATTTGGCCCTGGTCGAGCGCATGGTCGGTGACGCGCACTCCCACTCGTTCTTCACGCTCGCGGAGTTCCTCGCGTACGACTGGACGCAGGAGGCCAAGTTCGAAGGCTGGATCAGACTGAACGAATGGGTGCGCTGCCGCAATAACGCGGATGGCCCGGAAGTTTACAGCAGAGGTGTGGCCGGCGGTACGATCCGTCACTGCACTATGGAGCAGTTCGAGGAGGCGTGGCAGACGCTATGCCAGGAGAAGGGCTGGCCCGAATCCGCGAGACCGCGCTGGAAACTCAACCCCTCCGATGTGCTCGATCCGGGCATGATGCGCATGGTCAAGCTACTCGGCGGTGGTGATCCGTACTGCCACTACAAGTGGTCAGTCCCTTACTACAAGTCGGCGCGCCGGTTCTGGAGCGACGTACTCCCGCGTCTGCTGCGTCTGGGCAAGCCGGAAGACGTCCGCTGCGTCTTCTTCTTCGACAACTGAGGCTGACATGGACCCGAGCAAGATCGACCACGAACGTCAGGCCCGCGTAAGCGCGGAGCGTGAAGCGCGCCGCGTCCTAGAGGGGCGTAAGCGGGACATGCTGAACGAAATCGACGATCTCGAACACACGATCGGTATCTTCGGCACCGGTATGGGCACGGAAAACGCGCGCCGCGCCTATCAGGGCCTCGCCCGCCTCAAGAAGTTCGTGGAGGATCAGTGATGGGGTTCACCTGGGTCTGTCCTGAGTGTCAGGTGCTAAACGGCCACACGATGGAATGCTCGTGTCCGCCGGTCCCCTCGTATCGCGAGTCGCAGGAGGCCCAGCGCCGCGTCGCCACCGAGCAGCAGGCGGAACGCGATCGCCGGGAGTCGATCAAGTGTCGCGCGCTGGATGAGATCGACGACATCCGTGTGGCCATCGACACCGACTTCGCGCGCAGCATGCTCGGCCGTCCCCAGGTCGACGATATCAAGCGGAGCCTTGACAAGCTGGGCACCATAGTCACGGTGGAGCTATGATCGTTTTCACCTATTATGGCCGATATGTCGACCTGTCGAAGGTGGTCTCCATCTCGCCGCTGCGGTATGGTGATCGTTTCTCCATCCACATGATGGGCTGCCCGACGCATGTTATCGTTCTCGCTGACGTAAGCGAGGATGAAGCGCAATATGTGCATCCTGACCTGCTGAATCATTTGAAGTCATCGCGAAGAGACGCGCCGTCGAAGGAGGCTTTGGCCAAGGTCGTCCTTCTGCATAGCTCCTTCATCGCTCAGTGGCGAGACTACGTGGCATCCCGCGAAGCTGCTGCCGTAAAGATCATGGATGCGGTCCAGCGCAACCCTACGGCCGCCGTCATCCTTGCGGAGATGCTCCACAAGCTGACACCTCAGGAAGCGCCATGACCCAGATCATGAAGCCCGCTGACCGCCACAAGTGGCTGCTCGACTACATCGCCGCCCTGCCGCCGCAGGAGACGGTCGACGTCTGTAGCGCCGACTTCGTGAACGACTACCTAGATGCGACCAAGGCGTCGGCCTACATCCAGCCATACGGCGCCCACCGCTGTCCGAGCCTCGGCCGCGACCTGTCGGCGCTCTACAAGCAGCGCCGGCTGAAGCGAGAGCGCAGCAGCATCGAAGGGATGGGCGGCATGGGCTTCCCGACCTGGGTCTGGTGCTACCAGCTATCCCGCATGGAGCGCATGTTCCGTGAGAAGGGGCCTGAGGCCTTCCTGGAGTATTGAGCCGATGATCCTCTACGAGAAAACGTGGCGAAACAAGGAGCCGCGCGAGCATTCCATCTTCACGGCGATCTCGTCGGCCGTCACGCCTGATCCGTACTCCTACAACAACGCCGGCGAACGCGCCGATCGGACGGTCGACAATCTGATCGAGATGTTCGCCCGGCTGGTGGAGGAGCTTCATACGGACGGGCAATTGACGAACGCCCAGGTCGTCAAGATCGTCGGTCGCGGGTTCTTCGAGACGAAGGCGCAGGCCGAATGAGCATCACGTCCGAGCAGCAGGCGCACGCGGACGAAATCGCGCCCCTCCTGGAGATGTTCCTGTGCCTCGGCGCGATGTACATGGAGATGCACCAAGATCGCGACGGCATGCTGGCGGTCCAACCGCACCTGACCAGCTTGGCTAAGGAGACTGCCTACGCCCTGGCGAAGTCCGAAGGCGTTCGCGAGGATCGCGTCGTCCAACTGGTCAAGGCGATCTCGGGCGTGATCCGCGTTGACGGGGACGAAGAGGCGTGCCGCGACGCATTTGAAGCGATGTACCGTCGGCGCTATATGGCCTATCCCGCCTCAGTTCAGGACAATCTCTTGCAGCGTCGGCCGACCGGTAACTACAGGCAGTACGAGACCTATCGCGACTACGAGTTCTTCAAGGCAGGCTTTGAAGCAGCGCGCTAGAGGTCGATACGGGCGCGCTGCTCATCTGAGAGCATATGCCAGCACCGCGAGGTTCGCGCCACCTCGGACATGTACCCAGCTTCTACCTGCGAAATATGGTCCAGGAGGGCGATGAACGTCTCCGCCGTGGGGAAGTGCCGACTCAAGGCTATATCGGCTTTCTCGGACGCGTTATGGGCGTCCAGCGTGTCGTTTGCTTCGTAGGCGAGGGCGGCGTCGCGGGATGCGGTCGCCAACTCGCGGAGTTGCTTGAGCTTGAGGGGCTCGATCATGCTGGGTTCTCTCTAGCGAGGCGTTCGACGTAATCGCGCATTCCGGCGCTGCTGGCATAATGCCACGTCCACGGCACCTGCTCGGGCCGGGCGCCGTTGAACCGGCACAGCCACGCAAAGCCCTCCGGCGAATGCGGGTACTGCTCGGCCGATGGCTGGAAGCCGGTCATGCGGAAGCACGCGGCGACCTGCGCCGGCGTCAGGTTGGGATCGCGGACAGCCTTCAGCTTGACCTTGACCTCCTCAGGCGCGACGGGCGCCGGCGGCTCGATCTCGTAGCCGGCCTTGCGCAGGAGCTTGATCGCGGCGGCGATTTCAGGCGTGGGCTTCGTCATCACCTTCCTGCTCGAACACGTACTCAGCGATGTCGCACAGACGGAAGAACCCGTGCCGGCGGATCGAGCGATTTTCGGGCAGTGCGAACCAGATGCTGTTCGCGACGCTGATCATCTTGCGCGCGTCGCCAGCATCGCGCGCGGCCTTCAGCGCTTCAAAGGCGCTCGGCTCGAACTTCTCCAGATAGTAGCTGAAGTCGTTCAGGTAGTCCTTGAGGACGTCTTCATTGCTGTCGAAGATCGAGAAGATTGCTTTGCTGTCGGCGTCGGTCACGAGATCACCTCGACGGTCACGCGGACCTTCTTGCCCACGAACTGGTTGAAGGTGACGTGCTCCTTCTTCTCGTCCCAGCTTTGCAGCCGGACGAACATGCCGTTCGCCTCGTGCGGGTTGTGCTCGAAGCCCTCGGCGATCAGGGCCATACCGCCGTCTTCCTTCTTGGGGTCCACGACCCCTTCCATCACGACCTTCATCACGCCTCCTCGAAGTTCTGGCCAGCATGTCCGGCGTCGATGAACTCGCGCGCCGTCATGCCCTCGTATTCGTCGATCTCGCCCGGCTCCGGGCCACTATCGCAGCCCTTGCCGATGCCCAGGCGTTTCGCGTACAGATCGCCGTCCGGCAGGCTGAGCGCGCCGCAACTGGACTTCCCGTCCGTCCAGACCAGAAGTCGACAGGGCTCTCCCATCGGCGATCCGTGCATCTGTCCGATGCCGCACGGTACCGCGACGCAGCAGAGGCCGCAGCCGGTGCAGGGCGCGCCTTCAGCGGGCTTGCGGTACTTGTCCATCAGCAGTCCATCATGAGCGCGAGCGCCAACGGCGAGCCTTGCTCCGCACCGAGGCTGTAACGGCCGAGCTTGTCGAAGGGCAAGGCCTGGGGATTGGCCCTGATGTCCCAGGCCAAGCCATCACGCCCGATGATCTTGACGTCCAAGTCATCGTCGAGGTCGGCGATGGCTTGGCGCAGGTCTTTGATCTTCATTGCGGAGCCGCCTCCTTCAGCGCTTCCAGGCCGGCGGGCGTCATCTGGTACAGCATGTAGAAGTACCGACGTTCGCCCCGGACCTGCTCGGACTGCTGGGCGCTGCGGAGCAGGCCGCGCCGCACGAGGCTCCCGAACAAGGCCGCCGAAAAGCCGCTAGGACGCCGCGTCCACTTTTGCTGCGCATCTCCCGTATAGGAGCGCAGGTGGGACAGCGCCTGGATGTGCCGTTCGGTCAGGCCGGACACGGTTCGGCCAGCATGTCGAGGTTGAACCAGTGGCCGTTGTCGGTAGCGGTGACGTACATGCCGCTGCCGCTAGTCGTGAAGCAGTAGCAGCGATCGCGCTCGCTCCAGAAGACCGGCGGATAGCGGCCGTAGTCGACGCCCAGGCGCTTGAGCATCGCGGAAAGCTGGGCCGCACGGGCTTTGCCTTCAGCGCTGTCTTTCGTCTTTTCGATCTCGATCCAGACGCGATTGTTCATACTTTTCCCTCCGTGATTTCCGACATGCGATCCGCCTTCTCGGCGGCGAGTTGCTTCAGCCGGTCCTTGTAGGGTCGCACAGCCTCAGCGATGAGCAGTTCGATCTCGGCCTCGCGCGCCGCGATGTCCTGGAAGACTTCGATCGCGGCGAGGCGCGCGGCCTCGGCTTCCTGGCGCGAGGCGTAGCGGCCCTTGATCAAGTCCTTGAGCCCGCGCTGCGATCCGGCGCCCGAGGGATAGGGACGCATCCACGTCTTATCGGTCTCCGAAATCATGTGCGTCACGGCCCAGCGTTCGGGCTGGTCCCACCAACCGCCGTTGTGGACCTTGTGGAGGACCCAGCAGACGTAGTCGCCCTTCGGGTCCGGACCATCGTCGCGGAAATCCGGCATCTTCATGCGGCGACCTCCAGCGCGAGACGGTCGTGGCCGTCCTGGGTTACGATCAGCCGGCGATGACCGGTCTCGCCTTCGCCGAGTACGAGCCAGCCGAGCGCGGCGAGATGGCCCTGCTCGCGCTGGAACTGGCAGGAGCACGGACGCGGTTCGGTCGCGATCTGGCGCAGGGCCTTGAGGAGGGTGTTGACCTGCATCGCCATCAGTCCTGTCCTTCCAGGCCGAGCGCGCGATACAAGATCAGCGCGGCTTCACGCCGGCCATGGTCGGGATCGTTGTTCGGGTCCATGTAGGGGCTCAGCGACAGGAGGGCGTGACGCAGCGTCGGATCGCGCCGCGCAGCCAGGATTTCACCAAGCACGGTTCCCTTTTGGTCCGTCGACAGACACAGGCCGCTCCAGTCAGGGATGCCGACCGAGGCGTCACCACCGTCGAACTCCATCCCCACGTTGGCGAACGGCTTGTCGGATTCCCAGGCGTCGGGCCAGTCGGGCATGTCGTCGACCGGGCCATGGATTTGCTTGATCGAGCCCAGCGCCTCCTGCACAGCGATGTCCGTGCGTAGTGCGTCGGTCCATAGGCGCTCGATCTCCTGGGCTTCAGGATCGATCGTGATCTCGCGGCGAACTGCCACCATGATCAGGACGCAACCGCCTTCGGTGTCCTCCACAGTCATCCCATGCGTCTCTTCATGGTTGAACTCGTAGATCACGCCCAGCTTCGCTTCGACCTCGGCGTTGCCCGCCTCGATCACCGTACGCCCGGTCGGCAGGATCACCGGAATGACATAGGTGTTCGACTGGAAGACCTCGGGGGTCAGCAGGTCGGTGTGCGGCTCGGCGCCCTGAGCGGCCGAGAAGTAGACGTAGTCGAGCCGCGCACGGGCTACGCCGATCAGGTTCGCGATGTCGTCCAGCAGATCGCCGGCGATGTCAGCGGTCAGCGTATTCTTCTGGAACCGCGCCGGCGTGGTGGTCTTGTAGTTGAGCATCCGGATCGGCTCGGCGGCAGCGATCACGGCCTCAGGAATGTAGACTTTGCCGTGGATCGTGATCACCAGCGCGGGTCCTTCTCTCCAGCCTTCATGGCGGTTTCGATGGTCGAGTAGCGCGCGACATAGTCGATCACGCCCGAGTCGAGCTTGCGGTACAGCACGAACGGCCGCGCCGCCGGCTGCATGGTTTTGGTCAGGCAGTCCTGAACGATCTGGTAGCGCGGGTTCGCGGCGTTCCACGCGGCGATCCGTTCACGGTACTTGTCGTAGGGATTGATGCGGGCCATCGGGGTCTCCTCTTGATCGTCACGGTTCTTGTAAAGAAACAACGTGACCGATGCAAGCAGTAAATCACCGCACTGGCATGATCTTCAGGAGTCGAAGCAACTGCATGATCGCGCGGGCCGTTGCCAAGGCCCTATCGGCGTGCTCTTGCTCGATCACCGCGCCAGTGTCGTCGATAATCCAGGCCGTCGGATCGATGAGCCACGCGATCCGAACCTCCAGGTTCCGCTCGTCTACCGAGGTCACGCCGGCGACGCGGGCGTCGTCCAGGATGCGATCGAACATCTCGCCCTGGATCGTGCCGTAGAACATGCCGTGCGTGCGCAGGCTGCCGGCGATCGCGTGGCTCTGGCGGGCGATCAGGTCGAGGTTTTCGGACTTCATTTCATCCCCAGCCCGCGTTCCCAACGGTAGAGCCGCCGGATGTGGTAAACGGTTCCGCTGCCTCCCCAGCCCGAACCGCTCGGCAGCCGACGCTCAGCAGCCTCGCGGGTCTTGTGGCGTGAGACGATCTTCCCGCCCCGCTGGCGCTGGCCGTTGCGGATGTCGACAGCGATGACCGCCCACTTATGGCAGGCCGCGCTCATTTCGCGTCCTCGGACAACTCTCGAAGGAATTCCAGTTCGCGTTCCAGGCGACCCTCTTCCCGAGCCGCCTCCAGCAGCGCGGCCGTGGCTTCGCTGACGCGGACGCCTGTGAAGAAGATGCGCAGCGGGCCGGGTACCACGTTGGTGATCAGGGCGCGATCCTGCATGGTCAGGTCAGCCAATGTATTCCTCCAGGCCCAGCACATGGAAGAAATCCATGCGCATTCTTGCCAGTACCACTTCCTCCGCTTCCTTGCGCACGTCGTCGGGCAGCGGCTGACTGGTCAGCGCGCCATGCTCGCCGTACCAGTGTTCGGGCGTCGCGGTGTCGCTGTGCTGCACGGCCATGTGGGCGATGACGTACCAGCGCATGTTGTTGTCCACGTCCAGGCTGACGCCGTGGTAGAAATGCGTCGTCTCGCGCAGCCGCTTGTCCAGGCGCATCGCGGTGATGAACTTCGGGATGTCCTCTTCCGGGCCGCGCCCGTTGATGAACATCACCATCGCGGCGTGTTCGTCGTACGAGAGCGGATAGATCGGTTGCAGCAGGTCGAAGGTCATCTCAGGACTCCTGGCTGGGAGCCGGCAGAGCAGCCAAGCCGCCGCCGGCTGCGATAGCGAGCTTGACGTTCTCGTTGAGATCGCCCTTGCGCAGGAAGCCGTCCAGACGGTCGATCAGGCCCTGCATGCTGACGATCATGTTGAAGAAGAAGGCTTCGGCCTCCTCCGACCACGGGATGACCTTGCGGTACTGGCTGTTCTCGGCCGAGCCCTCGTGATGCAGGGGCGCTTCCTCGAACTGCTGGCTGTAGACATGCTTCCCGACCTTAATCAGAACGTCATACTGAAGCCCGAGTCGCACCGTAGGCAGATGGTCGTGAGCCCACGACTGGAATTCCTTCGCCTGATGGCCATCGCGGCGATCACGACGGTAGTAGACGACGATCACCTTCTCGCGGGCGAGGTTGCGCAGCGCGACCTTGTACTGAGCGATCTTGCGCTCGTAGTCGCGTTTGGTCTGGTTCAGGTCACGGCCGTGGACCTGTGGCACGCAGCCCAGCAGGTCGACGACCTCTTTGCGGAGCTTGATCGTGAAGATGCCGGTATCGGAATCCAGGTGGATGTCCGCACGCTTCTTCACGTCGAAGCTGTCCGGGTCTGGCAGGGGCCAATCGTAGCCCATCGTTCCGACTTGCATGGGGTCTCCTTTGATCGTCAAGCTTCGTGTAAAGAAACGAGGGCGATCATGCAAGCGGAATCTTCGGTGTGCCTCGATAGTTCGCCGCGTTGCCGTAGTTGCGGCAGGTCACGATTCGCTTGTCGCAGGTCTCGCCGGCGCCCGGCTGATAGCCGCACGATTGGTCGCCGAAGCGGGCCGGACACAAGCCGTCAACCTGGAGCGGCTTACGCGCGTCCACCGCCGCCATCGCCTGCTCTGGAGTAGCCCAGGACATCAGAGGCGGAGCACAGCGGACACCACGCCCGCTCACCTTGCGGATTGCCGCGCCGCCTTCATCGTTCGGCCCGGAGACGTAGGCGTTCCATCGGCCCCTGTGCGTCATGGTCACGCAGGACCGGTCGGTGCGGTCGAAGCGATCGTCAGATGTGCGGGTCCAGGTCACGGCAGCACCACCGGCGTCACGCGGTGCGCCGGCAGGCGCGTGATCTCGTCGCTGTAGGTATCGACGCGGATGTCGTAGTGGGTCGGCTTGGTCGCCGGCTCGACGCGCAGGAACTCCACCTCGAACGAGCCGGGTTGACGCAGGAAGTGCGCCGGTGAGTCGCCTCCGTCGCGGTAGACCCAGGGATTGGGCTTGCCGGCCGTGATCCGACGGCGCCAGCGCCACGCGTCACATTGCTGTACGCTCATCGAAACCTCCGCAGGGTAAGCACGAGACCCAGCGCCGGCAGCGATAGCAGGGCGACCAGCGTGCCCAGGTTGCCGAACTTGTCGTGTGCCCAGCCGATCGCGATGAACCATATGATGAGCAAGACGAAGGCGCCGGGCGGGATGGGGCCGAGGTACATCACGATTCCCTCGTGCCGGCGGGCAGAAAGCACTCGGCGGTGTCGGTCGGCGCGTGCCGGAGGCGGCCGTAGTTGACGCTGATTTCATCAGGCGACATGAACTGGTTCATGACCTGGACGCGCTCGACGTCGAAGATCATGTCGCGGAACTTCCCGTCCTTGGTCGCGCAGGCGAAGCTGATCTCGTTGAACACCGTGTTGGCGGAGGTGCGGTCGGGCAGCGCGTACACCTTGTCAGCGATCCGCATCCACAGAGCGTCGCGGCGCTTGGTCAGCTTCTCCATCTCGGCAGCGACCTCCTCGCACTCGCGCAGGAAGTCCTCGGTCAGGATGTCGCGGATCGGCGGGTTGAGACGGGCGACCTGCCGCGCGGTGCGATCGGGCTCGGGATAGGGGAACTTCGCCCCGGCGATGATGCGAACCTCGCCGTCCGCCCAGGAACCGTCGACCACGTCGATCTCGCCATCTTCTTCCATCTTGCGAGCCGCCTGCATGCCCGTCTGGCCCCACGTATGCTGGTCCAGCCTCATGCAAGGCTTCGCCTGCGGGTTCCACAGCGGAATGAGGTCGCCTTTCCGGAGGCGTGCCTGAAGAACAACGCCTTGCTGAAGCATCGTCATGATGATCATGGTGCGGCTTTCCGCGACGGTCGGCGCGATCATCGTTAGGCCTCCTTCGGGAAGTTGGGGCCGGCGAGCAGGTTGGCTTCGCCGTTCTCCAGCGAGCCGCCCACCACGACGATCTCGCCGGCGACGACCATGCGTTTCGCGGCCGTGAAGGCGCGCGAGCCATAGCTGTACCGCGACAGCGACATCTCGGGCAGGCCGGTCGGGTTCCAGCGGGCGACCATGGCGACTTGACCCGTGCGCAGCAGGCGTCGAGCCGCCTCACCACCCTCGCGCATGCGCTGGAGGATGTGTTCGCGGTTCTGGGCGATCGTCATGAGCGGCATCTGGGTCTCCTTGCTTCGTCGAGATGGTTGTAAAGAAACATCCCTAGACGCGCAAGCGGTATTTTCGGCTAGATGGAAGAGACGTAGCGAGCGTGGCTGTTCGAGAAACCCTCGCGCACGTCATCCATAATCAGCGTATGGTGAGCGAGGATCGCGAGATCGTCGTGATGTTCGAGGTCAAACCGTCGCGCCTCTACGCCGCAGCGCATGATGCGCTCCTGGATACGGCTATCCAGTTCAACCATCGAAGGTGCCTTGGGAGGGGCATAGCCGAACCGCTGCTGGAAGCGATCCCGTACGTGTAGGCACCAGTCGTCGAAGGTCATTCTCGTTCCTCAGTCGTTAATCGGGCGGTGATGGATCGCGGTCGAGGTGATCCGCACGCCGTTCCGCTTGAACGCCGCTTTGATCTCCTTCAGCACGAACGGAAGGGTATCACGGGCGCCGCGCTCGTAGTCCGCGATCGTGGACGTGGAGCAGTCGATCTGCTTGGCGAGGTCGTGCTGTGTCCAGCCCAGAAGGACACGGGCGGCTTTACACTGCGCGCGCTTCATCAGCCGACCTGCTCGAACACCTTGCGCATGTCGTCCTTCGGTAGGCCGTACTTCGCGAGGTCGCGTGTGGCGTCAGTGGTGTGCCGCATCACATAGGTCTGGATATCGCTGAAGTCGTAACCGGCCTGGGCCAGAACGACGATCGCCTGATAGAGCCGCTGCCGCGCGAAGGTAGTCGGCGACCGATCGGAGAGCGGGCCTTGCTCATCGTGGAAGGTCGACGCGATGTCACGCCCGTCTCCGTTGTAGATGCGCTTGTCCTGGCTCATTGGTTGACCTCGATGACCATCGACTTGCGAGCGCAGAAGCTCGGGCCGGTCGAGCCGCTGATCCAGACGCCGCCACGCGAGCGGCAGAGTTCGGCCTTCTCGCGACCGGCGCGGGACTCCTGCGCAGCGAAATAGAACAGCAGGCATAGCAGTGTGCCGACGATCGCGATGAAGGCGATGACTTTGTCCATCAAGTTTCTTCTCCTTCCAGGGTGTCGAGGCAGCTTTCGATCGTCATGACCGCGAAGCGCTGTCCGGCCGATACGAACGTCTTGTCGTTGATGTCCGTCTTGACCACGGCGCCGGTGAAGGCGCGGCCCGACAGCATCAGATCGCGCAGACGATAGGCGTACTGGTGATGCTCCGGACGGAACGCGTAGCTGGTGCCCTTCGTGCGGTCGACGCCCTTCCAGACTGGCTGCACCGACAGGCTGCCCGGTACGGGAAAGTCGCCCGGCTCCAGATCGACGCGGTCGAGCAGGTGCAGATAGGGGCCGGCGGGCGGAGGAGGCGACGACACGCGGTTCATTGCTCGCGCTTCCAAACCAGGACGCTCCAGGTGCTGACCTCAGGATCATAGTCGCCCTGCTGCATTGCGTACGGCGACTCAGCGTAGTCGTAGCCGCCCTCGACGAAGATTTCCGTCACCTCGGGGTGGTGGGCCTCGATCGTCGCGATCAGGACGTCGAACTTCCACTTCGTCTTCCACTCGTCGCCGGGGACCGACTCGACCAGGGGGCCGGCGCGCTCGCGGCCGTCGCTGGTCATGACCCAGGTACCACGCGACTGATAAACGCCGCGCTGACCGACCGAGTGCCGGGCTTCGACCAGCGCAGCGGCGCGGGCCTCGGCGATCGCGGCGAGCATGTCAGCGTGGTTCGGAAAGAGCTTCATCTGGGCCTCCTGTTTAATTGCTCGCGCAATTCATTCGTCCAGGAGGCTTGTAAAGAAACATCTACCGAAGCGCAAGCGGAAATATCACGGCCAATCGTGGGCGCGCTTGATCTGATCCTGGATCACGCCGATGACGTGTTCCTTCGTCTTCGCGCGGTCGCAGTCAGCGGTGATCGATAGGAACACCGACGGACCGAAGGCGCCGTCGTATTCGACGTTCTCGACGCCGGCGATCAGTTCGAGCCGTTCCGTGAGGGTCGGCTTGAGGCCGTGCTTGGGTTCCGTGAGACGTGCGACCGCCAGCCGTTCGGCCTTCGCGAGGGCGTCGTATGCTTCCTGGCCGAGGTCGACGGTATAGCTAGTCTGCACCGGCTTCAGCGTAAGGCCCTTGAGCGCGTCAATCCGTCGCGACTCCTGGACAGCGGCCCGGACCCGATCCTTGAACGTCTGCATCACTCGACCTCGTACAGGCGGGCCAGCATGTCGCTGACGTCTTGATCGTCGAAAGTCGCGCTCTTGTGCAGCTTCTCGATCAGGGCCGCGAGCACGAATCCGATCCCCACGTCGACCACGGCATGGCTCAACGGCACCGGCGTCGCGGTCGGGATGTTCGCCTGTCTGACCTTCATCATCATGTCCTCGTGGTGTTAGGGGAAGAAGCTGTACTCGCCAGTCTCGACCAGCGTCACTTCCCTGGGGTCGGTAGTCCAGGTCGCGCCCAGCACGTCGACGATGTCGGGATTGTTCAGCAGGCCGCGCTCATGCAGCTTGCCGATCAACCGGCTGATCGTGACGCTCATGTGGAGCGCGCTCTTCTGCACCTCGTGGCGCGCGGCTTCCTCGGCGCTGTAGCGCACGATGCCGTCGTCTTCAGAGTCGACTTCCTGCTCGCGCTGATAGAACGTCACCACGCACCTCCGTTAGCTCTTCGGAGTCGATCATACGAAGACATCGGGGTGTCGGCGCGTGCCTCGAACCGGGCGCGCGCGGCGGCGTGCTTACCCAGCAGTTCGGCGTGCTGGAGAACGTCCAAGGAGTCGGCGCCGGGCGGCAGCAGATAGGTGTCCTTGACGTAGACGAACGTCTTCCCGCCCTTACGGACTTCCTCATACGCGGCCTTCACATCCTCATTGAGGATGCCGATTTCGCCCGTCCCTATGCCGTACTGGCTGTAGAACTGGAGAACGACTGCCCAGGACAACGGCGTGCCTTGCAGCGCCTGTTGAGCCACGATGCCTACCACCTTGCGGTGCAGATTCTTGAGTTCGGCGATGCGATCGCGAGTCACCATCATCCCTTAATCATCTCCCGCAGATCGGTGCGGCCGAAGCCGGTCACCTCCAGAAGGCTCTCCATGAATTCTCGATCGCGCTGCTTGACCGCATTCTCGGCCTCCTCGATCAGGCCCGGCCCATTCGGGTAGCCACGCAGTGCTTCCCAGCGCGCGCCGCTGGCGGTCTGCGCCTCGCGCGCGAGATCGCGGACCAAGGTACGAGCTTCACGCAGGGCCTTCGCGCGTTCTTGCAGCGTGGGCTTCGCGGCACGCGGGGGCTTCGGCAGCGCCTTCCTGTAACGTTCGGCGCCAGCGCACGCGGCCTCGAAGGTCGCGTAGCGGGACACGTACTGCTTACCCTTCCCGGTTCGGCTGCTGAGGCTGAAGGGGCGCTTGGCCCACCGGTTGTCGGCGGTCACCATCTCGTAGGCGATCTCGAAGTCGCTGTTCTGGTTGTTCCAGATCGCGATGCGGACCCGATAGGCGTCGAAGGTCATCGGCGCTTCAGCACCTCGGGCGCCGGCGTGTCGTCCTCGACATCCCAGGTCAGGAAGTGATTGCCGTCGTGATCGAACAGGCTCTCCTCCTTGGTCATCAGGATCGTGTCGCCGGCCGCGTCCAGCAGCAGGATGAAACCGTTCCGGCGCTTCACCTTGGCGATAGTGCGCTCTTGCAGAGTTTCGATCAGGGTCATGTGGTCCTCCTAGACGAGATCGCGCAGCGTGTCTTTGCGCTTCATCGCACGCCAATAGTTCAGGACGCCGTCCGGCGTGGTGTCGTACAGGGCGGGATCACGCCTGTTGACGCCGGCGAGATCGAGGACATCGTAGACCGCCAGCATAGCGTTAGCGCAATCAGCGACGCTGGGCTCGGGCTTCTCGGCCGTGACCTTGAAGTTTCGACGCAGCACCCTGGCGATCATCTCGTCGAGCTTGCTCCACGGGAAAGCGGCGTCCAGCATGACGCAGAACTCCTGGCCGATCTCGAACACGAGACCCGGCGAAGCGCGATCATGCGGAGGCTTGAAGAACATGTCTTCGATGAAGACCCACCGATCTTCAGCCTTCTCCCAGGCCTGCGCGATCTCCACCGTAAAGCGGGGGCGCAACAGATTAACGCGGTCGCGGTTCAGCATGGGGTCTCCTTATTGATCGTCACCGTGACCAGTAAAGAAACAACATGACGCGCGCAAGCGGAAAATTCAATTATGAGTTAACCGCTAACGGGCGCCGCCCCCGCGAGGCAACCGATCCCCTAAACCCAGAGCACCCGACGCTCTAGCGCCTGATAATGCTCCTGCCCCATCGGCGTGCGGACCAGCGCCATCATGGTGTCGCCCACCCACTCCGGCCGCAGGTGCGCCGACAGAACAGCGCGCCAGCGCCAGTCCCCATCACGGACCTGATATTGGTCCAGCACTGTACGAGGCAGCGCCCCACCAACCGGTGGTCCCATGAAGACACGCTTGCGGGTGCGGGCCACGGCGTCAATTCGAGCGAGATCGCTGTCGCGGAACGGGCGGCCCAGGTTCTTGGGCGGCGCCCCCTGAGCTAGGCGGTCCAGTACGGTGGGGCCGTTGCCCTTGATGGCCATGAAGTCCTGCATCATGTCGCCGGCCTGCTCGCTGATCCGATACGCCAGCGCGACCTGACCGCGACGGATCGCCTCGCGCCGCATCCAATAGGTCGGGCCGGGGTCATTGGGGTACACGAACCGCCAGTCCTGCTCCACGAGAAGCTTTGCGTCCATCATGTACTGGAACACCTCCGGATCGAAATCCGACCGCTCTCGCGCCGTATTGCCCTCGGCCGTCCAGTCCGCCAGCAGTGCGGTGACGCGGTCGTGCATCGGCGTCACAGCTTGAGCCGCCACCGGGATCGCAGAGACTACCACGGCCGCGCCGGCGGTGGTCAGTAAGGTACGACGATTGATCATGAGCCCCTCTAGCCGACACAGTCGCTATTTCCCCTCACCATTATAGGAGACCCGCGTAGCGGTCAAAAGGGAATCTCGACCATTCGAGCAGCACGCGTAACGCGCAGCAGGACACGCGTCGCGAGTCCAGGAGTCAGCTAGAATAATTGGGACACGGCGTAGCCGGTCGTCGGAAAAATTTAGCCGACACAGTCGCATGGCCGACACGACTTACCGTATTCGGTAATATGGAGCCAATTTGCCCGCCCTGGTGCATCGTTTTACCGAATACGGTAACGCAGTCGACATGAGACCGGCATGGTCGCATGGGCGTCTCGACCATCTCGTCAATTGATTGTCCGGAGGACGAGCCGGCGGCAGCCGGTCACGAGGCGCGAAGCGACGAGTGAGAGCCCCTGATCATCTTGGTCGTCTCGACCATCTAGGCATCTTGACCATCTAGGCATCTTGACCATCTCGGGCGTGAGCCCTTATTCCTCCTGAGCGTATGGTGCCCTGGTCTACTGTACTCTTGTTCTCTTGGCGCCCTGGGTCTACTGTTCCCCCGTTCTCTCGTTCTCTTGGTGTCCGAAGGACGAGCCGGCGGCAGCCGGTCACGAGCGCAGGCGAAGCCCAGCGAGTGATGTGCCAGGATCGTTGACACCGGGCTGCCAGTATTCTAGACATGGTTAACTCCGACCTGGATTAACCGATGTCCCGCACCCCACAGATTCAGAAGACGATCCACGGTGAGCCCGTGGACCACACCACCTACCTCCGCGCCATCCTGGACGAGATTGACCGCTATCCCGACGGCGCGCGCAACGCCGACATCGCCCGTGGCCTGGGCGCTGAGTGGGCCGAACTGCCCCTGCGCACCGTCCTGTCCCAGACCCTGGTGAACATGGCGCGCCGCAACCTGATCTACCGCGACCTCGGCGAGCGCGGCCTGTATAAGGTGTCGATGGTGGCGCGCCGCGCCGGCGTGAACAAGTTCGACTCCGATGAGCAGTCGATCCTTGCCGCAATCCGCGCCGAAGGCGGGATTTGCCAGTGGCGCGACATCCTGGATGCCCACGACTGCCGCCCGAAGGGCGTCGACGCCGACGTGATCAAGGCGTCGCCACTCTATACGCGCCTGCATCGCGTGATCGCCAACAGCCAACTCATCCGTCAGGATTTCGCGGCCCGAGGCGTCTACAACCTGCCCTGGGCCGAACTCGGCAGCCTACCGCTGCGCGGCAAGTGGTACGCCCTCATGTCGAAGGTCTCGTTCATCGAGTCCTGCGCAAAGGCGAAGGTCGATCTCGATCTGGACGTCTGGCGCGATCAGCGCGACGCCTATTTCGCCCACGTCGGCGAAGCGTTCGCGAACCTCCGCAAGCAGTTCGGCGACAGCGAAGACGATCTCCTGGCCGACAGCCGCATCTACGGCGCCGTCGTGGCCCTGGCGCGCGCCGCGCCCAAGGAGGTCAACATCATCCGCGCCGAATGGCGAGACCGTACGGACGTATGGGTCCAGGCGCGGCGTGATGCTGCTGAAGCCGAAGCTGACGCCCTGGAGGCCGAGGGCAAGACCTGGAACCACCTCCAGCCGATCGTGCGGCAAGATATCGAGGAGCACCGCGCCGGCCGTGACGAGGAGTGGGAGAAGAAGCACATCCGCTGGCTCTATTCCCGCTTCGAGCGCGGAACGGTCGGCACGCATGTTCATGCGCCGCTGCTGCTCTATACGGCGGTGGCGGAGCACTATGGGAAGTGCCCGGCAGCGCTCAGCCGAGGCCTGATCGTCGACAAGCCGCACGACGACGTTCGCCTGCGCCCACATCGGTCGCGCCGGACGAACTACGAAATCATCCAAGAGCAGATTGCCAACGAGATTGCTGACGAACGTCAGCGCGAGTTCCTCTATCAGGACGACATTGACCTGGACGAGGAATTGGACATCGACGAGACGCCCACGTTGGGGTGAAGTCGAAACGGACCAGAAGTTGAAGAGGCCGCCCAATCGGGCGGCCTTTTTATTTATAGGCGTTTTAGACCTAAAATACACCATAGGCACTTTAACCTCAAGTTGCGCAGAATTTATAAGCTTTATGGACCACAATTTAACCAAATAGGGCGATCGTCCGCGCTCCCCTCTTTACCCTAGAATTACTAAAGCACTTCTCGACTAGTGATTAACCACACCACCGTAGCGTTCCTGGCGGCTCTCCCCTCTTTACCCTAGAACCACTGAAGCACTTCTCGACCGATAATTAACCACTACCGATACCGCTCCTTTATGGTCTATTTTTAATAGAGAAGTGCTTTAGTCTTTGCTACGGGAAGGATATAGAGAGGAAAAGAGTCAAAAATTGAGTCGGCTCCGACTCTTGCCTAAAAGTTGCGCCCTCACCTTCGGTCGCTCCGCTAATGATCGGCGCTTGACAAGGATTGCCGGCCGGTGCTACTGGCGGCAAACTGCCAGGAATCTTGACATGCTGGTGGGATCATGAGACGGATGGGGGCGTACAGTTAACGCTTTCAGGTCCCATGGCTCGCGCCTATCTCCGCAACGCTCCCGAAGGGGATCAACGTCCCGAACCGCTCAGCACGCCGGTCGTCGACCGGGCGCTGGAGTCACGTTTGCCGGGCGTCAAGGCTTGGCTCAAGCCGCGCATCCCCGCGCTGGAAGACAGCGACATCAAGTTCGCGCTCTCCTCGGCGCTGAAGGGCAGCGGGGCCGACGCGTTCCGCGCCGGCGTCATCCTGAAGGACATGTTCTCGTGGCCGGTCGACATCGACCTGATCATGATCCTGCGTGATGCGGTCGAAGGTCTCGCCATCGCCCTGAAGATCGAGACCGGTCATTGGGTCGTCCGTACGGGCCTGCGCTTCCCCGGCAAGGACGGCGACACGATCGAGTGGGAAGATGACAATGGGAAGGCGCGCGCCGGCACGATCAAGACGATCGATCGCACCTACGCCCAAGCCCTGGTTCAACCACCGGACGGTCTGACCAAGGTCCATAAGCCGGTCCGCGTGATCGCCGAGTCGGTCACCGCCAACATCACGCAAGCTGAATATCCGAAGATCATTCCGCTGGCGGCCAACGGAGCCGCCTGATGCCGCGCGGCTTGCCTTTCGCCGTCGACCGCAAGCGCAAGTGCGGCGATCACTCCCGTTTCAAGACGACCTACGTCCAGGAGCGTGTCGCGGTCCGTCGCGGTCGGGCGCTGCTGGTGTCGCACAAGGAAGCGCTCTCGCCCGCCAAGCTCGCCGCGCTGCCCGAGTGGGTCCGCCGGCTGCCGCAACACGAGGTCATGGAGCGCAGCTTCGACCTGATCGACGACTACAGCGTCGACATCCGCCTGATCACCAATCTGCTGCAAGACATCCGTGAAGAGGAGGCTGCGCAATGAATGCTGTCGTAGCCGCCGGCGCAACGGGAGCCTGGGCCGCTCGCAACGCCCAACTCGATCGGGCACATCCGAATTACGAAGAGTCGCGCGAGGCTCGCGCCGATATTTGGTATGCGATGATCCTCGCGGTGTTGGGCATCATCGTCGTAGCCTGGATGAACTGGTAATGAGCCGCATCCTGGGCATCGACCCCGGCGTCAACGGCGCGATCGCGCTCATCGACACCGACGACTGGTCGATCTGCATCACCGACATGCCGCGTGAGCCGGGCAAGGGCGGTAAGAACGCTGTCTCGCCGGCAGGCTGCGCCCGCATCTTCGACGCGACCGCGCCCGACTACACCTTCATCGAAGACGTCTGGTCCTCGCCGCAGATGGGCGTCGTCTCAGCGTTCTCGTTCGGCCGCAACCTCGGCATCCTCGAAGGCGCCGCCGCCAGCCGATCCATCCTGACCAAGGTGCGCCCGCAGGATTGGAAGGCTGCGACCAAGACGCCCAAGGACAAGAACGAGGCCCGTCGCCGGGCCATGCAACTTTTCCCCTGCGCCTACGACCTCTTCAAGCGGGTCAAGGATGACGGTCGTGCGGAAGCCGCCATCCTCAGTTTCTACGGGCTCCTCAGCATCAAGTTGATGCCGCCCAAGCCGCTTACCCTGTCGGAGTTTCCTAATTGACCTCGCGTATCAAGATGGTCGGCGCGCGTACCCCTAAGCTCCGCATGTTCAAGCGATCAGGCCCGCTGCGCGGCAAGCGTGCCTCGATCGTCATCACGGATGCTTCCGGCCCGATCCCGTCCGAGGACGGCATCTCGTGGACGGCCGATCATGTCATCGACGATCCGCGCGAGCCGCGCATCACGCCGACCGGCATCCTGGATCATCGCGGCATGATGCTGCTGCGCGTTGCCGTGCCGATCAAGGTGCCGATGGGCTTCGCCATCCCTCAGGTCAATCCGCCCGAGCGCGACGAAGTCGAGACCCTGGTCCCCGAGGACATGCTGGCCGTCTCGGAAGTCGGGCTGGGCATCGGCTTCGTCACGCCCGAGGAAGCCGAAGAGAGCGAAGAGGATCAGGCGAGCATGCTCATGCAACTGATCGAAGCCGCCCTCGAACACACGAACGGCGACAAGGTCGCGGCCAAGGCGCTGCTCGCCGAGCAGGGCATCGAGATCACGTTCAAGGACGAGATCGAGCCCAAGGACGCTACGCCGTGACGCCCGAGGCCGTCGAAGAGGGCGAACGCCTGAAGACTGAGATCGATCGCCTCACCAATCGCCAGGAATTGGTGATGGAGATGATGAAGGAACACCAGTCTTCAGTCTTCAACCTCGTCGCCCAGAGCGCCAACGACGAACTTGTCGAAGACAATCGCAACCTCGCGACCTTCTATTACGAATCCTTCCTCGACCTAACCATCCAAATCGGCCGTCTAACCACCCGACTAGAGGCCCTAGCGAAGTAAAAGACAGTGCCACGTCTAGGAAATGACCGCGCGGAGCTTTACGCCCGCCACCGTTCAAAGGGTATGGTGCCGGCTAAGGCCGCACCCGCCGCCGGCTACTCGCCCAAGTCCTCCACAACTCACCTGGAGGAAGACCCGGAAATCCGCGCCCGGATCGACGAACTGCGCGCCGAGCATGAGTCGGTCAAGGAGCAGCAGACCATCGCTGCCCGTGAGGCCGCCAAGGTCGTCGGACAACTCGCCGGCTACGGACGCGCCTGGGTGATCCAGCAATTGGCCGAGGTCGCCGGCCTCGCCAAGAACGACGCCGAGTACAAGGACGCGATCCACGCGCTCGAACTGATCGGCAAGGACTTCGGGATGTTCAAGGGCGCCTCGGAAGACGAAGGCTCGAACGTCCCTAAGACGACCGACCTCGACGCCCTGGCGAGCTTGGTCAATTCGGCTCACGAAGCGCTCCCGACGGAGGTGGATATCCACGCCATGCCGCCTCTCAATGACGATGAAGCGGCCGAACTGATCGCGGGCCAAAAGCGCGGCGAGGCGGAGAAGCCCAAGTCCGCCGACAACACCATCACCGTAGCCGACACCGATGAGCCGTTCGACTACGACGCCCTGCGTCGCTCGCTGGAAGACGGCGAGTTCGACGATGAAGAGGAAACGCCGGACGCCGGCGACGACGAATAATCACCATGTCGATCAACAACGCACCTGCCCCGTATCCGATGGAGCAGCGCAAGCGAACGCGCGCGGCCATCAAGCAACTCAACGACCTCGCCGATAAGAGCCTGGAAGTTGCCCAGATGGGCCTCATCCTGCCGACTTCGACCAAGCAGGCGATCATCAAGATCACCGGCACGTCCGATCCAAGCCAGCAGGTCGAAGCCCTGAACGACCTTTCCGAACAGGTCCAGAAGCGACACCTGGAGCGCCTGCTGCCGCTGGCCAAGGACGAGTTCAACGCCTTCTGCGAATACGTCAACCCGGACGAGCCGCCGGAGTCGCCCTGGCACATGTGGCTTGTCGACAAGCTCCAGGAGATCGAGAACAACCCGCGCCTCAACCGCTTCATCCTGAATTGCCCGCCGGGCCACGCCAAGCCGCTGCACGTGGACACGCTGGTCCGCATGGGTGACGGAAGTTGGAAGCGCCTGGGCGACATCAAGAAGGGCGATTTCGTCCTGTCGCATGTTGGGCTGTCGCGCGCCGTGACGGCCGTCCATGATCAGGGCGTCCTGCCGCTGCTGAAGATTACGACCCGTCGCGGCCGTGAAATCCTGTCGGCGCATGACCACTCGTTCCTGTCCAAGGGGAAGTGGAAGCAGGCTGCCGATCTGCGGCCGGGGGACCCGCTCGAAATCGTGGGCACGGTGACGCCGCAAACGACCAAGGCCGCCGATCCTTACCCGGACCTGACCGAGGCGAACTACCGTCTCGCGGCCTGGGTCGTGGCGCGCATGTATCGCATCCACAAGAAGGACTTCCACGAGTATTCCTTTTCGGTCAGCTTGGCGGGCCATCAGACCGCGCTCGAAAATCTGCTGACGCAGCACGCGATCCCGTTCACCAATTATCCGCGCGCCCAGGCCGGTCGGTCCTACCATCGTCTCGGAACGAAGGCGATCAAGGCATTCCTCGCGCGCTTCGACCTCGACGTGCCTACCGAAGAGCGCTGCATCCCAGAGAAGGTGTTCTCGGCGACCTACGCCAAGCGGAAGGTTTTCGTTCAGGCCTATATCCAGGTTCGCGGAACCTTCAGCGGCAAGAAGACGCCGCTCGTGCGCTTCAACTACACGACCGAGAAGCATGCCCGCGACTGGCAACGTCTCCTCGCGTCGATGGGTGTCGATAGCTCGCTGACGATCCGTGAGCGTTCGTTCCGAGTCACGATTAGCGCGCCGGGTCTGCGCGTCCTGGAAGAGCAGGAGATTTCGTTCCCCGGCGAAGAGCACGCCACCTACCTCAGCAAGCGCGCCGAGGCGATCAAGCCACTGTCGGATAGCGTCGCGTCGGTCGAGCCGGCCGGCGAAGGACCGTGCAAGTGCCTCACCGTGAACCAGGACCACACCTTCCTCGCCGATGGCGTGGTCGTCCACAACTCGACCTACGCCTCGCGCCTGTTCGTGGCTTGGCGCCTGGGCCGCAATCCGAAGCTGCGCATCATCGGCGGCGGCAACAGCCAGACGTTCGTCGAGAACGAATTCTCGAAGAAGATTCGCAACCTCGTCACCACGCCGATGTACGGCAAGGTCTTCCCGTCCCTGGCTATCGATCCGAGCACGCGCGGCGCGCCGCAGTGGGCCATCGCCGGCACGACCGGTCAGTATGCTGCCAAGGGCGTCGGCTCGCCCGTCCACGGCTTCCGCGCCAACTTCATCGTGGTCGACGACCCCTACGCCCGAATTGAAGAAGCCGAGTCCGCGACCATCCGCGAGAAGGTCGCCACGTGGTTCATCGGTGACTTGGGTACGCGTCTCATGCCGGGCGGGAAGGTCTTCCTGGTCATGACGCGGTTCCACGAAGACGATCTGACCGCGTCGCTGATGAAGATGAACAGCCGCCTCAGCGCGCGCTCGCAGTGGCTGAAGGTCGAGGTGCCCGGCGTCTGCTACGAGGAAGAGGGCGACATCCTCGGCCGCAAGGTCGGCGACATGCTGTGGGACGTCTACGACCACACCTGGGCTAAGGAAAAGCAGGTCGAACTCGGCTTCCAGCGGTACTCCCTGGTCATCCAGCAGAACGACTCGGCCGCGTCCACCGAAAGCATCTCGGGCAACTTCAAGTATTACTCGATTCCGCCGCACCTCACGAACGAGGCGCTGCGCAAGGCCCTGGCTGATGGCCACGTCGACAAGCGCGGTCGTCCCAAGCCCAACCGTCGGGCATACTTCCGCCGCATCGTCCTCAGCGTCGATACCGCGTCCAAGCCCACCGAGCGCGCCGACTACACGGTCATCCAGACCTGGGGCGAGACGTTCGACCGGCAGTATTACCTGCTGAACCAGAAGCGGGTGAAGGTCGACTTCAACTCGATGATCCAGGAGATCGAGTCCCAGGCCCGGAAGGACGACGTCGACGCTATCCTGGTCGAAGACAAGGGCCAGGGCACGGCCTACATTCAGAACCGTGGCAAGACCACTTTCCAGAAGCGCCTCGCGCCGGCCCCGATCGTACCGATCGACCCCAAGGGCCAGTCCAAGGAGTTTCGTTTCGACGAAGTGAGCCCCATGATCGTCGAGGGCGCGGTGTGGCTGCCGGAGGAGAAGGTCTGGATCAACGACTTCCTCAAGGAGGTCAGCCAGTTCCCCGAAGGCGCCCACGATGACCAAGTCGACGCCATGACGCAGGCCCTGCTTTACTTCAAGAAGTCGCGCGCTCGCGGCGGCATTCGGAAGATCGGCAGCTACGGTTAACCCCACCAGCAAGGTGTCCTTTGCTCCTCTGGTGCGGGGACCCTTCGAAATTAGGGTAGAAATAGGCTAAAAAATAACTAAGAATTTCAGAGCCCGGCCCCGACCCCGAGCGCTCATCTACATTTGGTGCCAATTTCGACATCACCCCATAGATGTGGGGCAAATCTTGGGCTCTAGACACCTGGGATTCTGCGGGGCGCGTTAACCATGTTTGTTTACGTTAATGCACCCTCGGCCGGTAACCCTAATTCGTAGCCTTAAAATCCCCCGACTTTACCTGGAGTATGGCCCAGGCACTACCCGGTCAGACCGCTCCGGTATGGCCGCGAGATCGGCGCGTCGACAGCCTCAGCGGCCTGTCTGCGCCCTGACAGCCGCCGGCGCCTGCCGACAAACCTACGGACCTCAGCCACCAAACCTACGGAGTCCGGCGATCGAGGTCCGCAGGTTGGGGGACCCTTAGAAATTGACCGGGGGACCCTTCAAAATTCACCCACCAGGGACCCTGGAAATTTCACCGGGGGACCCTTCGAAATTCTGCCTCCGGGGACCCTAGGAAATTCTGGAGCCAGGGACCCTGGAAAATTCACCCAGAATTTGGCCGGATCACCGGCCTATTTAAGCCCAACCCTCAGATCGGCATAAATATCGGCGATTTTACCCCATTTTCGGCCCAAAAACCCTTAAAAATCAGCTTTTTAGTCCCATTTCAGCATCGGCAACGCCCGCTCCGCGCCCTGACTGACCGCAGTCATCCTTCAGCGCAAATGTGACTCACCAACCTGTCGTCACAATTCCTCCCACGTTTTCAACACGTTACAGAGTCACGTCTCAAATCCGGCCACGCCCAGCCCGATCCGGTCATCCGGCCAAACCTTAATCCGGCCATATCCGGACATCGCCTCGTCCCAGAAACTTCAATGAAATCAATAAACCCTCCACACCAAACGTGACTATCCGGACATATCCGGCCACGCAAACGTGACTCTCGACATATTGCTGCACCGCAGCATAGCCCCAGCCCGTACAACCCATTTCGGTTGTATTTCCGCTTTACAACCAATAACGGTTGTATCTGCCCAGGCACATCCCCTCATCCCTGTCAACCCCACCTACCTGCGACCACCTCGCAGTCCTGATTTGGCAGAAACGAGACTGTGTCGCCGGCGCCGCGCCCCTGCGTTATCGTGCCGCGCTTGCCAGAGCGCCAGGATCGTGCCCTACTGTCGATCGGGAGCCGGCCTCCCTGGCTCAAGTGCTTCGGCGTAGCGGGAAGATCGAACCCAGCCCCGTGACTCGCTGCAATGCCGCCTTGAGCGACCTCGATCGTCTCTCCCAAGCGATATCGAGGTCAGGCCGGCTCCTATCCCACCTCCAGGTCACCCAAAACAGGGCTAGTGGCGCGGATTCACCCGTTTTTGGGCTAGTCTGGGCTCAAAACAGCCTAAATCGGGCGAAAAACTCGACAAAACGCCATTTTATTCGCAAAACTTGACGCGATTCCATTAATTTGACGCGACGTCATTCCATTTCGCCAACTTGACACGACGCCATTTCATTTCGCCGACTCGACATGACGCCATTTCATTCTCTTGACGCGACGCCATCCCGTTCTGCCCGGCGCTCGACCACCGCCCAGGTCGGTTAAGGTAAACGTCAGGCCCGTTAACCATGATCGTTAGGGTTAACGCCCAGGTAGGGTTACGAATTAAGGTAAACGCGGAGTTAGGGTTAACGTTCGTTAAGGTTAACACCACGTCGCTCGGCTAACAGTAGTAGTGTTAACGTGCAACGCACTGTTAGGGTTACGAATTAAGGTTAACGCGCCCGGCGGTCATACCGGGTAATACTTAACGGGCGTTAGGGTTAACGCCCTAAGAGCGCGCAGCCTCGCCGTTGCGCCCCTACGGTTCGAAGAGCCCGGCCCTGCCGGGTCCTGCCCGGCTACCTCTACACCCTAGCGGCTATTTCTTAACAAAACGTAAACGCCCGACACTTTCGCGCCGGGCGTCTCGTTATGCGTCGTCCGCTTGCGCGGCGGCGCCGTAGTCGTGTTGATCCCATAGGACGCCCAGCGTTTGGTCAGGGCTGAAATGGGGGCAAACCGTTTCGATTGTGTCGTAAGTCTCCCGGAAGGCGAGCGCGTCGTCATCCTGGAGCCAAACCGACGTTTTGGCGGCCTTGTTGCGCAGCGTGTACGCCGCGCCGTTGCCGTAGCTGTCAAGGGCGAAGCGTTCGCCCTCCGATATGCGAATCGGGCCTGAGTACATGGTCAGCACCCCGTCGGGTCGGCCTTGGCGTAGCGCCAGCGCTCGCCGTCATGCCAAAGCCCGGTTGAGTGAACCGTTCCGTACTCGCGAATCTCGCGACGGGCGGTTTCGGGGTCGATTCGGTCGTATCGCCACCCCTTGCCGGCCGAGTCTTCGGAGGCTTGCGCCTCGCGTAGCTCTTTGGCCGTCATTTCGAAGATGTGGCGGGAGTAGCCGACGATTTCACCGGCCTCTTTCATGGGAATTCGGCGCATGACGTACATGTCGCGTTCTCCGAAGGCGCCGGGCGTTTCCGCCCGGCGCTAGGTTACCAGAGCGCCCAGAGAATGAGCGCGGCGAGTAGCAGGGGCGTAAGCTTGATCAAGCTACAGCCCCAAGGCATGGGGGACGCCCCAAACGGCCGCCGCGTTGCGCGGGCGGGCGTCAAGGGCCAATCGCCACCGGTAGAGGTATTCTCGCGCCGCCGCTTGTTCGGGCGTCCGGCCGTGTCCGATACGCTCCGCCATGCGGGTTGCGACGTCGGAGCCGGGAACCTTGCGCACCGGGTCGGAGCACATGTCCGCGAAGAGCGCGCACGCCTCTTTGATTGCCGGCGCGTTGTCCGCGAAGGACTGGCGCAAGAAATCGACGAGAGGGACGCGTTTAGGCGTTTCGTTCATAGGGCCTCACGATGTCAAAGAGCGCGGCGGGGTTGTCCGCCGACCCCTGCAATCTCGCACCTATTTCTTAACAAGACGTTAACGGCCGAATCTTTTTTGCGTTTACGTTTTGTTAAGGAATGGGCGTTAGGTTGCTCTCGACGGCGCAACCCGCGCCCCTGGAGCAAGGCCATGTTTTCGAACCTCCCGCCGCACCTCTTCGTTTCGTCCGCTGGCGGCGACCTCTTCGACACCCGCGACCCGGATTGGAATTTCAAGCCGCCGCTTCGCCGCGCCTATTCGACGGCCGCCGACCCTATCGAGACGCTTTCTCAGGTCAAGGCGGCCTTGCGGGCGGGTCCTTACGCTTGGCCGGGCGGGTATCCCCTGTATTTCGTCACCCGCGACGGCGCCGCCCTGAGTTTCGACGCCGTGCGCTCGCAATTCGCCAGCGTGGCGGATGACTTCATGTCGGACTCCTCGACGGGCTGGCGCGTCTGCCGTGTTGAAATCAACTATGAGGATTCCGACCTGCGATGCGACCACACGGGGAAAGCTATCCCCGCCGCGCACGGTGACGACGAAGACGAACCGGCTTAACCTTTTGTTAAGAAATAGCCGGTAGGGTGAAACCTGCCGGCGCATCCCGCGCCCTGGAGCCTGCTTATGTCGCACGTCTATGACATCGAATATACCGACACGTTCGCCGGGGAGGCGAATTACTCATGGGTTCGCCGGGCGACCGTGACCATGCCAGAGCTAACCCATTACGGGTATGACGGCGGTTCGAACTACTCCAAGGCGAACAAGGTTTTTAACCGCGAACTCATGAAGCGCGCCAAGGCCGCCATGGGCCTGACGGGCGTCAAGGGCGTCTCGACCACGCACGGGGACACCCTGGAGTTTCGCCCCTACGGCTCCGCGACGGTCCTTTTCGCCAACTATCGCGAAATAGACTGACCACGACGCCCGGCGCCTGGACGGCCGCCGGGCGTTCGCTTGCCCAGCCCGTTAACCATGTTTTTGAAAAGCGCCCAGCCTCGCCGTAGCGCCCCTACGGTTCGAAGAGCCCGGCCCCGCCGGTCCCGCCGGCTACAGGTCCAATCTAGCGCTCATTCCTTAACAAACCGTAAACGCGAGAATCTTTTTCGTGTTTACCTTTTGTTAAGAAATAGGGTCTAGTGTTCTCGTGTCGGGCGGATCGGCCGCCCTGGAGAACCTGAATGCAAAACATGCCCAAGCATGACCGCGAAGTCATCTGCGCCATCGTTACGCACGCCCTGGCGCTCGGCTATGAAGTCGCCTGCGCTGATACCGAACTCGACTGGACGACTGACCCGGCCGCGATCTTCGCCGACCTCGGCGAGTGCGACGAAGAGCGAATCAGCTTCCGCAAGCCCGGCGACCCGACGCGCAAGCATTGGGTTTATCTGGTCTACGGGAACGGGGAAGGCGAAACCGTCTGCGACTACCGCGCCGACGCTGAAACCCGCGAAATCCTCGCCGTCGCCGACGCCCTGGCCAGCGTGCAAGACATGGAAGCGCTCGCGCTCCAGCACCGCAAGCCCTTCACGGAAGACGTGGGCGGCGACCTGCAACTGTCCATCGCCTGGACCGGGACTGGTTTCATGTACGGGCTCGCCCGTGGCCCGGACGCGCCTTCGCTGGACCTTCGGCGCCTGCAAGCGGTGTCTTGGCTCGCCACGCGCCCCGCCGACGACTACCGGAGCGCCGCCACCGTTGACCAAGTCGTCGCGGTCATGGCGGAAGTCGACAAGGTCCCGCACCTGATCGAACGCGCCGCCTAAATCGAACGCCCCGGAATCTTTTTCCGGGGCGTTTACCTCTTGTTAAGAAATAGCCGTTAGGTTGCTCTTGTGGCGGGACGGTCCCGCCCTGGAGAAGACCCGATGAACGAAGCCCAAACCAACGCCGCCGCCGCGATCAAGACCACGGGTGAAACGATCCTGGCGAAGATCGAAGCGGCCCGCGCGGAAGTCGCGGCGAACCCGCACCTCGCCGGCCAATTCTACCTTGTCGCCGACACGGGCGGCGGTCTGGTCGTGAACTCGGACGGCGCGCACGGCTACCGCCTGAGCGGCATGTTTAGCCCCCTGACTCTGGCCTTCGACGCCACCGCCAAGGAAGAGGCCTATAAATTCGCCGGTCACTGGAATCGCCGCATAACGCCGGCTCAACGGGCCTCGCGCTGCACCGTCACCGTGACGACCCGTGAGGAGGCCTGGAGCGCCCTCGAAAAGTCCTGGCGCGAAACCTTCGCCATGATCGAAGCCGCCAAGAAAGACTAAGGCGAGCGCCCCGGCCGAAAAGCCGGGGCGTTTACCTCTTGTTAAGAAATACCCTCTACAGTCCAACTTGTCGGCGCATCCCGCGCCCTGGAGCAAGTCCCATGCGTAAGCCTCGCCTGTATTTCGAATATTACGGCGTCACCGTCTGGCGCAACACGTCGCCCGGCTTCGCCCTGCGCTGGAGTGGCGGCGGGTACGCGGCCGACACCCAAGAGGGAATCCGCCGCCTGATCCGTGAGGGTCGATGAGCAACGCCGCCCGCGCCGAAAAATGGATCGGCCGCGTTGAGCAAGGAGTCGGCCGCGCCCTCGAAAGAGCGGCGCGGTCCCGGCCCTTCGCTATCGAGGCGGAGGCCGCCCCGTTCCTGGCGACCTTCAAGCGTCAGGCCGCCGGACATGCCGCGCGCGCCCAGACCCTGGCCAGCCAAGGCGACCGCGTCGGCGCCTTGGTCGAGGCGGGACACGCGCAACGGTGCGCCGCGAACCACGCGAGAATTTTGGAGGCCGTCGACTCCGTCTTAACCTCTTGTTAAGAAATAGGGGCTAGGTTGCTCTTGTGGCGGGACGGTCCCGCCCTGGAGAACCTGAGATGAGCACCCTTCCCGTTCGGACCCTGGCGCAAATCGGTCACCTGACTTGGGTGGCCACGCGCAAAGGCGCCGGCTTCGATGCGGCGTTCGCCGATAGTGACGACGCTATCCGCCACGCCATGAACACGGGCGGCAACGTCGGCCACACCCTCCTAGGCTGGATTGACATGTTCAGCCCTTCGGCGACGTTCGAAGAGAACCAACGGCAGGTCGCGGCCTTCCTCGAACGCGGCGACGAATTCGACCGCGTCATGGGCCAAGGCTAAGCCAAGCGCCCCGGCAGAAAAGCCGGGGCGTTTACCTTTTGTTAAGAAATACCCTCTAAGGTGATCACGTACCCGGCAGGACCGGGCGGGCCGGGCTCTTCGAACCGTAGGGGCACAACGGCGGGGCTGCGCGTTTTTCAGCGCCTCGAAAAAGTTCACCGCGTTAACGTCTTGTTAAGAAATAGCGCCTAGGGTGGCTGTGTGGCGGGACGGTCCCGCCGGAGAAAACGACATGACCACGCAAGCCGCCCTCGCCGCCCGCCTGGACCGCGCCGCCCGGATCATCCGGGGCGAAGTCGCCGCCTCCAAGCGGAAAGAACGCAAGGCCCGCCGCGCGTTTTCCCGCGCCCTCGCCGGCATGGACATTCCGACCTATGTCGCTTGGCTGAACGATCCGGCCGACTCCTTCGCCCTTACCGACGACGTCGCCCATTGGGCGCAAATCGGAATCACGAACGCCGCGCAACTCGGCGACTACCTGAACGGGTGCGTTCGTCGGGAAATGGAAAAGGACGCTCGCAACGGTTATTGCGATGACGCCTTTGACGACTACGCCGAACGCGGCGGCTACGGCGGCGGCGATGACGGGGAGGGCTACACCTTCGACCGCGACCGCGCCGAAGGGATCGCCGCCGACAAGGCCAAGCGCGACGCCATGCACGAAGACATGCCGTTTTAACGGTTTGTTAAGAAATAGCGTCTAGAACGAAACCACGGGCGGCGGATCGGCCGCCGCCCGGACCTTCGGAGCCCCGAAAATGTTCCTCTGGATTTGGACCGTCGCCACCGACGAACTGACCCCCGCCTATAAGAACCCGCCGGCCGTCGCGCCGGAAGGTTGCCTTTTCCTCATGGCGGCAAACCAACGCCAAGCGGAACGCGCCCGCGACCTCGCCAAGGCCGCCGGCTAAACCCCTCAATCTGGAGCGCAAGCCCATGACGCAACGCTACCGCCTCGCCGATCAAATCAAGGTCGCGAACGAGGTTTCGAATCTACTCTATTCGGCCTCCGACGTCGTCGCCGTCGCTGCGCAGTACGAAACGACGCCCGCCGGTCAAGCCAAGCTCGCCAAGCTGCGAAGCGACCTCATCGGCATGAGCGCCGGCGCCCTGACGCACAAGCCGCCGGCCGCCGTGCTCGAAACCCTCGTTTGGGTTGTCGAGTTGGCGCAAGATCGCGCTACCGGCGCGGACTTCAACACGCCGCAAGAGGCCCTGGACGAACACGACGCCTTAGCCTTCGTTTGCGACTGGCTGAAGGCTCAAGGTCAGGACGTGTCGCCGATCATCGGCGCGCAACCGTCTTCCGAAGCGCTCGCTAAGTTGGTAGCGGCTCGCGACGCCGCACAAGCTGAACTCGACGCGCTGGAGGTTCCGGCCCTGCCTGAAGCGGTTGACGTCGTCGCCGACGTTCTCCGCTACAAGGACGCCCAAGGCGACGCGGACGACGTCCTTTCCGCCCTGGCGCGCGCCGGCTTCAAGGTCGTTCGGGAAGGGGAGGCCTAGCCTATGGCGCAAACCTTCCCCCACGTGCTGGCGTCGCAGCACTTCCCCGGCCGGGGCGCTACGGCGCCCGGATCGGTCGTCCTTCGCGACCTAGGCCCGACCGCGCCGCATCGCTACGTCACCCACTTCCGCAACGAAGAGGACCCGGCGAAGCCGTATCACGTCATGGGCCACTATTTCGCCGAAGACGAGGAAGCGGACGCACAAGCCGATTTCCGTAAACGCTGCGCTCGCGGCTACTGATCAACCCTCAGGACAAGGAGTCCAGACCATGACCGACAAGACCCCCGCCAAGCCGAAGAAAGCGCCCGCCAAGGCCAAGGCCGCCCCGGCTCCGAAGGAAGCCGCCGCCGCGCCCAAGACGCCCCGCAAGGCCAAGGCCGCCCCGGCTCCGGCCGCTCCGCGTCCGAAGGTGCGCGGCCTGAAAGCCGCCCTTTTCGGGGGCGCGTTCAACCGCCTGTAAAACTTCCCGGCGTTTACCTCTTGTTAAGAAATAGGAGGTAGAACATAAACACGGGCGGCGGATCGGCCGCCGCCCGAACTCCCTGGAGGCCCCATGGCCCGTAAGCTGACTCTCTCGCTGCTCGCGAACCCCGATTTGAGCATGGCGAACGTCACGACCACGTCGCAGCGTATCGAGGACTGGACCGACACCCTTTATCCCGAAGACGGGAGCGAAGGCGCTGAAATCGTCCTGCCGCCGGTCACGTTCGGCGCCGTGTATGAGCGCGCCGAAGACCTGCTGACCAAGTCGCAGCAACGCACCGCCGAACGGTCCCCGAATCGCGAAGTCTCGCCCGACCTCGCCGAACGTTTCGAGGGGAGCGACGGCCACGACGAATGGCGGGCGTCGTTTGACCCCATGATGAACTATGTTTGGCCGGTCGCGCTTCCCTACCGCGCCGAAGCCTCGCAAGTCGCCGCGCTGCTGCAAGAATTCTGCCCGGTCATGACTCTGGTCAACTTCGGCGACGACTCGCCGTTCTGCTCCGAGTCCCACGCCTTCGCGCTCTCGGGCGGCGGAATGAACCTCGCCGACCAAATCGCGACGGCCTATCTCTGCGCCGGCGTCGTTCCGCCCTCGTCTCTGCTGGAATCGCTCCCCGGCGTGATCAGCGATTATCAACGCGACAAGGTCGCCCCGGTCCTGCGCAAGGCCTATCGGAAAGCCGCCGATTACCACGCGTACCGGGCTAAGGCGATCCGCCGGGAAGCCGGCCGCGTCTTCACCAAGTCCTAAGCCTGGAGGCCCGGCGCACCCCGCCGGGCCTTTAGCGTGTCTGGCGCGTTAACCATGTTCTAGAATTGCGGGCAGGTTCGCCGTAGCGCCCCTACGGTTCGAAGAGCCCGGCCCCGCCGGTCCCGCCGGCTACAGGACTCACCCTAGACCCTATTCCTTAACAAACCGTAAACGTGAAAAAGAATCTCGCGTTAACCTCTTGTTAAGAAATACCCCCTATGGTCCTCTCGACGGCGCACCCCGCGCCCTGGAGTCTGACATGACCCTTCCGACCCTTTACCTTCGCCGCGAACCGACGTCGCAAGGCGTCCCGAACGTCGATGACTCGCCGGAGCGTTTCGACATCGTGGCCTATCGCGACAAGGCGATGACTGACGCCGCCGGCCGCTGGCCTTGGTTCTATCAGTCCAAGCCCCGCAAGGGCGCGAAAACCGTCATGCTCAATTGCATGCGTCACCGCGCCGCGTGGCGCCCCGATCATCACGGCGAAACCCCGTTCATGCTGGAAACGCGCCGCGCCATGACGGCCGCGACGATGCAAATGGACGCCCTGATTTCCCGCCTGCACGCCGAAGGCCGTAAGCTGGCGCTCGCCGGGACCGTGGCCTATTCCAAGGCGCACCCGCGCCGAACGGTGACGTTCGTTAGCGCCATGGGCTCCAATTGCCTGCACGTCACGCCGGGCGGGACGTCCTATCGCGGCGAATACCAACTGACCACGGGCGACCATGGCGACTACCCGCCGCCGGCCTGGATGGAAGAGCTAGACCGCCTTTGCGACGACTACCGACTCGGGACGTTCCCGGATAACCTCAAGGTCGTGTGCAAGGGTGGAAAGATCATCGAGCAAGTTTCCAACTGGTAACCTTTTGTTAAGAAATAGCCGGTAGGTTCATCCCTGCCGGCGCATCCCGCGCCCCTGGAGTCGAACATGCCCCGCACCGTCACTAAGGAAGTTTTCCAGTACGACGAACTGACGCCGAAGGCCCAAGAAAAGGCCCGCGACTGGTTCCGCGACATGCTGGACCGCACCGCCGATAACGAATTCGCCGAACCCGTCATGGAAGAGGCCGAACGCGTCGCCGGCATGCTCGGAATCACCTTCAAGCCGACGCGCGGCGGTGATCCGGTATCGTGGTCGGGCTTCTACAGCCAAGGCGACGGCGCCAGCTTCGAGGGCCGTTACGCGGCCCCGGAAAAGCCGGCTTTCGAGACGATCAAGGCCGAATTCCCTACGGAATTGAAGTTGCAAGCCATAGCGGCCGAACTGGACGCCTTCCAAGATCGCCACGGCCGCCGACTGGTCGCGGACATCACCCGCAACGGCCGGAGCAACTACGTTCACGCCTATACCGTCGATATCGACGTTTGCGAGCAAGACGAGGCCGCCGACGACGGACTCGTTAACGTTTCGCCGACGACCGAAAAGGCCATCGCCGACGAACTGCGCAATTTCATGGGCTGGATTTGGGATCAACTCCGCGAAGCCTATGAAGGCGACCGCGAGGACGAAACCGTCGCCGACAATATCCGCGCCAACGAATACGAATTTGAGGCGGACGGAACCCGGACCCGCGACTAACGCAACCCGGCCGGCGCTTCGGCGCCGGCCTAGCCTGGAAAGGCCCCGCAATGAACATGGCTCGCAAAGAACACGCCGGAAGCTACCAAATCGGGATTTGGGGCGTTGAGCGCATCCGACGCGGCGTCTGGGAAGCCCGCGCCAACGGGCCGGGTACGCTTGGCGACGGCTCGCCGCATACGTATCCGACGCTCGACGCGGCGCACCTCGCCTTGACCGGCGAGCCCCGGCGAGAAATTCGCGGCTCTTAACCTGTTGTTAAGAAATAGCCGCTAACCTCTAATCATCGAACAACGGGAGACACCCCCCATGATGACCAACCCTCACGCCCTGGCGATCCTCGCCGCCGCAAACAAGATTCTTCCCCTGACGCACCTGCACCCGTGCGACCAACGCGCGCCGGCCGTCGATATCATCGGCGACCTGTTCAAGATCGCCGACGACATCGACGCCGCCGCCCCGGCTTCGGCCGTGACCCTGCCGGCCGGTAACGAGACGCTGGCGAAGCTGGGCGCCGCCGTCGCCCTGGCGCGCCTGGAACTCGAAAGCGCCTATCAGCGGACCGAAAGCATTAGCGAGCGCCACCGCCTCGCGCCGCTCATCGCCACCATGTCGGACGCCCTCAAGGCGTACCGCGCCGACCCGGCGACGCCCAAGGCTCCGGCCGCGCCCCTGCCGCACGCCTTCGCCACCATTCCGGACGGTTCGGCCCTGCAACGCGCCACCGCCGCCGGTATCGCGATCTTTCAGGCCGAAGGCTCGACGTTCTACACGCCCGGCCCGTCCGCCAACTTCACCCGCGACGACTGGCGCGGCCCGTACTACGGCGCGGCCGAAGCCGCCCGCGCCGCCCTGGCCGAACGCAACGGGAAGGCGGCCTAAGCCATGCTGAATCCGATCCTTCGCGAACGGCGCGAGCCGGTCGATATCGTCCTAGACGCCCTCAAGGGCCGTATGGGCGAAGCCGACGCTTCGGAGGCCTGCGACTCCGTGTTCCTGGCCCTGCAAAACGAGGGTTACGCCGTCGCCCCCTTCACGATTGAAGGCCGCCGCCTCACGCAAACGGATACGGGCGTCAAGCTGGGCGACGCGCTCCGGACGCTCTTCGAAGCGGTCCCGAACTACGCCGTTCGGTCGCAACGTCTCGCCGACGCCGTGAGCGTCGCTAGCGGGTACGTCTATCAACCCCGGTATCGCTTCCTCGCCGACGACGGCACGGGCGCGGCGATCCTGACCAACTGCGACGACGGCCGGAGCGTTTATTTCCAGCCCGGCCCGGACGCCGACGAGGCCCGCGCCGAATTCGAGCGTTCGCAGTACACCGACGAGACGGCCGAAGGCTTCGGCGTCGCCGGCCTCTGGCGCGCCAAGGCCGCCGCCTATTTCAATGACGATCCGGAAGGGCTCTAGCCGATGAGCTACGACACGAAGACTCTCGCCGCGCAAACGATCATCGACGCGCACACCGCCGGCCGTGGCCTGGAGGAAGGCCAAAGTCGGGCAACCGACCTCTACCACGTTCTCGACTCGCTGCTGACGTGGAGCGACTTCCACGGCGTGGACTTTGACGCCACGCTTTCGGAGCTACGCGCCGACCTCGCCGAAGAGCCGCCTTGCGCCGGCAATGTCGGCCGGGTCGTCATCACGCTGGAAACCGGCGAAGGCGCCCGCGAGGAATTCGTGTCGCGTCACTACACGATTGCCGAAGCCGTCGCCGCCCTGGATGGCCCCGGTATCGACGCCAAGGCCCGGCATGAGGGCCGTTACACAATCGCCGCGCCGCACGGGCTGGGCTCGGACCTTGAAGCCGTCCCCCTGGCGCGCAAGCTGGGCTATCAGGGCAAGGATTGCCCCGCCGCCGCCTTCGCCTTCCTCTCTACCCGGATTCCCTGATCATGGCCAAGCGCAAGCCCTACACCCCGAACCCGTTCGCCCGCTACAGCGTCGGCGGCCTCTCCGCCGAAGCCAAGGCCGCCCGCCGGCCTTCCCTGGCCTGCCTTCGCGCCATCGTCCGGGAAGCCGCCGCGCTAAAGGCCGAAGCCGTGGCGCGCCTCGCTGATCAACGGTGGATGCGCGGCGCCTCGCTCATGGCGCAAAGCTGGACCCGTGACAACGCGGCGATGAGCGTTCACGCCCTAGCCCGGAAGAACCTCGAATATCTCCGGATGCGAGCGCACCTCACGGTTTCGCCAGAGCGGGCCGGCTCCTACGCGCCCGCCGGCTGGCCTATCGACCGCCCGGCCCTGGAAAAGTGGCAAGCCCTCAACCCGCCGCCCCCGGCCCGTGACTATGACTCGCTCATCGGCCGCGCCGCCCGCGCCTCCGGCTGGGCTTAAGGAAAGGATTCCCATGTCGGACCTGATCAAGCTCAACCCCGAACCCGCCAACATGACCGCCGTCAAGCTGGGCGCCGTCATCCTGTATTTCAGCTATCAGACCCTTGTCGGGTTCCGTTGCCCGCATCTGGGCACGGTGTCCAATCCGGACGGCAAGGGCTACGGCCGAACGACCGCCGGCCACATGACGAAATTCGGCCTCGCCAGCGCTCGGACCACGGCGACGGAATCGGATTTCCAGACGCTCGCGCTTCGGGCCGTTCAAGGCCACGTCCGCGACATCGGCGAATTGCTGATCTAGTCGCGCCCGTTCAAGAGTCACGTTTCAGGCCTAACCTGACTCCAACAGAGTCACATTTTCCCGAAACCGTGACTCCGCCTCGATTTCCCGTCACGTTCTGGTCTAAACGTGACTCGTCCTAGTTCCTCAGTAAAAACAAGGAGTTATCTTGCGCTTCATCGAACACATGCTTGAAGGTTCCGGCGTCCTTTTCGCAATCGTCATCCTTTTCCTGCTGCATTAACCTCTTGTTAAGAAATAGCGGGTAGAGGTAGAGGGGTCAGGCGCACACCGCGCCGGCCCCTCTTTCTGTTGGAGCGCAGACCAATGCCCGACTACAAGACGAACGACCCCAAGGGCTACATGGGCGACCCCCGCCGGGGCGCCGCCATGGGCCGTCCGACCTACGCGCCGGACGCCGCCGGCTGGACCGTGGAAGGCCTGAAGACGGCCGCCGCCCTCGAAGAGGACCGCGCCCGGATCGCCGAAGAGCAACGCGAGAACCGCCCCGGCGACGGCTATAAGCGCCAGTGCTGGGAAGCCGCCGCCGCGTCGTTCCGCAAGGAAGCCGAACGCCTCCGCTCGCTCATCCCGGCCGCCCGCGCCATGCTCGCCGCCTCGCCGAAGATCACCCTTCAACGCGTCCGCCTGGACTCGGGCGGCTACGACCGCAACGGGACCTATTTCGGGCATGACCTCCCCCTGTATTGGGCGGCGGACGAATCCGGCGACTATGACGCGACGTTCCGCGCCGCCGACCGCAACGCGGCGAAGGCCATCGTTCGCGAGACGTACCCCGCCGCCCGCTTCTACAACTAGCCGGCGTTAAGGGGTTGTTAAGAAATAGCCGGTAGGGTCACACCTACCGGCGCACCCCGCGCCCTGGAGAAAATCGGATGACCTCGCAACTCTGCATCGCCGACGAAAACGCCGCCCTGGATTTCCTGGCGCGCGCCGTCCCCGCCCTCTGTGACGCCGGCATTATGCCGCCGACGCTGGATATTCTGGATTCGCTCGCCGCCAACCCGAACGCGTACGGTCTTAGCCGCGTCCCGGCCCTGGCGCCGCTCGCCGCCGAATGGGCCGGACCGTATCAGACGCAAGCGAATGACGGCGAAGGTCCGACCACGGTCCGGGCGCTGATCGTCGCCGCGCTGGGCGCCGATGAGTCCGGCAACTTCGATATCGGGTTCCGCACCTACGCCGTGAACGACTCGGAACACTGGAATCTTGCCGGGACTCCTCTGGAGGGCGTGCCGGCCTATAGCCTGTATCTGATCCGCGAAGGCGAGCAAACTTACATGTGCTCGCTCACGCCATCGAGCTACGCCTATGGGATTCAGAACGTGTTCCTCTATCCCGATCAAGACGGCTTGCCGGCTGTCAATGAATACGGGCAAACGGCGGTTGAAGCGTATATGGACGCCGAAAACCCCGAATATGAGGGCGTCGAAGATACCTATTTCGGGTATATGGGCGACCGCGCCGCATTCGACCGCCGCGAAGCCGAAGAGGGCGACGTTTCAGAGCGCCTTAGCTTCGATAAGTCGGTTTTCCGTGTGGACCTCTCCACGCTGGACGGGTTCGCCGCGTCGCCGGCCAATCCCCGCGAAACGACCGCGTTCGCCGACTTCGAAACCCTCGCCGCCGCCTTCTACAAGGCCGCGTGCGACTCGGCTTGGGAGGACGCGAAGGAATACGTTAGCGGCAACGCTACCGAACCGCGCATTTTAACGGGTTGTTAAGAAATAGCCTGTAGGTTCTCCCCATGGGCGGCGGATCGGCCGCCGCCCGACCGGAGCGCCAGACATGGCTATCTCGACCGCCGCCCTTAACGCTCACGTCGCCGAAGTGGCGGAATGTGAGTCCGACCTGAACGAAGCCTTTGAGGCTTTCGACCGGGGCGAAGCGCCCGACCGTGGCGACTGCGATTATGCGTTTCTGAAGCTGGAAACGGCGGAAATGCACCTCGCGCAATTCCTGGCGCCGGTCTTGGCGTCGCCGATCTTTGTTCACGCCTAGGAGGGCCTGACATGTCCAAGCGTCCTGACTTCACCGGCCGGCTTCCCGTCCGCGACGACGTGCAAACGGTGACGTGTCACCGCCCGCCGACGCGCTCGGAAATCAACTTCGGCCACGGCGCGACGCATTACCGGGATTTCCCGGTTGCGGCCGTGTGCTGGGCGGGAACCCGGTTCAAGAAAACGTGGTTCGTCGCTGACGACGGGCTTCGCTACTACACGTCTTAACCTCTTGTTAAGAAATAGGCCCTATGGTCTATTTCGAGGGCGGCGGATCGGCCGCCGCCCGAACCGGAGTAGACGCGATGTCCGCCCGCTTTCAAACCGCCGCCGCCGCCCGTCAATTCATGCTCGGCGGTAACGCCGTGGTCACGCTGCAAAGCGAAAAGACCGGCGCGCGCTTCACCTACAAAATCAAGGCCGCCCCTGACGGTGCGGTGTCGTTCGTTAAGCTCCTGACGGGTCAGGACAACGAATCGGATTACGCCTATATCGGGTTGATCCGGGGCGCTCAATTCGCCCGGACGGCTAAGGCTCGCGTCACCGCCGACGCCCCTAGCGTCAAGGCCCTGGAATGGGCCTGGAAGGCGCTAAGCGCGGATCGCTTGCCCGATACCCTGGCGATCTTCCATGAGGGCCGTTGCGGGCGCTGCAATCGCCTCCTGACGGTCCCCGAGTCCATCGAGTCGGGCTTCGGCCCGGAATGCGCCGGCCGCGTCCTGCGCCAAGCCGCCTAACCTCAACGGGCGGGCCTCGCGCCCGCCCAAGCCCTGGAGTCCTGCCGTGGCCTATTATCCGCCCGTCAAAGGTCAAGTTCACCGTTTCCGCGACTCGGTCGCCCTGTACGTCGGGACCGGCGAGACGGTTTACGTTTCCGCCGCCGACGCTCGCAAGATCGCCCGCGCCCTGAACAAGGCCGCCAAGTCCTGCACCTCGGAGCCGTTCGCCCAAAGCTCCGGCCTGACGTTCTCGTTTTCGTTCGCGGACGGTCGGGAAAAAGACCTTCCGCGTTAACTTGTTGTTAAGAAATGCCGTCTAGGGTGACGGCATGGGGCGGTGGATCGGCCGTCGCCCTAGCCTGGAGCGAAAGCCCATGACCAAGACCAAGCGCCCCGCCGGCTACTACTCGAAAGCCGCCCGCGAAGCCCGCGCCCTGGCTCGCCAGCGCCGCGCCGCCGCCCGCCTCAACTGGTCGGACGAAAAGCGCCACAAGATGGCGACCAAGTCCGCCAAGTTCTTCGCCAAACACGCGGCCCGCGCCGCCCTGGCGGGGAACGAGAAAGAAACCCGCCGCCTATCGGTTCACATGACCCGATTCGACAACGTGCGCCGCATGGTCGGCGCCGTGTTGGCGGTCCGCGCCGCTCGCTTCCGCATCGAGGCCGCCGCGTAAGGCGGCCTCACAACCCCTAGAAAGGACACCTCTTGAAACACGCCTCCGAAGCGCTCGCCGTCGTCGCCGTGTGCGGACTCCTGGCCTTTTGGCTCTGGAATGACTCGCATCCGGTCATGGTCGCCGTGGGCCTGGACTGTCAGGGCGAAACCGTCCGCGTCTACGGCGCCGACGACGCCCCGGAAGCCTCCAAGGTCTGCCGGACCGTGGAAATCCACAAGGTCCCCTAGAAAGTTCGGCCTCTTAACCTCTTGTTAAGAAATGGCCTCTAGGGTGACTACATGGGCGGCGGATCGGCCGCCGCCCGAACCGGGAAAATCAAGATGACCCGTCAAGCTAAGCCCTTCGCTCACCTGAAGCCCAAGACCGGCGAAACCAAGGCGCAAGCCTTGATCCGACTCGGTGATTTCTCGCGCTTCGGCATTATGGCCCAACTGCTGATCATGGAAGCTCTCGGCCGCAAGTTCGGCGCTATCGAGTACGGCCCCCGTGATACGAACATGGGCAAGCTCAAGCAATTCCTGAAGGCCGCCCCGAACGACACCGTTGCGGCCGTGGAAGAGTACGCCGGCGCCGTCGCCGCTATGGGCCTGGAAAAGGTCCGCGAACAATTCAAGGGCGGCGCGGGCGCGCTGATCCACCCCGACTCCTGGCATGGCGTGGCGGTGGAAATCAAAACCGCCCTCGACGCCGCCAAGGCCTAACCCTTCCCCTGTAGAGCGTACCGGGGCGGCGGATCGGCCGCCGCCCAAACCCCTAGGACTGGAGTCCTTCACATGTCCCGTTCGTTCCGTCACTCCGCCGCCTTCGAAGATACCCGCGCCGAATTCGCCGCCCGGAAGAACGCCCGCGAAAGCCGCCGCCGCGAATTCGAATCCATGGGATTCGATAACGCCGACGCCCTGGCCGTGCGCCGCTTCCATCGCCCCTACAAGGGCCGGAATCGGTCGGTCCTGGACATCGAAGCCTAGGCCCGGAAACGGCCCTTCTAGAGCCCCTACAGAAGGCCCGCCCTAATCGGCGGGCCTTTACTGTTTGGTAAGACCTTCCCCGCTAGAGTGTGTGCATGGACAAGCCCGCTCTCTTCGAAGTCACCACGCGCCACGCCGACGGATCGGCTACCCGTGGGATCGTCCCCGCCGCTCTGGTCAAGACGGCCTATGCGCAAGCGCTGCGCAAGGCCTGGAAGGCTAAGGCGGGCGACCTCGTGACCGTGCTCCCCTACGGGGTGGCCCTGCCGAATACCCCTGCCCAAAGCGAAAGGCTTTTCTCGCTTTAACCTTTTGTTAAGAAATGGCCTGTAGGGTACACCCATAGGCAACCCCTGGAGCTACCCCCGATGACCCTGCATCACACCCTCATGGAAGCCCTGGACACGGCCCAGATGAACGGCGCTACGGTCGACCCCCTGCATGCGGACATCCGCCGCGCCCTGCGCCTTGCCCAGATGGCGGGCGCTACGCTGGACACCCCGGAAGAGGTGGCCGCCGCTGTGCTGCGCATGAAGGTTGCGCAGTCGATGAACCGCCGTCGCAAGGCCTAGGAAGAAAGGCGTTCGCGTTTACCTCTTGTTAAGAAATAGGGGGTAATGTCTCTACATGGGCGGCGGACATCCCCGCCGCCCGAACCTCGGAGCCCCTGCCATGTTCCCCCGTAACGTCGCCATCGCCGAAGCTGCTCAGTTCTCGCAAGTGTCCATGGCGGACTATCGCGAGCATGTCGCCGAAGAGCGTCACGCCATGCGCGCGAAGCTGGCGAAGCGAGCCAAGCTCAAGGCGGACATCAAGGCGGGCGCGTTCGCCTTCGCCCTGGCCTTCGTGGCTGCTGGCGTGGTTCTCGCTCTGGGCGTGTTCTAGGGGGAGGGGTCGCCCTCGGCGCGAGTCGAGGGTACCTAAAAGAATCCATCTCGACCCCTTGACAAAATCGACGGGCCGGGGGAGGGTCTTGTTTCAAAATGGGACGGCCAGGGACCCAAGGCCACCCTCCCTCGTTAACCATTTTTCCGGGGCGCC